GCGGCCCGACTCGAATCCGATCGATGTAATCCCCGGCATGGGCGTCGGTCCAATCGCGGGCCTTCTGCATATCAGTGGTGGTTACCACGCCGCTGTGATACGGGCTTTCCCAATCACCGCCCTGCCAGGGGATATCGCCCCACTCGCCCGGCAACCAGGGCCAGGGCCAGGTGCCGCCTTTGCTGGGATCACCAATCAGAGACCCCTCGCCCGGACACAGGGGAGACGCGGGTCGCGGCGCACCCTGCCCAATCAGACGCAGCGCCGGGTACTCCCGCTCGCCCAGTTTATACCCCAACGCCAGCAGACAGTAATACATCACCGTCGGATAACGGCGCAGGCACTGTAAGGTCTCGGTGTCTACCGAGTACCAGTTCCGCCGCAGCGAGATCTGGATGTGGTAGTAACGGGTCAAATCCAAATCCCGATCGGTCTGGATGGTGACGGTGCCGGGTTTGAAGCTCAGCTGAACATCCGTACGCTGAACGCGGTTTTCGTAAAGCCGAAATTCGAAAATACTGCTGGTCGTGCCGAACAGGCGCTGACCTTGTTGGTAGAAGTACTCCAAAAAGTAAGGCTTGAAAGTATATTCTCCAAGGTTGGACAGGTCGATTAGGCCGCGTTTATCACTCGGGTTCAACGCCAACAGTCCGGTGAAAAAGGTCAGGCGTTCTTTCGGGACACTGTCCGGGACCCAGTCGTCGGTATCCGGGTATTGGATATACGGGATTTCGTGGGTCTTGAGAAATGACAGAAAGCCATCGAAACTCCCCTTGGTGGTACTGACCCGGCGACCGTGCTTGCGAAAGGTCTCGTACGGCTCACTGGGGCGGAAGGCGCGACCTACGACCTTGTTGTGTACCAGGTAGGGGTAGCGCAGGTACACTTGCATGGGGCGGTTGTAACGTAAGGTGTAGGTGACAGTGGCTTTGTAGTTCCCCGCCTCTTCCTTGTCCGGGTTGTTCGGACTGGTGGTAAAATCGAACCAACCCAAGACCTCGTACTGATGTTCCGGGAAGACCAAAGTGGCGCCGGTATCGGCCAGTGAGGTGATGGTCTTGACCGGCACCTTCAAGTGCGCCTTGAGATAGTCCTCAAAACTCTCACCGGTCGGACTGGTCGAGCTCTCGCGGGTGGTGTGCAGGTGCCGCAGTATCTCCAAGGCCACCGGCGGGAGACCGAAGTGGTATTCCAGATCCTGGTACAGCTCCGCCCGGCCCATGGAGATGCGGGTGCGCATCTCATCCAACCACCGCTGCACCAAGACGATGCTGGGGGCATTGTATTCCAGCGTAACAGTCAGGGCCACGTAGCGGTATACCGGGCGCATCACGATGTCGCGGTGTTCGTCATGAAACAGCGGAAAATGCTCCTGGTTGTGAACTGGAGTGACTAGGGTGTGCTGCTCTTCGAGTTCTTCGTTGTAGCGCACCGTCAGATGAGCTTCGGCAGGATACTTGACCTTGGGGTCGTAGCAATCGCCAAAGGTACCGCCATTCATCGGCACGGTCTCGCTGTTGCCAGGCAGATAGACCGTGGTGTCGCCGGGCAGACGCATCAATCGGGCCAGCTGCTTAGTGACATCCACCGCCACACGGCGGGTAACCGACTCATACACGTCGGGTAGGGCAAGAAGGGCATGTGGCATGAGAAACCCCTTTATGGGTCTGAAGAAGATCATAAGATCGGCCAGGCCGGGACGCAACGGCAAAAAAGCCTCCCGAAGGAGGCTTTTTTTATTCCGAAAGAGACCGAGGATCAGTCGTCTTTCTTCTCGCTCTTACCGAGTTTTCCGATCGCGCGCTCAGCCAGAGCCAGCAGCGCCTTGGCGCTGTCGGTGGCATGACCGAAGCTGTCGGAGATCAGGCTGGTCAGCGCCGACGGGTACGCCCGCCAGAACGCGTTCAGATCCTGAATCTCAGCGGTCTTGAAGATCTTGAACGAGAAATCACCTTCGTGGTTAGCGTAGGCCTTTTCGGCGGTCGACTTGTAGGTGATACCTTTGGTAGCGTTGGTGATGCTACCGTTGGCTTTCTCGATCAGTACCGAGTACGCCTTAGCCGCCACCAGCAGGGCCTTGATATCAGCCAGGCTCAGCTCGATGCTATCGCTGCCGCCGATGTCGCCACCCAGGCTCTTGAGCTTGGGTGCGCCGCGCTTGGCTTCGGCCTTGAACAGACCCTTACCGTCTTCGACCTTAGCTGCCGCGTCGAATTTCAGCGCCACGTTACCGAGCAGGGCGGAGCCATCGCGGATACCGGCCGAGAGTTTGTCCTCAGGGCGGGGCTTCTTGGCGAACGCGTTGATTTCAGCAACGGCGCCATCCTTATCCTTGGCGCGGACTTTCTTGACCGCACTGTCGAGCGTCTTCGCCAGTTCGTCGTTGTACTTCAGACCAGCAGTGGCGTAGGTGTCCAGCAGCTCCTGGACGGCACGCTGGTCGTTCTTCACTGCCTGGAGCAGGTTGCTCGGTACCGCGCCTTTCACGGCGAGCTTAGCCTTCAGACCCTTCAGGCTGACTTCACTGGCTTTGGCACCAGAAGCCTGCGCCAGCTTTTCCAGCAGGGCGTCGGCCTTCTTACGCACCGCAATCGCAGAGGCCGACCGAGTAGCGGAACGGGCCTTGTTGGCCAGGGCCAGGAATGGCGAGACGGAAGCGCGGTCGACCGCACCTTTGAGCTTGTAGAGCTTCTCGGTGAAGTCCTCCAGCGCCAGCTTGTAGAACTCTTCCAGGTTTTCGTGCCCGTAGTTTTCCAGCGACGCCACCACTTGAGGTTCACCAAAGAGGGCGCTGTATTCTTCCAGGCCGGTCGAGACCAGGGCGGCGAACTGCGGGGAATACTGACCGTGCTCGATGCCGTGGCTCAGGATCTCGCAGAAGTTTTCCAGGGCAGCGCTACGGTCGTCCAGTTCTTCGGCGACCTGGTCCGCCTCAGCGATAGCGGCCTGCTCGGCAGCGCCGATGGCGGCAGTATTGTCCAGGGTTTCTTCGGCTTCGTAGACTTCGTCTTCGGAAACCGGCTGCACTTCGGGCACTTCGATCTCGACCACGACGCCGCCGTCTTCTTTGATCTCGACTTCGACTTCGGCTGCGCTTTCCAGCGACAGGTATTGCTTCAACAGACTCATCTGTTTTACTCCATGGAGTTAACGAAAAGGATTGCGATCGCAAAGCGTTACCGCTCATACCAATAAGCGGTACGCTGAGTTTAGGCGTTGGCGCGACAGACGTTCAGTGCAGCGCGCAACGATCGCAGTGCCTGAGTGGCCAGCCCGCGGTACGGGTTGGTCATCCAATCCACCAGTGTGCGGGACAGACGGATCACCTGTTCGGCCTGTTCCTTTTGGGTGGGGTTCCCGTTCGGAATGCGTTTGGCTTTGCTGGCAAACCCATCGATGGCCCGCGTCAAGTCATCGATGGTCTTGACGCGCTGCTTGCGGTTGTTGTAATCAAAGGCATCGGCCAGGACCTGTGCGGTGCGTACCACCTGATCCAGACACTGGTCGCTGGTGACCAACGGGAAGCGGGGAATAGCGAAGCTCTCCGGTAGCTTCCGCGGGGTCAGTTCCGAGTGCTGAATCCGTAATCCCAGATTACCCAAGCGCCGCAGGTTCTGTTCACCGGCAGTATAGGGGGCCAACACCAGCTTGTAGTTCCCTATCAGGTGCGGACCAACCCGATGACCGCTGGGTTGTTTCTGCAGACCCAACGCCGACTCCAGGTACAACGGGGATAACCGCTCCAACTCGTGTGTCAACTCAGCTAGCCGTTCGGGACTCAACGTCAGCGGGTCGAGGGCGTTGATGCGGGCGATCACTCGCGGAATGCCACCGGTGAGAACCTGTTGGACGTAGTGGTAATAACTGGAGAGCTGCTTCTCCAGCACCCGGAGATTGGAAATCACCTGACCGATGTCACGCGGTGGGCGGTAGTGCACCGACAGTGCGCCTACCTGCTTACCGATTTCCAGACTACCGGTACGTTTGGAATTGGCGATACGAGCGCGGGATTCCACCTTGAGGTTGTTGGCCAGTAGCAGTACCGAACCAGCCATCACCGAGGTGGTTTCTTCCTCACTCGGTAGGATGCGCGCGATAGCCGCCAGCCAGCGTTTGATGGTCTCCCAGATCTGATCCACCACCTCACTGAAGCCCTCGGTGCCGAGTTCCGGCAACAGTAGCGGCTCGGCCGTCTCTACAGTCGGCTGCTCAGCGAAGTCCTCCAGGCCGTCAAGTAACCGCAGTACCTGTTCGGCGCGACTGCTGTCCTCGCCCAACAGGTCGGCGAGCTGTCCTACTTCAGAGACGGTTTCAAACGGAGTCACTTCCGGTTCACTCGGGCTATCCGGAAGGTATTGCGATAAACGGATCATAAGCGTCCTCCGAAATAGAGAGAGGCCCGAAGGCCTCCCTCATGGGGTCGTTGAGGCTTAAGCCGGGACTACGGCCTTGGACTCGCTGGACGGGTATGCCGCCAGTTGACGCTCGACCACCGCCAGCTGTACGTTCAGTGCCGAGACGCTGTAGGAGAGCATGCCGTTGATCGAGGTACCGAGCAGTTTCTGCACCGACACCAGACCACGCAGGACCGCATCGACCTGCTGCTGATGTTCGCTCGACAGCTCCGCCTTGTCCGCGCGCTCTTTCAGCGCGTCACCGGCCTTGATCAGCTCGTCCACAGCCTTCTTCACCTTGTCGGCGTTGTCGGCACCGCGAACGACGGCAGCGGCGGTACGGGCGATTTCCGCGGCAGTGTTCTTCAGCTGGGCCGGACCCTTGACTTCCACCTCTACCGATTCCGGAGCAGCCTTGGCACCGGTGTCAACCAGCATCTGCGCGTTCAGGCTACCGCCCAACTTGCGGATCTTCTCCTCCATGCTGGCGCCATCGCGCTGCGGCGCGCTGATGTAGAGCGCCTGGTTCCCCGGCAGCACTTCACTGCGCACCACATAGACGTCCCTGCCGAAACGACGGTCGCTGGCGGATGCCGCCTTGAACTCGCTGAACCGGGCGACGACGTCACCGATGGAGAGGATCTTGCTGGTCAGCCCGGTGAAGGCGGCATCTTTACCCCTGGCCGGGTCGTAGCTGCCCACGGCACCAGCTACGTCGGCAACGTAGCGCAGGATGGTTTCCGGATAGACCTTGTTGGCGAAGGCCACGAAGCCGGCAATCGGCTTGATATCGCCTGCCAGGTTCTCGCCATCAGCGAACAGCTTGGAGGCGCCACGGATGGTGATCTTGGCGTCGGGTGCGTCGGTACCGATCAGCTTGGCGGCCTTGACTTCCAGTTCCTTGGCGCGACGCTCCAGGCGGGTGGCAGCGCCCGTGGCTTTGGCGTAGACGTCTTTCAGGGCGTTCCACAGCGCAGCCAGGGCCTTCTTGATGATCTCCCAGCCCTTCTTCAGGGTTTCGGAGAGCTTCTCCAGGGAGACGGTGGTGGCGTGCTGCTTCGAAGCGCTACCGCCGAAAGCTTCCACCGACGGGGTCAGCGGTTCGCTCAGACCGAACAGGTCTTCGTAACGCTCCAGGCCGACGCGTAGGAAGGCCGCGGAATGACCGTCGATCCCGCCTTCGCTGGTGGCGGCGCTGAGCAGCGCAGCGTAGGATTCCATGGCGCACTGGGCTTCCACCAGGGCGTCACAGTCGCGGGAGATTTCGTCCTGGACGATCTTGGCTTCGACCATTTCGGTAACAACCTGGTCAACGCTCGGTTCGCTGGAGACAATCACGTCGAGCTTCTGCTCGCCGTCGGTGAACTCTTCCAGACCCAGCGAGGTGGTGGCATCGGCCAGGTAGGATTTGAGGGTGGATTTGGACATCTGGACTTACTCCATGGTTAGGCGTTGGGATCGGATTCGATCTTGAGCGGATGATCGCCGAAGAGCAGATTCAACGTGCATATCATGTCGTCGAAGCCTTTCGGGTGGCTGCACCAGAGCTGGAGCAGCGCATCGATCGAGGTGGTCAGGGCGAGCTGGGTGAACGTGTCCGCGATCTCATGGCGGTTACTCACGTCCGGCAGTTCGTTCTTGGGGTAGTTGCTGAGCAGGTCCGGCCAGGCGTGGATGCTGATCCGTCGCCGGCCGGTGCCGATGAACCGCAGGGTGTCGATCACGAACTGGTAGTTGTAGGCCAGGACCCACGGGTTGGGGTCTTGGCTCAGGAACCAGTTGGGGCGACCACCGAGCAGGCGCTTGGCGCAACCCAACACCAGCCGGCGGAATTGCCAGCTGGTGGAGTTGTTGACCGGCTCGCAGTACTGCTTCCACAGGGCGGTGATCTCCGGATCACCTTCGCGGTTGCTGTGCACGGGCTTAGCCCGCGACTGCCCACCGCTGTATCCGCGCGGAAACATTTTCACGTGGTTGGGCATGGCCATGGGGTAATCCTCAGTCGTCGAGCCGGTTGGCTTCTTCGATCTTGGTGAGCTTGTAGTCGAGCTGCTCGATGCGCTGCTCGGTGTGCTGGATCAGCTTCTGCAGCTTGGCCGACGCCCGGCCTTCGCTACGCAGCTCACGCAACTCCTGCAGGCGCAATTGCAGTCCCTGATGCTCTTCCTTGGCCGCCTGGTAGCGCTTGACCTTCCATTCGGCGATGGCCTTACCCAACGAGAAGAACGGGTTGAACTGCGTAGCCGAGAAGTTCGACAACTTGAGCGGGTCGAGCTTGGTCATGCCGATCGAGGACACCGCCACGTCATAGGTGTCCTCGGACACTTCGGCGGTGGAGGTGCGGGCCAGGCTCTGCTTGAGCTGCGATTCGGACTGGTTCATTGCCTGGTAGAGACCGGCAAAAGTGGCCAGACCTTCGTCGAGCCATTCGCGCTCGGCCTTGGCCCAAGACATCGGGGTGGCGGTACCGACCGCGATGGCTTCTTCGGCCACCAGGCGCAGCATCATCTTGCGGAAGAAGCGCAGGTAGAAAAACGCCGATTCGATGAACTGCAGGATCTGCACCCGGTCGTAGGTGATGCCAGTGGTGGCGAACTGGAAAGAGAACGCCCGCTTGACTTCCCGCTCCAGGGCCGGCAGGCTCTTGTCGAGGTTTTCCAGCGAACCGACCATCAGGTCGATACCTGAACCTTGGAAGACCACGTGACGGGCCAGGGCGCGGCGCACCTGCTCGATGTACTTAGAGCGGAACTGATGATTGGCAAAGGCTTCCTGGATGTCCTTGGCCACCGGCAGGGTGTTATCACGCAACTCTTCCTGTAGCTGGTTCAGGGCGGCGATCAGCTCTTTGCGTTCGTACACCGGCGCCAGCGATTTGACGTATTGGATGATTTTCATAACTGGACTGTGCTCCGGTTAAAGGGTTTCAATGAGGCGCATGGTAGTCCCCATCGGTTAGATCGACGGCGTGGCGCCGAGCTGGTAAGCCTTGAGGATCTCGGTGATGTCCGGACCCTTGCCCTTCTCGGAGTTCTTGATCTCCTTGAAGCTGAGCTCAGTCGGCATGTCCACCCCACGGTGGTACACAGTCACCCGCTCCCAACGCTCGTCCACCACGACCAGCAGCATCAAGTAGGTGGCATCGAAGATCTTCTTGCGTACCGAGACCTGCTCGATCTTACCGGCCAGGGTCCGACCGATATCCTTGGCCGTAGCCATGGAGATCACTGCGATGTTGGACGCATCAGCCATGCTCGGAGTGCCAGTGGCAGCCGCTTTGGTCAGATTGTTACGGCGGCGGTCGGTGATCGTCATGTAGACGTTCGAGGTGTCGTTGATCAGCGCCTTGCGGTGCTCGTCGATCAGGTCGATGGAGAACATCAGGTCGCGCACGAAGCGGATCTGGCCGGCACGCCACAGGTGGTAGCGCTCTTTCCAGCTGGTGTTCTTGGTGGTGGCCGTAAAGATATGAGTCAGGACCTTGGACGGGACCTTGGTCGGCAGCAGGCGGATCAGGACCGGCAGCTTACCGCTGTTCTCCCCGTCCTTGAGCTCAACGTTGAGCATTTTGCCCACCGCCAGGTTCTCGACCTCGTACAGTTTCTTGATCGAGTCGTCCTCGACACTGAGCGAGGGCGCACGGTTACCGCCAGCATCTTCGAGCGACAGGATCAGACCCGGCTCCATCGGCTGTTGGAATGCTTCCAGCGAGGGCAGTCCTTGGGCATAGCTTTCTTTCGACCAGACCGCGTCTTTGACTGCCTGGGTCAGGGAACCCTCACTGCGGGTGGGGTTCAGGCTATCGAGTACCTTGAGGGTGTCGATCCGTCCCACGTTCATGACCATGGCCACCGCCTGCATGTAGTAGCCGGCAAAAGTGGTCAGCGACATCTTCATGATGTCTTCCATGTACGGTTGGTCAGCGATGGACTGGTCGACCAGCACCAACGGCTCGACCCGAGCCGGACGGGCCAGGTCAGCAAGCGACCCGATTTTACCGCCTTTGATGGCGACATTAGACAGCTTACCCAGCAGGGTCATGCCCAGCTGAGCGCCCACCTGTGCCGCAACAGGGGTGAGAGGTAATGGCATGGTTAACTTCCTTCTCTTCTAACTGGAGTGGTTATGGCACTCGATGATTACTTAAATCAGATTTCACGCAACATCGGTCAAGCGCCACGCGATCGAACGATTTCTGATTCGTTTTACGGGTTGAACATCGTCGGGCGTAACGCCCCGATTGCGGTGAACACGGAAAACCACGGCTTTACGTTTTTCACCCGCCCAAGTTTGAACCTGTCATACGATAACCTCGCAGTCGATCGGGTGCTCTCCAACTTGCTGATGGAGAACCCCTACAGCGTGCAACGGATGATCCGTTGTTACCTCGACCCGCGACTACCATTGCAGGGTATCACGTCCCCGGGGGTGGATAACCTCAATCCGTTTATTCCCCTGTTGTCGAACAACTTGATTTCGCTGTCCGGGTGGCCGGACTTTACCCTGAATACCCAGACCACCCAACCGGGTCTGTACCGCGAAGCATACTCGTACGTGGACGACGTACCCTACAACTACGAGTCGTTCGACATACAAGCCAGTTTCCGCAATATTTCTGGCGATCCTATATCATTCATGTTTTTGCTGTGGGGCTGGTACATGGGCTTGGTCTACGAAGGGCGCTTGATGCCCTATCCGGATCACGTCCTGTATAACCGAGTTGACTACAACACCCGGATCTACCGGCTGATCATGGACAAGACGCGGACCTATGTGACCCGCATTGGCGCCTGTGGTGCTTCCTTCCCGATGACGGCCCCGATCGGCAATATCTTCAACTTCGAAGGAGATGGTTCGGAAACTCCGTTCACCACCGCCAACGACCAGATCTCGGTGAACTTCCGCTGTATGGGCTTTACCTACTACGATCATATTCTGATCTACGAGTTCAACACGGTGGGGGAGCTATTCAATGCCAGCATGCGCGACGGTGAGCGTCAGCGCAATATGGTGAAACTCCACCCAGCGGAGCGGGAGTATTTCAACTACCACGCCTACCCCCGGATCAATGAAGCCACGATGGAGCTGGAGTGGTGGGTGTTTAAGAACTACTACGAATCGCAGAAAGGCAACGTACTGCGGGCGTACGGTAACGTGTGAACCAGAAGGATAACCCATGAGCGACTTTAAGCAACGCCTCAGCGATCTGCGGTTTAACCCGATGCTGATGCAGAACCTGATTCTCGACGAACTCGAAGCGCAGACCAGCGGTCAGGGCAGCTACGATGTTCCTGATGCCAGCAACCCGTTCGTGTTTCTAATGGAAGCCAGTGTCCTGAATGCTAGCATGAACGTCAGTGAAGGCGAAGCCCTGTTGCGACGCCTGTACCCGCGGATGGCACTGACCAGCGACGAGCTGTATCTACACATGGCCGACGATGACTACATCGGCCGCTTCAGCAGTCCCAGCTGGACCACCTTCGACTTCTACATCGGTAAAGACGAGGTGTTAGCCAAGGCCGTGGCCACCGATGTCAGCGGGGTGCGGAAACTGGTGATCCCACGCCTAACCAACGTAGTCGTGGCCGGGGTCACCTTCACCATGCAGTATCCGATTGAAATCCGCATCATGTCACACGGTGGGATTCAGGTGGTGTACGGCACCGACCAGACCTCACCGATCCAGGTGCTGGAATCGAACATGGTCGATTGGGACATGGTCACCCTCAACCGGGAAAACCTCCTGTTGCTGCGGGTACCCATGGGGCAATTCGCCGTCACCACCCACAACGAAACCCTGAACGCAGCGGCAGGCTTCGATGTTGATTACAGCTTCCAGGACCACTTCTACTTTGCCCGCGCCTACCTGGCCGATGGCCGTGGCGGCTGGACTGAAATCCGCACCACCCACACCGACCAGGTCTATGACCCGACGAACCCCACCGCGGTGCTGCAGGTCAAGGGTTCGTCCCTGAACGTCAAAGTACCGTTGGTGTACTTCAGTCAGGGATTGATGACCGATGAGATCCGCATCGACATCTATACCACCAAAGGTAAGCTGGAAATGGATCTGGGTAGCTACCAGGCCGCCCAGTTCGTCACCCAGTTCAATGCGATTGACGACGACCGCACCTACGTCTCGCCGCTGAACACCTTCACCCGGTTTCAGGCACTGAACCTGAATCGCGTCAACGGTGGGAGTGGAGCAGTCAGTTTCGAGGAGCTGCGCAACCAGGTGATTCACAACACCCTGGGCACGAGCCAAACCCCGATAACCCATGCACAACTGGGTACGGTCCTGCAGAGTCGTGGCTTCGGGGTGGTTACCAACATCGACAACATCACCAACCGGCAATTCCTGGCGTCGCGCAAGCTACCGGCACCGGCCAACAAATCCGTGGCCGGCGGGATTGGCTGTGTCATGGGGCAGCTGCAATTGACCCTGGCGCAGTGGGTGGGGTCCGCCCACGTTCTCGACAACGGTGATCGCCTCACGGTCAAGCCGAGTGCCCTGTACGAGTTTGTCAATGGCGTGATTCAACCGGTACCGGATGCGGAGATCACCCGGCTGCTGAGTTTCGGCCCCGACGCCCTGACCCGTCAGGTCAATGGTCGACGCTTCCTCTACTCGCCTTTGCATTATGTGTTCGACACTAGCAACAAGGGGTTCGACGTGCGTCCCTACTACCTCGACCGTCCGGAAGTAGTGCGCAAGGTATTCGTCGATGAGAACGACACGGCGCAGTACCAAGCAAGCATTGCCCGCCAACAGTTCGAGCGGATCGAGGGGGGTTACCGTCTGACGGTGACTGTGGTCAGCGGTGACCAGTTCAAGGCGCTGAACGATGCCAATGTGGTGCTACAGCTGGGCTACCGACCGGTGGGGGAGAACAACTACGCCAGCCTGAACGGAACCCTGGTGGGGAAAGAAGATAACGAGCGGGTGTATCAGTTTGACCTGCTGACTAACTTCGACCTCGACGCCGCCAATAACCTGCGGACCACTAACCTGTCGATGTACGACTTGGCGCAACGGGATTTTCGCAGTGAGTTGGAGCACGACTTCGATCTGAGCTTTATCGTCGTCGACTTGACCACGCCCGGCTATCGCCCCACGTTGATGGACAATCAGGTTCAGCGGCACCTGTTGCCGGATGAGTACATGGTCTTGGCCCGGGAACGGCTGCGGTTGCGTTTCGGGTATGCGCTGACCAACCTCTGGCGGCGGAATCGCAGCCTGATCAGCAGTGCCAGTTACCGCCAGTACGCACAGGATGTCCCGTGGTTGTACGAAAGTACGGTCTACAAGCGCGACAGCAACGGACAGATTGTGCTGGGGTACGACGCGGAGGGTAATATCACCTACGAGGTGGAACACCAGGCCGGTGACCCAGTTCTAGACGCCGAGGGTAATCCAACTTTCCGCTACCTGAAAGGGGACGTGGTCCTGGACGCCAACGGCCAGCCGGAATTGATCTCCCCGCGGCAGATCTTGCGGGAGTTCACCCTGTTCCTGCTGGATGGTTGCTACTACTTCGCCACGGACGGAGAGGCTACGGCCTACCGCGACGATGTACCGATGCAGGTGGTGAACTGGCTACGAAACGACATCGGGGCCATCAAGCAGCAGTTGCTGGAACAGAGCGAGCTGTACCTGCATCCAACCACCACCCTGGGTGACACGGTAGCGGTGGTGCGCGAAGGTCTGAAGTCGACACTGGCGCTGGACCAACACTTCTACGTCAACTACTACCTGACCGATACGGCCTACGGTAATGCCAGCTTGCGTGAAGCATTGACTGCCAGCACCCGGGAGATCGTCAATGAGCTACTGGGGCGGGAGACAGTGGCGGTGTCGGACATCGTCAGTCGGTTGAAAGCCAACGCGGGGGAAGACGTCATCAACATCGAAGCTGGAGGTTTGGGTGGCGATAACAATTTCACCGTGGTGAGTATCACCGATAAGGCCGTGCGACTGGCACTGCGGAAACGCCTGACGGTGTTGTCCAACCAGTTCCTGGCCGTGCAGGACGATCTGGACATCAACTTCATGCGGCACAGCGTGGCGCGGTAACAGCATAGACCCCTCCCCATTTGGGGAGGGGCTTATGTCGTCAGCTAAGGATACTGGCCACGATCTGCCGGTAGTCGTCCCGGATCTTCTCGATGGCTTTCTCCTGTGCCTCGGTCAAGGCGGCCTTGCTAGCTTCCTTGTACAGCCAGGTGAACCGATGGTTCTCATAGCGGTAGCACAACGCCAACACGTTGAGCTTGGCCCTGTTGAAGGTGTAGAGGAAACGAATCACTTCCTCCAGCTCCTCCAACGCCCCCGACAACTTGCGCAGCACCTCGACCACGAATTTGGCCTCATCGCTGATTTCCGACCCCCCGAGGTTGGCCATCCACAGCTTATCCACCTTCTTGGTCTGCTCCTTGTAAAACTCCAGCACCGGCCCGTATGGAGCCAGGTCCTGCGCCTTACTGTCCAATTGGACGTGCTGACCGGTTTCGGCTGGCAGATACGGCAAGGGCTTGCGCAGGAAGTAGTCCTTCGTGGGATCGACCGCACTCAGTAACCCCATCTCGGTGACGATCTGGCTGAGGTTATCGAATACCCGCAGATCCCGCAGGGCGCTGACGTCCAGGGCGCCTTTGCGAGCTAGGGCTTGAACCGTGTTGTTGGTCAAACGGTTCAGTCCCGCCACCACTTGCCGAATGTTGAGAATCAACGCATCGACCCGCCGCTTGCTGTTGGGTTCGCCAAAAGCCGCCAGCTGATAGAGCGTTGGCTTCAACCCACTCCCCCGCAGGATATCGTGGCGCAGTTTGTCCAGGTTCTTGTTGACCCCGGAGGTATCGGCTACGAATTTGTGGGTGAGTTGATTGGCGCCCTCGCTGACCTTGAGTGTCGCCTTGTAGAGCTTCTCGATCTTGAACCGCATCAGCGTTTCGCTTCGCACCAACTCCCCCAACCACTGTAGGGTGGTTTTCATGAAGTCATGCAGGCGCTTGAGCAACTTACGGATGGTCTGGTAGATGGCGTCAGCGATACCTTCTTGAGCCACGCTGAGGTTGACACTGCTGCGCTCGGCGGTGAAACAGGCTGGGGTGTAACACTCCAGACTGGGTTTGGGTTCGAACTCAACGCCCAGTGTCGTGAGCGCGTCCCGGATCTCGCCTAAGACCTGCATGTCGGTCGAGGAGACCCCTTCCCTTGAAATGGTCAGCTGCAGGTCTTGTAACCACCCCAGGCGCTCGGAGACCTGCTTTAGCTGGGTCAGTTCGTCAGCCTGGCCCGTCGGGCTGAACTCGATCACTGAATCGAGTGGTTCCGGTGTGTCCATGCGCACCTCTACTTGAGAATATCGCTGATGACTTTGGTCAGTTCCGCCCGCAGTCGCTCCACCGTGTTACGCTGGCTGTCGGTGATCGCTTGACGCAACGCTTCGGCCACCAACCAGGTGAACTTTTGGTTCTCGTACTGATAGCGCAGCTTGAGGACGTTGAGCTTGGCCTTGTTGAAGGTGTAGAGGAACGATGCAATCTTACCCACGCGATCCACCGCCTGCAACATCTCACTCAACACGTCCAGGATGCCATCGATTTCATCGGCGTTGCTGATTCGCTGCGCCCGGCGCAGTTCGTCACCCAACGACTCGTAGAGCTTGGTCAGGTGGTCATAGCCTAGAACGTCGGCGATGCCGGCCGGCAGCGGTTGCTCGAACACCGCGGGAGTGACTTGGCGGAGCAACGCGTCGAACTTCGGCGCTTCGATCTCCAGCTCCATGGAGGTCAGGTGCTGGATGCGCAGCATATCGAACACCCGGGTGTTGGCGTCGAAGCCGGGAGCGTTGTCGTCGGTGAGGAACGCTGTCAGTTCTTTGACCAGCGTCTGCAGCCCATTGGCGATCGTGGTGGTTTCCAAGTGCAACTGGGTAACCTTCTGCAACTCCCCCGCCACCCCGAACGCCGCCACCTGATAAGGCGTGCGCTTCAGTTGTGGGTCCTGCAGCAGTTCGCCAGCTAGGCGCAGTAAACGAGCTTCGAATTCGGCGTCAGGGCGGTAGAACCGGCGGGTCAGTTCACGGTTGCTGTCACCCACCTTCAAGATGGCCTTTTCGACCTTCTTCAGGTTGTGCTGAATAATCACCTCGCTCATAAAGGCACCGCGGACCCAGCGCACCATCTTGTTCAGGAACTCGACGATCTTACGCAGCCAGTTCTTGATGGTCTGCAGGATGGTCTGGCCGATGGCTTCTTGGCTGACGGTCAGGTTGACGCTGGTGCGCTCACCGGTGAAGCAGCCCACGCTGTATTGCTCCAGCGCTGGAATGGGCTCAAACTCCAGGCCGATGGCTTCCAGGCTGGTTTTGATCTCGTGCAAGGCTTGGATGTCGCTGCTGGATACCCCGTGACGCCGGATGGTGTCGTTGAGGTCGCGCAGCCAGGTGACCGCGGTCGCCACTTGGGTCAGTTCGGCCTGTTCCGTCTCAGGGTAATCCACCGGCACCGAGTCCGGGTTCTGTTCTTCATGTTGGTCCATGGGACACCTTTCTCAATGGGGATGGTCAGCGTCGTGTAGGCGCTGACGCAGTACGTAGTATTCCCGCTCCAGCAAAGCATCGAGTACCTTGCGCTTGGCCCGTTGCCGACCCCGTTCCGGGTCAAAGGTGGCGGGCGACGCCCAAATCGCCGACTCGACCAGAGCATAGCCAGTGTGCAGCACAATGCAACACACCGTTACTCGCGTACCCTCAAAATGGTGGTACGCTTCATGGGCGATCAGGGATTGGAGATAGTCGTCGGTCAACCATGGATGCTGGAGTGGACGGGGAGCGGCAGGGCCGGTCATACCAACCTCTCAAGCGGGCGCGTTACTCAGCCGGCGCGTATACGTCAGCCACCAACTCGTGGATGGCGTACTGGGCTTGCGCGAACTGCGGTTGGCTCAGCAGATTATCCATCACGCCGGCGGTTTCCGGCGGTAGCTGTTCCAGCTGGGTGTCGCTGGCCAGCAGGGCCTTGAGCAGGCTGATGTCGGTAAAGCCATTGAGCAGCTCCAGGCGACCCTTCAGCAGGCGACGGAACAACTCGCGCGCCAGGCGGGTATCGACCGGCAGATACTCGTTGACGTCGTTGAGCAGGGCCAGGAATGGCTTCTCGTGTTGCTGGTGGACCTCATCCAGCGACTTGCCAGCTTGGACCGGGACATGGTACGCCAGGGCTTGCGCGACAAACAGAGCGCGGAAACGGCGGGTGTGGGCTTCGGGAACGGACATCTGACGCAGTTGTTTGACCAGAGCGGCGGCAGCTTTCATGGTGTGTACTCCTCGGTTAGGTGAGCTGACGGAAACGGTGGGCTTGCACGAACAGATCGTTGCTAAGCAGTTGCTCCAACATCTCTTCATGCTTGAGACGTTGGTGATCGCGGCGAGCCTTGGGGGCGAGGGCAAATCCAATCACTTCCCAAAGACTCAGGTATTGGTTGTGGTTTTTCAAGATGTCATCCAACGTCTTGATGTCCTCGTCGAGGGCCAAACGCTGTTGTTCTGACATCTCCGGACTCTTCAGCTGTGACACCAGGTCGTTGCGCAGCTTCTGTAGTCGTTCGGTCGGGTTGTCGTAGAAGGGATGCACGTGAGCCTCAGTCACGGAGGTCGAGATCACCCCGAGTGTGAGCAGCAACCCAACACCGGCAGTCCATGGCGCCGCGAGCACCCCGACCGTGGCGACCAGCACCTTCAGAGCTTCCATCGCCATAAAGTCTTCGCGGCTGCGGGTAAAGCGCCGGCCACTGGAACCCATTCGTGTGATCTTTACCAACCCACTGGCCAACGGGCGGGTAAAACCTAAGCGGGAGACAAACATGTCGGCCAACTGCTCGTCGCGGCGGTTCATCCCCCGGACCGACTGGCCGGTCAGGTGATTGCGCGGTTCTTTCAAGGTATAGACCAGCACGGCGCGGCGCAAGTTCTCCTCAGTTGGATCGGCCTCCAGCTTTTTGCGCAGGTCAGGGTCGGTGGTCTTGGCTTGCAGGTAACTGGCATTGAGCAACTCAATGCGGTACTTGTTCGGCTTCTTACCCAGCAGAACGTCGATGCCGTCAGTCAGGTAGTAGTTCAACCAGACATATTCGCCGAGGGTTGCCAGGCAATAGAAGGCGTGGCCCACCTCATGCAGCAGCAGGCTGGTAACCTCCTCGGGCGTCAGGCCCCAGCTCGCCGAGAACAACCCGGTGGGGACCACCATGGTGAACGGTACTTTGCTGAGCTCCCCGGTGACCTGCGCTTTTTCCAAGTCAATGGTTGAGCGCAGCAGTTTTTCGTGAAAGACCGTTCCGCTGATATCGGCCGGACTTTGACTGTACTTGCCCGCCGCCCCACTATGGCCGTGAAAGCGCACGCAGTAGACCCCCAGCTGCAACGGATGACCAAGGGCGAGATGGAGACTGAAGTTGATATTGGTGTGTTTACGCAGGCATTGCTCCAAGTCCGACAGATCCGATTTACTGACGGTTTTGGCGATGCGCATCTTGTCGAACAGTTTCTCCACCTGGCTCAATACCAGGGGAGCGAAGGTCAGGTTACCCCCGACTTTCAGAAATTCCTGTGAAATAGTTAGAACTCGGGACACGGTCGTCTCTCCAAGAAGCCTGATTGTTATCAAGTCATAGAAATAGGCGGCTTTGACCGTAGGAGAAAAGACGGAGGGGTCCAATGCTACAGACTAACCCAGGCTTGGATGAACCCATGACCCAACAGAATTTTAAGTCCGAAGACGTGCTCGGGATCGAACCCAAGCACCTCACTTATGTCCGGGCGCAGGATGGTTCCAACCACGACATGCTCGTGGTCAAGGAAATGATTCACCTCAAAGACGGCCGGCGCATCCCGAACCTCCGTTTCAAGGAAGACTACAAGCGCCCGTATTGGATCACCCACAAAGGGCGACAGACCCACAAGGACAAGAAAGACTACGAGCTGGAAAAGAATTGCCAGAAATACACCTGTACCCAACTCGAACTACCTAAGGCGGTTGCCCGCGCCTTAGGTGATTATTCCGCCGGTCCGAACCCACCCCTGCGGCGACTCGGTCGGAGTCCTTACCTGTACGGCACCGATATCACCAGCGCAGCACTCTACAAGGCCGAATACCGTAACCGTTGGCCGGGGTTGATCTCGTTGAACAAAGTCGCCGCCGGTGACATTGAGACCAACGTCCATTCCAAGGAAGGGGAGATCATCTGCGCCTCGGTCACATGTAAGCGCAACGCCCGTTTGTTCTACTTGCGCAGCTGGGTCGCCGACATTGCCGACCCGGTGGCCGAAACCCACGCCAAGGCGCGGGAGCACATTGGCGAGTGGTTAGATAAACGCCAACTCCAGCTGGAAGTGTTCGTGGTCGACACCCCAGCTGAGATCGTCATCGGGATGCTCAATGCCCTACACGAATGGCAGCCGGAGTTCTTCACCTTCTGGAATATGGACTTCGATATCACCAACATGGTGCGTACCCTGGAACGGGCCAACATCGATCCGGCCACGGTGTTCTCCGACCCGCGGGTTCCCGCCCAGTATCGGTATTTCGAGTACCGCCGTGGACAGTCACAAAAAGTGACGGCCTCGGGCAAGACCATGTCGATCAACATCGAGGACCGTTGGAACTGGGTGACCCACCCGGCCAGCTTCCAGTGCATCGATGCGCTACCGGTGTATCGCCTACTGCGATTGACCGACGGGAAGGACTCGTCGTACGCGTTGGATTATATCCTGCAAAAAGAGCTGAAGATAACCAAGCTCAAGTTCGCCGCTACCGCTCACCTCTCGGGGCTGCGTTGGCACGAAGTCATGCAGGAGAAATACAAAATCGAATACGGGGTGTATAACGTGTTCGATAGTATTTCACTGGAGCTGCTGGACGAGAAGACCAACGACCTGGCGTCGAAGATCACCACCAGTTCGAAGAACTCGGACTACAAGAACTTCAACTCCAACCCGAAACGACTCTGCGACGACATGCATTTCTGGTACCTCAACCGTCCAGAGCCTTGTGTGATCGGTTCCAGTTCCGATCAGATGGTCGACGAACTCGACGAGCACGTGATCGGTCACGACGATTGGATTGTGACGCTACCGTCATTCATGGCCGGGCCGACGGGTCTACCCTGCGTTAAGGAGTACCCTGATTACCGCACGTTGATCTTTGCGCACGTCGCAGACTTGGATATTGTCTCGACTTACCCCAACGTTTCACAGCTGCTCAACATCGCCCGGGAAACCTGCATGATGGAGTTCTCGCGGATGCAGGGGATCTCGGAACACCATCGGCGGGAAGTGGGGGTGAACCTCACCGGCGGGCGCGTCAACGCGGTGGAAATCTGCCAGAAGATTCTCGGCGCGCCGAGTCTGGACCAGCTGCTGGCGGGTTTTGAGGAACACGTACTAAAAAAGCCAGCTACCGCTTCCAACGACGCGGAGGCTACGAATGCTCTACCAAGGGCGATCGGCGATTCTCGGCTTTAGTGGCTAAACTCTCGGACGGGTACTCGATCGAGGAACACTACCAACTGCGAGTTAAGGGTTGGGGGGTCCTCGGTCAAGACTCGTGGCGGGAAGGAAAAGGGAAGCCGGCGCGTGATGCGTCGGTAGACCTTTATGTTGCATACAAAGCCCTCTGGCGTGAGTGGGCCGGAGAGAATCCAAGCCTCATGCGGGAGTTAGCGGAGCGGGCGCTGGAGTTTGATGGCGTGTTGTCTGATATGTTTGCCAGTGGGCCGGTGTCGCAGGCCCGGGCGTTAGCCGAATTACTGAACGAGGGAATTTACTGAATGCTGTCGCAAATCCCACAAAAGAACGTTTACGTGCGGGCGACGCTGACGCGCCCGCCGGTCGACACACCTGAATACGAGCTGTTCAGTCGGGTGGAAGACGAGTTCTTGAGGACTGTACGTAGTCCCACCCCGGTAGACGGTTGGGTCAAGAAAAACCTGTTCTGCAATCTGTACTGGGAACACCCCGAGTTCGAAGCGTTGTACCACGCTTGGTTGGATGGGCAGGAAAAAGACAGCCCACGTCGCCAACGCATCCGCGCAAATGCAGCGGCTCTGATGGCAAGTTACAACCTGAACCAAAAGAATGTAACCACCGACGAAAACCCGAACGGGACTATGCTGCTGGCGTGGGACAGCGTCCACGGTAGCGCGCTCATGGTGGTGAACGAAACCGAGTACTGTTTGTCGATCGAGAACGACGCCTTGGGTAAGCGGGTACTGGAAATGAAAGGAGCAATCCCCCAATGAACCTTCTGCAATACCTACTCATCAAACTCGCCGAGGAAGCCAACGAGGTCGCGAAAGAGGCGTTGAAGGAAGCCCAATTCGGCTGCGACAGTTACTTTCATGGCGAGCCGGCGGCAGTGGCCCTCCAACACGAGTTGGCCGACCTAGCGGGGGTGGCGCGGATGCTCAGTGACCAGCCGGAGTTTACGACTCTATTGGCGGGGGACCACCTGTTCCCCTTCCAAACCCCAGAACCCGAGATTCGGGGTCGCATCAACGCCAAGATCAACAAGGTCTGTTTCTACGCCACAGTCTCTCACGAAACCGGTTACCTGCAGTTGACGGACGAACAAAAAGCCTGGGTCTACGACCGGGCCCGTCACCATCAGGAACTTACCCGGGTGTAGCGTTATAAAGCCCTCCCCAGTTGGGGAGGGTTTATGCCGTCGGGACTTGACAAAAAAAAAACCCTCCCCGAAGGGAGGGCACAAGGAGCAAAGTTAACGAATGAACCGTAAAGAGCACTTCGGCAGTAACACCGAGCCGCCAGGTGCCGGTGAGCGGCCGGCAATCTGACTATAGTATTACCGCAGAAACAGTTAACGAATCGAGCGATCGATGTAACGGGCCAGCGCCAGAGCGGTGTCGTACATAACGCTGTTGATGTTTTCCAGGCCGTAGTAGTGCGCGCCACTGAAGACTTCGGTTACGTCGCTCCAGCTCTCCGCCAGCTTGGTATTAACCACCGCCGCCCGGACGCCCTTGTATGCCAAACGCAACCAGGGGTTTACGTCCCGCCCCAAGTCGTTGGGAGCGTACTTGAAGATCTTGAATTTACCGTAAACCTGATCTTCGATATCTTTCCAACCGTGCCAGCCTTCATTGGCAGTAAAGCACAGGGCCGGGTCGCGGACCTTGTCATCCACGGCTTCGATGTTCTCAGCGATGCGGTTCATGAGCATGACGATCACGTTGGAGACGTCGATGATCTCATCCACGGTCAGAGCGCGGATGTACTTCACCGGGTTCTTCTGGGGCGCGGTGGGTTCGCCGTCCTGGATCAGGCGCTTACCCAGTTCGTACTTGAACGTACGCTCCAGCTTGTTGTTGAACATCATGTCAGCGTGCGGGATCGACTGTAGCTGCGGCAGAATATCGGCAAGCGTATCGCGCGTCAGACGCTCGTTACGCAGGCGGTTGGAGATCGGCATCACTGCTTTTTTCCAACGTTCAATTTCGGCCAGGTAATCATTCGTAAACGGAGCGACGCTGTCAGCCACCATGCGGATGCGATCGGGGTCGGTGGTAACCACCCCATCGATGCTGAGGAACTCGGCGATGCCGGCCGCTTTGATATCGCCGGTGATGATGCGACGCTTTTCCAACCAGGCGCGGTTGCCGTAGTAGGAGTTAGCGGCCAGACGCAGCGATGACAGCAGGCGGTCCTTGGCGATCTTCTTGACGTTGGGGCGGCGACCTTGGGCGATGTTGCGGAACAGGTCACCGAAGAGGTTACCAACACCCCCCAGGATACCTTCGAACTCTTCGTTGGAGACTTCGGCGGCGGTGAGGGTTAGCAGGGCCTCCAAGCTGGGGAGTGCCTCGGTGGTGCCGAGGGGAAAGTTTTTCTTAAGCAGAGCAGCTGCGTTAGACATGACCAAAAATCCTAGTGGGGTCGGGATAAAAGGGGGAACCGAAGTTCCCCCAGCGGGTGTGGCATCAGGCGTAGTTGGTGAAGTAATCCACCAACGCGTCGATCTGCTCCGGCTTGTGACCGGCCAGCAGGTGACGAATGTCCACCTGCTTGCGTACCGCCTTGTTGGAATCAGTGACGATCACGAACAGCTCGATGAAGTGTACGTGCTTCTGTTGAGTCTTGCGGTCGCCCTTGATCAGGTGGGTGAAACGGTAGGCATAGCTCGGAGCAAACAGCGTGGAGCGGTGCTTCGCCACGAACGCCTTGATGCGCTGCAGGCCGTCGAGCAGGGCTTGACCTTCCAGGCGCAGGACGTACTGGAACACGTTGTCGAGGGCACGTTGCGCTGCGGCGCCGGTTTCTTCGGAGGTCGGTTTGCCGGGCATGACTTGTTCGGCATAACGAGCCAGGGTGTTGTCGATAAAGCTGACGTTCATGGGTGTAAGTGCCCCTACCTCGGGTTCGGCCACGGGCGCCTCGGCAGCAACAGGTGCTTCCGCGGGGGTGGCGAGGGTGGATTGTTTGTGCTGGTACTGTTTGAGGATGACCTCGACGTTGTCCGCGCCCGCCAGTTTGAACCGGGCCGTGAGTTCGCGGGCCAGCTTCATGTCGGTGGTCTTGCCAATGGCCTTGATCTCACCCAGCGCCCAAGCGTGCAGTTCGGCGTCGGACCATTCGTTGGCCTGACGGTTAGCGCGGGTGATGTCCTGGACCCAGACCCCATTGGTGGTCTTGGCCGGTTCCACACCCTCACGGAAGAATGCCAAAACCTGCTGTTCCGACCAGGCGGCTTCGAGTTTCTCGCGACGACCGTATTCCTTGACGATCGGACCGAGTAGACGATCCGCGACCCCGACCAGCTCGCCCTTCAGGGTTGCCAGCAGTTCGGCGGTGGACCAGTCACGCAGCGCACGACGGTTACGGGTCGGGTCAACCACCAGCAGGCCAGCTTCGGTCCGCACCGGTGCGTCAGCCGATTGCAGTTTCGCCCACTGGTCGATATCGGCGTCGGTCCAGTCGTCCGGCAGTTGGTGCACTGCACGCAGAGACACCTGTTCTGCGGTTGCATCGACCGCTTCGCTCGCGGATACGTCGGTGGAAGGCTCAACTACCTCCTCAGAACCGTTCTGTTCGGGCGCTGGCGCCTCGTTCAGGGTTTCGTCGGAGGGTTGGATGGTTTCGTTTTGTTCGCTCATGAGAGAGGCTCCTGTGGAGTCTGGGGCGGTGGTCCGAAACGGCGGGGTCCGCAGACCCCTTCGGTATTCAATAAATAAGACGCTTAGGTCAGGCGCTTAGCCATATCCCACTTGGCGGTGCTGAGCGAGCTGGCATGCATTTTCTTGAGGAAGAGGGTCAGGAAGCGACCCCCCAGACCTGCCGCCGCTGCCGGAATCCCGTTGGGTTGTTCCGATAGGGCCATACCCACACAGCGACTGCAGACGTTCTTGCCTTCGGTTTTGCACGTCAACGGCCCGCGTAGCTGCGGAAACTTGCCAACGAAGGAGTCGACGTTATGCTCATCGAGCAGTACGCTCTTACCGTTAGCGATAACCCAGTAGCCAAGGTACTGTCCTTTATTTGCGGCCGTAATATCGGTAGGAATCCCAAGCGTCGTGCCGCAGTCATCTTCGGCGATGCGTACCGTGCCCAGCATGCGGTAGATGGTCTTGGTCTGCTCGCCCCCCATCTGAGTCTGACTACCCCGACTGTAGGAACCCGAACGGATCGAGTTGATCATCGCCGGCATGTGGTCGGTGTCGATCCCTTCCTCCAGTGACTTCTGGATGAACTCCACGCTGGTGCCGTCTTGGAACGGCGACTCGCCACCGAACATGTAGTACAGGCGCTTACGCACATCCCCGTAATACTTGTTGGCCTTAACCGCGTAGAAATCAGCCGCTGGATCACCCTTGAGCCAATCGCGATCAAGGTCCTCCAGCACCTGGCCGATGCGGGCGACAATGGCGGGGTCGGCCAGCTTATCCTTGTATTTCTCCACCTGCTCAGCCCGAACCTTACGGGCATCCGGATGACCCATCATGGCCTTGTAGGACACTGAGGTCACGGCCAGGGAGGCGTACGCTACCATAGACAGCGCGTTATCGCAGAAAGTCAAGTATTGGCGCACATACACCTTACCCGCCGGTGGCGGAGAGACGCCGTCGTCATCGATCGGATCGTCAATCAGCATGTCCAGGATGCGCTTTTCAATCTTACCAATCTGGATATGTCCGGTCTGGTATTCGATGGCCGCGCCGAACGGCAACACCAGTACAATGGTGTTGACCAAGGCATTGCCGTAGCTGGTCACCAACGGCTCGGGTTTGGTGTAGTTAGCCACCTCACCCGGGTGGATGGTTAGCGGCTCGCGAAACGCACACAGCGGCTGACTCGCATCACTGTCGTCAATCACCTGCAGGGATAGGTCGTCGGGGTCGAGGTAATGGACCCGATCCGAATCCGGTACGCGCACCACTCGGTACGGGTACAGGTCGGCATGGTACGCCTCGGGAGTTTCTTCTACAATCCCGAACACGCTGTTGACCCAGGAGCGTTTTTTACACGCTCCGGCCTGGAGGGCCTTGATGAAAAACTCACGTTTTTCCATGGGGTTATTCCTTCACACTCTGATAGAAGTCTTCTGCCGCCGCTTCCATACGGACCTGGTCACGGTACTCATCGACGTAGTCGCGGATGGTTTCAACCGTAGTGTGCCAGATATCGTCCAGGGGTGTATCGCTGAAGTAGACCAAGGCGACGATCTCGCGCGCGGCAGCTTCGAGCTTGAGCGCGTCGAGGTCATCCAACGCCTGCTCCAGCAATTCACCAACCGGCAACCCGGCATGGATACCGTTTTTGGCCAACTGCAATACTACCTGCGGGTGGGCATTCAGGCTGCGGCGCAGCATGCCGTTCAGAATCCGGATGCGCTGATGATAGTCATCGGGGCGGGTGACGGTGACTTCACGCAGGGCCAAGTGGTCACTGGCAATCTGACGAATGCGAGCAATAGTGGATGCTTCGACCGCAGTCAAATACTCCAGTACCTCCTCTCGCTGCAGCTCGCTGAACAACGGCACCAAGCCGGCCAGCAATACTTCGCTGTCGTCAGTACCACTGGTAAGATCGAGCAGAGTTTCCGGCAGAATGTAGTATTCGAACTGACTGACTGCGTGCAGAATCCCCACCATCATCGCGAAGGGGGTATGCTCGGCGACGGTGATGCCGTACTGACGCAAGCTGTCACCCACAGCCAGCAACAGGCAGTCTTCGATTCGTGATACAAACAGCTGATTATCGGAGATGCCATCCTGCAGACCAAAGATCTGCTGCAGCTCATCATCCGCGGTCGTCAGACCCAGGTCGTTGATTAGGCGCTGTCCCTGCAAAATCACCTCCAGTCGCTCCGGACTGACCACGCCCGCCAAGGCCAATTGCAATTCTTCGTTCATGACAGCTCCCAAGGGCATAAAGTACTGTTGACATACCGTTACGTCGAACTGTAATGGTTAGTAAACATGAAACTACGCTAATAAGGTAATATATGATGGTTCGCCGCTAACACCCAAACACGACTTGCCTGCACTACCCGGAGCTAGAAACCAATGTCTGCCGAAAAGAACACTACCAACCTGAACCCCTCGCCGCTGGCGGTTTCCGTTCACGAGAACATCGCTGGTGAAAACGTAGCGATGGAAGAAGTATCACTCGATATCAACAAAGACAACGTCGAAGAGGTTCAAGCCGCTGTGGCCGATCATCTGCTGAAATCCGAGCAGAGCTGGGATATTCTCAACTCCCTTTACCTGGAGTGCGCTAACAAGCTGCTCCATACCCGCGGATTCACTGTCCCGGTACTGGCGCAGATGTCGGTCCTGAAAGAAAAGCTGAATGACCCGGACGGCTTCCAGCGCAGCTTCAGCACGCTGCTCAACGACATCCAGGCGTTCAAGCTGCAGCTCGACGGAATTCAAGCCCAGCACCAAGGTAAAACCGGCACGCCGACCGAAGCTGACTGGCCGACCATTTTCGCGATCAGCCAAAACTACAGCAACCTGATCTCCTATTTCGAATCGGTGATCGCCCCGCTGATCTTCACGCTGATCGACGTCATCAAAGCCGAGCATGGTGACATGCTGTCCCTGGAAGCAGTCGCTTAAGGATTTAAGAATGGAAATGCAGGATAATCAAACTCAAAGCGAAACGGCGATCAACACTGCGGATACCACAGTGCCGTTGAACCAGGTCGATCCGGTCATCGAAACCGAGGCTCCAGGAAACCATACCCCGGTAGAATCTCCCGAGACTGCGGACGACGAAGCGGTACCGGAGATCTACATTCCGGAACAGCGCGCTGTGAATTTTAAAGAAGAGCTACCCACTACGTCCCCACTCACCAAGGAAGCCGAGCTGGGTGAGATGGTTGCGATTCTGCGTGAAGCGTACAGCACCGTGGGGGCGGTGCTGGAACGCTCCAACGATCTGTTGGAGAACATCAATAAGCGCGAGGAACAGCTGGCGAAGAAACTCCGTGCCGTGGGGCGTGGGCCTTCGGAGGACGAGGGCAGCGCATGGTTCCGCACGGTCATGTCTGCACTACCGCATGCCCAGGTTAACCTGATGGGTGAGGACAGCCTCGCCCGCGACGGCAGCGACTGGCGTCAGGTGCTCGAACATGAAGGTATCGGGTTGCGCGCCGGCATCCCGAAGCAGAAGGTTGGGGGTGGTAAACATAACGCCAGCGAGATGTTGACTTATATCTCGCGCCGGACTGGGGTGGGTACCGCGTTCGACGTCCCGCTGTACCACAGTGGTGTCTGGGTTCGTTTGAAGACCCCGACGTTGGCAGCATTGTCGAGCCTGCGTTATCAGCTGGCTCAACTGCGGGTTTCGCTGGGCTCGGACTCCAAAGGGCTGGCGTTCTCCAACACAGCGCAGGCGCTGACGTCGCTGGTGGTGGATTTCACACTGCAGTACGTGATCGATGCCAACATTCATTACAGCACGCCGAGTGACCTCAAGGAAAAGATCAGTTTGCTGGATGCGCCGGTGCTACTGTGGGGTCTGGCGGTAACCCTGTTCCCGAAAGGCTATCCCTACGCACACCCCTGCGTGGCCGATCCGGATAACTGCCAGCACATCACCAAGGAAACCCTCAACCTCAACCGCCTGTTCTGGACTGACTCTGTTTCGCTCAGCCAAACTCAGCGCAAGCTGATGGCTAAGCGCTTCCAACGTCTCAGCGACGAAGAGCATAAGCTCTATCTGGCTGAACACACCCGTGGCAACAAGCGCCTGGTCTGGTTCGATGACATCGGCTTGACGCTGAAAGTACCTACGGTGCAGGAGTACGAGGAAGCAGGGCGTGCCTGGATCGGCGGTATCATCGACATGACCCAAGGGGCGTTCAACGAACCACCGCATGGCGAGAACCGCAATAACTACATCACCCAGCTGGGGATGGCAACCACCGCGCGGCAGTACGCGCACTGGATTGCCGATATCTGGGAACGTGATGAGAACGGGGAAGAAAGCCTGCTGTCGGATGAGCTCGAAGTGATCAACGAGGCGCTGAGCCACGTGTTCTCGACGGACGAATTCGAGAAGCGGTTCTTCGAGGAAGTTGACCGCTTCATGGACGACAGCCTAATCAGCATGGTGGCAATCCCGTCCTTCAACTGCCCGGCGTGCCACTCGCCGGCGGCGAAGAAGTTCCATGAACGCTTCAACCACTTGGTGCCCCTGGACGTCCTGACCACTTTTTTTACGATGGTCAGCCTGAAGCACAGCTAGCCCCTGAGGTGAACACCGATGCCCGGTTCAGTCGTTTGACGCTTGACCTGAACGATCGAAACGGGCATGTGGCGTTTTCCAGCTTCGGACTGAGTCACCTAAGTAAGAAAGGTCAGCTGGATGTGCTCCTCCAAGAGCTCCCAGCGGTGCGCCCTACGGCGGCTGAGATCATCACACTTAGCTGCTACCAAACCGAGTACGGTATCCACCCACACGACCGCCCCCGACCGGATCGCCCGTTGGCTCTGGTCGCCATGCACCCCAAAGAGGATGTCATGGAAGGTGGGCCGTTGTTCAGTCACATTCGCAAGTTCTACAACTACCAGATCACGAAACACTTCGGCTTATCCCTGAGTGAGTTTCTGGAGTTGCCACCGTTCGTGACTGAATTGCTCTACGACATCTGTCGGGCCGATGCCACGCAAACCGAATCCACCCACCGGTCGGTGCAACGCCAACTGGATCTGGATTTCACCGGTAACTAACAGCATAAGCCCCTCCCCACACGGGGAGGGGTCTATGTCGTGTTACGGGATCAATTCCAACACCGGACGCCAGCCATAGGCAATCGACGGGGTCTGTGTTGCGTTTACAGCTCCTGACGATGAGATGCCGTTATGGCCGCGATACAAGCGGTCCACAGAATCGATAGTCGAGATACGTTCCTGACAAATGGTCAATCGACCGTTACCGGTTCTAACAAACAGATCGGCGTCGGCGTACTGTGCGAAGTCGCCCACGGTGATGCCTTCCGATGCCATGGTATTGCTGTTGTTGCCATGCACGCCGTCATGCACATGGTACATCAAGCGGTTCCATTCGGAGCCGTGGGTCAAAGGCATGTCGTAACCCGTTTGCCCAACGGTAGGGTCACTGTTAGCACCGCGGATCAAACGCACCAGAAACCGATCCGTACCGATCGTGACTTCTTTGCCGTACACCACCCCCGCCTGGTCGAGCTGGTTCCAGCTCACGGTGTGTCGCAGCGGTCGTTTAGCAACGAACAACACTTTACCGTTCAAAGCAAATTTCAGCCATCCGCTAGTAGACTCTTGCGCAGTACCAGCACTCAATCCAACCAAAGCGGCCAATGCCGTGCCGTCGATCAAGTCAGCGCTAGCAACCTCACCGTACCAGCCGTGGTCGGTTGTTCCTACAGCTAGGGTTTTGGGACCCGGTCCAACCGGTGGAACAAATGCCTGTACCCCTACCGCCTCAAACCCCCCGGGGGTGAGGCCATCATGAATCCGCAGGGCTTTCTTCTCGGTATCGATCGAAAGTTCACCTGGTAGTAAAACTAAACCGTTGTTGTCCTGCGTGTTACCACGCTTGATTAGCGTACGCATGAAAAAGGTCCTTTGGGTTACTGCTGGACATACCGTAAATGAAAAAAAAAGAATCGGCGGCATAAACCCTCCCCGAAGGGAGGGGTTAAATCAGAACTGATCGCTCTCACCAAAGCCGGGCGTAAGCGGGTTCATGCGCAAGGTCGAGCCTTGGAAGTAGGCAATCAACCCACAACGTTCCATCGCACCGGCAATGTCACTGCTGTGATGGGGGACCTGCAAGAGTTGCGCGAGCTGGTTGACCAGCAACGGGAGGAGCGCCCGGTAGGTATCCTGATCCACCTGCTCGGCGTCCGGGATATTCACAACCGCCTGTTGCTCACCGATGTGCATCTGCAACATGCCCTTGGCGATGACCAAGCGCTCCAAAGCGCCGGTACCGGCGTATTCGGGTTTGGCCGGAGGGCGTTTGGCATTGACCTTATAAAAGGTGCCGATGAAGCTTTCCAGTTGCCCCGGAGGAAGAACGAGAGACATACGTGACTCCTGTTGGTTATGTGTGTTCTTACCATTGAACGACTACGTAGAAAAAACCCCTCCCGAAGGAGGGGTGTTCGCTAGATGCGCATGACCTTGTGGTTCAAGGCCCGACCATTGAAATGGTCCTTCTTGGAGTTGTGATACTTGACGCTCTGCGGACAGTCCATGCAGACCATGTACGTCATCCGCGGGGTATGGTCAGGGTAGTTCTTCATTCGCCGCAGTCGCCCGAGAATCTGGATGTTGTCCTTCTTCGAGTCGGTCGATTGCAGCAGCAGCACTTCCCGCAAGTCCGCAATATCCACCCCGGTCCCCGAAGACTTGATGGTCGAGACGGTGATGTCGTTGGTTTCCAGCTTACGGAAATCGCTGCCGGCCACGTGCATCCCCACCCGCAAGTCCGGGAAGGCGGTATTGAGGTACTGGGTTAGATGCTTGATGAACTCCACGGTGGCGCAGAGCACCAGGATCTTCTGCCCGGGAATCCGATCCTTGTAGTAGATGCCCGTGATGACCTTGCGCACCATCGAACAATACCGATCCAGCCGTTTACGATGCTTGAGCAAACGCGTCTCGTAGCGGGCATGGTTGTAGGTATTCTTGAAGGGTGTCAGAAAGTCCTTGGAGGTGATCCCAGGGTCGTTGTAGAGTAGACCAATGACGTTGATGTACTGGTCGTACTCCGGCAACGGGCAGGCCGTCTCCGCTGGTAACATCACATCGATCATGCGGGTGACAAAGTCACTCCCGGTGAACGGCGTTGCCGACAGATAGATCTGCTTGTCGACGTTGCTGAAGATGTCGGTGCGGAACACCAAACCTGGGTCTTCCTGGAACTCATCGTTGATCTGAATCCCCGCCCCCAGCGCCTCATGAAAGCGCGGCGGTGGTACCAGGTAGCCCATGTCAACGATGCTCTCGCCGAACTTCTCGTAGGCTTCCAGGTAGCCCCGGTAGGTCACCGAGGAGATCAGGTAAAGGTCATGGACCAGCTCCCCTTCCACGGCTTGGTTGATCAGTGCCTGCAATTCCGCCGAGCCCGACACCGTGCAGTAACGCCCCTCGATATCTTCGTAGACGTCAGCCAGGGCTTTAGTCCAGATGCCGAAGTATTTCGGCGGCAGCATGATCACAGTACGTTCGCCGCGCTTGGCCACTGCGGCCAGTGCCGAGAACGTTTTACCTTTGCCGGTTTGTAGATCCAACCGACGCGAGTGGGTGGTGTAATCGGCCAGGGCTTCGATGATCGGCACCTGGTAATCCATCGGTGTGAAATGGGGTTTGATGCGAAACGTCGCCTTGGTGGCGACCGGTACCGGAATGGCTACCTGCTCAATGCGCTCCGGTGGAATCCCGCGTTCGCGCAGAAAGCTCAACAGGTCTTTCAGTTGATGCCGATGAATGAACGCCTCTCGATGGTTTTCAGCCAATCCATAAAAGCGCTTTTTCAATTCCATCACCATGTGCCCGCCTTGATGGGCGGGGAGGCGACGGGGCTCTTTCAGGGTCAACCCTTCCAAAAAATGAGAGAGGTGTCGAAAAGTGTCCCGCGTGTAACCGCTGATGCGGACCCCGTGGGTATAGATTTCCAGTTTAACGATAGGTGTCATTGTATCTTACGGTTAGGGGGCCCGAAGACCCCCATCCGTCCCTCCCATGCCTAAGTCAGTCGACCTCCCAACATGACTAGGTCATAGGGGTGGTCGTTGCGCTTGGTATAAATGAAACTGCCAGGATTGATCAACGGCCTATCCTGCTTCTCAAACGCCATGGCATCGGCCAGGCTCCGGTTCATCATCAGCGTGTTGTATTTCTCAAACACGCCAGAGATCCCCGGAATTGGCAGTCGGTAATCCCGCTGAGTGGCGGACCTAACCATCATAGCGTATACCAGAACTTCGCAGTGGACGAGGTTGATGCTGAGCTTTTCGTTCAGCATGGTGGCAAACACCACCAAGGCCTCGACCGGATCTTTGTAGTTCTTCAGGAAGTTCTTGCGACCACGGTTGCTATCGTCCCCACGTTCTCCTAAGCGTTTGGTTTCAGTGTCACTACCCGAATGCAGGAAGCTTTGAATGCGTTTCATCACCTCGTACATGTTAACGTGCTTGAAAGGCAACGACAGGAAGGGTTTGCTGACATCGAAGGTGGTGATGTCAATCACCACGTTGTCCTTGGCGTCATGCGACCAACCTACCTTGGCGATATGCTCCAGCAGCTCTTTCGAGAAACTGGACTTGCGGTTGTACAACGATACCCGCAGCAATTCGCTGGTCTGCCCTTCGTCGCCCTCATCGACAATGATCTGCATCATGGTCAGGTTGCTGGCGTTACCCACCGGGTAGTCTTCCAGACTGGACAGCATCAAGATGTCCACCAAGCTCTGCACTTCGTTGCGGAATACCACAATCCGCTTCGACTTGCCCTTGAGTTCCCGCTTCAGGTACAGGTCCTGCTCGTCCTGATCGCGGTAACGCAAGTACTTGGCTTCAGTCTTACCGAGGTTGAATTTCTCCACCCGTGAGGTCGAATCCAAATGCTTGGTCGACAACACACTGGAGGTGATCTTGTCCCCCATGCTGACCGCACTGATGTGACCGATGTTGGTGCCACGGGGTACGCTGTAGGACAGGCGCCCGTAGCACACCGCGCAGATACCCGACGGATCGGGATGCCGGCACCCCAACACCGAACGCAGCTTGATCCGCTGACCGATCAGGTGTTTCTCATCGCCGTTGAGTACTTCCAGTTTGCCGTTCACCACATGGTACTTGCCACGCAGAGTCTTGAGCAGGCTTTCCATGACGGGGAAGTCAATCGGTTGACCGCCGCAATCACCGGGATGCAGACGCTGCACGTACTGGGCGATCAGCTGGGTCTTGCGGTTGAAGTACTCGGTATCGCGCAGCAGCTCCTTGTTATACAGCAACGACTTGGAGCCGGAGCGCGATTCGATCATGGCGTCGTGCAGTGAGTCGATCCCTTCCACGTAGCCTTTGGTGATCGGCTCCGGGAAAATGGTGGAATCGATGTCGGTCATGAACCCCCGGGGACCCACACACTGCAGCATCTGATCCATCTTCAGCGTACCCGAACGGATCGCCTCGGCCAACGGGTTACCGCGCAGCTGAGTCTGATCGTTGAACACATCCTTGATCTGCTTGTAGCAGACCTCCTCGATCGAGTACTGCGTTGGTTCGACCTTCTCGTTCGCCTCCTTGATTTGGGGGTGGTACATGACGTCCAAGACGTCGAACATCGACAACGTCGCTGGGAACGCCGACAACCGTACCGTGAATTCGTTGTAGAACCGGTTTACGGTCTGGAAAGCCAGTTTAGCCAGCAACTCCGGATCGACTTCTTCGTTACGGAAGCTGTGGATCGCCCAGATCACGGTATTGATCTGTTTGAGCATGGACTTACTGGTGAAGCGTTTGTCGCCCAGGTGAAAACGACTCGACAGCGGGACATCCGGGAACTGCCGCAGCGGTTCCCAGAGGTAGACCGAGGTGATGGTAGCGCGGGTGTGCGTCACCACCTCGCCGTCGTCGAACACCACGACATGGCGTTCTTCCGGCAGTGCCCAGAGGACATCGGCATCCAACGCCAAGAGATCGCGTGCATGATAACGGTTCATTTACAGAAGACCTCCTTCTTGATCGGCATAGAGCTCATCCATCGATGGGGTGTACTCCATATCACCGTTATCGGTGTCTGGAGCGTAGCGGAACCTCAGTCCCCGGCAGGCCAGCAAGTGCTCGGTGAAGGCCACCGGGCGTGAGCCACCGTAGGGAACCTTGGTCCGGTCCACCACCTTGTCGATATCGGTTGGCTTTGCAGCCTTGAGGATATTCTCGGTCGCGTTCATGTGCGCTTCCGGACTGTTGGACTGGTCCAACAACTCGACGGTGGCTTGCGGTCCCACCGTACAGATGTACGAACGGGTTTCCGACTCACCCAGAGCCCGCACCGGTGCCTGACGACCCGGGGTGGTCTGCTTGTCGTAGTTGTTGAGTTTGGAGGGGACCCCGAAGTGGTTGGTTTTCACCGACGCCACTCCGGACCAGTCCTCGCCGGTTTTCTCCAGCATCATCATGTACAGGCTACCGATCAATACCTGGTTGGCGGTGGTCACCACCTTCCCGGCGTTGTCGCGGTAGGTCACCTTTCCATAGTGTGGGCAAAACTCGCTTTCGCGGAGCTGCTTAACCATTTCCAGGTTGTTGACCGGGTTGTCCGGCGGAATGTACAGATAGATGCCATCGCGCAGCACCGCCGCTACGTGCCGGTAGTGATCATCGTCCCGATACAGCAGGTCATACTGCAGGGGGGCGACGATGGCGTAGTAGCGCAGCAACTGATCCCAGATCGCCTCTACCAGTTGCGGTTGCTCTTTGAGCTTGCTCAGCTGGAACTGGGTCGGTTGCAGCTTGGGCTGCAGCCCCGCTTGGACCCGCACCTTTTGGGTTAGGTCGCGGCTGGCGGCGTTGATGAACTGCTCGTAGAGACGGCCGATGTTCATGCGTTTGATGGTCGAACCACCGTAGATGATCACGTCGGCCCGGTTACCGTTTTCGTCGACCGGCATGTGGTCATCAGGCACTGTCTTGCAGTCAACGCCTTTCCTTTTGTCCACTTGGTTCGTTAGACCAAGCCGGTGTGCAACGACACCCGCCTGTGGTTTCCCACAGGAGCAGACTATATCTTCTCCCTCAGCCAAGCTGTTCGGGAGTTCCCCATTTCGGAGTCACTGACTCCTACACCGTGGTAAGCGGTTAGTCGTTGAACGTTTCTCGTATCTTGCTTCTCAGCAATATGTAGAGACTTCGCTGCGGATCACCCAATCCACACTACTGTTACCATACCCAGTTAGTTAGACTGGCCCCTCGACGAGTTTCCTGCGTCGGGTTGGTGAGTGTGACTCTAAGGGCATCCCCGCAATTAGAGGAATAATCTCTAGCCGTTACTGGCAAGAGAGGCAATTAATTACCACCATGAAAATCAGTAAACTTAAAACCGACTCCTGACGTCATCTTGGTTTCATACGTGACCTCCACACGCCACTCGTCCAATGGTTCCAGGCGGTACATGCGCGACAGCTTGCGCTTGTCCATCGCCACCGGCAAAAACAGCTGGGCTTCCACCAATAGAGTGTTGAATTCCTGAGTGATCACCAACCCCGCACCGCGGCGCTTACGTAGGCGCTGATACTCCTCCAGTAGGGTGCGGTAATACTGCACCTGGGCGTCGTAGTACTTGCGCGCCTGGGTATCCATACCCACCGGCGTCCACGACGGGTTCAACCGATCATCGTGGTAGACATTGATATCCACCACCACCGAACCCGGCTTACCGTACAGCGGGCGATCAAAGGCGTGATCCACGCAGCGCAGAGCACGCGGGGTCATCTCGGCCACACCCAGGTCGTCGTCGATCTCACGCAGGGCGAACACCAACCCGTCTTCGCGAATCCTATCGCCGATATCGGGGAAGGGTTTGTAATGGGTGTCGTCCCCGTACAGGTTCAATGGGAAGGCCTTGCGACCCCAGTTCCCCACCAGGGTGTTGTAAGTGGTGGGAGTCATGCGCTTGAGAAAACTCTCGGAGACAATGAAGCCGTCCTCGATGGTTCCAGGCAATGACATGAACGCCGCTTCGGCCTCGATTCCCATGCCGTACTGACCGTTCTCCCGCACCGCCGGCGAGGCGGCCAACACCTCGCCCTCGGCAATATACGCCCCCGGCGCCAGGCGTTCCCAGACATCACTACGGCGCTTGTAAGGAAAGCCGAAGTCCTGATGGAAGGAGGCAAAGTCCGGCACATGTAGCACCCCGATGCTTTTGTGCGGGTCGTTGAAGTCCTCGTAGATGATGGTGGTCAGCGGGTTATGCCGAATGGCGTCGGCGCCGATACCGGTGGGGTATTTGCGAATGATCTTGAGGATCGTTGCATCGCAGGGTAGTTTGATATCGAAGGTGTACTTCGAGTATTCGGTTTCCACCCCGGTGAAGTTCCGGCGTGGCTCGTTGCCGTCAACCATCGGACTCTGGCCGATGTGCGAGGCCATCATGGTTTTACGCGGACTCGACGAGTTGCGAAACCATGGATCGATGGCGTTAACCCCCAACAGGTCAACTCCAATCTCTTTACGTATACGCTCGGTCATGCTAAGTGCCTTTTTACTGAAGTGACTCCACAAGCGATGATATAGATCTCAATGCTTTTAGGAGCCCTGACATGGTATTCTCTGTTCACGCCTTGGCGGGCGATCCTGGCGACACCGTTTATTACGAACCCGGTTTCCGCACGGTGATCGAAACCCACCTGACGCTCCTGCGCAACCACCCGGCCACTCAGCGCAGCGCCATCAGTCCTGACAAATTGCACCAATACGAAGGCGACTTTTACGGACTGCTGGGTGAGCTGGGCGTGGGGATGGAACTGCACTGGATTTATCTGCGCGTCAACGGCATGGAAAGCCCTAATCAGTTTGGTCGTCAACTCCGCGATCCGTACATCAAGGAGCAACGGTTCCAGCTACGCCGACCACCGACGGAAATGATCAGTGATCTACGCACCTTGTACCTCACTACACGGCGGTAGTTGCAACAAAAAAAGGAGGAGTCCCCAACGGGACTCCCCCTATGCCGTAGCTTAGGGTTGCTTACAGCCGACCGGAGTCCTGACCGTTATTCCACGGCAGGTTCTGGGCGGCGGCAGGCGGTTGGCCGTAAGGCATTTGATAGCCTGTCGGTTGCTGCGGCGCTTGGGTGGTGGCGAACGCTTGTGCGAACGGGTTCGCCGGTTGCTGGGGTTGTTGCGGCTGACCGCCGAGCCAAGCCGGACGGCGTGGGTCGGTTACCGGATAGGCCGCGTAGCGGTTGGGTTGTTGTGGTTGACCATACGGACTGTAGCCAGCGGGCTGCTGATACGCACCATACGGCTGTTGGGGCTGTTGCGGGTACGCCGGTGGCTGCGGTGGGCGGGTACTGTTAAGGAAGTCCTTGACCGACACCGTTGCCTTACCCGACGCCTCTGCTTCCTGCCTGGTCGCCGGGCGGGTTTCTACCGCAGGACGTGCCGGAGCCGTAGCCGCTTGTTGACGTGCCGCGGGTGCAGCTTGCGGTTGTGGCGCCGGGGTCGTTTCGTCCTCCTCATTGATGCCGCCTTGGTTACCGCGCAGGGCCGGGATCTTTTCGTAGAACTGCCCGAGATTCTCCAGCTCTTCCAAGTAATCCAGCGGCAGCGGAGACAAGCTCATGTCCATCGCCTTGGCGTAGCGATTGATGATCTTGTTCTGCTGCGTGGCCGCCTTGGTGTACGCGCGCAGGAAGGCGTCGAAGAACGGCGCGATCCGGGAATCCGAACCGGCACTGTACTCCTCCGGACTGTCACCGAACGGCATGATGTGGTGCAGCAGCGCATGCAGGGTTTGCTTGTCCTTCTTGCGCAGCTTCACGCCGAGCGGCGCATCGTCATCACCTTCCAGCAGGTCCATCAGCGGGAAGCGAATCACGCAGAGACGATTGACCTTCTTGCCGTCATACTTACCGCCGTTTTTCAGGTAGAGGGTGATCAGCTGATTCTTGGCCATGGCCTTTTCGGTCAGCTGTTCGAAGGCAGCCAGCGTTTTCTTGTCGGCATGCGGCACCTTCTTCAGGTACTCGCCGCACGCTGGCGGCAAGTCCTTGTGCAGGCTGGGCTCCGCTGCCACCGCCAACAAGCGGGTGGCCAACTCCAGGAAGTTGTGAGCCAATACTGCCCGAGCAGTACGCTGCATGTGCACCAACACCGGCGAGGCGGCGCGGCGGGCAATGCTTTCCGACAGCGGATGGAACGGCTGTAGGTCCTCGGTGAAGCCCTTACGCAGCCACGCATCCGTCGGCAAGACCAACCGCCGCTTGTCCACGCTGGCCGGAATCACGGTGCCGTCCGGCGCCATGAAGCTGATCAGCCCCTCGTCATCCACGCGGTAGCGCAGCGCCGAGAGTACGTGCTTATAGAAGTCCTGAATCGTTGTCATAAGAAGGTCCTTGCTGGGGAATGCTCACGCCCGGGTAGGCGCTGGGTTGCTGGTGGTAGGCCTGGTGCGGCTGGGTCATGATCGGCTGGGCCTGGCGCTGAGCCGGGACGGCGTTCTCGACCAGGAACATCAGGTCGTTGGAGATCAGGTTCGGCAGGTCACGACGGTGGGTGATAATCGGCGCGAACAACGAATCGCTGAAGGTGGGTGCCACGTACCGGCGTACGGGTTCACCATCAAGCGAGATGTCGATCACACTGTCTCCGGCCAAGTCGCTGGCCATGCTGATCTGAAAACCGATTTGGTTGTGGTGGGTAATGGTGTTCAAGGCGTCGGTTACCAGGCGACGCTGGAACTCCGTCAGATACGGAATCATCGGGAGGTTGTCCACCACACTACGGGTGCTGTGTTCGTGCAGATGGATGGCGTAGTCCCCCAAACCCCGACCGTTAGTCACAGCGAAGCTGATCGAACGGATAAAGTTATCCATCATGATCGAGGGTACCACCTGGGCCAGGGTCGATGCCGCAAGGGTCATGCGATCCGAACCCATCCACTGCTCGCTTTGCTCGGCAAAGTTCACCTGGCGGATAGAACGGCCGTCATCCAACGAGTAGTTGAGCACGCCGGGTCTGTTCAGCTCCGGACAAATCCGTTGCAGGTCGGCCAGGGTGACAAAGCCGCGCTCCATGAAGCCGGCGCCGTCCTTGAGTTTGGCAAAGAACAGGTTCTTGTGGATGTCCTGGTTCGCAGCATGGCTCTGGGCCTCACCGTAAATCAGGTCCCGGTCATTCACCAGGTTCTCGTCCTCACTCATCCGCGCTTCGCTGATGGCATGGTTGTAAGCCTGCAGGGTATCGGACAGATACCGCGACGGGGCAGTGTCACGGCGGCGCGAATACTTGTAGGCCCCACCCTGCCCTACCATGTTGCGGGCATCGTAGGTGACATCGAAACCGCCCGGGAACTGTCCCGTGGCCGCCATCATCTGTGCCATGTGCTGGGTCTGTCCCACCCCGAAAACATCCTCAGGGCGGATCAGGAACGCTGTTGGCTTATGGTAGTAGCCATTAGCCGGAACATCACCCGACATGTCCAGCGGGGACACGATCTGATTGGCGCCGATGACTTGCGCCTCCACCACCGGGCCGTTGGGGGTCTGGCGGATGAAGTCGTTGACGATGGTCTCGGAGTTGAAGTAGATCCGCATGTTCGGATCAAGGTGATTAAAGGATGCGTCGCACTGGTCAGTATACCCGAAGTAGACACGCTGGGTGGCGGTCCCGGCGAAGGGGTGGCGCTCAACCACACGCATCAGGAAGCGGAACCGGCGCGAACGCCAGCCGTGGGCGATGTTGACCGGCGCTTCCACCGTGGCCTGCGGGCGGATGATTTCGCCAGCTACCGACTCCACCGCCGCCACACCGAGGTTTTGCCCACCCCGGGTGTTACGAACCAGTTCATCGATGTGGTGAGCTTCGATGTGAGTCTCGAATGGACGCAGACCTTGCTCCTGATAGGTCCCGGTCTGGGTCAGGATAAAATCCACGATATGGACTTCGGCATTTTGGTGACCGAACATGTTACACCTCGTCTCTTACTGCAATCGTTAACGGTTGAGTTTGGCCAGATCAATGACCAGCTCGGTGATTCTGCTTTTTATAGTAGGAGCAACCACTAGCAATCCCCGACCTTCCGGTTGACCTGCCAATTTACGCAGTTCCCGGGGGCCATGGTAGTACCAGTTACCCGCCATGATCAGGCGAGTGAGGTTGTTGATGCCAAGGGCGGCGACATTGCCATTGCGGGTCGAGCCTTCCGGATCGTTCGCTTTGGCTTTCTGTGGCTTGACGTGCGGATACAGGAGCATCAATTCATCCACGTACTTGCGTGAAATCCTCGTACTCGACCGCGGTTGTTGCGTGATCCCAGGGATCTCCTGATCGGTGGTGTTGATCCGCTCCACCTGCAACAGGCAAGCGATGTCCATGTACCCCCAGTGCCAAAGCAGTGCTTGTGCCGTGGCCAGCAGGCGATTGACTGCGGCCTTGGGAATATGATAGAACGCCCGCGGCGAATAGGCTTTGGCCAACACCCATTGCGCCAGACGAATCTGGTGTTCATGGATCTGGACCTTGGCCACATCCGGCAAAACCTCGATAGTCCGGTCCAGTAGCTTCAGGTCGACCGTGGGATCGACTCGTTGCGCGAGCCCTGCCATGTTCTCACTGAACACCGTGAACAGCACAGCGTCGCCATGGGCAATGCGTTGCTTGACCTTGTAGCCTTCGAGCAGGGAGGTCTTGTCATCTTCGTCGCGGCCTTCGCCCTCTGGGCGCTTCTCATTGACCCGGTCCGTGGTACGGCGATCGGTGGGTTTGAGGTTGGACTTGACGTAACGGTAGACGTTGGCAATGATCGAGTGGGTGGCGCTGTGGTCGCAGAGCGGCACAATGGTCAGACGCCGAACCAAAACCTTGGCCTGTAGCCAGATCGGGATCTCGGCACTCCCCATCCCCTCCCACAACCGACCCAGGGTGATCGGTGTGTCCTCGGTGGTGATACGGATGTAGTTGTGCAGCTTGTCGAACGCGGGGTTATCAACCGGCCAATTGGTGATCTCCGTTTCGTTGATCAGTCCGACTGCCTCCATTTCCTTGTAGAGGTCGTTACCCACACCCTGACCACCCTGGTCGATGTATTCCCCCCACACCGGCAACATCGGACGTAACGCCAGCGACAATGCCGCCAGGTTGATGTAATCGGCTTTGAGGTAGGTCTGCTCAGCGTTGTTGTAATGAGCGTCGGCGGTGATGGTGTCCTGAATGTCCGAGGGGATATACAGGTTACCGCGGGTCAGCAACCACTTGGAGAAGCTGTCCAGTGGCATGGCCTGATACATCAGTACGATGTGCCGGCGCAGGTACTTGCTGATGTGGAACGGGTCCATGACCTGCTCTAGGTAATGCTTGAGCTCTTTGTACTGCTCCCAGACTTTCTCCTGAACGTCCGCCCCCATCCATGCCCAGTAGGCGTTGATTTCATCGAACACCCGCAGCGGGTCATTGAGCTTGACCTTGCCGTAGGTGCCCACCGACCACACCAGGCGTTCGCCTTTGTGGACTGCGGCGACCTCGGTAAAGCCACTACCCTGGATTTGCGTAACCTCAAGATGCATTTCGGTTGGCCTCGTCTGTATTAAACACGTGTCCTTCGTTGTGGACCTTCGATTTGATAATGTAGATCTTATTTCAACTCCAATCGGACTTAAGAGCACAGACCCCAGGGACAGCCCTGGGGTCTATTTAGTTGCTTACAGCCACTCGTCGAAGTCGTCGACCTTGTCGTCGACACGCGGGGCGCTGTTGCCGCCGCCGTTGTTGCGGTTGTAACCGCCACCACCACCGCCATTGCGGTTGTAGCCACCACCGCCACCACCCTGACCCGGGACCGGCGCCTTGGCGACGTTCTTGGCGTCGGGATTGAACTCGGTGACCAGCAGCTGCTGGACCAGCGGGCCAATCGACAACACGAAGCCCACGGCGTAGGCCGCCGACACTTCGGCTTCACTGACCTCACTACCGTCGCCATGCTTCATGGCATGGTACTTGGACGGACCGAAGAAGAACTGGATCTTAGGGCGGTTGTAGCCGAGCACTGCGATGTACACCTTACCGCTGTCGCGATCCTTGCCGATCTTGACGGTGGCCAGGGTCACCGGTTTGTCGAACTTCTTACCGGCGACGAAGTCATCGACGTACTCGAAGGCGTAGGATTTTTCGTCACGCCCTTCGGCAATTTCACGCAGCTTGTGCAAGATTACCGCGAACGTGGCCAGATCGGTGTTGAAGTCGATCTTGCCGTTGTTCTTGTCGTCCTGGACGTTGGTCTTGACGGTCAGGCGAGGGACGTTACCAAATACCTTGACGCGGAAGTTGGGACGCTTGTTGCTGCCCGCCACCGGGTCGGCGTACAACCAGGTCGACATGACGTCGAGCGGGTTCGGCGCGATGGGCGGACGATTATTGTTGCGATCGTTCATGGGGGTAGACTCCAGGTCTGTGAAAGCGGCACGGTCAAGGCGCCATAGGTCCTTTGAGGCAATGCCGTTGGGGAAGGAGTAGGTGTTCTCGTATTATTAAGCTGGGGCGTAAAGTTTCTCAGCGTGACATCAGGGTGGCGTAAGTCTGGCGGAGTACCTCGCCGCCATAGCGACTCACGTCGTCCCGGATCTTCTCAATGGTGGTCACCGCACTCCATTTACGGCTACCGGCCAGTTGTTTTACTTCATCAAGTAGTTTCTTGGGGAAGCTACTAAACAGCACGCCCTCACCGAACAGCTGCAGGGTAAACGCATTGAAGGGGATGTGGTGGTCCACGGTCAACCCGTTTAGCTTACTGCACCACTGGCTGTAGCCCTTGAGTTTACCGGTGTGTGATTCCAGCAGGAATAGGCTGTCAAATTGAAACCGCCACAGCAACTCATGCGGATAATGCGTCAGCAGCGCCGCCACCTGCGGGGTGGTGGGCGGTTGCTTTACTACATTAGCCACTGGCAGTTTCTCTTCAATCACCTGATCCAGCACCAGTTTCAGCACGGTGGCTTCCAGGTGGGCTTGGTAAATTTGTTTTTCGGTTTTAGGCTCCTTGTAATGGGCATGGGGAAATTGCCAGCGGACCTCCGACAGGTCGTTGTGATAAATCACCAGCTGGTAACGTCCCTTACCCTGTTGTTGAACGATGTCCTGCAGACTGCGAATCTCCTCTACCAGAAGGTCCACTGCCTGACTGACTGGGGCCGACCGTTGCTGGTCGGCCTTCATCGACGCGTAGAAGTTACGGATCAGGGTCCGCAGGTTCACCCACAGCGCGTTCACCCGCCGCCCAGCAGTTGGGATCGGCGGTTGGTTGGGGTGGATCTGAAACAAACCTTCCAGCGCCAACGAGGTCCCAATTGACAGGGGGAACTGCCCCGTTTCACGCTCGATGTATTCCATTTAGATCAACTCCGCTAAACGCTGCAAACACCGCTCGGTGACTGCGGTATCAGGACTGTACTTACCCAATTCCTGCCCGACCAATCCCGCCAAGGACTGGGTGTCGATGGGAACAAACTCCGACATGTCCATTTTCATGAACGTGTCCAGCACCGACGCCCGTTCTTTCTTTTTGTTATCATCGATCTTGAGCGACCACTCGTAATCCGGATAGAGCTTTTTCAGCCCGTCCAGGTCGCCGGTGACGGCGTCATGGGCATCACAGCGCAGCCGGATGGCACTACCCTTCGGTAAGCCATCGAGGTGTTTGCGTATCTTGACATTGGCCTCCTTGGTGTCGAGCCCGTGCAGGGCCAGGGTGTCGTACCGTTTCGCCCCTTTGTTCTCGACAAAGGTCACCCGAAAGTCATCCGGGGCCCGCACTTCAATATCGAAATAGCCTTTGGGGCCTTCCTCACCGTGCGTGAGGCGATCGAAGGACCCCGCCGGCAGAATGCGGTCGCGGGGATTGGCGAGGTGGACATGACCGATCATGATCAGGTAGCGCACCAACTCCAGATATGCGGCGCTGTCGTGCGTCGGTTCGGGTACCATGGCCGGTAACTGGTACTCGAAGGCCCCGTGCATGATGGCGAAATCCACCTGCTCCAGCCCACGCTGTTTCATCAACAGACGCACTTCGGCGAGGGTCTCGGTGGTATCCGGGCGCCATTTGTCTGGAACAAACAACACGTCGATGGCGAACCGATCCAGACGAACAATCGCCAGTTCCGTGACGTAGTGTAGCTCCACCGGGATGTTGGCGTTTTGCTTCTGTTCCCAAAAGAACCGCGACTGACCCCGATCGTGCGAAGGAGTTCCCTCCACCACACAGAGCACCACGTCGAGATAGGCACAGCGGTACAGCAGACGAGTGACCCACCGGTTGATCTGGTGGACCGCGTCATCGGCATTATGCAGCAGGCGGTCGAAGATATCGCCGGTCAGCACCAGCATATCCACATCCTTCAAGCTGGTGTCGCTGGTCAGGTACCGGTCCAGGTTGGCAATGATCGAAGCGGTGGAGGTCTGATGGTGCCCCAGGTGAATGTCCCCCGCCTGCTTGATCCGTAACACACCCGGGGTCTTAGTGGCCTCAGTCTTCATAGTCGTCCGTGAAGCTCGACCCGCTGGACGAGGCTACGGTCGGTGCCGTCGGTGCCGTCGACTCGACCCCAGGTACTGCAGTCAAACGGCGGTTGTAACGGGCCAGGATCTCCTGAATGGGTTTGATCACCACCTCCACGTAATCCGGAACCTTGGTCATGTGCGTCATGAAGTTGAGGATCTTGGCGTTGACATGGCGTCCACCCAGATCGACGTCGCGACTCAGGCTGCGCAGGAACATCTCTGCGCTCATCCCGCGCCCGGTGGGAATGGTGGTCACCGGCGATTGCACCAGCGCAGGTACGGTAAAGAGGACCTTGTCCAGGTCCTCGTTATCCAACACCTTAAGGGGCTTCGTCAGCTCACCTACGTAACGTCCGTAAGCGGCAAGGGCATCCTCGCCAAAAGGGTTTTCCAGAATAGGAAGAACCTCCTGCTCGAACAAGGCCTCGGTGATTGTGGGGTTGCGGCGCTGCTCGCCAGCCAGGATCATTTCCGGGGCATTACCCAGCAGCAGCTCTTCGTGGGTTTTCGAGCTCACGCAGTCGGCTCCTTCTTGTCCACCTTGTAGATGTTGACCATGACCACCGGTTCATCGGCCGTGGCATGGCTGTGATAGTACTGTTGCAGCAGGGCTGGGTTCAGCTCTGGGAAATGGACTTCCTTCCAGTCGCCCTCAACCATAGCCAGCAGCTGGATATTACCCTCGACGTCTTGGCGCATAAGCATCGTGTGCTCGGTCTGGGCCTCCTCCGACGGGACCGCCGCAATGCTGAACTCGGGTTTTACCTTCTGCACTGCCACCTGGCGTTGCCGACGGGCAGTCTGCACCAGGGAGAGCCCCAGCATTTCCAGGGTGCGGCTGCCGTGGTCCTTGAGGTCACCGACAATGTTGAGGACCGTCTCTTCCAGCAGGGCTACCTGCTTTTCCAAAGCGGCAATACGGCGCTCTTGGCGCTGCTCCGGGGTTTCTTCGGAGGGGGTGAGAATCTCGGTGTTTTCAGTGCTCATGACAGTTACCCATTATTGATCTTGATGATGTCAACCAGCTTCGAGTTCAGGAACTGCACTCGACGCCCTAATGAATGCTCGCGCCCGTCTTCACGGACAATACAGCGGAACGTGATGGTCAGCTGCCCGGGTTTGTTGGGGTCAGCTTCGGCCACATCAACCACGGCATCAACCGACTCGCCAAAGTACCCGCGCATCAACTGCTCCAGGGCTTTACCTACTTCGGCCTGAAGAGTGACCTCGTCGTTGCCGTAACGCTGGACCAGGTACTGCAGTGAAATCAGCTTACCCTGGTAGAGCACCGACTGCGACTGTTCGGTGGTGATGAAATACGACAGGGCAAAGTCGCCCTTTTCCTCGATGGTCTTGACCCAGCCCTTGCTGGACAAGGTTGGAATCGACGTACCCATGGGTGTCTCCTCTTGGTTAGCATACTATCGCCAACCCTAGACTTTTCTGTTGCGATTAGTGGCACGCCAGTGACGGATACGGGGTGGCCAATCCAGCTTTAAGCTCCCCCAACTCCAAGTATCGATGATCGGGACGCGAGTGTTTGACTAGACGAATGTTCAGCTGGGCGATGAGGTCTTTGGGTTTTACCGCCGGACCCCGGACCAACCGATCGGTGTACTGCAAGTACCAAAAGCGGAAGACTCCTTGATGCAGCAGGTCAAAGAGAACCTTACACATGTCGTAGCGCGGGATCGACCCCGCAGCGGTCGGCACTAGCCGCTGCTGTAGACTGTCGATGAGATACTTCATGCGATCACCCTTACCGCGGTATATCCGGCAGAGCCAGATCGCCTCGATCTGGTCTTGTTCCCGTATCACCTGCTCGAAGGGAGGTGGGGTTTCGTCAAAGAACAACTCCAAGGCCTCGGCCATTTCCAGGCCAATACTGGCTGGTCCCCGTATTCTTATACCACTCATGGCATCCCCTCGCGGCGAAAAAACAAAGTCAAGTAAAGAGCCCCTCTACCGAAGTAGAGGGATCTAAAAGAAAGCGACGATGTAACCCAAGTTACTACGTACGTGATATAGATCTCAAAGTGATTTCATTCCACCCACGGGCATAAGGGAGGTGGGCCGGAGCCCACCCCCGCCGGGTTACAACATGGCGCCGTACTGGCTAGTGGGGTCTTCACCTCCCTCCTCCAGTAGGCTCTTGACCAGATCCCAGGTGTTGAGGATATCGATCTTCTCGTACAGCGTGAGCTCTCGCTCATCGTCGCTGAGCGGATCGTAGTAATGCCGCAGGACAAATTCTTTGGAATCGTCTTCCGGCACGACCACCACTCCGTTCATCACCCGACGGTAGTCAAAATGACTCTCACCGACCGCATCGCCGTGGTAGTTGGTATAGTTCTCGCCATAACCTTCCACTTCCTGGTTCAGGTAACGCGCCCGCAGTGTAGGTTCGGCCATCACCCACCGCTGCATGATTGGCCCGGCGGTCTGCAGTGCCGCCAGGGTCTGTAGCGGTTGGATCTTGTTACCTGACCAAACATCGTCCATCTTGTTGCGCAGGTTCCGCAGCATCTGCAATGCCTGGCTTTCGGAGATGGTCTGGTACATCGTCCGAGCCCGCTCGAAGAAGGCCTGACCGGTAGCACTCAGGGTTTGGGTCACCGCTTGTGTGTGCTGGGCAAACCACTGTTTCGTGGACTCGTCCGGCAGGCCGCCACCCAATGCGTCGATCAGGTCGGCGCCGCCTTGTACATAGGTGGCCATACGCCCTCCTTAAGTTTCAGGTAAGTAATCTGCGTGCAGCCAACTGACCACCGTATCCACCACCGGACCCTGCAACTCCAGGTTACCGGATAGCTCGTGCGGGTCGTCCGGCGACATCACCCAGAGGTGGGGCGCCAGGCGACTGGTCGCTGCCCGCAGTTCATTGTCCAGGATCAGGATGAGATTGAGCTGGTCGCCGTCGAAGTCCGCGTTAGGGGCACGCAGGCACATCACCGACATGGCCACGGTGTTCTCGTGAATGTTGGTGTTGACCTTGGTGATCCGGAACTGCTGAGTGGAGCCACGCTGGAGTGTGGGATTTCGCTGAAACATACAGGGTATCCCACCCTGCGGTGCTTCCGCAATCAGTTCTCGGAACAATTCATCCAACAGCGCATTGTACTGCAGTACATGACTGTAGATAAATTCCAACGCGGCGTTGGCGGTGTAGCCACGCTTGAGCAGCTTGTTGATCAAATGGTACTTGAACAACTGGGCAGCCATCCCCCAAGGGATATGCAGTTCATCGTAGTCGTGCGGGTCGCTGATACTGGAGATCACCGCACGACCACTGAAATGCAAGCGTGAGCCGAACACATGGCGACGATAGATCCCGGGTTTCTTCGACAGACGTTGCTTGGTGTAGGTGTCGTAGAACCTGGCCAGTTCGCGAATGGTTTTGGCCACTCGATTCTGGATCACGATCGACTTCAGCGGATACGCCGTGGACCGAATGCTGGCCATGGTTAGCACCGCATCCATCGCCAGACCCAACGGCTTGTCGATGTACACGCCCGAGGTGGTGGATTCCACCACGAAGCAGATCCGCGAGGGGATCGGTAGGTGTTTGGGGAAGAACTTATGTTTGTTCTGTTGAATGAACAACCACAGTTCGGTTTTGTTGGCCTTGTTAGAATCGACAATCCCGGAGTTGAAGAAGAACTCCATAATCTCATCGAAGTGCTCGATGAAGTAGTTGTAGCCACGCTGGAAATTGCGTGCTTGCAACTTGTCGATCTTACGAAGGGTTTCCTTAGAGACGATCCGGTCCTGCTCGAAGCGGTAGCCGGTGTTGGTCATGTATTCCAGGAAGTTGAAGTCCTTGACCTTCAGCACCGGTTCCAGAATCATCCAGGCCTCGGGATTGAACAATCCCCGCACGCCCTCAGGAGCTCTGATCCACAGAATCGACTCGATTGGTTTGTCAGTGGTACCCTGCACCACGCTGTTACAGACCGTGCACTTAACCCCGATGCTGTACACCCCAGTCAGGGTGCCGCAGTCACAGGACGCGGAATGCTCGATGGTGTCGGTGTCTTGGTAATGGGTGAAGAGGTGGCGATCTAAGGCCGCTTTTTCCTCAGGGATACTCGTGTTGTAGTCGTTGACCACAATCGGTTCGATATCCAACTGCGCAAATTCATCGTCGAAGTCAACGAGCTCTGCATAAATACCCATCTGTTTCTCGCTCTTCGAAAGGGTAAACGGAACAAAAAAAGAGAGGAGCCCGAAGGCTCCTCTCTCTACCGCTGGCTGATCACTCAGTACAGGCGACCGCTACCAGTCACGCCACCGTAGGCAGCGGGGTTGTAGCTGGCACCGGCCGGCTGACCGTAGCCCATGTTGGCGCTGCGGCTGACGGTGTACTGACCGACCATGGTGTTGCCGGTGAAGCGCTGACCGCCCATGATGCTGGTCATGTTCTCGAAGTCGACAGTGACGCCGGCTTCGCGAGTGGCCAGATCCAGAGCCTCGATGCACTGCGGAGTGAACAGCAGGCGCACCGCGCGACCAGTGATCTTCAGCGACTTGCTGAGGAACTGACGCTCGAAACGCTCACGCTGCTGCAGGCGCAGGGCATGCGGGATGGAGGTGTCGCACAGGGTGCGGTACCACTCCATGAAGTCACCGACGTTACCCTGAGTCAGGTTCAGCATTGCCAGCACGTCGAGGTCGCGGATGTCGCGCTTCTCGCCGTCTTCGCCGATGTAGTGACCCAGGTGGATTTCCTGACCGTACGGAACGACCAGGGCGTTCTCACGCGCATTGAAGTGCGCGCTGAAACGACCACCGGTGAGGTTGTCGGCTGCCTGGATCAGCTTCTGGATCGCCTTGGCCTGGTTGGGACCTTCGAACGCCGCATCGATCAGGTAGTTCTCGATAGCAGCATGGTCGCCGACCGGATTGACGTCGATCAGGAAGCTCGGCTGCGGCTTGACCAGCGCGCCCATGAGTTCGATGAAGTCCTGCTCCGTGAAGGAGTCGGACTTGGTCTCGATCTTGGCACCGGCCTGGGTCAGGTAGCCCAGAGCGCCGATGTCGCGCGGGTCAACACCCTTGCGGCCCACTTGCGGCAGGAACGCCTTCACCCACTGGGTGCCGGCAGTGACGCGGTAGGCGTTGGAGAGTGCCAGCCAGTACAGCTCAGGAGTCTGGGCCTGAATCCAGTCCGCCTGGCTCACGTCAGTGATGACGAAAGTGGGCGTAAAGATAGGCTGCGGACCCTGCGGCTGCTGACCCCAGCCCGGAACCTGCTGCACCACCGGTGCCGGGGTGTATTCCAGGTTGACGAAACCGGCCACGGAGTTGAACTGCGTTTCACGCTCGTAGTAGTCCTCCTCCTGGGACGCCTGGGCGCTGGTGCGGTTCATGTTGATCAGGATGTCGGAACGTACCGGCTCACCGACGACGTTGTAGCTCGGCTCGCCAGTCAGGTCGATGCGCGCGGTCAGGCGCTCATCGGCACGCTTGACTTGAGCGGCGTTGAACGGTACTTCGCCCTGCACCTTGGCCTTGATGTCATCGCAGCGGTTGACGCTGGTGATCAGCAGGCGGCTGGTGGCCAGCTCGTCCTTGAAGTCGAAGTCGGTCGGCACGACCAGCGGGCCGGCGTCGACGACCACCAGGTCGTTCATGCCACGCTGACGACGCAGGAAGTCGGTGAGGCGACCCCAGTAGACGTCGTTGAACACGTCCTGCGGGCGAGTCGGCAGTTCGATACGCTGAGCGCCGTACTGCTCAACCTTCGGCTTCAGGCGCACGCCTTCGGAATCCAGCAGCAGGGTACGCACGGCGGCGTAAACGGTGCCCGAGCTCTTGACGAACTTGGTCACCAGGATGGCACTCAGACCAACGCGGTTGGCGTCGCGGTCGAAGCGGATCAGTTCGAAGTCGTCGGTCAGACGCTGGGCTTCGAGGGCCTGGCGGGCCGCTTCCTTCAGACCACGCAGGGCTTCGGCGCTGTGGGTCTCGCTGCTGTCGTAGGTGCCGCTGCGACGCAGGACCTGGTTGATGTTACCCATGCCGACGTGCGGCTGACCTACGCCGGCGCCGACACCGGCCTGGCTAGCGTACGGCTGTTGCGGCTGCGCTTGCGGAGCGGCCTGCTGGGTGGTGGATTGGTTCTGCTCATTACGGTCGTTAACGGCCATCTTTCAATACCTTTTACAGTGATGGTGGTTGTGAGATTCGCGCGATCTCATTGGTGCAATGCTCGATGCATGCTCACCCAAGTGATATGGTTTTCAAGTTTTTTTCAATCAACCGGAAACCCACCTGCTTGAACATACGGGCATAGGGGACGGACCCGATGTCGCGGCATCGAGTTGTGAGGATGTATACCCTCGCTATACTATTACACACTGAGTAAAAGTTTTAGTTATTTCTCAGTGTTCGGCCCATGGGTGGGAATGCCGGCGGCATCCAACACGGCGTGAGCTTGTTCGTCGTCCAGCTGACTGAAGTCGGCCGGTTGGGTAGCGGTCGCTGCGTAAATCTCTTTGCGTTCGTCCAGGGTCAAGGGACGGGTATTGACAATGGCTTCGGCGTCGACCACCGAGAGGTGGGCGCTGCGCCGCTGGTAGTGGATACCGAAGTTCAACAGCACCGACTGCTGGTCTTCCAACGTGCGGATGAAGTCAGCCACCCGCCCAACAAAGGTCGACAGGGTTTCGTCCTTCTCATGGAAGAGTGTCTTCAAGCGCGGCAGCTTGGGCATGCCGGCAATACTGGCCGGCTCGCCGTCTTCCCGCCAGGACAGCTGTGCCACCAACTGCGGCGGCTCCTGGGTAACCTCCCAGCGCTTGTCTTCCTTACGGTGGTCTTTGAGTAGGTCGTTGGCATTAAAGCCAGCCACCGGTTGATGGACACCCAACATGAGGGCGCGCTCGACCGCCTGCATATGCTGGATCGCTTCGCGCACTTGCGTTAAGGTAACATTCTCCATGGGACTCTCCTTTAATAGAGTAGTGGGGGACAGATACCAAACCGATAATATAGATCTCATTCCCTTTGTATTGCAGGTACCCCACATGTACGATCTGTTTCGTCAGCCGGCCCGACGGTTTACCGGCGAACTGACCTTTCCAGAATTGCCGTACCTGCGTCGGTCGTTTGCCCAACAGCTGGACGACGTGAAGGCGTACTACCGCCGCTTTCCTAAGCGGGTGGATGCGGACAACCTGTTGGGTAATCTGCTGCTCCATATACCCCAACGGACTGATCTCGACGACCGCCGGTATTTGCGTTTCGTAGAAGACACCGCACAGGGGGTGGCGCGGGCGTTTGGTCTCACCTCCAGTACCTACCGCGGGAAGGTGCACGAAGGTGGGGTGACCCTAGGCAGTAAAACCGATGAGGTGGTGCTAGTCTCCTACGGGGTGGTGGACGTTAACAATGCCAAACGGGATTGGCGCAACTGGGCGGCCTATCGTTACCTGTACCACACCCGCACCGATCTGGGTATGCCGATCCCCAACAACACCACACCCGGGAAAGGTTATGGGGTGGCGGTGCTGGACATTCCGATGCTCGCCCTGCAGTACCGTTACTGGTTACAGCAACAGAAGGAACGCTTCGAGCAGAAAGAAAGCGTGTACCGCTTTATTGGCGGGGTGGTGTTACCCAACACCATTGACAGCTATCTGGACATCGCGATGTTCAATCGGCTAGCGCGACAAGCACAGGGTATCGGCATGAGTCGCTTTCCCACACCGCATCCGTTTTACCTGACGGATTTCTCTGGGCGGGTAGACCTGCTCTGTCAGAAGATCCTGGCCAGCCAGGAGCGCCGTAGCGATGATTTAGAACAGGTGGTGGCCACCACCCCCATGCTGGTGCAAGACCGGCTCTGGGACGTTCTCCGGCTACCGAAGGACCCAGTGACGCGGGCCAACGAGTGGGCACTGCAACTCGCCCGACTGCCCTACGTGCGTTACTTGATCGAAACCGCCGTACGTGGGGAGCGGGGCGATCGGCAGTACCTGAACGAGCTCTACACCTCGCTGATGGAAGCCGGGTATGATCAGGTCTTTGCTGGCGTAGGTTCGCCAGAGATAGTCAAGCACTACCGGCAGCAGTTGCGGGGCCTAGTGGCCCTGCTGGAAGAGAAAAAACAAGGGTGGACATAAGCCGGAGGCCCCAGTGGGGCCTCCGTTATGCCGTCAGGCGTAGTCTGGAAAACAAACCCCGTAGGTCGGGTTCTGTTCGTAATTGAAGACATTGCTGGGTCGGTCGGTGGCGTCTTCGGTCACCACCTGAAACAGATCCGGTGTGATGTTGACCTTAATGCGCTTGACCTGTTCGGTCTTTACCCGCATCGCCACCAAGTAGTCCCACGCCTCGTATTCGACTTCGCCACCCTCACAGGTGAAGGTTTGGTCGTGCTCGGCCCCGTGGACAATGGTGCTGACCTTGCTTTCCTCAATCTCAACGCAAACTTTACGCACCGCCTGAGTGTTGTTCGGATCGAGGTTACAGGGCGATCGCGTGAGGTATCCGTAAATCGCCCCTTTGAGATGAACAATAGACATACGTGCCTCCATGGCGCATAAAGCCCGCTGTTACACAGCGGGGATGTCACGCAGACAGCGCGTGCGTTTGATGTAGTCCGGATGTAGGTTGCGATTCAGTCGGTACCCGCGCACCAGCCGTTCGGCCGGGACCGTATCATCAGTGAGGGTGATACTGAGGTAGGCGTAGTACAGCTCCAGCAACCGAGGGCGGATACCGGTAACCTGCAGCACCGATACCGCTGGAGTATCGGACAACAGCAAGTCCTGGCTCTCGGCATTGATCTCGTGTAGCAGGTAGCCCAGTAGCTCCGCCGAGCGGCTGGCGTACTGGGTGGTTTGAGCGTCGCGCCAAACAGCAAAATCGGTGACCTGAGTCGACAGGCCCGCCCAGGTGGTTTGTTGATTCGGTAGTTTCTCTGTCATTGTTGTTCTCGTGCTTGAGGTAAACGTAACGCAGTCGACTTACCGACTGCCCGCAGTCGCTGGTACAGCGGGTACTGGCCGGTCCAACCCTGCGGTTTTAAGGTTGTGGGACCAAAGGGAAAGCGTAGTTTAATAACACCCCCATACGCCGGAGGCTACCCTCCGGCGTTTACGGTTAGTAGTAGTCCGAGATCAGGCGGGTGATTTTCTTATCCTGCATGAAGATCCCCAAGGATTCCAGCATCAGGTAGAACACCCCCATGGTGTTGAAGATAATTTTGCGGATATCCACCCCGGCGACGATTTCTTTCGGGATTCCCGACGTCTCCACCACCGTGTAAGGAATCAGCAACGTACTGAGGTCCTTACGCTTCTTAGCCAGCATCCACTCCTTGAGTTTGTTGGCCAGGTAGGGGTTGTTCATCCGCACACACCACTCGTCCAGCTCGGTGCGGTTATTCACCGCCAACGAGACCTTCACCACCGAATACGGCGGCTCTTTGGTCATGCCCAGATACGGAGCGAAGACATCACGCCACATCTCGTACTGTTGATACGTAGCGTTATCTTCGTTCTTGTACGACTCCTTGGCCTTGACCTGCCCGGTGGTCATGTACTCGTAGCTACCGTTGTTGATACTGGCAATGATCTCGCGTTCGATGTCGGCGATACGCTTGAGGATGTCACGCATATCCAATTCCTGCTCGGCTTTGATGGTGGCGATGATCTCCTCCATCATTTCCTTGGCCGTGTCGTTGATGCGCTTCGGAACTTTTGAATCCCGCAGCCCCACACCTTTGACTTCCAGCTCAGCGCGAGCCTTCATCAAGCCTTCCTGCGCATCTCGCGACGCGTAGTAATGCTTGGAGCGGGTGGTCATCGAGAGTACCGCAAAGTAGAACTCGTTCTTCATCGCCAGCAAACGGAGCTTTTTGGTCACCCCCATGTTGGCCGACTGGATCGCGAGGATATGCAGCACCATCTCACTGACCAGGAACACCACCGCAAACACCACTCGTTTCGCCGGGGCCGAGAAGCTGACATTGCCAAAGCACTGTTCCACCCAGTATTGCATGGTGAACATGGTCGAGTCAGTGTCCGAGATCACCGCCGCTTTCCGGTAGGCGCTGGGGAAAGCATGCACCGAACTGGGCACCGAGCGGGTCAGCCAAAAGGCTTCGATCAAGCCACGGTAGCGATTGAGCGTTTCCACCGCCCGGCGCGCGGTGGCTTTGATCTGTTCGTACACCTCCGGCGCCTCGGCCAGCAAGGCCTTTTTGTCGCGACCACCAACCACGTCGTAGTTGATGAAGTTGGCCAACAGCCGGATATCCTCGTCGTAAGCTTTGAACTCGTCTTCGGACACCCCCGCCGAGGCCTCACCTGGTTGGGACAGTTCCATCAGGAAGTTGACAGTGAACTCCGGGTTGAACTTGTGCAGGTGGTAGAGGTCGGAGATGTAGACCACCGCCGCCCGCTCAACCGGTGTCATGTTCGCCGCCATCTGGGCAATCGCCTGCAGGTGGGTCTCGCCCTGCCAATACAGATCGCTGGAGTGGCGCACCATTTCCACGACTTGGTCTGCGCTGGGATAGACCAGGCCGAAGGTGTCGCAGGTCTGCTGGACCTTACCGAGATCGGCCGCACTGATCAACGCCAGCAGGTTGGCCTTGGTGATCTCTGGGTCGTAGTAGTGCCGATTCCCGGCCAGGAACTTCTCGTTCGAGGCGTTGGCATAGGACGTCGCAGTACGACAGGTCGAGGTCAACGAGCTGTGGGTCGACTTGTAATAAAGGATGGTAGCAGTCGACACCGTGGCGCCAGAGTAGGAGTTGTTGTTGATCTTCAGGTTGTTCTGCTCACCCTTCTTGACCATCGCCAATTCTTTTTTCTGCGCCGCCAGTGCGTCGTTGCCAGCGGCGATGGCCGCGGCCATATCGCGTTCGGCGTCGAACATTTCCCCCTTCACCCGCTTCCGGTTTTTCACCCCTTCTTCAATGTACTGGGCGTGGGTTGACTGTCGGTACTGCTCCGGCAGGTATGCCGCCATGCTCGGCGACAAGAGTAACTTTTCTTTGTTGACCCGTCCCAAAAACCGCATGAAGGACATGGTGGTGGCTTCACGGTCGCCTTGTTTGTTCTTGACTAGCACCAGTGCCTTGGGGTCCTTGAACCCGGTGGGCTGTCCGGGGTGGGTCACCTGCCTGACATAATCCAGACAGACCTCGATCGGCTGTCCGGTACGTAGGGCGAGGTATTTGGCAGCGTCGTGCTGATAGGCCGCGACCACGTTAAGGTCGCGTTCGTACGCCTCATTCGGCAGAATAAATGGATTTTCCATGGGTACTCCTTGCTCTCTATCCCATTACCCCCCTAGGTAATCCTTCCCGCGGGGTTGGCGGCATAGCGCCCGTCCGGGTGGGACGGGGTTAGACAAAAAAAGAAACCGCCCCGAAGGGCGGCGAAGAGACGAGTGTCAACGAGTACACTACATTATCGAGCAGGCTGGTTATTTTTCACTCAGCTCTGCAGGATCTGTACATCGTCGGGACGGAAGCCGTTCGAGGACAGGGCCAACAGCATGCGGTCCAGGTCGGTTTGGGTCTTGTCGTTGAACATCAGCACGATGCGACCCCCTTGGGAGATCTGGATGCTTTCCTGACGAATCCACGGGATACCGATAACACCGTATTCCCCATTCTGGTATTGGATACGTACGTAGGGGTACTGGAAGGGATCGTTGGGGGCCATGCCGGCCGGCAGAGTTGGGTAAACATTGGCGTGCAGCGCCTGGATGTCCACGCCGTAGGCGGCGGCTGTCCGGGCACTGACAATACCCTCCAGGCGAACGTCTTGGAAGTTGTTACCCAGAATAGCGCTGGGGTAGACTTCGAACGAGAAGCGCTGGCCGATTTGGATGTCGTAGATTGAGGTCATGATTGAGACTCCTTAAGTCCGTTCTGAGTCAGAAGTACCACGGTAGTGCCACGCTCATCGATAGGAACCACGGCGATCAGTTCCATTTGATCGACAACCCGAAGAGCTTGGGTAACCAATTCGTCACACACCAAGTCCAGCTGCGTCCGGATCGAGGGGTCGAGTTCGTCGAGTTCAAGACTGTCCTCACTGCCGATGTATTCCGGCAGGGCGGCCAACTCTACCCAACGACGGGCCCGGTTGATCAGGAGGCGACGGAGAGAATGACTACAGGGTACATCCAACGTTTCGTGATGCAGCAGCATCTGGATGAGTTGCGCTAATGTTGGTAACTCCGCCGTAAGAGAGATCAGCATTTGCTTGGGTTTTCCTTGGTGGTGTTAGTGCAGGCGGTGTAATTATAGTTCACACTATCAAGGCAACCCGACGTTGTTTTTCACGCGGCGGGTAGACATCCAGGTAGTGGGTGACCGCTCCTCGAATCGAATTGGCATGGTCGATGAAGCGGTACAGGTAAACGATGGCCTCGTTTAAAAGTCGGTCACAGTACGGCTCTGATAACCGGTCAAACCCGTCGATACCTTCGATGATCGAGGCGACGTATGCTTCAGTGTCCTCCATAGTGTCAAAGTTACCCTGCCCCCATTTGCAGTGGTATACCACGTAATTGTGAATCAACGCTTGTGACAGCGCGATGCCAAACAGGGGGTGGCCGGGAACCTCAAGGTAGCCGAAGTCCCGGATGTCGTGCACATACAACGCGTGTGCCATAACCACTCCCGGTCAAAGTTAGTGGGCCAGTGGAATCGAGTAGGTTGGGTTTTCACCACCAGACATCATGCTCACCCCCTCAAACACGATCAGAGGTTTGCCGTCGGCGGGTGGATTGACCCAATGGTTAAAGACCTGACTCAGATACGCCTGGTGTTGGTGCATGTCCCGCATCGCCTGCAAAATTGCAAACTCGTAGTGTTTAGTCAGTGCCTGGAACTGTCGGCACATAACCCCGGGAGAGACCAGCGTGTAGAGATAGATGTACGCCAACTCCGCCGCCACATCCTGATCGACCACGTTGGGTTTACCGGTGATCTGATACCCACTGTAAACCAACTGCAGGTATTCAGCGTAGGTGAACCACACCATGTCGAGGTTGTAGTCGGCGGCGATGGCGCGATCAAAGATCCCTCCGAGGTAATGGTACACCACGTCCCGTTCAAAGGCGACGATGCTTCGGTAGCTGGCGTTACCCATAAGGCTGTGAATCCACCACGACCAACGCGAGGTTACGTGAAGCGATCGGTTCGAGCGTTACCTCGTAGATCTCTTCGCAGTATTCCTCTAGGGTGTCCACCACCTTCGCAAGGTTGGGACTCAGTTCGCGGGCGGCATGGTCGAACGTGGTGGCGATGAAATTCAACACCTCACTGTAGCGGTGCGGCACCACATGGTTACCCATGAGGTATTCACGCAGGAGGTAATCAAAGCTCGGCCCGCCCATCACTCGGGTGTGGACCTGTTCCAGGTAGTAGGCGAATGCCTCCCAACAGCGGGTCATCAAAAACCCCGGCATGCCGCCTTCGTCGAAGCTCTGGCACTTAGGTGGCGGCACGCCCACCAGGTCCAGGTTGGCCAACAGGCAATCGACCACCCGATGCAGGGCTGGTTCAAACAAGCGGCGTTCAACAAACAAGCTACCACGCATGGTCGCTAACCCCCTGAGGTGGTGGTAACAGGTAGAACCCTGTCGCCTCGACTACAAGTAGAAAGTGGGTGATCCGATGCAGCCGTAAGTGCGCAACGGAATAATCTTGCTGCAGGGCATGCAGCGCGCTTAGCATGTCTTCCCGGTAAAAGCGTTCCAGCACATCCAGCACTTCCATGTAGTGCTCAAACCACCCACCGCCGATTACCTCACCGGTGGTGCCATCTAAGATGCTTCCGGTCTGCCCGTTCTCGACCAGATCCAGGTAATGCTGATAAGCGAAGTCTGTCAAGCTATCACACATGCCGGTGTTTTTCCTCAACCCCGCAAACAGCAGATAGCTTAGAAAGACTTCAATCGCCGCCTTGATCGCATTATAGCCAAACGCCGGTTCGTAATAGTCCCGCAATGGGCGGGCGTTAAAAACCAACAACGCTTTCACGACTTGTTCCTTCTTGTCGGATACGTAAGAAGAGGTCACGTCCTTTGGAGGTTTGGACATAACTGATTTCCTTGCACCCCGGCGGTGCGGTTTGTGCCAAACGCCAGGCGGTGGTAATTACTCCATCGTAAAGTAGTCGCCAACAGCGCGATAGGTCAGGCTCCCCGACCTGGCAGAAGTGCTGCCAGTCAAGACGGGCGCGGTTTAGATGGAGTAGAACAGGATCAGGACTAACCCCTTTTAACGGGGCCAGCACCGAATCAATGGGTGGTGGTGTCAGAGGATGCTGTGGCCCACCGCTCAGGAGGAAATCCGCGGCATCCACCACCAGGCGCAGGGTTTCCGTGCGCGGAATGCCCAAACAACGCCCCAACTCCAGAAGCTCCGGAGTCAAGATCTCCGGGAGTAGCACAACCCACAGACCGTTAAGCGTAGGCTTCGGTATCAAAGTCAGGTAACCGCCATTGGTAGAGATCGGCTTCAAGGTGAATCACTCCAGGGATGCGACTGGGATGGTAGTACAACCGACAGGCCGTCGGCGGTAACAGCAAACGCAGGCAGTGTGCTGTTTCCAACAGGGCGTCCGTGTGGACCTGCCACATAGCCTCGGCCACATTGTCCGCTGGTTGTTTATAACGTTCCTGCTGATAGCCGATGGTGTCGAGCATGCAGTCCAGGGCATCGGCCGGAACATCGGACTGCGGTGACATGACCGACAGGATATCGGCCAAAGTCGCCAGTAGTTCCCAGGTAGCTGTTTCGGGTACACCGAGCATAGACCCCCGGTCTAGTAGACCGGGGTGTCGTTGCAGAATGCGCCACGTCTCCAATACGAACAGCGCCCTAGTGGGTGCGTTCGTAGTCGTCGAGTCGGCGGCGTTCGCGCTCAGGAACCCAGTCGCCACGTTCAATGGACTGTTTGAGTTCATGAAAGTACAGGGCCTCTTCGTTCTTCGGGCGTTCTGAAGCATAGAACACCAGCGTAAAATTACCCGTGATCTCGGCGCGGTAATGAATGGTCCGATCGATTCGGGTCAGGAGGAAGGTCACGCCAAACGCATCCATGACTTCATGGATGAATTTCTCGTAGAAGAGCTCGTAACTCTCAATCCCCAGACTGGCGAACAGATCAAACGGCACGGCTTCGAACGGCTGGAACTCCACCTTTGGGAAGCGGCGATGGATTGCGTCCATCACCACCGCCCGCAGCGGAATCTTCCGCGCGACTTCGCCGTAATGACCGGTGAGCTGAGTATGCAGGTAGTTGACCACAGCACTGATATCCACGGTGAGCTTCATGTTCTCATCCGGATCGACTCCGTGTGCCCGCTCCCATTCAGCAATGCGGTAGTCCTGCCCGCCAATCAGGCCGATCATGTACGGGGTGGCCGCAATGTCCCACTGCCGCCAGGTGTCTTCGGCAACGTGGAACCCGATCTGCCGGGTCATCTCAATGACCATGCTGTCGACTTCCGGCATGCAGAGGAAATGCTCCGCCACCACGTAGTCGTAACCGCTAGGGGTGACGGTGTCGCGCAGGGCTGCAGCGATCGCCGGTAGCGGTGACCGCGCCATGCGGTAACGCACGTACTGACTCACGCATTCTTCCACCAGCGCTGCCAGCAACTTCATGGCCCGGGGTCGGCTCAGCGGTTTGATCGGCTCCAGCGGAATCTCCTCATCGTCGTAGGTGATTTCGACTTTGCCGTCGACAAAGACTTGCCGGGTAATCGGTTTCAGGGCTGTGACCGTTTCGCGTGCGCAATCATGTGACGCCTCGATCAGGGTATTGAGATACCCTGTGGTCTCCAGCACGATAAAACTCTGTTCCATGGACATTGACACCTTAATAAAGTCGAGTGAAAGGTTGCAGGCGGTGAGGATCAAACACCACTACCCAGAGTGTCGACCGAACCCGTTTGAGCAGCACCTCACATCCGGAGCAATCCGGGGGGAACCAGAGCAGGTCCCAGAGCTGGCTGATCGCCCGTCCCAGTTGACGGAGGGTATTGGTCAAAGCGGTCGGGTGGCTGGCTTCATCAAACTCCCGCACAGTAACGATCTCGAAACTGTCTACGGCCAGCGTGAGAAAGAGATCGATGAGGTGTTCTTGGTTATAGCGCCGCCCCTGGTAGTCCGTCTCGATGATCTCCAACTGAGGTTCGAGCAGAGCGAGCACCTGACCGACGTCGTAGACGAAGATCTGGGCTGGGGCTGTGAGGGTCTGGGTCATAAGACGACCTTATAATCGATGGTACTCGTCTGAATAATGTAGGTTTCATTCTCGTTCTATTAAGCCCGCTAAGGGCCGTTCTCATAGTATCTGGGGGCCCAGTATTCCCTGATGCCCAATCGCCTCACAGAAGCGCTCACAGGAGGTTTTATGAACCCTATTACGAAGGCACTGGATGAAATCCGGTTCCAGATCCCGTTAGAAATTCTGAACCAAACGTTCATCACCCAGGAACTGGCCAACTACCCCGGACATGTGTCCCTGGAGACCCGCATCCGAGAAATGGTCCTCGAACCCCGGGTGTTTACCGACATTGATCTACATGGGGGGACGGAAGCCTATATCTCGCTGGACCACCCGGTGCGGTCGGAGTATGTCGACCCGTACAGTGTGGTTTACCAGATTCCGGATGAGGTGGTGCAGAACCGTCCGATCGTGCAGGTCTATTCGATCCACTTCGGTATCCTCGGTTACCAGAACATGGGTATGGCCATGAATTACACCGAGTCGCCGTTGTCGGCGGAGACGCGCAAGGTACTCGATGCCGCCACTCGTATTCCGCCAGCGGTGACCAGTTACCTGAACCTGGTAGCGCACAACACCATCATGGCTCGTTTTGTCTACCTCCCCTACACCAGCGCCTTCATGCGGGTACGACTGGGGAATGACAACGCCTTGTCGCACATTCGCGCCACAGCTATTCCGGACTTCGCGCAGCTATGCGTGATGGCCACCAAAGCCTACATCTATAATCGCATGCTCGTGATCATGGACCAGGGGCAGCTCTCGGGTGGTCAAATGCTCGGGGTGTTCCGTGAGACCATCATGAACTATGCTGACAGCGATCAGATGTATCGTGACGGCCTGCGTCGTTGGAAGAAGATCTCTGTTCTTAATGACCCCGAAGCTCGGCGTCGTCACATCCGCACCATCGTTGGTGCCCCTTGAGGTAAGTAATAATGCGTACTCGATTTAAACGGGGTAACACCCAAGAGAACAACAGTTTGGTTTTGTTAGCAGGCGAGCTCTCGATTGACATCGAGAAAAAAGCCCTGCGGATTCATGATGGCATCACCCCCGGGGGTTTGAGGCAGTGGGTGTACAGGCTTTTAAGCCGGGAGAAACATTAATTGCCGGCGATGACCAACTGGGCTGGTATGGCGAGGTAGAGGCTGCCGACTTTATTACTGGGTCGGCCTTGGCCATGGCGGTTGGTTTGTCGGCCGGCTACCCGATTGGGGACGACACTACACCCTGGTTGGGATTCAATCACCAGGGTCGACGCCTTTTCGTGGCAAAGAGGGGCTTGCGTCATTCGATTGATTGGAATACGCTTAATTCTCTCGGGATCGTATTCGGCACCACGACCGTACAGATTGGAGAACACACCTACAAAGTTCGGTTAATAACGGGCGGTAATACTAACCCCTCTACAGCCGCCGGTGGTGAGTGGAATGACCTACTCTTTCGAGTAAGCGCTGAAGATCCTCTTGGGTTAGGGGCTGATCTTTGGGCTGACTACACTGCGGCCGATCTAGGGGTGGGTCAAGACAACCCCACGGTGTTTAAGGGCACCACTTGTCAGGAATACCACGGTAGCACGTCTTCCGTAGTAATACGTGGTTTCTATGACGTGAACTATTACGGAAGTGCACAACCCACCCTTTCAAGCAGCAGCTACGTCTGGCGTCCCGTGTTGGAATTAGTGCCGTAGTACGGCATAAAAACCCCTCCCGCGTGTGGGAGGGGTCTATGCGGTTTGGCGCTGGCGGCGAACCACGTACGGGGCGCAATCGTCCCACCCCGGCTGGGGGGCTTGGGCACTACGCAGGGCTTTACGGCGCAGCTGAAACTTGTCCACCTCGAAGATTACCTCACTGCGGTAGAGGGGATCGGGGTCCGGTACAAACCAGAACAACTGATGGAGTTTGTCCAACTTAGCCATCTGTACAGGGTAGAGATAGCTGTGGTCGTGGAAGTACCATCTCTGGTAGTGGTGTTCACGTAGTCGTTTGGCAACCAGGTCGGGCAAAAAGAAGCGTTCGGGTTTGATCCGGCAGCCGAGCGATTCATTCCACACCGGGGCGCGGTCATACCAGAGTTGGCCTTTGTGTTCGAAGGCAAAGAAGAAGCCCTTCCCCACCCCTTGGAGTTTGGTGACGTGTTTGACCGTCAACACGAAGGGCGCCAGGGTCAACCCTAGCTCCTCCGCCAGCTGGCGGTCCATCTCGTGACGCTTGGACTTGGCCATCTGGCGCACCCCTTATGGTTAGTCGAACCCGATCCAGCGATTCCAGGCAAAGAACAGTGCGTGGGCCAGTAGGGTTGCTATACCCAGCGTTCCCACCGCCCAAATCAGGGGGATGGTGTCAGTCGGTTGGCTGAAGTAAACGGTCGCGCTATCGGCTTCGGCAGCGATAGGAAATTCAACGTATTCCGAATTGATGACCAAGTCGTTGAATTCCGATTCGGTCCCCACAAAACCCTGAGCTACGGCAGCCTGGTATGCCTCACTGCTGTGGTCTGACTGACTCATATCCTGGTTCCCCGCACTGCCGGATCGATCGGCGTTAAAATGAAAGTGTTGGTAATCTCCACCAGCCCCGCCCGCGAGGGGTGGGGGTCGTGCAGCAGTTCCTCGCCGTACATCACCACCATGTGAGCCAAGCCGCGCGGGGACGTACCGCTGGCTAGGTAGACAATCGGGGGACGGTAGGATTCAGAGCCATACTCCACAAGATAACCATGACTTTTCAAAAAGGCTTCGATGGCGTCCCAAAACTCAGTCGCAGTTTCGGTCAGCTCAATGAAGTTCGGTACCTGCTCCAGCGGTACCGCCAGAATGCTGGCGATGGCCGCTTGGGCACAGTTACCCCGGAGTCCTTCCTCATCGTTGTTCATGACCGTCTGGTCAAGCCAACGCGCCTCCCCAGGCGGAAGTTGTTTGATACCGGTAAACATGTTGGCAGTCTCTTTGACAAAGAAAAAGGCCAGGGCGAACCCTGGCCTCAGTGGCTACGGTTAGATTACCAGACCGTCCGGGGTGACGCTGTCGTCGACGTCCACCACCGCCTTGCGCTGACGGTAGCTGCTGAACGCACGGTTGAGCTGCGTCTGACGCTCGGTCAGGTGCTTGAAGGTTTCTTCGATGTCGGCGTGGTTGATCACGAAGTGCAGCTGGTCGGCCAGGTGCATGGCTTCGAGCTCAGGGTAACCGACGGTGGCGTAGTGCGGATTGCCGAACGGGGTGTCCTTGCTCGGATCGGCGTAGAGCGAGGCGATCGAGATCGGTTCGATGCTGCTGGAGGCATCGGTGCGGTTGTCGTAGACCGACAGGGCCGAGAGTTGCGGAGCCGCCGCACAGACCTTCTGATACTGCACCCAGTTGGTCAGGTCCTTGGTGTCCAGTTCGCGGTTTTCCTGGCTGGTCAACACGCCCAGGCTTTCGAGCATGAACAGCACGTCCTGGTCGATTTGACCACGGCTGACGCCAACAGTGTTTTCCAGGTACGCCATCACCACCGGCTGCTTGGCCATCACCGAGATGGATTCGAGCGACTTCAGGGTATTGATGGTGTTGGTTACCGCGATGGCGCTGTCATCCGAGCCAATGACTACCGCTACCGCCGGGAAACCTGCTTCGAGCAGACCCTTGAGTACCAGCGGGCCGATCACCGACCCCGAACCACCGGCTGCGGAGAACAGCACGATATTGAAGTCACCGGCCGGGAAGCGATTCAGGACGGTTTGGACTTCCTTGGCGATCGGGGCGTAGTTTTCACGGCGGTTCTTACCCGAGCCGTCCAGTCCCTCGATGAAATGGCACAGATCCAGATCCAGACCAGCCGTGCGGTTGGATTGGCTGGTATCGATGTAGCAGTGGGTGGCGTAGTGCGGGTTCAGTTGTTGGCCCAGGTTGGTGCCAGCTCCGCCACAGCAGTAGATACGAGTCTTGATCGACACGGGTGTTGCTCCTTTTGGTTTGGTTAGCTTCGGTATAGCCGCCCTGTCGTCTGACAGAGCGCTTAAGAATTCGAGGCCGGGCTGTACGGAGAGAGCGAGCCTACGCTTTACAGCTAAACCAACCAGGCCCGGCGACTGGTCAGGTAGGATCAAGAGAACACATGCCTGGAGGTGACACTCCTCCACATAGCTTCAGCTTGGGGGTAAGTTTTTTCTGCGTCGGGACGAGTCGGTATAAACGAGTGCTTGACGGCACTCTTTGGGATTTGCGGAAAGAAAAACTAAAAACTACTATGGTACGATGATTAGGGCGCTTTCTTCCAAGAGCGAAAGAATAAGGAGGGGGTCCCGCCCCCTCCGTTGTCGGTGTCGGTCCCCCTCTATATAATAAACAAAAAAACAGTATTTTCTTCTGGCGAAGGAAAGAAGAAGAATAAGGTCAGCCAGACCCCCCTCAGGGTCTGGCTGGTTTAGGTTATACTTCGTAGAAGAAAATAAGGAGGAGAGCGCTTGTCGCTCTCCGGTTTATAAGAGCAAAAGCTTTCCTCAGACTCCTGTACGCTCTAGTTTGTTATCATACGTCCGATGGGACGATAACAAACTAGAGCTATCCGGATTCCCTAACGGGTATCTAGCGACCGCTACTTTAAGCTTGACATGGGTTTAGCATACGCTACCCATGGACTCCTTAGGAACCCACAAGACGTACTGCGCGCGCCGCGGCGTCGCGAAAATTTTAAAAGCCCTGCGGGCTGGTAGGGGTGATAGACAGTACGGCATAAACAGGGACCCCGAAGGGTCCCGATGTATGACCTAGAGGGTGATGTAGGTCGTACCCTTCAAGTACAACCGCCGGCTCTGCTCCTCTACCACCGTTACCGCGTACCCCTGGGCACTGAGGCGCTCTTCGGCGACAACACCCTGTACGGGGTCGTTGAGGAGCTCACGCAGGCGCTGGATCAACTGAGGGGTGTGGAACTGCAGGTACTCATCGGCATTCTCCTGCGGGGGGTAATGACCCATCTGGGCATCGACCTGTAGGAAGCCGTGGACGGTGTCCAGTTGGCTGACCAAGGATTGGATTTCCTGCTCCAGACCCTCGAACTGCATTGGCAAGACAGTACTCATTGACGGTTACCTCTATCGTTATAATCATTGGATGCGACGGACCTAACCTGCTTAATGATTTAGATCCAAAGATTTAGACGGCAGAGTGTTTTACTGCTGTGTTTTCTCGACCCAGTGGAGTCCCCCATGAACCCAACCTTGAAAGAGGTTTTTGATCAGCAGTTTGACCAAGTCAAGTTCGACCGCGACTTGTGCCAGCGCGTGATTCAATACTCGCAACGTTTCATGACCCGTAACGATGACCACAGCGCTTTCTTCGGCGGTGTACTGTTGGGGGTCAACCCGATCCGCTTCCTGGAGTCCGACCGTGAAGCCTGGTACGAAGACGTTCTGGACGTCGACGAAGCCCTGCTCACCAACGCCTTCCGTAAGGTCAAGTCGATCAACCACGAATTTAAGGTGATGTCGGATGTGTTCAATTACACACCGATTTACCTGGCTCATCGGTTGGAGCAGGCCAACCTACCCCAGAAGCTCAAGCGCGATGCCCAAGTCCATGGCTTCATGGTGTTGCACTACCGCTTCCTAACGAGTCTGCTGGTGACCCGTTTCCGTTATCCAGCCGACCGGGAAGTGGCGCAGGCCACCTACAGCATGCTGTCGGGACGCTACGACATTCGCCGGTATGGTTCATGGCGGGCCCTGTTGGAAGCGCGGTCTGAAGACCTGGTGTCCCCCAACAGCATTTACCGCCGAGCGATCCAAGACTTCAAACCCGATCCCTCACTGATTCGGGTGGTGACCGACACCCAGGGTCGGATTCGTGAAGTAGTAAAGAAGATCTACGCCGTCTACCTGGAAACCCTACAGTCGGGCGTGCGGGTAACTTCAACTAGCGACACCATGATGACCACCGACGGTGAGATGGTGCTGCGCGATCGCAAGAACGGCTACGCGGATTACCTGCGCTATATGAACGAGGTGGCACAGACTGAACGAAACCTGATCAAAGATGAGTTGATCAACGTTATTGCCTCGGCTATGCCGACCATGCCCCCGCAGTTGTTGAAGGAAACCTTGGTGTACCTGACCCGTAACTACCAACAACGGGGCCAGGCCTACCTGGAGGAGCTGGTCAAGGAAACCCTGCTCTACACCTTTGACTACCTGCAGTCCAACCGCAGTTTGGTGGGGCGTAGTAATGACTTGGCAGCATTGGTGGCCAACGTCCGTTCGTTGCTGATGGCCTCGCGCTCGTCCGACCCATCGGTGTTGAAGATGAGGGAACAAGCAGAGAAGCTGGTGATGAACGCAGTTAAGACCCGCAATGGGGCCGTGATCGCGTCGGTGCGTACCGGACTGTTGTTGTACGTGATTCTGCGCGCCATGACCAAGCAGTATTACACCAACTGAAACAAAAAAAAGAAACCTTATGCGGAGGCCCCAGCGGGCCTCCGTGTATGTCGTCAATCACCCAACACCATGTCCCGATACTTTTGCTCCAGAATCTGCCGGGCGGCCTCAATCTGTGCAGGGCTGTACTTATCCAGCGGCAATATCACCGAATAACCTTCGGCATACTCCCCATCAGGTTCGATTACCGATTCCCCGGTTTCCAGGTCATAACAGCCAGCATCCAGCTGACAGAGCACGACCTGAGCGTCGCGGTAGATCTCCTGCGGGGTAAGTTCACCGGACACGGCAGATGCAGTCACCACAGGCATCAGGAATGCAAGATTAAACAAACCAGTCAAAAGGGCTTTCATCGAGAGATACTCCAAGACAGATAGGGGGTTATCCAGTCGGTGATATAGATCCCAAGCTTCGTGGCTTTAACGACATAAACCCTCTCCTGACTGGAGAGGGCTGAAGGTTACTTACCGCACCAACTCTCTTTGGTCCCACCGCTGTACGGGAGGGCGTAACCGGCATCTATCATCAGCTTACTCACCGGCCAGCCGTCCAGGGTGACATTGGCCAGCAGTCGAAAATACTTGTCACGATCCAACTGCGTCAACTCGATCGTGCGGGCTTGTGTCAGTAGCGTGGCCAAGTAGTCCCGAGCCGCATAGGCTTTGGTCCGTTCCCGCGCTCGAAGCTCTTCGGTGGTACAGCTGCTGCGCACCTCTGGAGTGTTGATTCCCAGAACGCGCACTCCCAAGTCTTTTCCAAAGACATCCAGCTGCTCCGGAAGCGTGATGAAAAGCGTATCCCCGTCATACACACGGGTGATGTGTTTTGGGGTCAACCAGAGCGTCTGGTCGTGACTCCAACTACGGTCGGCAAACCCAAACAAGCCGATCAAGAGAACAAGAAACCCCAACCACATTTTCATCGGACCCACCTCAGAAGGTCAGACGCTTGCGAGCGCCTTCGTTGAGCTGGTGGGCCAGCCCTACAGGCTGTTTAGCCACCAGTGACGAGACCGCATCCGGATAGGTCACCTGCCGTTTGGCCGGTTGAGGGGTCGCTTTGCTTTGCAGTGTGGTTGCCATAAGTCACCTCAGGACGTTATAGGTAGCCCTCCCCGAAGGGAGGGCTGTGGATCAGTAGCTGATCCGCTGGCTTGCGCCTTCTTCCAGCTGCGTCTCGATACCGTTGTTGGCTTTGCGAACATCGGCACTGATGTTTTCCAGCCACAGCGGATTCTCGTTCGGGTTCATGCCCGCCAGGTTCAGGCTCTGCATGATCTGCTTGGCAAACAGCATGGTGCCCACCGAGACGTCCGTGGTCGCCGTGAACTCGATGTTGATGTCGAGGTTCTGGCCAAGCTGGCCGGCGTCCTTGGAACCTTCCCACGGCGGCGTGCCGGTCGGGAACATGTTGGTGCAGAGCCAGGCACTGACCACGTCGGTGAAGGTCGGATCGGGCTCGACGTAGAGGATAGTCGCTCCGTAGAAGGTAGCGTCGTAATCCTCAGCGCGAACCTGACCGTTGGAGACCACCAGCGGAACCTTGGTGTTCTCGTCACCGATGCCGTACTGAATCCACCACTTGACGAACTTGGAGATCGCACGACCCTGCAGTTCCCACATGCCGTGCGAGGGGTTGGACACCGCACGAGTAACGTTGGTGGCAGTCTGAATGCGCTCACCCGAACCACCGACCGGCGCTTCGGCCGTGTCGACTGTCAGCTGCTGGTTCAGACCGTCGATGGTACGAGTGTGGTTCTCGATCATCGCTTTCAGGCAACGCACCATCAGATCCGGGTCTGGAGCGTACTGGAAGAAGCGCGGTGCTTCGATCAGAAACGGTACGACGTTACGACGTACGTACGGGGTGTTACCGGCCAGATTGGCCAGATTGGGAGCGAACTGAACGCTACCGGCCTGCGACAGGTCGATGGTGTTCACGGCTTGACCTTGCCCGTAGGCGCGGTTACCGATAAAGGGGTTGGTGTACCTTGCCATTACAGCGTCCTCTTAAGGGGCGAACCCGGGCCTTATTGGCCCAGGTCCTCCATGCGGCGGGTTTCGAGATCGAAGATCATCACCGTGCGCGGGTTGTTGGCGTAAACGGTCACTTTGCAGTGCCAGCTGAAACCGCGCTGATCGTCGGCGTCGGTGAAGTAGGTCTGCGGTACGATCTGTACCCGACCGACGTAGCGACCATCGGCCAGTTCAAGAATGCGGTTATCGCACTGCTCGATCAGCTGTTCCTTGGTCAGCTTGGCGTTGCCAGAGAAGTCCGCATGTACCTTGCGCACCAGACGCAAGATGTCACAGCAGATAGCCACAGTGATCGGCGAGATCAGTACCGAGGTGTCGTCGCTGTAGACCGAATGCAGTGCCGGGTAGTACTGACTGCGTCGATCGTAGGACAGCGTGTAGGTGGCACCCGACGCCCACAGATCGGACTGGACGCGCTCGTTGAAGAACTTGACGTTCAGGTCCTTGACCAGACTTACCCGGTTGTTCGGGCTGGTGTCCGGATCGAAGCCTTCCTTCATCATGCCGTTACCAGCACCAGCGAAGCGCGCCCAACGCTGAGCGTAGTCGAGCACCAGCGGTACCGGCTTGGTGTAACCACCACCCGCCAGGTAACCGGTCTGCTGGATGATCTCGGCACGACACACCGGCGTCGAGGACAGGGTCGATTCCGGGTAGGCGCGCAGACGGGCCATCAGTGCCTGGGCACGGGACAGTTCTTCGGAACGGGTCGGCATGCGACCTTCGGCTTCGACGTAGGTGGTGAACACACAACGCATATCCTGACGCTTGGCCAGAATGTTCATCATGGTGTACTTACCTTCCATCGACAGGCCGGTGTCGTAGACGACCGAGAACGGGTAGACCGGAACGTTGTCGTACTCGTCACCCAGTTCGCCGAAGTTACGGTTCTCGCGGTTGACCAGCGTCTCGTACATTTCCAGGCTGGTGGTACCATCACCGCCACCGGAGGCATAGATGGTGGTTTCTTTTCCGAGCTGGATACCACCCTTAAGCGGACCTTCCAGAACCAGAGCCTGCAGGCGATCGCCGTCGATGTCGATACCGGTGAACAGGTCAACCTGACCCGGACCCTGCAGATGGGTGACGGCCGACGGATTGACCGCCAGTTCAGCGTCGTAGATCATCTGCTGAACGGTGTCGATGTTCTCTTGGTAGATGTGGATCTCAGAGAACGGCGAGTAGAGCGGTGCACTACCGCTGTCGATGCCATCGTCTTCGTACGCCTGCACCAGTACCTGACCGGCGTAGTATTCCTTGTCGGTCGACTCGCTGTAAGCGCCCGGCGTGAAGCAGAGGTCCACGTAGTCCTCACCCTGCGAGGTGCGCACTACTACCGGGGTCGAACCCACCGAATCGCGGCGCATAAACTGTGCGCGGTACATGCGGGTCTTGAAGGCGTCGGCGGTCTTCTCGTCGAACGGAACGTTGTCCTGCACCACCGGCGCCCACAGACGCATACCGAGCAGGTTGCCGCCTTCACCGAAGAAGCTGGCCGGCAGTTCGAACAGCGGATAGATCACCGACTGCGTGCCGTCGCTTTCAGCAACGAAGCTACCGGGCATAACTTTCTGCTGGCCGATCTGGGTGGTGTTGTCCTTGATCAGGACGATCTTACCGCGCAGACCAGAGACGGTCTCAACGGTGCCGTCGGCGGCAACCACAACTGTTTCGTCGACCAGTTCCGGGTAGTCGAAGCCCGACAGGGTCGAGGTGACTTTCGGAATGCTGTCAGCAACGATATCGATCGCAACGATGATGCGGGCCGGATCGGGCGCATCTTCGGGACGCAGGCGCTTGACGAAAAAGCTGTTACCTTCCGCGAGCAGCACGGTTTCGGTGAGCAGCGACTGCAGGTTGAAGAACTTACCACGGCGGGCCAGGGTCTGCTGACCGAAGATGCTGTTGAACGTGGAACCATCGACCAGGGTGGTTTCTTCCGGCCCGGTCTCGGTGAACAGGCGCACCAGCGGCATGTGTTGCGGGTACGTTTCAGGCTCGCGCACCAATGCACGACGAGACTGGTCGTTGATGCCGCCGAAGACGAACTTCGGGGCGGCATTGTTAAAGGTTGACATGATTCTCTCTCCGTATATGAGGTGGGAGCGTTACGACCGATGTTATGAGCATTAACTTGAGTCAATCCATAGATATTAAGCCAATATCTGGACCATAGAAGTGAACTCAGTTATTTTTACACATCGATAGTGGAGTCCAGCCATGCTTGTTTCGCCTTACGCTACTACCATTTGCCAGACTTACCAAAACCAAACAGAGCGGCTGACTAACGCGTTGCTCCGTGCGGACATCGAGGCGCCACTGCCTGTGCTGACCACACCCATGGGCAACACGATCCAGCAAGCCTTCTATATTCCCCCGAAAGACGAATACACCGACGTCCCCGGCTTTACTCAACTGGTGAATATCGGAAAGCCCAATGCCTCCAAATGGGTGTTGGACGGCCGTCCGTACATGCGGTGGGAATACCGTACAGACTCATACCGTCTGACAGCCGAAAACGATTTCAGTTTTCAATGCACGCGTCTGGCGCTGACTGCCCTCGCCGCTGAACAACCAGAGGCGTTCTATCGCCTCGGGGATATTCCGGCGAAAACCTTTGTGCGCTGGATTACCCTGGCCCTGGCACAGCGTTTCAACCTGCATTTGGATGCTCAGTTGCGGGTGTCGATTGTGGTCGCCTACTACTATTACACCCAGCTGCAGTCGGACCGCACCCTCAGTACCGATGACCGCCAGCGTCTGGCACAACAGGTTGGACGGGTGACGGCCGTACCCGTACCGACCGTACTGGAACTGGCCGACCAGTTGGGCGACTTGACTGATGCCAAAGCCCTGGCCAGCCAGATCAGTCAACATGCCGGAACAATCCGGTTGAGTGAACTGAAGTTTGCGGATCTGTTCACCATCATCGCCCCCAGCTGGGTCGGCGTTAACGCCCGCGAAAACTGCGGGGTGGCCCTGGAACACCTACCCACATTCATCGCCATGACCTATGCCGCACTCGGCGAGAAGTCCTACCGTAAGGCGGTGTTGTCACGGCGGGCGGAGACCACGGGTCGTCAACAGGAGCTTAAGCAGTTCGTTGATCTGGTATTTCGCCACGTCAGCAGCCGCTTTGTTTAAACGAGGCGCTTTATGAACGAGTACCTGCTGCGGCATGCGATCGCGAATGTTTGGTGTAATCCGGCTCAGGACCGCCAGTTCGTCTATCGCCTGGCCCGCCTCACGCCGCGTTATGGCGTGCGCCGCACCATCAATCTGTTCTACGAAAAGGTGGTGCTCCCCAGCACCACCGACTATTACCACGTCTACCAAATTGGTCAGGTCATTCCCAAGCGGTTGGGGTTACCACAGCAACTGCGCCGCTGGCTGAGTCTGGCAGAGCTGGCCAACGACCACCAGCTGTTCAGCGACCTGTACGTCACCAACGGCGTGCAGTTCCCCCGCCATGCCAGCTACATCTGGATTACCCCCGGTAAGAACCTGGTGGTGGCGGTGAAGATCAACGAGCGGATTCACGATCTGGAAGACACCGATCTGTACCTGCGGGTCTACAGCAACGCCTTCTATCAGAGTGCGCGCTCTGAAGGGCGGCGGTTTATTCAGGTGGGTGGTATCACCGTGGTCGATGAAAATCAACTGCTGACTTTCCAACGCGACCTGGTGGCCTTGGTCGAACAGGAAGGAGGGTTTCCGTACTACTACGTGAACGGACGTTTCGTCAGCAACATCTCGCTTGCCACCGCCATGGTGGGGGACGTCGTCGAGTATGTACTCGATGGTTCGATCAAGCGGGTGGTGGATTTCAATATTGACGAGCTGCCGAGCTTCATCTCCACCCTGGATGCAGGACGCAAGTATATCCTGCACTACGACGACCCCAGTGTGGACACCATCGAGTATCTGGACGATGTCGATGTGTATCTGATTCATCCGGGGGTATCGGGACGGTTCATGGGGGTCTACTACCACCACAACGAGGGCGACTGGTTGCGGATGTTGACCCACAAGGACTACAGCATCCCAGTCGAACGCCTGACTGGGTTTGTTCGCACACACCAGCCTGACTATCGACACAAGATCGATCCGCGTCGGTGGCCGAAGGACGACTGGACCAGCCTCAGTGGGTTGCAGTTGCGGGTGTTCATTCGCGAGTCCGGCTACCGCCGGCCGTTGGTGGCAGACTCACACCGGATTCAAGAGTTGTACCGGTTAAGTAGTGACCGTATTGTGCGGGCTATGACTGGTATCGATTCGAGTATGGATCTGTGGCGGGCGGAGAACTTGGAACGCTGTCCGTACGTACGCTTCATGTCGGCCGACCCGGCGTTTGTCCACCCGATCACGTTCAACCGACCGGATGCGAACAGCCCCGCCAAGCAAACCGCCCAGGAGTTTGTGGGGGACGTCTTCGGCTACCACGCCGCGGCCAAAGTGATGGCCGACACCCCATCGACTGCATACAGCAAAGATGGGTTGCGGTATGCCGATCTGGCCTACGAGCATTGGCAAAACGCCACCTGCTTCGAGTACGATGCGCGCGGGGTGTTGTTGGAGTGGCATTTACACGACCATGGTCGGCATTACCAGGTGCGTAATACCCTGACGGCAAAAGTCGAGACCCTAACCGGTACCGGAGGCGAGCGCCTCAACACGGTCTTCGGTACGACGGCGGTGACGCTGCCGGCGGGTTACAACTACCGCCTGTACGTCAGTGAAGTCTGGCGCGGAGAAGTTACCGGCAACTGGCGTGACGTCACCGAGGCGGTCGACCGCAGTCAATTCGGGTATATCGACGACCTGGGGGAAACCCATCGTTGGGTGTGGACCCTCGATCCGCAAACGCAGTATGGTGCTGTCCGTATCGATGACACTTTCCTGTGTCGGGAACTCAACCTGGCGCGCACTGCCGGCCATCTACGGTTTAACATTACGTCGATCGAGCAGCACCCGGACGGTGAGTACGAGAAGCGCCTGGATATCCCCTTCGGTCAACTCGACCTTTACCTCAACGGCCGACCGTTGATCGAGGGACTGGATTACCAGGTGCAGTGGCCGGAGGTGGTGATCAGCAACCTGGAGTATCTGGTGGAAGGTACCCAGAAAGTGCTTTACCGTGGTTATGGTTTCTGTCAAAGCGACTTCAGCCGGCTGCCGGTGAGTGAGTTCGGGTTTGTTGAGTACGGCGTCCTGTCCAACGACCATCGTTACGACATCCACACCCACAAGGTGCGGCGGGTGGTGGTTGATGGTCATTACCGCGATCCGGCGGATCTGGTGTTTGACGAGCAGCGCAACGACCTGCGCATTGCCGACGAACGCAACGGTGCCCCGTACTGCATTCAGACGCCTCCGGTGGTGTTCCGCGAAGTCTATCCGGTGGATCGGGCAGCCCGCCAGCTGGATGACGAACGGGACCGTAAGGTCAGTGACTACATGACCGAGTACTTCCCCCCGCGTGTGCGGACCGAGGGTAACTTCATCGAGACCCAGTACCATGTGTTCTCGGTGTTCGCCAACAAACTGCTACACGATCTCAGGGAAGGGCATTTCTATCCGGAGGGGATCGAAGATCAGTACGGCGAGGTGGAGATCCGACAGTGGTGTAAGCCGTACGAGTGGTTGCTACCGTACGACATCTGCAATCAGGATTACGATGACGTGCATGTGCAGGTGTGGCCGCATTGGTTTGGGACACCGGTGGAACTGGATCTGTATCAGTACACCTTCTTCGCTCGGGCATTGGCGGTCTACCTGCGCAAGCGGCCAGACCTGGCTCCCTTCATTCAAGTTGTTTCGCAGAGGTAATTAACAATGGGTACGCTTACCAATTACCGGGACCCCGATCGGGGGTTCCGGATGTGGCAGCGCAGTGAGATCGTGGCGGTGGGGAGTACCGGTAAATGGGTCCCCAATCCTGGCGATCTGGTGTTCGATCCCGCGCAAGGCTTCTGGATCGTCGACGAGGTGGATTACACCACTGGCTTCTCAGTACTGAGTCGCTGGCAACCACCAAAGCAAGATGACGAAAACGAGGAGCTGGATGTGCTGCTCGGCACAGGTCCGGGATATTCCTCCGAGTCCTACCGGATCTTCCTCGATCAGAGTGTCACCCCGCACACCTTCACGCCGGACCGGCGGTTGCGGTTCTACGGTTCCATGGTGCATAGCTACAAGGTGTTCCTGGGCTCGGATATCAGCGAAGAGTTCGGCCGTGTGATCTCCAGCTTCTTCGACCCCTCGGGGAACTTCCTCGGCACCTCAGTGCCGGTGGAGACGGTCGTCGTGACAGACCCGCAGGGGCTGCCTGTGGTGCAGAACACCATCAAGGCACCGGTAGCCGCCTATACCAGCGAAAAGCTCGCTGACGGAGAACTGGTGACGTTGGTGGCCTATGACAGTGAGGGTGGGGTGGTCAGTACTGCCCAGCTGTTGGTCAAGAACAGCCAAGCGATCAGGCAAGCCGACACCTCGCGTAAGTACGTCAAGAGCATCTCCATCGATTCACCGTTTGTCAGCTCGGCCGATCCACAAACGATCGAGTTCCCGATCAACGTCACGGTGGAGTCTCTACCCATGACGGCGTTGGTGCATTACAGCGATGGCAGCAAGCATCGTTTGCCGATCGACGGTGGGAAGTTCAGCCTGTACGGCCTGCGCAACTACATCGCCACGATTGTGGGGCAACAGTTCCCGATGGTGCTGGCGTACAACCTGGCCGAGGATGAGGTGTCGTATAACCTTACTCCGACCGCCAATCGCCGCCTGACCATGGACTACACCGCCAAGACCACCACCGCCGACGGCGCCTACGAGGTCAAACTCTACATCTACCCGGTGTGGATTAGCCCGACGGCGGGGTACCGTCTGGAGTACTGGCTGTACAACCTCGACCGGCAGGCGTTCTACAACGTCACGCCGTACATCGAGATGGGAGTCAACTCCAACCCGTTCAATCCTACCCAGTACGGGGTCACCCAGACCCTGACTGTGGCGCTGGACCTGAACCGGGTAGACGGTCGTTTCGCTCCGTACCGTCATGTGCAGACCTTCCAGATCGCGCTCATGACCCGCGGTGATGATGCCCGCCCCAGCTGGATCATCTACTTCCGACCCGACCAGGTCGAAGGCTACGGCCGCGGTCCGTTTGCCGACCTCGAATACGTCAACACCAACTATTGGCGTCTGCGAATCGGTAATGAGTTCCCGAGTAAGGAGCTGTGGCTGCAAAAACTCTACGAGCGGATCGAACCGCTGGTTAATGAGGAAGTCGAAGCCTACGCACCGACACCGACGCACTTCCGGGTGGTGTTCATGCACAACACCTACGAGTACACGGTGGATCAGTGGAACGATGAGCTGATTGTCAACAACGACCTGAAGCACGGCGAACTGGTATACATCCAGTGGATCTCGCGTAACTACGACACGGATCTGCAGTTGGGTATCTCGGCATTGCCGGTGGTTATCCGCGATTCGGGCGTCTAACCCGAACAAAAAAATAGGCGGCATAACGCCCTCCCCAAACGGGGAGGGCTTATGTCGTTCGTTACGCGGTAGGTGGGTTAGCAGCTTCCTCTGCTGCGGCCATCCGAGTAATGATGTCGTGCGTACTTTTGAACAGGGCGAAATTGACCATCACTTCCATCTGCTCGTTCTTACCGAGCAGTTCTAGGGAGAGTTTGTCATTTACCGAGTTCAATCCGTGTAACCGGAAACCGTTAGCGTAAGCCGCCCGAAGTAGATCGGCAAAGAAGGCCAGGTTCGGTGAGAGTAAAGCGCGAATGCCGTGTTCTCGACACTTTAGTTGAAGCCATTCCAAATAGACCAGATCGGGTTTCTCATTATGAAACTCGCCAAACCCCACCACTTCACGCTGAGGGATCAGCGTAATCACCCCCTGCCTGACGGCATCGCGTTGAGTCGGATCGAAGTTCTCCACCGCCCGCCCGTTGAATACGCTGAAAGTGATTGAGGTCACCTCACCGTTAGGCGCCTGCACCGCGCTGAAGCTGAGTCCGCAGGCGACGTCCCAATAGCTGGGTACGTCCCGCTCTCCGAACAGGCGTTCGTTGTTCAGGTACTTAGCATAGCCGTCGGCCACGCTGGTGAGGCCCGCCGCGAACTGAGGGAGTTCACCGGCAGTACCCATGGCGAGATCCACCATCTTACCGGCGTACTCCCGGAAGTTCCGAGTGGGGGGTTTGTCCAGATACTGGGTCAGGTCGATAATATTGCTCATCTCTGCTCCGTTAAGCTTGTTTACGTTTGGCTTCACCTTCGCGAACCACACGCTCCAGACTCGCCATCGTGCGGTCAAACACCTCTTGGATGTCTTTGGGTTTATCCCGAGTGAAATAGTTGGTGCCCGGATAGCGGTGCAGCCCGGCGGTATCGTCACTGCACTGCATTTCGATGATACGGGGCTCGCCGCTGAAACCGAACTTGGGAAACAACACCACCTTACCGTAGAAATAGCCCTTGTCGTGCTCCTTCATCCAGGCGTTGACTGCGTCGTGCTGGATCAGTGCTTCCTGCTCCGGGTCCCAACGCTCGGTTTCCGACAACCAGTGCGGGAGGGTTTTCAGCGTCACGGGATACACGGTGGTGCCGTCCTTACCGGTGAAGATCATGCCGTGGCAACCGTCTTCAATAAACTGCTCAATTAAGATCGAGCAATCGCGGATCTTCTCGATACAGGAGCGGACATAGGTCAGCGGGTCGTGGGCGCGGTAGACATCGCGACACAGACGCTTTTGGATTTCGTGCGGAACTTCAGCGTAGAGCTTGGCGGCCAATTTCTTGACCTTCTTGGCGTTGGGATTCTTGAGTGTCTCGAAGTGGGCCAGGATGGCCGATTCCTGCTCTAGGGTATCGTACTCGCTCATGTGGTACTCGTCACGTGAAAAAAGAAGAAGAGGGAAGGAGGACCCGTAGGTCCTCCGATGCTACTAAACAACAGGATCAGTCGTCATCCAGCGAATCGAGGTGATCCTGGAAGTCATCGGCTTGTTTCTGGTCGATGGCTTCTTGAATGTAGCGCTGCTTGATCTCGTCATCGGTCATGTTCTTGAACTCGCCAGCGCCGTTGCGCTCGTCGAAGTTCGGCAGCGTTTCGATATCGATCTCGTCCAGCGAAGCGTTGGTGATGAAATCGTAATAACGGTCATTGCTCATTTTCGTACCCCTTTACGTTGCTGTTTATTTTCACGCACAAGTTCGCGCATAAGCGCGTACCAGGTCATACCCCAAAGCAAGGCGCGCTTTGGTATCGGACAGCCCCACCAATTGCGGGCTGATGATGAGTAGATGCTTGTCGCCTTTCGGATCAATCTCCAGGTGTCCGTGGTCACCGGCATCAGCGAGTAATCCACGGAATCCATCGAGGTCATAGCCAATGTAGACTTCGTCCTTACCCCGTCTGAGATAGAGAAACTGAAGACAGGTTTCCACCTCGATGACTTCCGTTGTAGGTTTGACTGTATCCATGGCTAGCTCTCGTAATACTCAGGGAGGTGGTAGTCGATCCCTTTCACGATCTCGTTATCCAACACCCACCGGCCGGCTACCATCTCCATGGTGGTGGACGGCACTTCGGCCCCCAGCTTCTTTGCTAGCAGCAACAGCAGCTTAGGATGGAAAGTGTGATCAATAACCAGAATCTCGTTGATCTCGCCGATCACCTCGGTAATCAGACCCGGGTCCAGTATCTCCACTTCCCCGGTAGGTTGGATCACGTAGAGGTTGTACCACTTCTGGTAGTTTTCAACGGTAATCACAGGGGTGTCATAGACACCCTGCTCGACCAATTCGAAACCCCGCTCGGATACCAGCCGACGGACGTCTTTATTTTGCTCGGACATTTTAAAAATCCTCAGTCGTGCTTCCAACTGCGTGGGAGCGCTTTGACGTGCGCCCGACCCCCTACGAAATGGTAGTCGTGCAGTCGACCCGTCAGTCGCGTTTGCTCGGCGCAGAACGCTGTGGCTTGTTCTTTATTGTAGTCGAATAAACCGATGCTTTCACCGTGTTCATACACCGCAACGTGGCAGTCGTCGGGGTTGATCTCAGCGGTTACTTCACCGGCGCTGTATGTAACGCGCTTGAATAAGGCAAGCGCCTCTTCCAGTTGTTCTTTGACTTTACCGAGTGCCGGTTCATGCGCCGGGTCTACCGTAAACCCGCCAATCACGTTTTCATGCCCGAAGTCATTACCCAGCAGCTCCTTAACCATCTCTGGTAGATCCAGGACAATTGAGACACTTGCCTCATCGACCCGCGTCGGGTCGACCGCCAGTTCGGCCCAAGTATACATGGCCACCTGATCGTGATAATCCGGCTCCGCCAGGGAGCTTGAGAAATACAAACCGAGCGTACCGTCTTCATCTAACAGCAGGTTAGTGTTGTTAACAACCACACTAGAATCTTTGTGCGACATGTGCATACCCCCTATGCTGATAAAAGCCACCCCTTAGGGTGGTCGCGGTGTTTATATCCCGCTTTAGTCAAAAGCTACGATCACGAGCTCCACGCCCTTCTGCTTTAGTTTCTCAAACCAAGCAAATAGAGAGGTCTCGCGCTCAATATTAAAGCTTTCCGTCAGTCAAATCAACATTGAAGCAGCCGCGATACAGGCGGAACAGGTCGGCCAGCAGAACCGCAATGTGCGCCGCCTCGTAAGCGCTTGGTCGTATTGGCTGTTCACTGCCGTAGTACCAGTCCTTGATCGTCCCATCCCGTTCCATGTTCACCGTAACGTTGATCATACTGAGATTGAGTTGTTGACTATTACCGTCGGCCCGCACGGTGCCGATCTGATGCCTCAGCAGGTCATCGATCAGCAACTGGAGTATGGCCACCTCGACATAATCTGGGGTGCACTCCCCGCTGACGAAGTTATCGACGTATGCCCCAGCCAGGGTTTTTAATGCTGCGTTATTCAGTTTCATTAACAGAGCCCTCGTTACAGTTCGTGATAAATGATAGCGTGGTCAGTCCGGCGCTCGTGTAAATCACGATACGTCATAACGCGATAGCCCAACCATTGACCGATCCGCTCCGCCACCCACTTCGATCGAATCAGACCCATTTCGCAATGAACGTGGATGTTCGCACCGTCTGCGGCTTTAGCGAATTCATGGATCTGATTAACCTGCTCACCGGTGAAACCCACCCAACCGTCGTGTTCTAGCTGCAGTACCTTGGCGTGTTTGCCAAAGTCTGGAAATGCTTCACCCTTATCGACGATCGAGATGATGCGCAGCGTTTTACCAGTCAGGAATAACTCAGCTTGCCGCCGCGACATGTAGGTGACATGATGGGTCTCCGGGTCACGACGGTAGCGCACCATGATGGTTTTGATGACGCTGTTGGTGTTTACAACAACAGAAGAAGCTTGGATACCACGTTTTGTTTTGTTAGACATTGTTACTACACCGTTAGCTCACCGAAGGAAGGTGCGATCCAGATCGAGTGATACTCTCTATCCACCGGTATTTCATGCTTAAGTTGACTTATCTTCTTATCGATCTCAGTACGTAGGTTCGCGTACTTATGTACTTGATCTTTAAGCAAACGCAAATTGCGGTTATAGGTAAGCTTAGTACGGAGTGACGCATTGTTCAGTCGCCGACGGTTGTTCACTCGGTCATCGGTGAACCTAAGACCTTTCTGAAGAATCAGAACCTTTCTGAAACCAAATTCATTCGAAAGGAGTTTCCCGCCTTCACCTGGTTCTCTGTAGTAAAGTGCTTTTTTGGACATACTGGACATAACACACCTACTGAATTAAGAAGCCTTCCGAAATATCCTAAACCGAATAGTGCCTACCCTTGGGGGTAGGCACTTGTGCTCAGTGCCAGCCGTGCTTGACGAAGTTGGGCCCTAGGTTCCATTCGTACACGGTATACTCCATGCTGTTACCCCCTAAGCGGCACCAGCTGGCGTAATCCTCTTCCCAAGCCTCTACCTCAGCCTGGGTTTGGAAGTACTTATGGTGAGTCGACCCCATGGTGTGCTCGGGCCAGCTTTTGGTCCGGTAGCTGATCTTGAATACCGCGTCGTCCGGCCAGTCCTGATGTTCCAGGGCATCGGCCAACATGGCGTTGACTAGCGGCGTGACGGTAGTGATGATTTTAGCGTGCTGCATGTGGATCTCCCTAGATCACGGGGGTTTAGATTGGATTAGAGTTGCGCGATTTCACGCCGCTGTTTATCTAGCTCGCGGTCGAAGCATTCGATGTACAACGCTGGGTAGCGGGCATAGCCGCCGAAGCCGAATTTCTCTTTGAGGTGGGCGATAGACGCCTCCATGATCTGCACGGCCGATTCGTGCGGCGCCTTCTTCTGACGGAACTGCATGGCCCGCAGTAACATGACATCGACGTTACCTGGCAACTCACGGTCGGCGGCATTGATCAGCTCCGCAAACTGTGATTTGAACTGACCTGTGAACGATGCCCGGTGCTGCATACAGGCCCAGGCAACCTGTTGTGTTTCGGAGGGATCGAAGTGTTCTAGGATCAACGGATGGTCGGTACTCATCATCCAGTGGAAGCTGAGTTCGTGGTGGTTCACCCGACTCCAGGCGAACATGTCGTGAAAGTACGCCGCGAACAAAATCAGCTTTGGGTCAAAACCCAACCCCAACCGTTCGTTGATCAACATGCCTGTTCGGAACACCCCTTCAAAGTGGGTTTGGCGATGCGCAAGGTCATTGAGTTCCCATTTGTCGGCAAACTCTTTAACGATTGCTGCTCTGAGGTTATCCAGGGTCATGTAGGTTCCTCGGTTTGGTGAGATTCACACGGGTGATATAGGTCTATATAACAGTCGACTGAATAAAACACTGCGCGAGTCCCGTGAACACGCGGATCATATAGACCCTATACACCACCAAACCCACTGGGTAAGGTAGCCCCTATGATCCTTTTCAAGTCTGATTGGGAACGCTTCCCGACGGCGATTGTTGACTACCAGACTAGCAACGAATCGTTTAAGCGCCTGGTCTATCTGTACAAGCAGATGGGCATTGACAACGCCGAGTTCATTCTCGCCCTGTATCAACCGGAACTGGTTGGCGTAGACCCGTTTGACCCGAACCTCTCACGCGACATGAAGATGCGCGTGGCGCTGGAATGCCAATACAACCCTTGGTACTACTTCCGGGAAGTGGCCCGCGTTCCTCCGAACGCCGGTACCGTACCCGTCAAGTTCAAGGCCAACCGTGGTAACATCGCCGCCTACTGGTCGTTCTTTAACCACATTGACTTCGGCTTGCTCCAACCACGTCAGACTGGTAAGTCGGTCTCGACCGACGTCTTGATGACCGGGATCGTCAACCTCTGGGCGTCGAACACCACGATCAACCTGATTACAAAAGACTTGGCGCTGCGTAACAACAACGTTGAGCGTTTGAAGGAAATCCGTAACCTACTGCCGGACTACATCTACTACCCGAACAGGTTGGATGCCGATAACAGCGAGTTGATCACCAACCTCAAACGCGGTAACCGCTACAAGACCTCGGTGGGGCGTAACGACAAGATTGCTGCGGACAAACTGGGTCGTGGTCTGACTGTTCCGATCATGCACTTCGACGAATTGGCGTACATCAACCTGGTGGAGATCTCCCTGCCAGTTGCGCTGTCCTCGGGTTCGGCGGCCCGCGATGAAGCCAAAGAAGCCAACCAACCGTACGGTAACATCTACACCACAACGGCCGGTAACATCAACTCCCGCGACGGAGCATTCGCTTACAAGTTCATGACGGGGGGTGCGGTCTGGGACGAGCACTACTTCGACCTGCCCGATCAGCCCACCCTGGCGAAAGTGGTCGACAAGAACTCCACCGGTTTGAAACCGCTGATCTACGGGGCTTTCAATCACCGTCAGTTGGGCCGGACCGATGAGTGGCTCTACGGTAAGCTGCGTGAGTCGGCGTCTGAAGGCGAGCTGGCGGATCGCGACTACTTCAACATCTGGACCACCGGTACCGAAGGGACACCGCTGAATGCCGAGGAAAAAGCTGCCCTGAAAAGTTCCGAGCGGGAAGTGGAACATATGGAGATTTCCGGCGAGGGTTATGCCTTGCGCTGGTATGTGCCCCACCACCAGATCGAAGCACGAATGGCCAGTGGCTTCTACATTATCGGTTCCGACCCCAGTGAGGCGTTGGGTGCTGATAACGACGCCACCACCCTGGTGATCACCGATGCCTACACCCACGATGTCGTCTGTACTGGTCGATACAACGAGACCAACCTGACCACGTTTGCCATGTGGCTGGTGAAGCTCTTGGTGCGGTTCCCAAACACGGTGTTTATCCCAGAGCGCAAGTCGTCCGGTAAGGGGATTCTGGACACCTTGATGATTCAGTTGCCGTTGCATGGGATCGACCCATTCAAACGGATTTACAACCGGATCGTCGACGAACCCGAAACCTACAAGACCGAGTTCAAGGAGATCCAACGCCCCGTCAATAGCCGCCCTGTGTATTTCTACGACAAGTACATGCGCTACTTCGGTTACAACACCAGTGGTTCGGGTAAGCATGCTCGGGATAACCTGTATGGTGATGCACTTAAGGGTGCCCTGCGCTTGGGCGGTAAGCGGGTCCATGACAAGACCCTGATTGGGGAACTACTGTCGTTGACCATCCGCAACGGACGGATTGACCACTCAGCAGGCAACCACGATGACATGGTCATTGCGTATCTGCTGACCCACTGGTTCTGTACCAAGGCACGCAACCTCGACTACTACGGCATTGATCAGCTCAAGGTGTTCAGTGCAGCTGTAGTCAACGTCGAAGAGATGACTACCAAGGAGCGGTACCAGCAGGGCATCAAGCAGCAGAACTTAGAGGTGTTCAACGATCTGATTGCCCAACTAAAGGATGCGCAAGATCCGATGATCATCAACAAGTTGGAGATCAAGATCCGTCAGATGTCCAGCAAGGTCGACTTGCAGGATGCCGGTGGGGTGGGTATCGATGCCATGATCCGTCAGGCTCAGGAAGAGCGCAATCGACGTAGCAAACTGAAGCGCTTCAACCGTCCCGGCGGTAGCTACGGGCGACAGTTCGGCGGTCAGCGGATGTAGTTGTATCTTATGTAGTACGGCCCCTTAATCGTGGTCGGTAAAGACTCTGGCTGGGAGACCTAAGGAACTGGGTCTTCTGGCTGGAGTGCTACTATGCCGTCGGGCTCTAACGGCATAAACGCCCACCCGGCAAGCCAGGTGGGATACCTTCAGATACCGGCGTGCTCGAAAAGCTGAACAACCTGAAAATAATCGTAACGATTACCGCTGAAGCCGTGCGACTGAGGTAACTTGAATCCGGTCACCTTCAGGCGCTTGGCGCGGAACTTCCGTTCCAGGTAGCGACCCAGACTGGCGATCATGTCGATTTCTTTATGCAGACGCGGATGGGCGACCACCCCGTTGACCGTCATGTAAAAGTATTGACGTTCGTCGTTGTAGTGATCTTCGAGATAATACCCGTAGTTACCAAGGACATCGTCGGAAATACCCTCAGGCTTACTGGCAAGAAGGTGTATGTGAATATTAGGGCGAAACTTAAGTACTGTTGTGACCGTCTCTGACTGAACTGCCTGGTTCATTGTAATTTAGTCCTGATGTAGTAAAGCCATAGCATTCTGGCATCACTACAACTACCAAAGAAAAAAGTACAAAGGTAAAGCCTGAGGCAAATGCCTCAGGCCGCTTTGGGTTTCCTCGCCGTATATACGACGTAGATTTCTTGAATCAGTCGCTCCGCTTCCGCGTTATCGGTAGCGAAGTAGACGACTGGGTTTAACAGCTTATGACATTCCAGAAACGCCACCCCAAGGTGGCACGGGGCCTTCCGGGTTTGATAAAATCCATCGCGCCATTTGATCCAATCCTGATGACTAATGCTAAACCCAGCCATAATGCCTCCACGCGTTAGAGGTCGCGAACCCGCTTCCAGAGTTCGATGTTGAATCGGAGTGGTTGGTCGTCGGTATCGAGTCCTTCGTGACCGCAGAAGTTATCGCGTCTCCAGAATCGGTCATCGAGTTCCGGGAAAAACGCATCACCCTCGAACCGACGCAGTACTCGGGTTAGATAGATCGTGTCGGCGTGAACCTCCCCATCGCGATAGAGTTCACCCCCACCGATGATGAACACCTTTTCTTTCTCGTGCGCCTTGGCACGAGCGATGGCAATTTCCAGCGTAGGTACGACGACCGCGTCAGGCAGACTTTTCAGTGTCCGCGACACCACATAGCAACGCCGGCCCGGCAGGGCTCGTCCGATGGACGCATACGTCTTACGCCCCATGATGCAGGGAAGACCCATGGTGGTGCGCATGAAGTGTTTGAGATCCTGCGGGAGGTGCCACGGGATCTGCCCGTTAATACCGATGACGTTGTTGAGGGAGGCGGCTGCAATCATGCAGATTTCAGACATTATTGTTCACTCTTGTGGTGATAAGTTGTTGGCATAGCATGCCCTATCTGTATATTTTTTTACTCGACTATACAAAAAAAGAAGGGGGTTACCCTTCTTTTGCCGCCACTTGAAGTGGTTGCGATGCTCCAGCCAGAAGTTCGTCCAACTCGGCGAATTCATCGGCGACTTTAAAGTAATGTACCACTGACTCATTATTGATTACGTGTAACGCAATCGTTGTGAGTAGTTTCGGATTCTTTTTGAAGAGCGAATCCTCATCGCTGTAACGGCCGTAGAGTTCCACCGTCCCGTGCTGGTTAATGGTCACGGCACCGTGTGCGCCGGCGATTACCACGTGCGGGTTACCGTGGATCGGATACTTCACCACCTGTCCGATCTGCTCTTCGGCACAGCCGGCCCAGAACCGTGCCAGCTTAATGGCCTGTTCCAAAGTGGGGTGGCTGATATAGCTGATGGTTCGGCGAAGCTTATCCAGACAGCTATTAAAGGCAATTCGCTGTTGCGCGGTGAATTGCATACCTTCCTCCTTAAGCGCACTTGCCGAGAATGCTTTCGATGGCCGCCCGATCGTTGCTGGCCATCACCTGGTGAACTTTACGCAGCATTGCATTGCGCTGTTCTTTCAGTTGGTTACCCAGGATCTGAGCTTCACGGGACTTGCCTTCCTCCAGCAGTTTGTTCACACGCCGCGCGCCGAGCGTAAGAGCCAGATCTTCCAGGGTGATGTCGGTAACGAGGGTTTCAAGGTTGTTAGTGGTCATGGTGTCTCTCCTACAAGACGGGGTTAATGGCGATAGCGCCAGTTGGTTCATGCGGGTGATATGGGTTTCAAATCTGGTTCAATCAACATAAACGAGACCCCGAAGGGTCTCGTCGTGAGGTTATTGCTCCACCGGCTCATAGCTGGAATCGAAGACGTCCGGCTTGCAGGGGTACCGCTCGCCTTTAACGCCGGTGATGACCCAGTCGCCCGGACAGACGATGTGACCGCCTTCGAGGGTCTCGATCCAACCGTGAGCCTCCATGATCTTACAGCAATGCTCGCAGGCCCGGTGTGGATTGGTCCCACTCGGCATGTTACGGATGTAGAAGCCCACCACCTTACCTTCGGTGAGAAAGATCTCGCCGTTATGCATGACCTTCTCCGAATGGTCTTCAGGGTGGTCACCGTTTTTGAACCAACGGTCGGCGACGATGGCTATGGGCTTTTTGCGGAACAGAGGCATGATGTGGACTCCTAAGGGGTGGGCATAGCATATTAGGGTGCGCCCAGACCTTAAGAAAACAACTTTTACTGGAGGTTATTATTCTATTGACGTATGTCCGCAAGGATGTGGATCACTATAAAACTCGACACAGGTACGGATACCTTTAACGTCGAGGACGTGTTTATGCCGCACACTTATTCACAACAAGGCCGTAAGTCCTTTAATGAATGAGGTATACCCATGTCAGCAGAAGACATCATTGCCCAAGCCACGGTCGATAAACTCAAAGCTGAGTTCGGCCAGCAGATACAGGGGCTGGTTGAACAGAACCAGACTTTATCAAGGCATGTCAGCGAACTCAATACGTCGCTGACTCGCTTGTCCGCTGTGATTTCAGAACTGACGGCCGGAACGCTTCCGGTGCAACCCACCCCAACTCCGGAGCAGCCTGCTCCGTCTATTCCGGATTCGACCGTTACCGAACCCGAGATCCCCAATCCACCTCACGAGGTGGGATATCCTGCTCCGATCAATAACTTCAGCAACAACGACTGGAACCGGGGTGTTTGGCTCCGCGACCGGGCCGGTGTATCGATCCCACTCACCTCAGCCAACCAAACCAACTTTATCGAGGGGGCTACGGTACGCTTGGCTAACGGCGACGTGCGCAAGATCACGTACCAACAGCTGGTCGGCAATAACATCAGCATCTTCATGGACGGCGACCGCTTAGACCCCGAACAAGTCGGGTATCCCCACGAGATCAACGCGGTATTGAGTGATTACCAACCCGACGATGACCAACCCACTGATCATGTACCGCCGACTGACGAGGAGGTAGTCCAACCGACCCCGACCCCAAAGCCTGAAGGGGAGTTACCATTGCGTGGCATGAACGTCGCCGGATTGGGTAATAACCCCGCGTTAGATGCGATCAACGGGATTGGCGTAACCAAGGCCGGTACCCACTACCGTAAACCGGAAGAGAAGCTACTGGTAGGCTTCGTCAAGAAACTCAAACCAGGCGAGAGTTGGATTGCCCGCCTACCGATTGCCGGCGAACGTCTGATCAGCGTTAATGGCGAAGCCTTGTACCGACCCTATCTGGATGAAATCATCGAGGCAATGGATCTGATCCACAAGTATCAGGGGAAGGTGGTGATCGACCTCCACAACTATTTCCGTTGGTGGGCGAAGGTAAGTAGCCGCGCCCAATCGGGCCGGCATTATGCTGAGTACCACAACCATCTAGCCGACGGCATTGCCATGTGGACGGTGATCGGTGAGCCCGATTGCCCAATCTCATACGAAGGCTTGGCTGATTTCTGGCAACGGCTAGCCACCGTGTTCAAGGATCATCCAGCGCTGTTGGGGTACGGGTTGATGAACGAGCCCCACTACCGCAACGATGACAAGGTAGACGTTAACAGTAAATGGCCTATCGCCGCGCAGATGTGTATCGACACTATTCGGAAGGTAGATCGAAATACCTTTATTCTGATTGGAGGTAACGCCTATAGCTCCGCCAAACTATGGCCGTCGCAGAGCGACAACCTCAAAGACCTTCACGACCCATCCGATCGCCTGCTCTACGAAGCCCATCAGTACATGGACAAACAGGGCAACGGGGGTGGTCAGTGGAAATCGCTGACCGATCCGGTAACTGCTGATCAGGGCGTCAAAGACTGGAGCATCTGGATCAACTGGCTCAAGACCAATAAGAAGCGTGGCTTCGCGGGTGAGTTCGGTGGTCCAGCCACTGCCGGCTACCTGATCGAAGCTCTGGACGCGCTTTACGACCTGTTTGATCAACACAATATCCCATCCACACAATGGCTCAGTGGCCCGGGGTTCGGCGACAACTATGCCAACGGCATGAACAAAGCCGACGGTACGATCAAGGAGAATGCTAATCCCTTGCTTAAGCGTATCGGTAAAACCTGTAACGCCTACGGCCCCCTGTAACCCACTAGCGGCATAAGCCCACCCCCAGCCCACCGGTGTTTCGACACGGGTAGGTTGGGGGTGTATGCCGTCGATTAGACTTTGGCGAGGCGGTGGTCACGTGGAACAGTAAATCCTGCTGAGGTGCGATGTCCACCTCCACCGAACTGCTCAGCTAACGCCGCGCAATCGACCGGACTACCCTTCGGAGCATTCAGGCGGAATCGGCGCCCTTTCTTGGTGTCGTAGTAACCTACAACCAGGTCGTTATCCTCGGTCAGTCGGTTGAGGGTTTCCGACATCAGGTAACGCGGCACGTTCACCAGCGGGGCGCGATACGGCCCGAGCTGAATCGAGCGCTTGGTGTTCTTCAGATGCCAGTCGATGAATCGATCATCGCTTTGCATTAGCACCTGCCCTTTGGCGCAGACGGCAAGCGGGTCCATGAAATGCGCCCGATCCCATTCCTCGAAGGTGAACTCGCAGGCAATCAGGTAACGACAATACTGTCGAGTGACGTCACCATGAACGAAGCGCCACAGGTCTCGGTCTTGGACATAAGTTACAATGCTGGGCGTGAATCCCCGTCCATTTCTCTCCTTCAAGCTTTTGGGGTAGTTGTGTTCCTCTGGCTTATAAAGGAAGTCCCAAGTCAAACCCGCGCCCGAGCGTTCGAGGTCCAGAATGAGATCGACATTACTCGGTAGGCTGTGTCGGTACGGCGTCAGCGCATTGATCGCTGAGGCGTGGTGATCGATCACCGTCACCCAACGTACACGCTGAGCAAGTTCTGCCAACTTATCCGCGGGGTAGGAGAAGTCCACGATCAGGACGTGGGTGTCGGCCGGCACATCCGGGAGGGATGCGCCGTATTCGGCTGCCTCGAATGTAGCGTTCGGATAGAACTGCTTTACCACCCACGCTGCTGTGAAGCCGTCAAGGCAGTCGGCGTGGTACACACAGTGAACATTCAGATCGTTCATCGATCAGACTCCTAAAAGGGCGTGTGCAAAAATCCGACTGGTGAAGTCGAACAGGCAGGCGATGATCATGGATGGAATCAACCACAGGAAGTACACGGCCGCGTACCCCTTAGGGTTCTGCTGGATGTCATCCTTTAGTTGAGCGATACGCTCATCCAAGGTCATGAAGTCATAACGGAAGGGGTTGACCGCCAATGAACTGACCACGAACAGGATCAGCGCAAGGCAGACGGCAAAGGCGAGTGTAGGGAACATGGCAATGTCCGAAGGGGTTATTGTCTAGTGTCTGATAGGGTACTCTAGTGTATTTTTTAGCCGTGGTTTTCGACAAGTCCAGTGTTGATGCGGGGTTGGGAAAAGATACCCCGACGGATAAAAGTATGCTAAACGGTTTTGGGGTTATCCTATAGCTGGGGAGGCTAAGGTAACCCATCCGACCCAACGAATTCCGACGGAGTCATTGCCTAAGAACTCCGCACTTGACACAGCAGCCGTCACGGCTGTTTTTTTATTCCCTACGCTGTACGGTTAAGGCATACCAACCATGATCAAAGAAGTTATCAAATTCGACGGCTACAGTGAACCCTTCATTGCCCCCAAGCTTAAGCGTTGGGGAGAGTATGCTGCGGAGAACCTACCGGTCCAGATTGACTGGCAGAGTATTTTACTTGATGTCGTCAACGAAGCCCCGACCGTACTCAGCTCTCTGGAGTTGCAGGACCGCCTGATTGAGCGTACCCTGCAGGGCGAAACCTGGTCGCACTACCTCATGGCTGGACGCCTGCTCGCCCCGTTGCTGCACAAGCGCACCTTTGGTCGCCAGATGCCGACGGTGCAAGAACTGCATCAGAAACTGGCTGGAATTGGCTACATGGTCAAACTGCGCTACAGCGACGCTGAATATGCGCAGGTCGAGCAGATCATCAACCACAACCTCGACAAGACCTACCCACACTTCCGTCTGGACTACATTTTCAAGAAGTACGGGTTGCAGGACCGCGTCAAGCGCGTCAACTACGAGACCCCGCAATACACTTACATGCGCATGGCCATGGCATTGGCCGAAGACCAACCCAAAGCGCGCCGCATGCGCGACGTCGAGCGCCTCTACTACCACCTCTCCGGTGGTCGTCTGAATGCCCCGACCCCGAATTTCGTTAACCTGGGCACGCCACTGAATGGCTACGCCTCCTGCTGCATCTACAGCAACAACGACGATGCCGCGTCCATCGGGGTGGGTCTGCATATTGCTTACACCATGACCTACATGTCGGCCGGTTGTGGTACGCACCTCAATACCCGCTCCATCGGTGATCCGGTGCGCGGCGGTATGATCGAACACCAGGGTAAACTACCGTACATCCGTGCCACCAAAGAGATGGTCGGCGCGAATCTGCAGAATGGTCGCGGTGGCGCTGACACGCTGACCTGGCAGGCGTACGACCCCGAAGGCGAAACCCTGGTCTCGCTGGCTAACCCGATGTCGGTAGACAGCAAAAAGATCCGCGGGATCGACTACAGCATGTCGGTCAACAAATGGCTGGCCCGTTTCGCTGCCCGCAAGGAAAAGCTGTTCCGCTTCAACAGCTTCACCGCGCCAGATCTCTACGACGCTCTGTACTCGGGCGACGAGAAGCGCTTCGAGGAGCTCTACACCAAGTACGAACAGGACCCACTGTTTGTCAAGGACTACTTCAACGCCCGTGAGCAGATCCTGCTGGCGCTGAACGAAGCATACGAGACCGGTCGCTACTACCTGACCTGGGTTGACGAGATGAATCGTCACACCCCGTTCTACGACACCATCTACGCCTCCAATCTGTGTCAGGAAATCATGCTGCCACAGCGTGGCTACCAGCACATGATGGATCTGTACCAGGCGGAATCGGTGGGCTTCATCCGTTTCATCAACGACGGCGGCGTAGAGCTGAAGTTGTCGGCTGTGGAACCGGTAACCGTGGTGGGTACGAAACGCACGGTAATTCCGGCCATTGACCTGCAGGTGGGTCAGTCCTACGCCACGCAGGATGGAAAAGTCGGTAAGGTCTGGAAGATCCTCGAAACCAAGGCTGAGCCGGAAGTGGCCATGTGTAACATTGCCGCGGTAGTGCCGGCGATGATCGAGTCGGACGAAGAGTACGCCGAGGTCATCTACTACGCCCTACTGATGGTGGATATCTGCATTCACAAGGCGCACTACGAACTACCGCATATCGGTTACACCAGCAAAGCCCGCATGAACGCCGGTATCGGTATCATGGGCCTGGCCTACTGGATGGCGAAGAATCACTATCGTTACGACGATATTGAAGGCAAGAACGCCATGCACCGCCTGCACGAGACCCACATGTACCACCTGATCACTCAGTCGATCAAGCTGGGTCAGGAGCGGGGGAATGCACCGTGGATGCACCGCACGCGTTGGCCGGAAGGTTACTTGCCGCTGGATACCTACAACCGCAACGTTGACAGTATCCATACACAAGAACTGACCCGTGACTGGGATGCGGTTCGTGCCGCACTCATTGCCAACCGCGGGATGCGTTTCAGCTGTGTAGCCAGCCACATGCCGGGCGAGTCCAGCTCCAAGGCCTCTGGTCAGCCGAACTCCCTGTACCCGGTGCGGGAGCTGGTACTGACCAAGACCGACAACAACATCAAGTCGCGTTGGGCTGCCCCGGAAGGCGATACTCTGGGCGACCATTACCAGACTGCCTGGGATCTCAGCCACATCGATCAGGTCGACATGTACGCCATTGCGCAGAAGTGGACCGATCAGGGCATCTCGGCCGACCTCTGGCGGCGGATCTCGCAAGGGGAGAAGATCACCTCGACGGAAATGCTCAACGGCTTCTTCTACATGACGAAGATGGGCCTGAAGTCGCGTTACTACCAGAACAGCATGACGTCCAAGCAGAAAGCTCTGGATGACGGCACCATGGTAGAGGTGGTTTCCCTCAACACCGACGGCCAGGAAGCGGCTGACTGCGGTGCGGGCGGCTGCAAGATGTAACTACCAGGGGGTGGAGCCGAGCACTTCACCCCTTCCTTTCTTTACAGGTTTAACACATGACTGTTACGTTTGATCCAAAGATTTTCAATGCCGAGAAAACCGACTATAAAGAGCAGAGTCTGTTCCTCGGTCAACCATTGGGGTTGTTCGACACCGTCAACCGCAATCACCCGGTGGTCTGGTCGCTGTACAAGGCGATGAAAGAACTGGATTGGGATGAAATCGAATTCGACTACCATCCCTGCAACGCCCAGTTCAAGCAGGCGCCACGGTCTAAGTCGCAGAAGATGATCAAGTCGCTGGCCTGGCAGTGGGAAGCCGATACGGTGGCCTCCCGCACCATCGCCCACGTGATCAGTCTGTTCGACCCCTGTCCGGAACTCTGGGCCGCCTGGCAGCGCATTTCCGACAACGAAGTGGTGCACGCCGCCACCTACTCGGAAATCGTCCGCTCCAGCTTCGACGACCCGCGCAGCGTGCTGGCCGAGATCCTGTCGATCACCGAAGCCATGCAACGCCTGAACGCGGTCGCGCGCGAGCTGAGTTGGATTCGGGAGCGGGGTCTGAAGTACGCCTTGGGGATGGTACCGAACGATCAGGAGACCTACAATGCGGTCTTCATGTTCGCCTTCGTTATGCTCTGCCTGGAGCGAGTTCAGTTCATGGCCTCTTTTGCCGTGACCTTTGCGCTTGGGGAAGAAGGCTTGTTCATGCCAATCTGCAAGGCGGTGCAGAAAATCTGCCAGGACGAATACGAAGTCCATGTTGACCTCGATCGGGCGGTGCTCACCCATGAACTCAAGACCGAACGCGGGCAGATTGCCTACCAACAACTCAAACCCCGGATGGAGGCGGTACTCAATGAGATCGTTGCCACCGAGCTTGAGTGGAACAAGTTCGTGTTTGCCGAGGGGGAGGACCTGAAGAAGCTGACCATGGACGGCCTCAACCGCTGGGTGTTGTTCTCGGCGACCAACGTCGCCCGCCCCCTGCGTCTGGAAATGAACTTCCCGCAGGTCGAAACCAATCCTCTGCACTACATGAAGAGCTGGATCGACATCTCCGACACCCAACCTTCCCCTCAGGAAGAAGCCAATGGCCAATACAAGGTCAACGTGCTGTCGCGCGACGACGAGGAAGTACAGTTCGCGGTTGACTTCTGATTGATGTTACAAACCCGGGAGACCTGTGGGTCTCCCTTTTTTCCGTCAACCTCCCTACGCGGCTGTTGTGGTAAAGATCGGACGAAGAAAAAAAAAGAACACGCGACAGCGAGGCCCTTTCGGGACCTCGCTTATGTCGGTTACTCGTCTTCTTCCAGCGAATCTTCGAGATCCTCGATGCTGGTGAACAGACAATCGCGCTCCGCCGGATCGACCGTGATCACCAACTCACCACCGGTGAAGGTCACCTCGTAACCATGCGATTCCAGCTTGCTAATCAGGCGGTTGCGGGTGATGGTCTTCAGACGGTCCAGGCTCATCAGGGCCTTGAGTTCGTCGATGGTGGCGGTCAGCGTGACGGGGTTGCTGTTGCCACGCTTTTGGTTGAGGCGGACGCGGCGTTCGATGAGATCGACAATTTTGTTGCTGGCGGTATTGTGCGGCATTTTGAGAGGTTTCCTTGGGCGGGTTAACGACGAAAGTTACTGACGACGGCACCGGCTGCGGCGGTGGCAATAACACCACCGGCGACATAGGCTGCGTGTTTCCAAACCGGGGCGCCTTTGATGGTGCGGCGGTCGAGGGTGATGTTCAGGTTGTTGGTGTTGATCGAGACGGGACCGACTTTGATACGCATGATAATCTTCCTTCAGATTAGGGGTGGGACCGAAGCCTTGCTGGACTTGGTACATCAACGTTATATAGACCTGAAATCCGATTCAATTGAGGTACCGCCGTGTCCGCCATCGGTTATTATCTGCAGTGCTATTCAGAGCCCCTGTCGGCGCCGTCACAGCGCGATCGACAGCACGACCGCCGTAGGGTACCCGAGTCCGTTTGGAGTAGTCTCAGCGGCTTTTGGCGCGCTTGGGGGTAGGACCGACATCTGACGACATAAAGCCTCTCCCGCGGGAGAGGCCTATGCCCGACGTTAGTCGATTTTGTTACAGGGCTTCGTCCCGCTGCTTGCGCCAATCATTTTCATGGTTGGCCCAGTTGTCACCCTCAGGTTGGGTTTCCGCCCGCAGGTGGCGTACCCGCGAGAGCAAGAACCACACCATCATCAGCATGCCAATGGAGAAGATCGTGATACCGATCCCGCGCAGGTTGATGAACATGCGGAACATTTCCCCACCGGTGACTTCCTGCACCCGTGCCGCCCAGTATCCCGATTCGAGGATGATCAGCAGTTGATACATCCCGGCCGGGAACAGGGCCAGGAACATCATCAGCGCCAGGCCGATGTTGAGTGCCCAGAAGGACACCTTAATCAGTCGGGCATTCCAGTGTTCCGGTTTGATCAGGTGCTGGCAGCAGAACAACACCCCAGCGAGGGCGATGTTACCCTTCACCCCGAACATGGCGCCATGAGCGTGGTTGCCCGTGATGTAGGTGGCGTGCTCGAAGTAGTTGATGATGGGTAGGTTCAGCAGCGAACCCAAGACACCAGCAGCGAAGATGTTCCAGAAGTTCACCGCCAGGACGAACAGCCAAACCCCTTCCATGACGTACTTCTGATGTCCCTGCGCCATGAACTCCCAGCCCTGGCTGCCAAACCAGTAGGCCATCATGCCGGTGATCAGTCCGTTGTATCCGGAGTAGACGCCTGCAACACCACCGACACCCACGATCACACACAGCCAGAAAAGCAGGTCAATCAACTTGTCCTGATACTTCGGCACTGGCGCCAACCGCGGCAGGAAGAAGATGGTGTAGCCCACCCAGCACATGAACATCCAGTAAATCTGCAACAGGGTGTGGTAGCTGCGCAGCACTGTGTAGGGTAGAATCCCGGCGATGGTTTCATGGAATGGATCGGCGAAGTCCATGACCGAGAGGAACCCGGCCAACACCTGCAGTCCAAACGCCACTGCGGCCAGCATGTAGAAACGGTAGGTTTTGCGCTGCGTTGGACGCACCACACCCTTTTCCAGATCTGGGGTCGACATCAGAATACCAGCTCGCAGACTTTCCTTGAACGGATCATCGCCGGTGGCTTTCATTTGACCGTACATGTAGAGCACGGCCATGATACCGATGAACAGTGCAGCAATCGACAGGAAACTCCAGACGTAGGTGTCCTTGGTCGGGTAGTTACCCGCTTCCGGATCGTACGGCCAGTTATGGGTATAGCTGTAGCTTTGCCCTGGGCGCTCCGCCACGGTGACCCACGCCCCCCAGAAGGTGAAAGCCGAGAGATCACGCAAATCCTTCGGGTCGTTGATGTAGTTGGTCGGACGGAATGCCTGCGTGTAGTTCGGGTCGGTGAAAACCCGAGTATAGTGGTGAACCACATCCTCAAAGGCGGCCTGTTGCGCAGCATTCACCATGATGGTGTTGCTGGCCTCGTCCCAGCGGTTTTCGCGCACTTCCCGCTTGACCCGAGCGGCGATGGTAGACTTCTCGTCTTCGCTCAAACTACCCTTCTCGGCGAGCCACTGCTCCTCGTAATAGGCTTGCATGCCCGTTACGATCAGGTGCAGAGTTTCGGCGGTAAAGTCTGGCCCCCGGCCCGCGCCATCACCAGCGTTTGGTTGCGGACTACCGGGTTGAGGGTTTTATTCACCAATATGCTCCTTCGGGCGACCTGCCAGGTTCCGCAACACTGATGAGAGAAAGGATAACTCCCCCTGCTCGCGGTGGCTGTGTTGCATGCAGATCTCGGTGGGCTTTTCGGCGAACATGTAACAATACCCAGCCGACCGGTTGATTTCTTTGTAGCGGCAGGTATCGCAGTTGTTGGGATTGCTCATTGGAATACCATCTTTACAGTAAAGGAACGGTCGTTGATGTACGTGAACTCCAGCCGTTTGAACCCCTCGTGGGGTTCGGTAATGCGCATCCGCAGACCGTACTGTTGAGTGCGGTTGATGAAGCGGATCAGGCCGGCATAAAGACGTGGCTCTTCCCGCAGTAGCGGGAAGGCCTCCATCAACTCGCGTTCAGTCGGTAAAAGGACCAGTAGCTCTCTGGCGGCCAGTGAAGGGTGGACGAACAACGCCATTTTGAGCATGTGATCCTCCCCCAGCGGTAACCGCACCACGATTTCGGGCAATGCTGGGTTGCTGTCCGTGTCGGGGTAACTCACTGACATGAATTCACCCCCTACGACCAGTTCTGCAATCATTGACTTTAGGGCGTATTGCCATACCGCCCGCGCGGTTTCAGTTTGCGTGGAGAACCGATCCATGTTAGACCCTCGCTAAGTTACGACACTAACTGACTCACGGCATAACCAAGGTTTAGTGCAATGAAGGTCAGGTGTCCGGTGTAGAAGATAAAGTCACGTTGGCGAGCACGCCTCCGATACTCGATCCGCTCGCTGAGTATATCGCGCATGGTTAAGTACTCTCCAGCATCAGAACAATAACCCCCAGTAAAAACAGGTCTGCCATAGCGGTCAGATATAGCCAGGCTAACCGCTGTAGGTGGCAACGGTAGGTTTCAACCTCGGTAGTTTCGACCACGGCGAACGTGAATACCAGCATGTTACGGCTAAGCAGTAGATGAAACAGCTTACCACCTACCAACGTCAGTAGTACTGATATTAGCGCTAGCCACAGTAGATTTGAAACAGTCATCAGCCCCTCCCCGAGCCGAAAGCGGTATAACGCAGGTGTCCTCGGACACCTGACGTCTTCTTTACTTCACCACCGTCAGCTTCGGGCGGTTGTCCTGCGGCGGGGTCGGGAGCGTCTCCACATCTTCTACCATTGGGAAGACCAGCACCACCGGCTCTTCGTAACCGGTGATCCAGCCGGCCAGGGTGCTGAAGGCTTCGAAGGGAATCACCACCGGCGTATCGACACCCTTAAAGCGGGTGTGGAAAGAAATTCCTTCTTGGGAGGTTGACAGGAAACGAACCGCCTGGGGCGTAACATCCAACGCCAGAGTCCCGTCGGGACCGGCCTTACTCTTCAGAAACTCGTCGGTGAGTCGGACCGCGTCAACGTAGATCATGATCTTGGCCGCGTTCTCAACCATCCAGGCATAGTACGCCTGGAACAGATGTGGCTGGATGCGAGTGAGTTTTGGCATTTCCATGTCGATTCTCGTTGTGTTAGGCAGTGGTATTAGAGTTTTGGGGTCAGCAAAAGATACGCCGGATACAGTGTAGCGCGCACCTGCCGCTCAATTGCTTTGGCTTCTTTCAGTGACCCGGTCGGGTATTCGTACAGCTTCAGATCCGGATCGTGGGCGCAGAGTTTCAACAACGCGGGGCAGGGGTAAGTGCCGGCGTGCACGGCTTGAATGATGCGATCCACATCCCGGCTGACTTGGTTGCTGGTGCCGGTGATGAGCTTCCCGGTAGCGATGTGCTCAACCAGATAGCAGCCGGTTTTAACTTCGTCGAGTCGCTTACCGCGCCCATGGATCGTGTGCGACCAGGTACTACCGCGGGCGTCTGTATGAAACATGTTACTCCCCTTAAGGGCCGGGGTGGTGACCACCCCGGCGTGCAGCTTACAGTTGACCGTAGTAGTTGAATACGGCGTCCTGATACGTCTTGGTTAGTAACCGACGTTCTTTGGTGGTGGTATCCTGAAGGTTCAGTAACGCCCAGAACCCCTTGCCGGGGATACCGCCTTGCGGACTCCCTTCACCCTTCACAACCAACGAGGTCAGATGGGGGTGTCCGGTGTTAGAGCACCATTCGAGGATGCGCCCCAGGTAACGCCCCAAGGTACTGGCCATGTGGTTTCCCGACGGGGGTAGGCCAATGAGGCTTGCCAGTTCCGCATAGGTGATGGTGCGTCGCTGAATGGCGCGGTTCACCAAATGAACAAAGAGGATTTTAACGAACACGTCCTCGCGGGTATCGGACGGAGGAGGGGTCCATTGAACGTGGATTGCTTCGTTTTGCTCGGCCATGGTAGTGGCTCCTTTGTAGACCCTCGGTGGAGGGAGGTTAAAACACAGTCAAACTGACTGCGTCATGTAGATAAGGAAACGGTGTATTTTTCCTTAGGGTTGATTGATTTTAACTTCAGCCGGGTTACACAACCGCCCAGCTTCCCACAGCTCTTCGACTTCTTTGAGTTGGTTGCTGTAGTGCGCCGTGATCTCGCGGATGTGACGGTTGATGTCCTGCGGGCCACTGATGGTTTCAGGAACCGTTAGGGTTTCAAAAGTCGTCACGCAGGTGTGCGCCGCTACCACGATGCTGTGCGGTGTAATTGAAGGGGCGCGTCTGTTGACGATCGCACACAGGAGCTGATAGAGCCGCTCACAGTGCGTCAGGTGTTGCGAGAATATCAACCCCGCAAACTCAGCACGTCGCAGAATAAACGCTTCACCGGCATAGATCTCTTTGAACCGCGCCAGGGCATAAGGGGCGAACTTGCTCAGTGCGTCCTCCATTTCCTCGTAACGCTGACCATTACGAGATGCCGATACAACATAAGCGGCGTAATACGCCATGGCGTTACCAAAGACCAGTGGGCAGAAATAACCGCGATCGGCGATCCAGTCGACCTGTATTTTGAGATAACTGATTTTTTCGTCGAAGGTGAATCGAGCGTCATCGAGAAAGAGCATGGGTGTTACTCCGTAGTTGTGGGCTGCCTGCGCCCAGGTTTACTTACAAAAGGCGCGATAGGGCACTACGCCGACCTTGTCACCTAACACGAAGGTGTATGTGTGTGCCGGCTTGAGTTGTTGAATGCCCTTCTCGCCCACACCGACTTTAACTGTCCACCACTCGGTATTGTTGAGACCAACCACCCGCAGTGATTCACCACGGATATCGACCTTGGTGGTTTCCTCGATGTGCTTGGTGTCGATCAGACGAAAGCCGAGGATTTCGGTGAAGGGGTAGGAGTATTCACGGGTACCGGTCAGCTCTTTCCCGTCGATCTCCAATGAGCAGCTACGGGTGTCAGTCACGTAACCGGTGACCTTTGTGGCGTGAGCATAGTAGCCCAACCCACCCAGGCTCAGAATCAACAACAGGCTAAAGCCCAACATCAGGCGTCGCACGAAACGCTTGATGGTCATCGCCGCATTGCGCTCCCGCATGCGCTCGGCCGCCCGCGCCCCAGCGTCGGGACTCAGCCCGGTACCGAAACACTGCGGTGGGATCTCAGCGGTGTGTGGTTTCCCGGGTTGTGTTGCCTGGGGTTTCTGAGCGCTGTTTATATCGAGGATACTCATGGGTTGCTTCCTTCTTGGTGAATTAGTGCAGTGGGTGGCGAACTCGAAGTTTTGGTCAGCGGGTGGTAAAACCGATCCCGCTCGCCTTGAGGGTTGTTTCTACCTGTTCTTCGTAATTGATGGCTTCGGCCAATGTTACCGCCTTCAGTGATGAGTTAAACACAACGGGCGGCAGCCCCAGGTATTCACGTAGCTGGTAACCCTGTGCCGTGGTCAACGGCTTAAAGTGCAGTACCCGAAAGGCGCGACCTGGGCGCAGCAGTGCTTCATCGACGTCCCGTAGCGTTGGTAGGTTAGTGGTGACAATCACTTTGGTATCGGTACCAACCAAACCAGCGGTGGTATTCAGCAAACCAGTCATGGATTTGTTACCCTCCTGACGTTTTCCAACCAGGCGATCGGCATCTTCGGTAATGATTACCGACCCCCGCGGTAAAGTACGAATAAAATCATTGAGCTTCGGACTATCGAGTACCGAGTCTTGGTCCACGAGATAGACGTTGTCATCCCAACCACGCGCCCGAAGAAGCTCCATGATAAAGGAAGACTTACCGGTTCCAGGCTCACCCAGTAACAACATTACATTGCTGGACGATGCAGAAAAACCAGCCCACAGCTCTTCCGGCGTTTCGCCAACACCGGGATAGAACAGCTCTGGGTTGGTCAGGGGTCTGCGTACCTGTAGGAGTTCCTGATGGGTTACGATGTTTCCTTGGTGGGTCAGTCCCAGTCGATTTACAGCCGGCGGTTTAGTAGCTGGGAAGTGTTCAGCGAGTAATTCTTCTATCCTATCCAACAGGACGTTTGGCCCAGAGACAATCACTTCGAAGTGTGTACCCGCGCTAGATGAAGTGTGAAACAAACCCACGATCTCCTCAGCAAACAAGATCACGAAAACACCCCGACTGATGCGGAGTAATTCCATGCTGTTCGCAGGTAAGATGTTCTCTATCAGTTGGGTAATCACATCGCGCCGATATGTGTCGATCTTTTCCGTGGCCGGTACGTAAACATTGAATGACTTCTGCCGTGTGTTGATACCCCGTATGAAACTATACAGATCGAAGGCGATTTTTTCCCGCCCCGCAACCTCTGCGAATTTCTCATAATGCTGAGTGTACTCTCGCAGGTTTTTCAACAGGCGCTCGCTGCGCGGTTTGATTTGTAGATTCATACAGACTCCTTTTCTTCGATTAAACGGCATAGACGGAGGGAAACCCCTCCGTCCGTTATAGTCCGTTGCGGTGTACTGCGACTTCTTTGATGAAACTCAACCCCGACACCTGAACCAGTAACGGGTAGTCATCTCGGGTGAGGTTGTAGCCCGTCCCGGCAGCCAACATATCGCGGGTGATCAGGTTCTTGTGTGGATGAGTGATCTGGTCGTAATGTTCCAGCAACCACCGACAGCAGTCATCGAATAGCTCATCGGTTAGGATCGACTCATTTTCGATATAGTAGCAGAAACAGGCGGTGAGAAACCAGGAGACGCGAGTGTCCGGTGCGTGCTCGAAACAGCGCTTGGCGACGTGATCGTAGTGACCACCTACCGGTTCCAGCTGTAGGACAGGCATGGGGAAACCCTCAGGAATTGATCTTGTCAAACATGGCCGTGATGCCCGGCGAAACACTCACGGCTTTTAAGTATACCTCACCACCGTCTTTGATTACATGCCAGCCGGGTGCCGTATCACTACCTTCGACCACGGTCATCACGCTGCGGATCACCTGGTTGGCCAGTGTCTGGACGTTGTCCACCACCTGACCTTCGTAGATACCAGCTTCCAGTGCCAGATCCACCGCGTTGCTGATGTCGGCAATAAAGTGCCGCTGGAGGGTCTCTGGCGCCCCTTGCTGTAGCGCCGCGACTTGCTCGGGGCGTATGGTGGGGGTTTCAGTTACCGGCGCCACAGGCGCGGCTGGGTGGCTTATGGCAAACACTGGACCGCTGGTCAGTTTCACCCCCACCGGCTCAGAGTCGCCCCAGGCACCGTAGATCTCGTAATCAAAATTGTCGCGGTAGTGGTCCTCTACCCGCAGCCGACCACCACTGGTCTTACCCGCTGTCCAGAACAGGTTCCCTTCCTCATCCATACCAAACTGAACCGAGTGCTCGGACCAATCAGCATCGATCTGTTTGAAGTATTGCCCCGGCTTGACCTTAGCCAGCGCCTTTTCGAATTTCATGATACTCCTCCAGAGTTAGTTCCCGCAGGGTGCATTCCCCGCCACTGTGCCACCTGGCTTCACCGTCGCGGCGGGCATCGACGTAGTCGCCGTCAGTCACACAGAAGCGCTTGGCCATTTCCGGGCGGTCATCGTGGGTCAGGTCACCATGCCAGTAGTAGTTGTCGACCCGACTGGCACCGTACCGGGCGGTGGTGTGCTTGACCGACAAACACCAGACTGTCTGTGGGGTTAGGGGCGGGGCTTCGCGGAAGGTCTCGCGAAAGATGCGTTCGGAGACCACCCAGATTTCCCCGACAGGACGGTCGTGCGTGCGTTCCAAGTTGGTGTAGACCACCATGGGGTGGGAACAGTCCTGGCCGTGTTTGGCCAGGTAGAGGACCTTGAACCGCAGTCCGCTGGGGGAGAGGTAGTCTCGCTCGGGAGTGACGTGTTCAAGCATGGGGTGGGTCCTTGACGGGTGTCGGTCGTAGAACCACCCGTCCGTGTGCATCCAGTACAATAACCATTGGGCTTACTCCGAATAGGGTCTGGTCGATGATGTAGATTTCAAACCCCGTTGAGTTGAACAAAAAATAAAGACGGCAAAGAGGCGACCCGTAGGTCGCCTCCTTAGGCTTAGCTGTTGATTTCAGCGTACATCTTCGCCAACCCGCCGGAGATATCCAATCCGACCATGTATGGTGTGGTAGCGTTTGTTTGTACGAAGACTTCGGTTGAGGCTGGCAGTACCATCAGGTCTTCTTCCTTAGGGACCAGGATGTAGTCACTATCGAGCAGGTCGATCACGCTGGCCATGGCTTCCTGTACCCGCTCGGCGATGGCATCGTCGACCGACTGTTCCTCGTCGACCTCGGCCTGCGTTACTTCGTGCTCGATGGTCTTGATCTGATCGACGAACACCCGACGGCAGTCGCCAATGATCTTCAGCTGTTCCTCGTTGTACTGCACTTCCAGGACCTGGGTTTCGGTTACTTCAGTCATGTGTACCTCGTCTATAGAACGAATGGATTTTCTTTATAGTTACAGCACATCAACCAGGTAGTCGCCACTGCGCCGTAGCACAATGTGCTCACAACCTACCTGGGTCTCGCAGCTGGTGATAAACTCGTCCCATTTCTGGTAGAGCGTCTCAACCAGCTTATCCGGACTGCCGCGGCGGATGTACCGGGCAATGTAGTTGGCCTTCAAATCCCGCTGGGGGTAGACCAAGGTGAAATGAATGCCTGCAGCCACCAGCTCGTCGCGCAACGACTGCCAGGTGGGCAGTAGGACATCCTTTCCGTCGGCCAGCAGTTCCCGAATGGTTTCGACGTAATCGGTTTTGCCGGGTACGTCGAGGTCCACCAGGTTGGGGTTGTACTTTACCGCTTCCGATTTCCCGACTCCGGGAAACCCACAGATCACACGTGCCATGGTGGGTTCCTTAGAGGGTGGTCAGTCGTAGGCTGCAGGTTTCCAACACGGCGTGTAGGAACGTACCGGTCTCATCGTAGTGGACCGTTAAGACATGGCCTTCCCGGTGTTCGACCAGCGCGTTCAGCATGGCCTGTTGGGTGTTGTTGATACAGCCCGCATTCCACAGTCGGTACAACTCCGAACGGATTTCCTGGCTTACGGAGAAGCGCACTTCCCGCGGGTTGGTCGCGACGTTGAGGGTGGTCATACGGACTCCAGAAGGTTAGGGTTTGTCTACATAGCTCAACGGCAAGGAGTATTCCTTAGAGCACCGTGATCGACAGGTTCGCCGTCTGCAATACGCGGCTGACGCCTGTGCCTTGTTCTGCAGGTTGCGTACGGACGTGGGTGATCGCCCCGTGGTCGTAAAGGGTGTAGAGTGCCCGTAGTTCCTCCACCGTCAGTCGCTGCTCCTTCTGCAGTTCGATCAGTGCGGTTTCAACACCAATCTGTTCAGCATCAGTGCCAGGTGCCGAGTTGTCAACTACTGCTGTTTTTTCGAAGTAGGCCGCATTGAATCGACGGATGAACTCGGTTTGTTGTTCCTGGTACCAGAGCCGGCCGTGTTCGGTGAAGAGCTTCACCTGCGACATGAATTTCAGCTGCTTTTCATGCGCTGTCTGGTAGCTCACCTCTACGCTGTTCGTCACCGATGCCTCAGCGCGAAGCCCTTCCAATACCTGGTCCGGTTCACCCAACATCACCACATACAGCAGATCGGCATCGCGCAGCACGCGCTGATCCACGCTACTAGGGTCCTCGGTATAGGGGTATTGTGTACTACGGATGTTACGGGTGACCCGTTCCACTTCGCTATGGAACTCCACCCCTTTGTGGTAGGGAAACCCCCCACTGCGGTTGTTAGCCAAGAGAAAGTCCAGACAGTCGGTGATACCCTCCCGGTCCAGATCAACCAGCAGTTCCCGGACGGGGCCTTCCAGCGGGGTACCGCTGAAATTTGTTGCTCATGCGTATTTATCGTTCATGCCATTACTCCCATGTTCTCTTGGCAGGTCAGCTGGTTCTTGTCGTTAACGCACACGGTAGATGAGATTCAGGGCTTTGTCGGTCCCCAGCGCCGCGGCATAAGACCGCATGTATTTGACTGCTTCAGTCGTTTTGTCGCCGTCAAAACGGGCCAACTTCTTAACCTTGAAACACTGAGGGTCGTTTAGCTCGGCCCGAAAGGCCAGACACCAGTCGCGGTATTTGGAGTTCTGCGGTGGGTTGGTGAGTTCGGCTTGCAGCTTGGACTGGGCCAGGAACTCGGAGAGGACATAACCCGCACTAAGGTCCGGGCGTTTACTGATCAGACGGTAGTGACCACTGGCTGGGTGCTCGACCAACCAGATCGTAATCGGCCCAACCCGATCAAGGGGTTTGCGATCGATCAAGGCATTAAGTTTGTGGAGTTGCTCTTGCAAGTCGTAATGGAGTAGCTCACGCTCATCGTAAAACACACGCATGGTGCGCGAGCCCGCCAGCAGGCGGTTGACGTTGTGTGCCCAGGGTTCGGCGGGACCTTTGCCCACCCACCAGGTCTGCACGCGCTTTACGAAGAACGCAGTTCGGCGACTGAAGCTAATCCAGACTTTCTCCACCCCAGGTAGGTACATGGCGTAGAACATCAGCTCACGCAGGTCCTTCCCGTCGGTCTCGGGGGTTATCTCCTGCAGGCCAGCGTCCAGGAGTGCCTTCAGCACGGGAGAGTCAACACTCATGTTTCTTATCCTTAACCAGCCAGCTGGTGACTACCACCCCGATGACGACGCCGCCGGCAAAAAGACTCAGTCCGAGCGGACTGAGTATAAACAACAGATGCGATAGATCAGGATACATACAACCTCCAGCTTATACCCACAACGGGGTTTTCTCAGCTTCGGCATCGACTTCGGTCTGCACCTGCCCGAATACCAACCAGTCGGGAGATACACCCAGTACACCAGCACTTGCTTGCCAATACGCCATGGGGGGTTCCCCATCCTCACGTTGGCGACGGTCGGCGGCGTGATCCAAGGTCTTTCTGAGTTCCAACTCAAATTGGGCCAGCGCCATTTTGCGATAGTTTCGGGCACGGCGGTTGCGAATACCGATCTCGTTAGGCTGTATGCCTTCCCAGCGTGCTAGGTTGGGAACCGTATATTGGTGTTTTTCAACCGGTGTATCTGCAGAAAACCGTTTCACCGATAACGAGGGTTCGGCGTGATGGGGTTTGGTTACCGGCAGTGCGGTAACGCCACACATCCGTTCGAAGTTTTCCAATAGCGTTTCGAAGATCGAATACCACTCAGGTCGTATACCGGAACGCCGCCACTGCGTGGAGTAATTGGCATAGTAACCACCATGCTTGCACAGAGTGTAGATAAAGCGCTCAGTCGAGCCAACGGCGGTAAGACCGTCCGGGGCATAGCCAAACTCCATCACCAGGGTATCGGGCACTTCACTATAATAGACCCAACCTTCCCGGGATTCGCGTTTACCCTTTCCTTTGAAGGTCAACAGCCAGAAATCGCCGTGACCGGTAATCTCCGTCAGCATCACCTGACTGGCGGTTTTAGCATGAGCAAGCTTTTCAAAACGCAGGCCCAGCTGATCGATGTTAGTCGTTTCCACGGTAACCCCTTAACGTCCAGTTAGGCCTTTTACTTGCTCTGCAAGCCACTCGATGGCTGCACATACCCACCAGAGTAGGATAAGGGCCAGTGCCCCCACAATGGCGACCGGCCAGAACGTCATTAACCACCAGTACTGCCGGTCGCTGAAGGCGATGAACCCCACCCCGCGCTGATTCCAGCTGATGGGGTTCTTGGAGTATTGGTTTCTACGGAACCAATGTAGATATAGCGCCCCCAAAATCCAGCTCAACGCGACTGCGAATATCCCTAACATAATTTCATTACTCCAAGTACAGTTTGGTTTTCGATGGGTGCATCATGCTGTTTCCTTCTTCTTGAGTATACGCTTTCGCTTTGGTAATGTCATCTCTAAGCGAAAGCCTTCGTTCGCCACATGTACCACGGCAACCGTTCCACCCGCTTCCGTTATCTCGATCGCTTGTTTAACGATCCAGCGTCGGTCTTGTGCCGACCCTACCCTGCTGGGCGTCGAGCGAAAATAATTGGTAAGTACCTTATTCAGCACTTCATTGTCGGTCATGTCCACGCCCTTTAATCGAATCCGAGTATGACTACCTTAGCATTTTCTTGCTTCAGCTTTTCGATCCACGTGAAGATCGTTGTTTTCCGTTCGATGAAACTGCGATAGGTGTCACCCGACTGGACATCGTCCCTGCGGTGATCGGGCAAGTCGAAATCATTCTTTGCCTTATCCGGCAAGAACTCAAGCGGCCGATCGAGATCCAATTGGTCGAATTCTTCGAGCGTGAACCAGGTTCGGTAGTAATACTGGAAGAAAGCGCCCACGTAACCGAAGAGGTGTTTGACTTTAGCGAGTTCTGGGGGAAGTTCACGAAACGGTTCGAACAGTGGAACAATCGAATGGTAGTTTTTGATTCCAGCAAGAACGGCAAATGCGTCGTATGACTGACCTAGCCCCAGTTCGTCCTCCGCGCAATGGTCATCGAGTATTTCGCTATCAGCGTATTTGAGTAACGTGATGGCATATGTGCTCATATGTACTCCTTATCTGATCGAAGGACTTTGTCAGCGCCAAGTCGCATCAATCAATATCTACAAATCACGCGACTGACTGTCCGATCGATCTCGAAATAGTCGCGTTCTATTATATCCAAGGATATTCGATGGAGTCGTAATCGTAGTCATAGTCGGCTACGACAACTCCTTCTCCAATTCCATTGATAGCAAACCCCAGTTTAGTGCAACGGGTTCTTTCCGGATCAAGGTACTCCGAGCGAGGAGAATCGGTCCGCGTATCGTCCGACAGACATTGGGCGGACAACATGCGCGCCTGTTCTTCGGTAGAAGCGATCACAACGACTGCGGTTAGATCGCCACGCTTGGTACCTTGAGCTTCCAACGTGATAAGGTGTAGACGCCAGATGAAAAGAGTCTTGTAATTATAGGTATGTTCGTTACCCATAAATCCCTCCATAGGACAGAGAGAGCAGGAATCCCTGCTCTCCGTTTATGTCGTCGTTTACATCGGGTTGAACTCGGTGACCTATTACCTACAGTCTCGCGAGTGGCGTTGTTATGGTTACACCGCCACCGGGGCGCTGATATGTGGGTGGGACTCGTAACCTTCCAAGGTGAAGTCCTCGAATTTGAACGCAAACAGGTCTTTCACCTTGTGGTTGAGTTTCATGGTTGGTAGCGGTAGCGGCTCACGGGTCAGTTGCAGATCCGCTTGCTCTACGTGGTTTGAGTACAGATGAGTATCGCCCCCCGTCCAGATGAATTCGCCCGGCACCATGTTGGTCACTTGTGCCACCATCATGGTCAGCAACGCGTAAGACGCGATGTTAAACGGCACGCCCAAGAAGATGTCCGCTGACGTTATCTTAAATCCCGATCGTTAAACGGGACCCATTATACAAATGCTGCATGTCACCATGCAGACGAGACTATATCACGGTCTCCATCCTAGAGACCCCTCCCATTTCGAGACCACCTGGTCCCTACGCTACTCGTTCACCGTTTTGCGTCCGTCGGTGCTTTCGCTAGTCGTTAGGCTTTTAGGCTTTCGCCATTTAGCACGGGATTGTCTCTTTCGAGAGTTTCCCCGTTTAGGGAGGTTTGCTACTGGGATCACTCCCAGAAGGCGCTACTACTTAACGCTGGTACAACTGACAGGAGAGTTTACGACCACAGACCCCGAGATCGTCGAGGAATTTGTGATGAGCTGCTTCGACCTCGGGTGTTAGCTCTGCCATCTCACCGACATGGCCGCGTACCTCGATTACATGCGTGACAAACTTGTCACGCTGCTCGTCGGTAACTAACCCCAAGCGTTCTTTGAGGGACAGTGGCGCACTGTAGAACTGAAACAACGCATGACACGGCGGCAGAGCCATCTCATCCACCAGTGCGGGGTTCCAGGCGCTGACGATGATCCGCCGACTGTCCGGGTTGGTCTTGAGGGTATGGATGACGTTCGCAATCTGATCGATTGACCCATCCGGGTCTTGCGCGTATTCGGGTATATCGAAGAATGCAAACAGTTCCTTAACCGCTTCATGATAGCCAAGGTTAAGCCGAACCTGTGCGATGAGATCATGCCAGACGTACGGCTTGGTTTGAGTCACCGGCGCACCGACCAGCTGTTCCATTTTCGCATGAGTCGCAGCATCCATCGGGTAGGCCTTACGGGCGGCCCGGTTCCATATCGCGATGCGTTCTGAAGCAGCGAGTTTCTGCGGTTTATTGGGGGACGGCCAGCTGCGCCATTGGTAACCGTAGACCGGACCGAGATCGCCGTTCTCATCAGCCCAGTCATCCCAAATCTTCACCCCGTGCTCTTTCAGATAGCCGATGTTGGTGTCCCCCTGCAGGAACCACAGCAGTTCATGGATGATGGATTTGAGGTGGCACTTCTTGGTGGTCACCAGCGGGAAGCCTTCGGCCAGATCGAAACGCATCTGGTACCCAAACACGCTGTAGGTGCCCGTGCCTGTACGGTCACTCTTGTAAGTGCCGTGGTCGCGGACGTGGCGTAGTAGATCGAGGTATTGCTTCATGGGAACAACTCCTAGGATTTTGTGATGAAATAGCTAAATCAGCCAAGTGTATCGACTGCAAGGATCAGTGCGGATTTATCGGCATCGAACACGCAATACTCGGTAGTCAGGGCCGAGACCCCGGACCCACCGTGAACGGCCCCGTCAAAACCCGCGGCCTTGAGGCGGTTGACTTCAACGGGGTCACTCAGGAACCAGTACGCGGGGAAGTACAGCTCATCGAGCGCTCCAGCATCCTGCTGAAGTAACTCCTCCACCCCACTGTATTGGCTGAACTGCGATTCCCAGCTGTTGGTTTGCATGATGTGCGCAGCGAACTTGCGCGCAATGCGCTGTGCTTCAGTCACCCCCAGTTTATCCACTACATCACTCAACTCCAGGAACGGATCGTTCGGGGTGTTGATAAACGGACGATGGAGTTTGAGTGAGGCGATAAAGACGTGTGGTTCCAACGCCACGTCGCCGCGACGATTGGGCTGGCGAGCATAATGCTCAGCTACGGCCAACTCCCCGAAGTACACCGCAGCATGTCGGGTTTCTAGGTGACCGGTTTTGCGGCCATGTTGACCGCGATAGGCGATGACTTCGATCATGGGGGTTTCCTTTAGCTTGTGGTTATGCGTCAGGCTCGTTGTTCTGGACGTAGGTATTCCCCAGTCCGAAGTGTGAGCATGATGGTGCGGCGGTTCATGACGTTACCGCCATCGCGCCGTTTGATGTGCCAGTTACGCTGGGCGAAGAACGGAATCAGCCGTTTATAGAGCAGACTCACCGGCTTATCGTCACCAAGCGGTCGTTTGTAGACCTCTCGGTAGCTCGGCAGTAAACCGCTTTGATAGTTGATCTTGATCTCCACCCCTTCGTACGCCCGCCGTTCAGCGGCGAATTCTTCTGGGCTCAGGCGGGGTTCGGGTAGTTTAACAGTTGCCATCGATTACCTGACTCTTTAATGCTAGCCAGCGTTCGCCGTTCCAGACAGCGGTTTGTTTTCCATCGTATCTGAACTCGCCCAGATGAGTTCCCGCCGGCCAGCCGGCTAACAGCTCGCGCTCGCTCAGCATCTGAGCATAGGGTTCCCAATACTGCGTCAGTGCCCGCGCTACCAACTCCCCCACGGCATCCTGCAGTAGCTCAGGGTCGGCATCCATCAGATACTGAATCCGTCCCCAGCCCCGCACGCGCTGAATCATCTCGGTCGCCCCACCGGCGTCGCTGACCATCCGGTGCTTCGCATCGTAAATATAACCCGACACATGGCGGAAGGGTGGGGTGTAGAGCCCCAGCGCCTTTTCAAAGAGTTCGGGATGCTGGTCCAGTACCGGACTCAGGCTTACGTTGTTGTGGTCAGTCATGGAAGGGCTCCAGTAGTGGGCGGTTGGTATCGAGGTAAGCCGTCATCAACGCCAGGGCGTCGGTAGCTCGCGGTCCAAACCCCCACAGGAGTTTTTCCTGGACGGTGGGTTTGGCGTAGCGAGAAGGGCGTTCCGGCGGGACCAATTCCTTAACACGAACGTGGATCATGGCGATGTAACCGTGCTGTAGACAGCGTTGGAAGTCCGCTGCGGGCTGTTTACCGTTAATCACCACGTCCAGTTTGCGGCGTAAACCTGCGCAGAGTAACACTTGATCGTACGTGGTGTTGGCTGACAACGCTTGAAACTCAATGCCGCCGGATAGCTTAAAGCGTTTAATGATGTCGTCCGGTTGAGCATCTTCGGGAGCCAACACGTAGTAGTCCGTGGCGTCGGCGTCATAACCCGACTGGCGCCACGGACTGCTGAGTTCCGGTACCCGTTCATCGACCAAGCGCAACTCCCCCTTACCGCCCACCTCGACAAAGAAATGGGCATCCCAGGTGGTGCGTCGCGTCCGCTGTCCCGGTCGGAGGGTGGCTTTGAGTTCTTCGTAATTCATGTACTTGGGTTCCTGTAACGTCAGTAGCTCCGGCAGCACCGCGCCATATTTCGACTCGATCCGCTGGTGCGGGCGGGGGTACTCGGGATCGGCCTCGATCTGAAACTCCTCGGCCCAGACAAACGGTCCGTGACTGCTGTACACGCATTTGTACAGCTGTGGATGGTCGCCATCGTCGGGTTGGCGATCGCGATGAAGCACAATGGTGAAATGATCACCGCCGTCCCGCTGGAAGTTACAGCGGGTATCGACATACCAGCGCCGAGCCAAGGAGTCGGTGTGGGCGTAGTAACGCACGGAGCCGTCACTGCGATGGACCTCATCGGTGATCAGGCGCAAACGGTGATGGGTAAAGCCGAGAGTGGTGAGGTGGTCTGCCAGTGCCGCCACTTCCTCAGGACGGTAGTCGACCAAGGCTAGGGTCTTAATGTTCTTGTATTCGACCCGGAACCGATCCCAGCGTTCCGGATCGTAGTAGTACAGCGAGATACCTTCGCGTTTGCGCTCGACCTTCGTTACCCGATGAACCTCGATGGTCTCATCGACGTAACGCATGCGCACATTGACGTAGAGACATCGGGGATCAGTCAGGCGCTGTTCCAGGCGCAGTAGTGCCGTGCGGTTGCGGATGGAGGTAAACATACAAATCCCTTAACTGAATAAACCCAGGGCCCGCAGGCCCTGGTTATGCCGGTTTGGCTAGCTGAAGAAAGAACCGATCAGCTGCGCGAGTCCGAGCACGACGAGCATCGCAAACGCGAACGCCAGGTAGGTCCACAGCGCGTGACGGGTGTCCGTCCGCAGGTAGTCGCGATACCCCTGCCAGACCGTGAGGTCTTGGTTGGTGGCCAGGCGTTTCCAGGCCACGTAAAACACACCGGCATGCAGGAAGAGACCGCAGAGGAGCGCTTGGATAAGGAGGGTTAGCATGAGAAGCATCCTTGTTACAGACGGGCGGTGGTAACGCCCTGTTGGTTTTGGTATTTCCCGGCCTTGTCGGCGTAGGAGGTCATGCAGGGTTGATCACCCTTGAGGAACAGGAACTGTGCAATTCCCTGCCCGGCGTAGACCTTGAGGGGTAGCGTTGAGCAGTTGGCAATTTCGATCACCACCTGACCCTTGAAGCCGGGTTCGATCGGGGTGACGTTGACGATTGCTGCCAGGCGGGCGTAGGTGGACTTACCGACACACATCACCATGATGTCCTGCGGGATATCGAAGGTTTCCATGGTGTGACCGAGAATGTAGCTGTTCGGCGGGATGATGCAGTAACCCCCCACGTGATCAACGAAGCAGTCGGGGTCGGGGTTCAGCGGGTCGATGGTGCCATTGCGCACATTGGTGAAGATCTTGAACTCGCGTCCCAGGCGAACGTCATACCCGTACGAGGACAGCCCGTAAGAGACGATCTTTTCCACGTTGTCCGAGCTGATAACCGTCAGCTCGCCCACCGGCGTGCCACCCAACTTATCCATCCGCAGTTGGGTTTTGACCTGATGGTCGACAAAGGGTTTGATCATCGGACGGAAGCCTTCCTCTTCGGACCAAAGGGGGTCCCAGCGGCGGGCTTTGAGTTGACGGGTCAGTTGGTCCAGCTGGTCGGGAGTGTGGGTCACCCCTTCCCAGGCTTTGAGAAAAGTGCGCTCGGGGCCATTGACTTGATGGCTGGGCTGCTGGCACAGTTGAATGATACTGCGGTCAGAGAGAATCGACATGGGTAATCCTTGAGCGGGTCCGGTCATAAAAGGCCATCAGGCCTGGTGGGTGGTCGTACCATTAAAACCTAAGGTAGTTTTTCATTCGATGTCCAAATACAGTTTCAGCTGCATGCCTGTGGGTTGCCCTAAGAACACCCAGTCCCGGCGGCCTAGGGTGCTAAAGGCCGCCTCGATCTTCCCCGCGGCTTCAAACAACAGATGTGGAGTGGGGAGTACGGTTTTGACGTTAGGACCGAGTAACTCCCGCACCAGCAGAGGGTTGAGTGTGATCGCGGCCTTCCCTTCATCGGATTTGAGGGTGAGGGTGTATTGGTGGAGCTGTAAGTCGTGAAAGACCCAGGCGATGACTGGGGTCCCATCCTTGAGGCGTTTTACAGCGTCGAATGGAGCCACTTCCAGCTGACGCTGCCGTGCCAGGGCGCTGAGTAACAAACGTTGGACAGACATGATAAGTTCCTTGATGGCATAAAGGGGGCGCGCCAGCACCCCTGGGTTTTATACCCTAGAAAGATCAACCGAGGTGAATAACCACTACCTGCGAACCGAACGTCGAGTACACCCAGTCGTTAAAGACACGGGACTTGAACCCGCAGCGGTTTAGGGTGACGTCAGCATCATCAACGAAGATATACCGACAGTCTTCAATGAACGTCAGCTCCAGATTCAGCGTCGCGCGCCCCTCGAACACTTCCCGCAAATCCCGAGCGGTCAGGGATCTGAACGGAACTTGGAATCCGCTGCCATCGGCTTTAGCGGCCATTAGACTCAGTTCGGCGTATTTCGCCATGTTGGCATCTTTAAAGAGGCAGAGGGTTTCGTTTGGATGATTCACCACCCACTGGCGCATGGATGAGCTCAGTCCGGTTTGGCGGGCCGCTTTGATACCTACGGTGCGGTATTCGCGGATCAGCTGCCCACCCTCGATGCAGTGCGCTTTGTTTTTCGCAAAGGCTTGATCGGCATTGGCAATCAACGCTTCGAGAATCTTGACGTATTCGGTATTGACCTTCAGGTACGGGTTTTGCATGTTAAGGACTCCAGGGGTGTTATGGGGTGCTTCGGTGTTTCAGGGGTAACCGTCAGTGGAAAACAGTGCAACCGTCTTTATGGCAGTCGCACATACATAGTGGGGTCTCCGTATTGCCGGCCACCACCGTGGCAGTCATCGGTACGGTAACTTCGTGACCACGCTCGCGCATGGCGATAGTCAACGGTGAGGGCTCGGGTTGGGAGAGCACCACTTTGGCATCAGTCCCAAAGGCATCCTGTAGGAACTGCTCCTTGATCGTGTCGTCTTCGGTGATGTATTTGACATAACAGCGTTCGCAACAAGGAATGGGCATAGTCAACTCCAAGAGGGCATAGCCGGGGTGCGACCGCACCCCGGGGTGTTTACTCGTCGAACGAATCGACCAAGGTCCGTAACCCGTCGACTGACGGTAGTTCCAGACAATGATCCAGACTGACCCAGAACATGGCGTCGCCCAGCTGCGGGAGATGGGTGGTCATGTCTGCAGGAACGTCTAACTCGTCATCGTGATCCATTAAGTGAAACCTACTGCTGTTGGATGTTATTACTTATAAGAGCCCATTGTGCGACTCGTCCTCATCATAACATCACCACATTTCGGTGTCTTCGGTATAAAGCCCCTCCTGCGGGAGGGGCGATGTACAGGCAGCCGTGGATCGCACGCAACGTTTCCCAACGTGACTCCTAGCGATGCCGGGTAACTCTGGGCTGGATCACCCCCTTATGCGCAAGGCTTAAAGCCGATACGCCTGTACATAGGATACAACAGAAGCGGTACTCAACTGCATGATATAATTTTCAAAGTGGCTGCGATCCAATTTTATGATCCTAACCCTTCCTTATATACAGCCAGTGGATTTCTCATGTTTGCCTCCGTCCGCCGTCTACTCGGCAATATCAAGGTTGTCCAGACCCCCAAAGAAATTGTGATCTCCGGCATTCCAGCCGACGTCATGGCACGCGACATCGCCAAGATTTGGAAAACCAGCCGAATCAACCAGCACATGTTTACTACATTAGGGCGTAACCAATTGGCCTTCCCGTTGTTTTTCGCCCCCGATGTCATGTACATGCTGGAGACCATGACCACCCACCGGTCGAGGTACACCAACATCCGTACCCTGACCAAGATCAAGGAGTTGTTGCTCGAACACACCTGGCTGAAACAAACCCAAGGACCGGCCGGCCAACGTTTGAACTTCAATCACCTGAAGAAGATGACGCTGACCCCGTTGGACTATCAGGAAAACTACCTGAAAGCCTACAGCGCCAACCTGGACCGCTATAACCTTAAGGGGAACCTGTTGGCTGCCGCTGCGGGCTCTGGGAAGACCTATACTAGCCTCACCGTGGCCGAATGTCTGGAAGCGGACCGTGTGGTCGTGGTCTGCCCGAAGAACGCCGTACAACGCGTCTGGGAGGCTGCCATGACCTCCCTGTTTCGTGACCCGCCGACTTATTGGCTTGCCATGTCGGGAAAACCCTACGCCGGTGAGCGGGTGGCGATTTTCCATTACGAACTTCTGGATCTTGCCCTCCAGATTGTCGATCAGCTCAAGGGCGAGCGGGTGTGCGTGATCCTCGACGAATCCCATAACCTCAACGAGTCGTCTTCTCTACGGAGTCAGCGGTTCATCGAGCTTTGTGACCGACTGGAGTCGCAGAACACTATCTGGGCCTCGGGCACCCCGATCAAGGCGCTGGGGGCGGAGTCGATCCCATTACTGCGTACCATCGACCCTTACTTCACCGACGACGTCGAGCAGCGTTTCCGCAAGATCTTCGGGCGCGATGGTAATAAGGGCGTGGACATCTTGCGGCATCGGTTGGGGTTGGTGTCTTTTAAGGTTGAGAAGAAGGAAGTCAAGCTCAGTGAACCGATCTTCAAGGAAATGGTGGTCACCATCCCTAACGGTAAGGACTTTACCCTGACTGCCATCCGTCGGGACATGAAAGCCTTTATCGAAGAGCGGGCCAAGTACTACAAAGCACGGCGCAAGGATGACGAGCGGTTGTTCAACGAATGCATGGACCTACACCGGGATGGTCTTAAGTCGGGCGCCCAAAAAGCCGCGTTTGCCGATTACCACACGGACCTGCAGCGCGTGATCAAGTCCGGCGATCCCCGGTTTGTCGCGGAGGAAATCAAGCGGGTCAACCGCTACGAACTCCAGACCTTGATCCCTAGCCTCCCCAGCTGGCACGCGCAGCAGTTCAAGGACATCCGTTCGATCATCAAGTATGTCCATCTGAAGATCCAAGGCGAGGCCCTGGGGCGTGTATTGGGGCGCAAGCGGATCGAGTGCCATGTGGCGATGGTACCATACGTGGATTTCCGCGGGGTGTGTGATTCCACCACCAAGAAGACGGTGGTCTTTACCTCCTTTGTAGAGGCCCTGGAAACCATGCATGGTCGGCTCACCGCCGAGGGTTTCAACCCGCTGGCGGTGTATGGGAAAACCAACAACGAGTTGGCCGGGATCATTCGCGAGTTCGAGACCAACGAGGACCTCAACCCGCTACTGGCCACCTACAAGTCGCTCTCCACCGCGGTCCCGTTGGTGATGGCGGATACCATGATCATGTTGGACGCCCCGTACCGGGCGTACATTCATGAACAGGCAATCAGCCGGATACACCGCTTGGGGGCGGACACGCAGGTGGTGGTCTATCAGGTCCGGCTGGATACCGGCAATGACATCAATATCTCGACCCGTTCGGTGGATATCCTGGCCTGGAGTCAGGAACAGGTGGCAGCGATTATGGGCTTTAAAGCGCCGTTCGAACTGACCGAGGGTGTTGAGAGTTATGATGATCTGGAGTTGACCAAGCAAAGCCTGAGTACTGCATTGGCGCCGTATGGTCTGACTGTTGCAGCGGAGGATTTTACACTTCCGCATGTCGTAACGACCACCCCTAGCTACCTACAGTGGTAAACATTCTTCAGGGGCGTGCGAAGTGCCCCTCCCTAAGTAAAGGTAAACCGTCATGTCCGGATATGCGAGATTCAAACAACAGCTCGACGCTTTTGTCGATAAGCTCAACAACCTGTTGGGTGACGTTAGTGACCCTCTAGTTAGCGAGGTCACCACCCTCGCCGCCGATACGGCACTCAGTTACGACCTCGGCACCCTACTGGGTGAGGATGTCTCCGGTTTCGACGCCTTGGGGGTTTCGGTGTTGGTTCGAGTCAAGGACACCGATACCACCTCCCCAACCCACGGCTTTTACGTCAACGCCGAAGCCTTGGTAACGATAGGGGTGAGTACGGCTGGGATGGTTAAAATCCATAACTTCTCAGCCGATCCGCTGGAACTCAAGGTCAAGATCATGAAGCCCGAGCGCTTGCCGGCGGCGTAACGATACCATTACGGATGAGGGTGCGCACCATGAGTTATGTAACACCCGATCAGGCGCCCGGCTATTACCTGGAGGGCGTGACGGTCAATTTTGCGTTTGACCCGACGGTGGCGAATGTGGCCTTTACGGTCAATGGCGTCCCGCCGGCGCTATCTAAATACATTGCCTACGATACCCTGACTCCGCCGAATCCATTTTTGGCGGTCACGCAGGACGGTAAAGGTAACGTAGTGTATGATGGTGGTTTCCCTAAGTTCTATAACAACAATGGGGCCGATCCAGGCGCTACCACTTTCGCCCAACTCAACCCCGCCAACAAGTTCCTTTACAACGCTCTGAATTTCATCGCTAACCCCGCGAAGGTGGCCGACGGTAACCGTAAGATACTGGTCATGGGTGACAAGACCGAAGACCCTTATTGGATCAAGAGTACGGCAACCAGTAGCTTCTACACTACCTTCCAAAAGGTGATGCAGGTAGGTAACTGGCAAGCGACGTATAAGGATGCTAGTGACTGGGGTGGAAATATCAACTGTACACTCGCTGAGTTGGAGCAATACGCCGGTGTGATCTTCATGTCCACCCGCTCCGATGGCGTGGCCGCTATTACACCTTCAGCAGTAACTGATTTGGTGACGTATCGTGCTAATGGCAGCGGTATTATCTTTATCACCGATCATGGGACTGACATAGCCAGTGTCGAAGCGGCCGCAGTGGGTAACTACAGCAATACCTTTTTTAACGCCGCCAACAAGGTGATGGTGAACTTCGGTGCCTGGTTCTCGGGTAACGTCGACCGCACCCCAGTTAATGTTGGGTTTTTGCGTTCGACGTATGGTGACCACCCGCTGTATAACGGATTGGCCGACACCGATAGCATCTACGCGGGCGGCTCAGAAAGTAGAGTCTTCGTGACTACATACCCGCAGAAGGCCCCGGCTCAATTCGAACCGGTAGTAGTTACCGAACCCGGTAACAACAGCATCAACATTCTGGTCGAGCTCACCGATGGGCGAGTGGAGACCTACCGTTTCATCTATGTGGTAGCCACCGGGGACATCGTCAGCTTTACCACGGCTGGTGATGTGGAAATTACCGAAGTGAACATTGGCTTGGAAAACCGCTACCAGCCTCGGCTGTTGATTCGCGGTAGTGGTCTGGGTACACTCACCGGGGTGCTTAAACGGGGTAGCCAAACCGTAGGTCAGATCCAGTATACCGAAGCCGATGGTACACAGCTTATCCTCGATGATGCTGCTGGGGTAATCGTCAACGACAATGACCGTCTGATCGGGGAAATCACCTCGCCGTTTCAGTACAGCTCTGAGTTACTGATTCGACGTTTTCAACCGGACCTGACAGGGGTGCAGTCGTTGGCCGACGTGGTGGCTCAGTTGGCACCGGAGATCTCCAATCCACGCCGGGCAGTGCAGGAACTACTGACCCAAGTGGCACAGATAAAACCCCATCTCGGGTTGGTTCACCGTCCTGACTCAGCCGCCGTGGTAAAGCAACTAAGAGACTACTTCAGCAACGAAACCCCCTAAGCGGTATAGGCCCCTCCCGCAATGGGAGGGGCGCTATGCCTTACCGTACTTCCGGGTTCCACAACCGTACTGACTGGTCCATCAACAGAATGGTGTTCTGCGTAAGGATCAAATGGTGTTCGGGTTTTTCCAGACTGCGCTGGATGATCTCAACTGCCACCTCGAAGGTCACGGCCTCGTCCCGGTAAATCCGTTTCTGCCCGGCTTCAGTCGGCGCCGGTCCCATGTGCCGGCATATCCATTCCGAGCCACGTAGATCGGTTTGTTTCTGCGTACCCCCCACTTGCGTCCGATAAAACCCTTCCGCCAGACTCCGTGCCAAGGCGCTGGCGCTGGACAACGGTAGGTCAGCCTCGGGCAGGACGATGTCGGACGGCAGGCTGGGTTCGTGGTGTTTGACCGTGTCGCGAATGGCCTTGAGCTCCCCCTCGATCTTCAGGGTTTTTCCGGTCACCGACAGTTGGGTGCCCTGACGTTTGATTTCAATACAACGAATGAAATCGAAGATCCCCATTGCCCGTTCACGGTCGCGTAGTTCCGCAGCGAGGTCTTCCAGCTCCTCGTGCGTCAACATCTGGTACCCCTTAACCATGTCCATAACCAGGTTACTCAAGTAACCATGGGGGTAACTGGTGGATATCAGCAGCCTTAAGAGGGATTCGGAGCGACTCTTTCGGGTCGGCCGACTCTCGATCAACTGCAAAGGCGAGAGTTGCTGTTTGGGGTGGTTCACGTGATTAGTCCCATCGTGTTAGTCGTAGCCGTTATTTTTGAGCCAGCTATCGCGGATGGCACGGGCATCGTGGAGGGCGTTATGCAACACTTTGGACGCTTTGGCGGAGAGGTTATCGTCCACCTCCATCGTCAGAGGTTGGATGTCCATCCACTCGCCAGCGCCGACAATCACGGCATTGCAAAAGTGCTTGATGTCGTCGGGGTAGTCGGCCATGATGTGCACAGCCGGGAACTGACTGAGGAACTTCTTAAGTCGCCGCTGGAACTCGGGGTAGCTGATCGCTTCCTTTTCCAGAATCGGCATCACGTTTTCCTTAACCCAAGGGTCGAGGGCTTCATTGCACTCAACAACCTCGTAGAACTCCCGCTGGCCGTCCTCACTGACCAAGGCCATGGAGATCAGGCCGCCGTTCATTCCATTGAATTCGCAGTCGATGGCAAAACGCATTTCAAGCACTCCTGTAACGGTGTTTGTTGGATTCTAAGCTCATAGTAATGTGCTGATTTTTTCACCGGGTGCTTGAGAGACAAGAAAAAAAAAGAACCGGCATAAGCCCAGACCCCGAAGGGTCTGGGCCGGCACCTTAGAGGAAACCGCGACCTCGCGGGTTAACCGGAGTCAGCGCCAAGGCACAGAACTCATCGATTACAGAAGTGTACATCTGGGTCAAACTGGGGTTGTTATACACCCCTGTGGCGTGAGGGTTATAACTGATCACCAGTACCTCGTCACTACCGTGGGGGAGGATACCGATGCTGGTTTCACCACCGAACCCGAAGATGTTACCCGCGGGCGCAAAACCGCCCTGGAATCGCGGTGTGCTACCAGGACGAGCATACACAAGGCCTTCTTCAGGTGTCGGTGAATTCAGCAGTACCCGCATAAATGCCGTATAAGCACCCGCTTCTTTTAGCTGGTCAGCAACCTTGGCGTCGATCTGATACAGCGCCTCGACCAGTCGACTAACGTCGGCTTGAATCTGATACTTGTTGACGATCTGGCCGTCAGTCAGGTTGGCCAGCGGAACGGTTTGGCTTTTGAAAGGGCTCATGAAAACCTCGACTTCATTTTTTGGGTTGTGGTTTATGCGGCGTCGTTAACCGGTTGGGCGTCCAGACCCTTCCAGTAAGCATCGATATTGTATTCGCGTTCAAACTGCTCGCGCAGCTTACGGGCTTTATCAAAGGCCCGGTCCCAGTTGTCCAGGTAGGTGTTGTCGGTACCGATGTATACCGCCGTGATCTTGTGGGTCAGCGGATGAGCCACATAGAAAACGTGCTCGGTGGTCCTGACTCCTTTGCGCTCCCGTTCCCGGTACATTACCCCCACCACTTCTGTAGGAACCAGCTTGTCGCTGCGCTCAACCGAGTTAAGCCGGCGACGGCTGCGAAGCTCCGGGCAGCAACGCTCCAGTTCCCGTAGCGCTGCCATCATGGCGTAGCGAACGTCAACGTAGTCACGCACTGGGAAGATATAGCGCTTGGCGGTGAACTGCGGGCGACGGGTGATCACCCACGCATTGAGACGCTCGCTGTAGTTCAGGTACTTCGGCAGTTGCACCATGCCAAGCCCATGGACGTAGGTACCGGCTTCGAGTTTAATCACGTTCATGCTAGAGCCCCCCGAGCGCGCTCGATCAGTTTGCGGTAACGCATGCTGTAGTTGATACGACGCACCAGGATGCGTTCTTCAGGATTGCGTTGCTGCCAATACTCAGCCGCGACTTCCTTCAGCTTACGCTCAAACGCCAGCCGGTCCTGAAAGGTGTGGTTGGGATCGTCCGCAAAGAACTGGTTGGGGGTGTTGAAGAACACCACCACCCGGCGATCGTTCGGGAGAACCGAGATCCCCAGGCTGCCTTTGCTCTGTTCGTTGCGTAGATCGCTGAACCAAACGCGAACATCGGGATTGATGGGGTAAAGACGGGTACGGTGATTCATGCTTAGCGATTCCTCTGCTTAGCGGATGGAAAGGGTGAGGTGGGATACCTCACCGGAGTTATATAGATGTCAAATCGCGTTCATTACAGCGCTAGTACGATACCTTGTTGTTTCAGCAAGGCGACGATCGCATTCAGCTTCTTCTGACTGACCTGCACGTCCAGGACATTGGCCAAGGCGCAGCCCAAGGTGAACTCCAGCGGCATGGCAGGATCGGGATGCATCACCACTGGGTATTGCCGGGGGAGAAACATCATCGGCATCTTTTTGGGTAGGGTGGACATGGACGTACCTCTTAGGTTGGGAACGGCATAAACCCACCCCGAAGGGTGGGTCGTAAATGAATTTGCTCCCCAGTGTTCTGGTTGTCTGTGCAGGACGTTGGGGTGGACGCTGGGGAGCAAAAGGGGTCCAACGCAGTAGCTTCTTTCCGTTCCGAACCCGTAAGTTAGGGACAGCCACTACATTGGATAAAAGGGCGGATGCGGGGGTATCGGACCCCGATGATGGCTTGTAGGGCGACGAGGGAAACCCGCCATCCGTGGAGCGCTAGATGGGCGCTCAGGCAAAATGCAACATCCGCGAGCTGGTAATATGGGCCCGGCCGCTCGGCTTCGATCCGAGAGCCTCCACAGCAGCACCCCATCCTCAATCCCGAACTTGGCGGGGGAGTAATGGACCACATGGTGTTCTAACCGATTGAACTACAGCCAGGCTATAAGATAAGGCAATAGGTGGAGTCACCGCACCAGTGTTCGCCGAAACACACGTCACAGTGGATGGGGCACGTTGACGGTGACACGATGACTCCCCTTTTACCTCAAAGTCGCCCTATAGTAGAACGACTCAGGTAAAAGTCTCTGCTTATCCGGCCGGGCCGATGTACTTAAAGCCCATGCCGAAATCCAGAAACACCGAACGCTCTCCACACTTGCCGCAGGTGAGAATGTCGTGGTGGGGTTCTGGCTGGTCCATTTCCACTTTGGCCCAGCCGCCACAATTGCTCTGCCAGGTCTTACAGCGCGGGCAGCACTGGTCGCTATGGTAGAGGTCCATGTGGACTTTCTTCTCCAGTCGTTCGGCAAAGTGCTTAACCTTTGTCCACAACTTACCGTGGTAGACTGCGACATGCCAGAGATCGAACAGGTACATGACCAGGAGGACGATGTTCGTCAGTGGAATCAGACAAAACCCCAAACAGACCCAGAACAGTCGGGAGCGGTAATTCAAGTGGTCTTGCCGCAGCGGGTGTAGCCCTTTGACACCATGTTTATCCCGCAGGTGATCGCGGTACCACTGGTAGAACAGAAACGCCCCAACGGTAATTAGGGTGGTGGGGAGGTACCAGTACAGATTAAACATAATGGGGTTTACCTTTGCGTAGGTGGAGACGCACCAGACCGGGAATGGTGGCCACGACCGCTAATAAGATCAGGAGGTTGATAAACGGGACCGCGGTGAGAATGAACACGAACCAGAAGGGGTTGAACCGACCGTTGTAATTCAACCCTCGCCGACTGGCCATCAGACTCCCCTTCATGGTCACGTAGTCTTCGTATGCCCCAACCGTTAGGTAGCTGATCCAGACCAGCAGTTGGAACCCCATATAGAGCCAAAGCCAAAACATCGTCGTATCCTTAGGGTAAACGTATTGAGAGAAAGGGCGTTTCTCCGAATAGGTCTGTGGGCATAAATGAGCCCCCTCCCGATGGTCTTGCCGTACGCTATAACTCGTCAGTCATAGTGAGGTAACGGCGAAGGTCGGGAGAGGCATCTCTGGGGTGATGCGCCACCGGCAGTCCGGTGGGGTGTGGTAGTTACCACAGTGGTGGGAATCGAACCCACCTCGTCGGGCTTTACGTTCATCACAGACGCAGGGAGCCACCTAAGCTAAACCAGGGTCCAATGTCCCTGTGCTTCGGGTATGTTAGGGCTCGGATTAACTTTGGCGGGTAGGGGTTCGCGCTGGGGTGTTAGGTCCGTCCACTCACGTTGGTGAATGATCGGGACCGCGTAGGTCCAACCGCCAACCTTTAAGGCCAAAGCTAAAGCGCTGCCGAGCATTCGCGCTAGTCCAGTAATCAAAATTCCTTCTAGCCGATGAAGTTTCACATGAACTCATCCGGAACCGTGGCGACTAACAAGGCCCGCAGCCTTGGGTCGCAATTGTCTCCACACCCAGCATCTGGAGTGAAGTCAGCTCGGTTCCGGTGGGTCCGTAGGCACCGGAGGGGTTAATGTAAACGTACCAGTCCCGCACCTTGGGGAGCTCGTACGTTCGTAACGCAGCCACATACCGGCGGTCGTAGGCGTCCAGTTCGGTGGCTACCTCCAGTGCGACAGAATCGGTATCACGGCGGCTCAGGCTGTCCCCCCGGACAACCTCGGTATGGGGCAGGCAGGCCAGTAGCGCTGCAACTAATCCCACTCCGGTACCGCCGATCACTAACACCTGGCGCATCGGGATTCCTTACTGCAGGTTATAGTTTTGGCAGATCTCTTGCATGGTATCAATCCGCCAGTATTTTTTTAGCTGTTGATTTGATTGAAGTAATGCATGACCAACGGGATCGGGTCGCCGAGGATATCGGTATTCACCACGTAGTTCATTACTCCGGTGTGGTTATTCTGGTCGATGTATTGCAGCATCGATCCCACTGTGCGGTCGACTCGGTCGATCAGGTCATGACCACGGTACGTTGCGGAAGGATCGATGCCCTCCAGCTCGGCATTGCGTAGTTCTACCAGGGACACCACGACGTTCAGTCGCGCGTGGTCGTAGCGCTCTTTAATCGCATTCAACAACAGCGGGTCGATTTTAGCTTTGGGCTGCACTTTCTTAGCCATGCTCGCCTCAACTGTTGATTTGGCTGTAGTACAATTCAATTAAGGGGGTGGGTTTGTAGTCCGGCCAGTCCAGGGTCGTCAGCGCAAGCTTACTGGCGTTATCTCCGCTATCGAAATAATCCAGCACCGCCCCGACCGCCGTGTGTGCGACGCCCTCCAGTTCTTCTTTGCTGTAGCTGCGTTCAGAATCGAGCTCGGCCAATGCTTCACTGACTAACGTGTATACGTCTACTACCGTGGTTTTACGGCATCTATCGAAAGTATTAGTCCGCATCTGGACCATTTGTTCTTCAGTTGTCATTAGCGTTATCCTCAGCTATTGATCTTGGAGTAGAACTCGCGCATCAACCCTTCGGTGATGTCCACATCGACCGGGGTATCCCCGTCCTCCTCTATGAAGGTCCCAACCAGCGTATAGGGGCCATTCTCGACGATCCCTAAGACCCCACCGATGGCCGAATCGATAGCTTGCTCGGCGGTGTCTTTGGTGAGCAACCCATCGGGACCAGCTTCGCCGCCTAGCCCCTCCACCACCCGCTCTCGCACCTGCAACACCTTCTCCACGAAGGTGGCGTTGACAGCCGGCGGCTCCGCGGGCAGTTCCTGCAGATGTTCCTGAATAGCCTCAGCTGCGGCGGCGTCCAGGTTCAACTCGTTGTCTTTTTCGACTTGCTCTTTAGTGGTCATCATGCCTGCTTCCATCGAGTGAAAAAAGAGAGTAACAGCATAAGCCCTCCCCGAAAGGGAGGGTGATGCTTCTGTGTTACCAGAGGTACCCAGTAAGAGCCTGAATCCATTGGCGGCGATCGGCTGCTCGGATTCAGCGCGTCTTCTGACTGTACGTGTGGCGCCCGATCATGGGGCCGGAATGAGCGGTTATCCCGCTTTGGGGTGTTGCTAAATTGTGAAAGAACTCAAGACTAGGTCTCGCATACAATAGGTACAAACCGGTAGTTTAATCCAACAGCGCTTCGTAGCACATGGCCAGTACCTCCGGTTCCTCAGCATCGAGTAGTTCCGTCAGTTTGGTCAGCACTGCCGGGCGGTACAGATTCAACTCCCGTACCCCGGCTTGTCGTGCGGCCATCACGGCCGTCCGAGTCCCCCCGTCAACCTCCCCGTCAGCCCGCTCCCGAGCATAGTAGACGATATACGCCGCCGGGGATTCCAGATCCAAGCCATAGACCTGATAGATGTTGCGACCATGTAACAACTGATGGCTGCGCTTGAGCTCGTTCCAGATTGGGTGGATCAGACTCGCCCTGGCTACGGCTTGTGACCAGTTCTGGAGGCGCGGCGCGACGATGTTACACACCGACGGCTGGTGTCCACAAAACCCCGGCCAGGGGAGGTAGATCTCCAGATCGTTCTCGGTGTACTCGGGGTCGTCCATGACCCCTTGCTCGAAGGCTTCGTCCGCTCCCTCCGCCCCACCGGAGCGGAGTACCCAGCCCTGCTCGCGCAGGTGATTAGCCAAGCGGCGCATCAGGGTCATCACGGCAGGCGGGGTTTCCCGACTGCCAACTCCGGTGTAGACGTGAGACATAACACACTCCTTAGTTGCTATTTTCCAGCCCACAGGTGGTAGGTGGGGTTCAAGCCGATGATCTGCTGGTTTTGATCGACGCAGACTTCCTGCCAGCAGCGCTCGGTGTTGGGGGCCATCTTGACATAGCGGGGCAGTTCCTCCCGGCTGAGCTTGTAATCGCGCCCGTCCTGGGTCAGGTAGCACCAGTCGTCGTTGGGGTCACAGTACAAGTCATAGACTGGCACTGCGTTTGCTTGGGGGTTGTTGACCACCAGATACGGGGGGTACTGTGTGGCCAAGGGCCCGGTGCCGCGCTTATGGGTGACCCCTTTGGGCAAACGCCCGCTGCCGTCGACCATCACGTAGTAACCGCGGGTTACCGAACCGCGAACAATACCACCGGGCTTAACACCGGTAGCCTGGCCCACCAGCCCGCCGTATTCGTCCACACAGATACTGTCACGGCAGTTGAATTGCACCACCGTCTTCTCGTCCTGGACTTCGGTATAGCCGCTCTGTTGGTCCTGCAGTATCACCCGAGCGTGGTAGGGTACGCCGGGGATATCACAGGTGACGTCGGTGTGGGTAAAGGGTAGACACTGACCTTGGGCCGGCAACTGCGGGGACATAAAGACCGGCGGTTCAACGTAGGCCACCCCGGCTTGGACTAAGGGCGACAGCAGCAGACCGAATACCAGACCGGCGATGTGTTTGTTAGTGCGCATGAGAGTATCCTCAAGTTAAAGTGTGGGGGTGGGTTGCGTGATTGGGTTGACGAACTTATGACCGATTGCCCGGATGTTGCCGCCAGCATCGAAATGAAGCGACACCACGGTGAGCTCATCACGGTATAACCGGGCAAACAGTTCGGTGAGTGCGGAATGCAAGCCCACACTGTCAACCGTGAGCTGGGTTTTGCGTGTCTGATCGTGCGGTTCGATTTCGACCCGAGTCAGGGGGAACTGCTCGATCTCGGGACAGTAGATCGCCATGAACAATTGCACTAGCACATCGACCACAAGCGCCAGATGCGATGGGTTGAGGCTTTTGTGGTAGTGACAATGATGGATGGCACAGGGTTTTTGGTAAAACCGCATATCGCGGGCCCGACCGATCCAATGGCCGGTACGACTAAAGCCCATGATTAACGACTTAGCGTCGAGCGACAGGTCCGTGTCGATTTCAGCAAAGGTGGCGGTTTTCAGATGGGGGTTCCCCACCCGTGTGTTCATTGCGGTGCAAAAATGAGTCAAGGCACTGTGGAGACGAGACGATCCTTGACTGAAATCAACTTCAGTGGACATGAACGAAACTCCAAGATATTAGAATTGTTACATCAGAACCACAGAGGTGATATAGGTTTCTGTTTTGATCGAGTCGTCCCACGGCATAGCGCCTCCCGCGGTGGGAGGCGACTATAGGGTTAAGCTGCGGCGGATTGATTCGGCTCCAGCCGGTAGAACTTGTTGAACTCAGCGAGCGTCACCTCAAAGGTGTCCACCCGACCTGGCACCCGCAACAACACGTTGCGTTTACGAACGTCCACCAACTCCACCGTCGTTTTCTGCCCGTGGCGCTCCTTGCTGAAGCGCCGTCCAATGTTCGATTCCAGGGTATTGTTCTGCATAGCAAACCTGTGCTTAAGTTCACGATAAAGAAGGGCATTGCACCCGCCGCATATCATGGCTTGACTGAGTACTCTCTTGCTAGGTTCCAGCCAGTCCAGTATTGGTGGAGTAGCTTATTCTCCCGGTAGTCGCCGGTCAGGCCGCGCGTTAACTTCAGGATCTCCGGAGAGTAGTTCATGCCGTACTTGAGAAGCTCCTGTGCCAGGAAGGTTTCGAACTCCGCGTAGGTTTCCTCCGAAACCACCAGGTCGGGTTTACGGAGCGTGTCCTGCAGCAGACGGGTCAACCGTTCTTCTTCTTCCGGCGTCGGTGGCGGGAGTACCCGCCCGGGGCAGGCATGGATGCCCGAAATCCCACACCTTGGACAGCCGCTCCGCGGTGTCTCCGTGATCGTGATGTCCAACGGCTCGGGCAGCATGGCCACCGGTACCGATACCCGCTCACCGCGGTGTATTTTGACCACGACCCGGGCGATGGCCTCTGTGCGACTGTTAGCAACTGCCGTCCATATCTGAGCACAATCGTCGCGGTACCAGGTAGCATGAAAGGTCGTTTCCGACTCGGCACCAACGTCGAGGTTAAAATGGTCCTGGTAGAAACCGGCGATTGACCACTGTCGGTGCGGGAGAAAGTCGTGAGTCTCGAAACCGCCATCGTCCAACGGGCGGTGACCTATGACCGTCGGGTGTTTTTGCAGGCAGCCGTCGGCGGGTACCAATTCTAACAGCAACCCACTAGGGTCTTTCCAATCCAAGGCCTCCGCCACGGCGTAAGCCAGTGCCCCACCACTCAGGGCGTCGACAGCTACTTCTCTAAGATCCATGGTGCCTCCCATTCGTTCAGGGCAGTAAGAATATCAGCCGTCACCGCGTCAATGGGTTGGTTGCCATTGATCACCCGATGTCGCGGCATGGTGGATAGTTCCCGCAGGGTTTGTCGAACCGTGGCGTGGAAGGCGGCTGTTTCAGCGTCCATACGGTCGAACTGTTCGGTCCGCGCCAGTCGCCGTTCGTTGGCGATCTCGTCCGGCAGATCCAGGAACAGAGTCAAATCGGGAATGGTCGCCCCGACCACATGCACCACCAGATCGTAGAACAACGCCTCCTCGGCACCCTTGCCACGAACCTGATAGGCGTAGGACGACTCGATGAACCGATCACACAGCACCCACTTGCCTGCTTCCAGCGCCGGCCGGATCACTTGCCGCATATGTTGCCCACGTGCCGCAAACATCAACAACAGTTCGGTGGTGGGACTGATCGGCTCGTCCCGACCCGCCAGGGCGAGGGTGCGGATCTCCTCAGCAAACGGTGTCCCGCCCGGTTCACGGGTTTCCACCACCTCCTTGCCATCAGCGCGCAACCGCTCCGCCACCAAGCGACGTTGGGTGGTTTTACCGGCGCCGTCAACGCCTTCGAATACAATAAACTTACCGCGTACGTCAGTGGACATCTGTGCTATTTCCCGTGCATGGCCCATTCGGGCTGAATCGCCACAATGGCGTAATGGTTTCCGGCAACATGACCCCAGGCTTCGTTGAACACCCGCCAGCCCTTACTGCAACTGCCGTCGATATCGGGCTCCGGTGGAAACTCCGTGCCCTGCAACCAGTTCCAGATGAAGTCGATACTGTGGTCTCGATCAAACGGATACGGCAACTCCTTCCCTTTACTGGCTTCATGCCAATACAGGATCATGGTGGGGATACCGTCGGTGGTGACTTTGGTGGTGGTGTAGTGCCCACTGGTAGGCTCGCCGTAGTAGTGAACTTCGTGCGTGAGCTTGACGATATCGCAGTGGGTGGCAAAGCCACCCGGGCAGTTGTCCCAGATCAGTTGAATCGCCCGCTCCAGAGCGGTGCGCCCTTGGGAGGTAATATCGAGTTGTAGGTTATCCATCGATGACACCCTGAGAGAAAAAAGAAAGATTCTGAGGGGTAGAGGACCCCGGAGGGTCCTCTGTGCGGATCAGGAGTTGATCTGTTCGAACAGGCCCTTAACGAGCTTGTGTACCTTGCCCAGCTCGCCCTTGTCCATGCCGTGGACTTCCACCACGTTGCGCACCTGGGTGGTGCCTTCGCGCTGGAAGAAGCCGTGGTAGGAGTTGTGACCGGCACCGTATTCGAACGAGACTTCCTTCAGTTCGGGATCGGCCTTGAAACGCTCGGCGACCATCTCGCCAGCTACCAGAGTGGTGGCCGCCAGCAGACTGGCGTCATGCTTCTGCAGTTTCTTCACCTGGTCAAGCGTCAGGCCGACGTCTTCCAGCGTACTGGCATAGAAGTCGTCCGACGGGACGATAGCGTTGGTCTTCTCGTCGATGCTCAGCTTGTTCTTGATATCGAACTTCTCGGCGATCTTTTGGCTCTTGAGGTCGCTCATGGGTGTGCTCTCTTCTCTCAGTGTCATGAAAAAGTTGGGTCGGCACCGTTTATAGGCAGGTGCCCCACCTCATACCACCAGCGCTTGAGTAGATTCTCAAGCGCCAGGAATTGGTTAGCAGTACAGCCGACGCGGGACGCGGGGGTTATCCGGATCTTCCATCTCGCGGGCAATCATCGCCGCAGTAACATCGATACCCGGCTGTACACGCAGTTGCATGGCAGCTACTGCCGGCATGTTCGCGCTCGGCATCGGGCTATCGATGAATTGTACCAGTGACGACACCGCCATCCCACTGCAGAGGACATCGAGGTAGAACTCTTTGAAGTCCACGCCGTCGGTACTGAAGTGTTCGTCATACCAGGCTTCCAGATCGGCATCGAACACCACCCGCGGTACGGCGGTGTCAAAGTCGCGACCATCGCAGGCCAGGGCGATCACGTGGGTGTTCTCGCTCCCGGTGAAGATCCCGTTATGCGTTACCTTGCCGTTGCTGACCAGGGTGAAACCCATTTTGGTATAGCGCAACGACTGGTTCAGCTCGATACGAGCCCGCGCCACTTTGATCACATCGTCGAGTGTCTCGTGCTGGCCGAGACAGGTACCCTCATTGGTGTTATATGCCAGTTGGAATACCGGGACGAAACCATAGGCGCGAAGAATCGGGGACATAAGGCTTTTCTCACAAAGTCAAGGGGGGGGGGTAGGGCGTAGCTTACGACGGCTACGTTCAACTCAGTGATATATACTTGTAATTTGTTTGAATCAACCAGCCGGCATAAACCCACCCCGGAGGGTGGGCTTAGGCTTAGAACTTATGCGTCCCCTCTACGCCACGTGCCATCCGCTCCCGGGTGCGCTTCCCCAACCACATGGCGGCCTCCTCAAGCTTGGTCAACGCCACGGCATTTTCCCGGCAGGCGTAGGGGCCTGACTGGAACCCACGCAGGCGATCGATCAGGATCTCCAGCAGGGCTTCATGGGTGATGCCATTGACTCCCGCTTCGTTGATCGGACCGTTCTGGAACATCAACACCAGTTCCTGCACGTTGGCTGTATCCACTGCGGCGGGGTTGGTGGTGGAGTCGAAGCCCGCAATGCGGTAGGTGTGGCACGCCCCACCGTGAGCGGGTTCGTCCAGTACCGTGACGCTGAGTTTGTCGTTGGCGGGATTGATCACGTGGCCGGTGAGTTGACGCATCGGTTACTCCTTATTGTGCGGTGTGTTAACACACCATCGCGTCAAGGAGTAGTTTTCTGCAGGCCTTCCAGTCGTGCCAGGTGCACACCCATCTCGACCAGCAGGTTGAGCTCGGCGGTGCTGCGACCATCGCGGTCGATTTCCTTGAGGGCGCGGTAAACCGCACCACGGCGACTGAACGGGTGTTGGTGACTACGTTCAGCGTCCTCCACCAGTGCCAGGAGGCGGTGCGTGCTGATACCGCGCAGAAGCAACACCAATGCCAATTTCAGGACTTGTTTGACGAACCACTGTTTCATGATATCCCTCTTGCAGTTAGTTTAGTTAGAAGCGGTTAGTGGTTTGGGCAAAGGCCGAGATGGCCCGTGCCGGCCCGCTGTCCAGCGCCCACGACATGAAGTTCGAGGGGCTCTTCCAGTTCTTGAAGCTTTGGGTCGCCCGGGTCATGTTGACATTCAGACGGTTGAGTAGGTAATAGGAATCTGACAACGGCATGGAGGTCAACACCGCCATGTAATCCGAGAACAAGCTCTGCTCGTCCCAGGTTGCCCCGCCGGTCGCCGCATCGGCAATGGCGATACCGGCATCGTCTCCAGCCAGCTCACCTAAGAACATGGCTCCGGCACGCGCGCCTGTGGAGACGATATCACCGCTGGCAAATCCCGCCTTGACTGGAATATGCAGGATACTCGACAGATCCACCACTGAGATGGTGATCTCTGCACCCAGCATATCGCCGTCGGCGTTCCAACCTACGTTCCCCGTACCGCGACTGATGGACAGGGAGTCGACAATCCCCAGCTGACACTGCACCCGTCCTTGATGGTAGATCTGACAGATGAAGGGGCTGGTATATGCGCTACGGCCAGCCGAGCGGGGGAGCGCACCGGCCAGCAACATGGCAATCGGAATGAACAGGTTAATGAAGCGCGAGATCTTATTTCCGTACGGCGAGATCAGCGGAATTGTGTATTCGGCCCGAGGTAGATTTGCGGTGGAGCCATCCCAGTATTTCGGGACATCCACAAAGGCCGTACCAGTCAGGGTAGCCAGACCACCCAAGTTCACCGAATCCAGGGCCCCAGCCATGAACGACTTAACGTAGTCCATCGCCATCCCCACCCCGGAGGTGACGTTACCTCCCATCAGGTTGAAGCTAGCACTGCGACCCTGTTGGACTTTGGTGTTCAGCATGCTGGCCACTTCCGACTCGCGCGTGGAGTTGCTGAACGATTCCGACACGGTTCCGTTGTGATTAACCCGGAAGGTGGCAAACTGCGAACCGTCCCGTTGCGACGCCACCATGAAGTCGTACGCCGCCTTCATCGAGAGGTCCTTCCAGGAGCCGAAACTATTGCTGTCCGAGGTATCGCCGTTTTCCCCACGATGGGCCTTGATCCAATCCTGGAAATACTTTCGAGCGTCAGCGTTCGGGTTGGGATCGGTGACTTCCTTCTTCAGGTAAGCTTCCGTCCGCTCCCGTAGCTCATCCAAGTTCTGTGCCTTCTCCCGCATCTGGCGCATGGCCTGTTGCGAGTGGTCAGACATTCGTTGCGTGCGGTTTGCCAACGCCATGACGTCGATGCCCCCGCTGGAGATCATGTTCCCGGCCGAGTCGAACTTAGGCTCGCGAAACAGGTCGGGGAACATGTTGTGCATGCGCACCAGATCTTCATCGGTGATCCGCTGCCCTGGATCTTCCAGGTTCTGCTGACTGCCGTCAATGACCCGCGGGATGATCCCCAGTCCGATCGCCATCTCGTTGGCAATGGTGTTGACTGCCGACCAATAGGCATGCATGGTGGGACTGAAGTAATACCACTTACTGGGACTGTTGCGCGCCAGGAAGTTATACACCCGCGCCGTTGCGGTTAGCCCGACGATAAACGGTTGGAGGGGTAGCGAAACCACATACCCACCCACGGCGCCAAGGTTGTACCACAGATCGCTGACCCGCCCGGTGTTTGCTAACAGTGCAGCGTTACGGTCGTAGAAGTTGGTGAAGAACGACGTCCAGCTGCTGTACTTCGGTACCCCGAAGGACATGTGGATGACCTGTTTGGGGTCATCAATCGCTTCACTGTAATAACGGCCCATGCCTTCACTGCGCTGCGCTTCGGTGCGCCCGCGCCCGGGTTGGTAGATGTCGGCATAGGGGGTGAACTGCGGGGGGTTATTGATGGCAAAGTTGCCCCCGAGTGAGGTGTTCGTGAATTTAAATGCGGCTGAGGTGGCATAACGGCGCTTACTGGCGCTGCCGTACGAGGTTTGATCCTCCGAGGTAGGCAACAGAAAGGCGTGCCTTAACCACAAGCTGCCCCGATCAAGGGTGGCCATAACTGAACCTCCAGAAAAAAGAGTCCCCGGGAAACCCCGGGGACCTATGCTTAACGTCGCAAGCTGATGGGTGCGGGGCTGTTCCCAGCCGGTCGTCCTGCAGGCGCCGTAGTAGGTTTACTCGTATCATTAGACGAGCTACCGGCTCCGACCCCTCCTCCTTGGACTTTAAGACCATCCCGCTTGATTCCACCGAAGGTCTCGGCGATCGTCCGCAGGTAATCCCGCATTTCCATCTGGGTTTCCAACTGCTTGGCCAACAACTGGCCCATCTCCCGGTTGTGCTGAACCGCTTGGCCGGTTTGCTCCTGCTGCCGGCGGTCCGCGGCAATGGCTTGCCGTTTGATGGACTCGTTGTGCTGCACCACCGGATCACTCGCCCCGGCGCTGGGTACCTCCTCCGTCCCCGCTGTTGGGGTTGGGCTTGGACTGCCAACGCCAGTGCCCAAGACGCCTGTGGCGACCTGGTTATATGGGTTGACCGTGCTTTCGGCGCGTTGGGCCATGCTCTGACCTTTCTGCGTTCCGTTCGCGAAGGGATTGTTGGTGGACTGGAAAGCCCCCGTGACGTCCCCCGGTGCAAGTTGCGCCACCGCCTGACCATCTGGCCCGATTGTGACGTTATCGCCTGCTGCGGAACCCGACATGGTCGGATCGTTCGCGGCGTGCTGGCCAACGTTAACCCCTTTCCCTGCCCCGTAGCGGTGCTTGGAGACTTTCTCGTCCATGAGGGCGTAGACTTCTCCGATCGTCCGTGCTTGACCCGAGGGCTTGAAGAAGATCGATCGGTTGGCCGAGGCCTGCTTCGGGAATACCTGTGCCGCGTTGGCGTTGCTGTCCTGTTTCAGGAACTGCACAGCTCCGTACGGACCCATGAAGTGCGCCAGATACAGATCAGTGTCAGTTGGGGTCCGTCCCAACTCTTTTTGCAGGTAGTTGAAATTCCCCTTGAGGAACTCCGCCCCCATCAGTGCGTTGATACGAGGGTCCAACCGCAGTGAACGCATGGCGTCGTCCGGCGGAATCCCGTACTTGGCACCGTGCAACCGAAGCTGCTCGTCCCAGGTGGCGTTGATGAACTGGAACCAACCACTCGCACTTGAGGTCTTAGCCTTAACCGTGTAGTCAAAGCCGGACTCGATTGAGCAGAAGGTCGCCAGCAGACCGGCATCGACGCCAGTCATCTTCGCCACCGCTTCCAGGGTGGGTAGCGCACCTTGATACGACTTGTTGGACTTCGGCAGCGGGATCTCCTCCCAAACCCCACCGTTCCCTTGAGCGATTCCACCAAAGGCATTACCGCGAGTCACCACCTGACCACCGGGCTGACGCGGAACGTCAATCATCGGTGAGGTTGGTCGAATCAAGCCCGCGGTGTCAGTCTTCCAGGCGTTGATGGCCCGTTGGATCGCCGTTTGCTGTTGCCCCTGCTGGATCACCGCCTGACTCTTTTGGGTTTGGCTACCCGAGGTGTTGGCGGCGCTGGGGGTTGTGGTACCCCCGATGGCCCGTTGGGTGGGGGTGCTGAGTTCCTGCTCTTTCTTCTTGGCGTTGGTCTCCAGTAGTAGTAGGTCCGCCCTGGCGTGGGCTTCGGCTGCTGCTTGGTCTTCTTCCAACCAAACCAATCGCGGGATTCGCCACACGGGTACTAGGTCATCGCCGTTGAACAGATGCAAATCGACCAGCTCGCGACCCACTTTGAGCTTCTGCTGATCAGACAGCGTCCCCTCGATGGTCGCCAGATTAGTTGTGCGGTTAAATTTCCGTACCGCCAGCGCATACCGAATCAATACCTGCAGGAACCGTTCCATGAACCAACGATTGAACCGATAGACATCCCGGTTTTTCTCATCGGTGGTATTCAACCCGAAGGCGCCCGCAAACCGAATTGCGTAATCACGGTAACCACCCTCATGGGTGATTTCCCCGTTACCGCTTTCGATCAGCGTACTGAACACCGCATCTTCCAGCTCGAACAGTGCCTGTACCCGACTTTCCAGCAGCCGGTCCAACCCGTACGCCCGCAGTCGAATAGCCTGCAGTGAGGTCAGCACCTGGTTGGTTGCTACCCCGCTGCTGGCCACCACCGTCAACCGCTCGCCGCCGAACCCGCGGTTAGCCGCGACTGCCAGCATGGAGCTTCCGGCGACCACTGCCGTCCCCTGTCCCCTGCGGGACGTCGAGCGCGCCACCGGAGTAACCGGGGGCGCCACCTTAGCAGCCTGAACAGCGTTGTTGGCAATTGCAGCCGTGGCTACTGTCGCTTTCTCAGCCGTTTTATCCTCTTTCGGTTTGGCGTCCCGGTAGTGCTCACGCACCGCCTCTTCACGTTCCTTGATGTCATCCACATCGGTCGAGAGTTCATCATCGGCCCCAAATGGCGACGCTGTAATGGCATACGGAGTGTTACCACTGTACGGGAACTTCACCTGATCGAGCAGTGCCAGACCCAACTCCTTGGGTAGCTTCTCATCCAGTTCCGACAATGGGACAGTCGGCGCCAGGTTCATCAGGGCTTTCTGGTAGGTCAGGTAAATAGGCTTGAAACGCCCCTCTACCCAGTCAGCCAGTGCCTTAATGTCTTCTTCGTTTTCAGTGTCCACCTCCAAGACTTCGAAGATGCGTTGCGGGTCCAGGCGACCGAGATCGAACGTGGGTTGATCCCCGTCATTCCGACGAGTGACGTCTTCGAAGATTTTCTCCAAGTGGAGGATCTTCCCGGGCGCCCCCCAGCCGTTCGGTGAGATACCATACTGAGTCAGCCGCAGTTCCCGGAAGACGCCCGAGGCCTGCTTACGGCGTTTGTAGTACATATACCCCACGGTACCAGCGGCGGCCACTGCTGCGGTGCCAAGTACTACCGGCGCCCCTACGACACTAACCAAAGCAGTTCCGGCCGTCAGGGCTCCCCGGGCCAACCAACCAGCGCCACTCAGGGCCAGGCGCCCCGCACCCCCTACGAACCGACCCAACCGACTGGTCTTGGCCGCATTCCAGAGTTTGCCAAGCCTACCCATCTTACCTTTGGGTTTACGACCCTTGGGCTTTCGACGGCGCTTCTTGTCGCCGTCACCATCCACGGCATCCGCGATATCGGCCACGTCAGCGGCGTCATCCAGCCCAAAGCCCTCCTCGTCCTCCTCGCGTTTCTTGAACAAGTCAAAGAGCTTGCCCAAACCCGCAGTCAGCCCGGCGAACGGGTTGGTCGGTTTCTCCGCTTTACCTTTCTCCTTCAGGCTGGCCTTCCCTTTGGCGCGGTCGGCTAGGATCTGCTGCCAGGAACCCTTGCGGGGTTCGTCGTCCGGCAGTCGAGTGCTGAGAACCTCGTAGATCCGGGCCAGGATACCGTCGGTGGGGGTTTGAATGGCCGAATCCGGGATCGGTTGATTCCGCCCCTTTCCGAACATCCATTTACCCAACCGCGAGGCGCCCCGAACGTAGGTCATCGGGTTGATCGCTGTTCCTACTGCTTTCGCCGCAGTCACCGCCCCCTTACCCACACTCACCGCCCCCTTCCCTGCCGCTAGTAGTCGACCCGGTAGCTTCTTATAGTAGTCCACCGTCCAGCGCATGTACGCCCGCGCGGCTTTCCCTAACAACTTGCGTACCAGCCCCGGCTTCGACGCCGCCCGGTGCTTACCACCGCGCCGGGTAATCAACCGTGGGATGTCGGCCGCGGCCAACACCAGGTTGCCATCCCGATCTACGATATCACCATTGACGTCATCGAACGACTGCAGTGCCCGTCCCGTTTCAGCGTTGTAGTACTCCCCGCGTTTGATACCCCGCTTGGTCAGTACTGGCTGCTCCGTGTCCGGCAGGTAGGCGTCGTTTTCCTCACGCAGGCGATCGATCAAGGCACCCCCACCTCGTACCAAGCCTTTCCCCAGCAGTCGTGCCGGGAGCGTGGTGACGCTGAGGTAGCCCCGGGCCAACCGGCGGCGCAGCGAATCCACCCGCTGTTTCCCCTGAGCATCAAACAGACCGTTTTGCAGTTCCGCGTCAGTGACCACGATGTTGCCGTCGAGGTCTCGCACCTCACCGGTGATGTCTTCGAAATCTTCGATGATTTTCCCGGTGTTGACATCGCGGTACTTGCCGGCCTTGATATCGCGCGCCAACAATGCTGCCTGCTCCGACCCCTGGGTGTAGAGGTCTTGTACCTTCACCTGCTCCTGAATGAAGTCGTTGACCGGCGAGGTGCGCAGGGTCTCGTGGAAGCTCTGAGCCTTTTCCTTAAAGCTCGCCGAGTTGGTATTTACCCCAGTCTGTACCGACTTGCCGTCACGCGTGAACAACCCACGGAAGACTTCATCCGCGGTCGCCACCACAAAGCCCAGCCGATGACGGATTGCCCCGGTGATATCCTTGAATGAGCGCACCGTTTTCCCGGTGTTTTCATCCACGTAGTTACCGGCTTGCATTTCCCGTGCCATCAGCAGGGGGGTTGGACTGTCCTGTAGGTGCAAGTCCTGCAGTTCATCTGCCACCGGCTTACGGAAGACCCCAGTCAATCCTGCCAACGCGGAATCGATCCGACGGTCAACCTGCTCGCTGAGTGTCTCCTTAAAGCTGCGCGGTTGCTCTTTCGGGGCGTCGGTAAAGTCGCTGAGACCGACGTTGTCGTCGGTGCCATTGGCCCCACGGTACATCCCGAACAACCGCTCGAAGTCGATCCGGTCCACACCGTGATGGGTACTGACCAGGCCCAGCTCACGCAGCAACTCCTGACTACCCACACCATGGACCCGACGGATCTCCTTGCGGGGATCTGGGATGATGTTGCGCAGTTCCAGGAATACGTTGGAGTAGGCATTCAACCGACGACGGTTTTCTACGTCTTTGGCGATCTTCCCGTCAGCATCCAGATCGAAGATATTATTAAAGAAGCCACTCAGTTCTTCGATGGCTTCATCGGTGACATTACTGCCATACCCGCTGCCCGAAGCATACTTACCCGGATCGAACCGTCCGTTGGTGGCCGCATCCCGCAGCAGCCGTTCGCGCAGCGCTTCCCGCGCTGCCGGTGACAGCTTACCGTCCGGGTCGTAACGATCAACTACGTCGTCCAGGGTGGTGTTGATCTGTCGCCGAGTGGTCTCATTGACCACGCGTCCAGCCATGGCTTTCGCCGCCGACCCCACACCCGTGAACTTTCCGGTCGTGATGTCGTACACTTCCCGCTCCAGGTCATCTCGACCGGTGCGGATCATGCGGGCTTCATGGAGGATACGTGACAGATACCCGGGAATGATGTCGACGATCGACCGCTGAGTCAGCTGGTTAAAGGTCGCTTCCTTGTTAATGCTTTGATAGGTACCATCCTTTATCTCATCATCCTGGTAGTAGCTGGGTGCCACCGACCGCACGAAGTTCTGCAGCACACCCCGCCAACCGGAACTCTGGTTGAGGTCTTGGGTGTATTCCTGCAACAGCGCCGGGAAGTTGTTGAGGTAGTAGGCGAGCAGATGGTTTTGACCACCGGCTTTGTCACCCGCGCGGTTAAACGCAGGCCGCATCGCCCGGGCCAGGCGAGGAACGATAAACGAACCCAGCAGACCATGCATACCCTCGCCGGCAAGGTCACCGGCGATCCCACTGCGATCACCCCGCCCCAGCATACCGCCCATCGAGCCGAGCATCTCCCCCTGGCCCGCCAACTGGTCGATGTTCTGCAAGAACTGTGCCGCTTGGGTCATCAGGTTCTGGCGCAGGTTCGGATAGAACTCCGCGAGATAGGCCGGCAGGTAACCACTGACGCGGTTGACGGCTTTATTGGTCAGCTGACGTTTGATCTGCGATCCGTAGGTAAAGCCACCGGCCCCAGTACCACCCGCCAGACCCATGGCCGCCTGGTGGGCTGCCAGCGCCGCCGCTGGCGATTGCATACCGCCAAACAAACCACCACCCGCTTCCGGGTTGCGACGCAGGAAACTCTGTTGCTCCAGCATCATCCGCGCGGCGGTCATTTGCCGCATATCGCGCAAGACGAAATAGGTGCGGTATTGCAGCTCCAGGGTCTTACGCTGGAAGTGGTAGGTGATTTTCTCTTGGTACTGATTCTGCTGGGCCAGCGAGGTGCCGATATGACTCAGGTGGTCGTTCAGTGCCAGGAAACGGCCCTTCTCCACCTGGTCGCGTAGGCTGCGTTCGGCCATCCCCTGGAGTTGCCGTTCCGACTCGGCATGTTCGCGCCGCGCTTCGGTCAGGATGTGAAGATCACGCAGACCCTCAACAATATGCCCTTCGTCAATTTCGGCTTGGGAACGATCACTTTTCCGCTGGTAGTCCAGCTCATACCCGAGCTCGGATTTGACCTTAGCTACCCGTTCTTCCAAGCGCGAATACAACCGCTTCGGTGCCCGCGATTTGATCTTCGGCAGGACCCGTTCCGTTTTCTCCAGCAGCGACATCAGGGTTGCTGGGTTTTCCACCCGCAGCTGTTGGAAATCGGTTTCCAGTTGCGAGCGGGCACTTGCCGCAGCATGGTAGGCATGGGAATAACCGTCGGGCAACGCCCCGACGACTAGACTGCGAATGTGGCGCTTGAACCGTTTCTCATCAAGAAAGCCGCGACGAAAACCGGCAACGAATCGCTTCACGGCTCCCGGCTGGGTTTCGTGGCCGGATGCCAGCTCATCGACGGCAAACGGGTCGTCGAGATTATCCAGATCCAGAACGCTCAGTTCCAGATCCTGAGTCGACAGTTTTGTTTTCCCCGACTTAGGGTTTTTGGACTCTGCCATGGAAAGCTCTCCGGCATTGACTAAATTATCATACCATCCATCGGTTTAAGGTCCTGACATGCAAAAAGCACTACTCCCCCTCAACTTGTCGTTACTGAATCCGTCCCCGGAACAACTGCGACGGCTGCGTCAGGTTACCACCCTGGATATCTTCGACGGCCCCGGTGGTAATTTCCATGACGACGGTTTGTTTTCCACGCTGACGTTCGGTCGGGTGGGCGACCCTGACCGTGACCGCCGTTTCGGTTATATTGCGCTGCGGGTGCCGGTGTTCCACCCGGTGGTGTTCACTCGCCTGATCAAACTCAAAGGCCTGTACGCCGACATCCTCTCCGGTAAGGGTTACGCCAAATGGAACCCCGAGGCAGCAGATTTCGAAAAGGCCACCGAACTGGACGGGCAAACCGGTTATCATTTCTTCGTTCAGCATTTTGCCGAACTGCGCCCAGCCAAGACGGGCTCGGCCACCCGTGACCTGCGAGTACAGCTGCTGGAGAAGTACCGCGACAAAGCTTTGCTTGATAACCTGCTGGTGATGCCGGCGGGCCTGCGTGATGCCGAGATCGACGTGGACGGCCGGGTCTCCATGGATGAGATCAACGAGATCTACCAAGGGGTCTTGATGCTGGTGCGTAACCTCCCCGAAAAAGCCCGAGCTAGCGATGACCTCAGCGCCTATGACCGCACCCGCCACACGCTGACACTGAAGCTGGTGGCGATCTACGAGCACATCGAGCGGTTGATCTCTGGTAAGGGTGGCTTCATTCAGAGCCGCTGGGCGTCGCGTCGGGTATTCAACGGTACCCGGAACGTGATCTCTTCGCTGGATACCTCCACTGCCGATCTGGACGCCCCCAACCGCCCGCGGTTCAACGACACCGTGATCGGTCTGTACCAAGCCGCACGTTCGGTCCTACCCAAGACCATCTACCACCTGAAGACAGGCCTGGTGGGGCAGGTGTTTGACACCACCTCCAACAACGTCGAGCTGGTAGATCCGAAAACCCTCAAGCGGGTTTGGGTGGAAATCTCCAACGAGGAGATGGACCGCTGGAGCACTGAAGAGGGCTTGGATAAAGTCATCAACGAACTGTCGGTGATCGACAAGCGTGACAAACCGGTGATGATCGCCGGTCATTACCTGGCCCTGGTGTACCTGAGCCCCAATGCCGAGTACAAGCTCCTGCGCAGCATCGATGAGTTACCGCAGGACTTTAACGCCAAGTACGTCCGCCCGCTCACCTATGTGGAGTTGATTTACTTGAGTGGTTTGGGTATGTGGTACAAGAACAGTGCCTTCGTCACCCGCTACCCGGTGGAGAACTACAACAGCTCCTACCCGACCAAGCATTATGTCAAGACCACTGTTACCGGGGAGCTGCGCTACGCCCTGGGCGATGACTGGGAACGCGACCCTGAGGCGCCGATAGCGCTGGAATACCCCATCATTAAGGAAGGGGTGGTGACGCAGTACCACGACTCGACCTCGGTATCGCCAGCCCGTCTGGCCGCCCTCGGGGGCGACTTCGACGGTGACACCGTCAGCTTCAACTCGCTCTATTCCAAAGAAGCCGTCGATGAAACCGATCGCTTCTTCAAAACCCGCGCCGCCTACGTCAAAGCGGGTGGGGGTCTGGCCTTCAGTGTCGAGATCCACACCCTGGCCCTGACCATGCGGTTCATGACTGGCCCGAACTAGGAACGTCCCATGCGTTTAAAACAACCGTTGTTCTATCGGCAAACCGGGGTGCGCGAACGGGCGCACCTCTCCCGGCCGCGCCTGATTCCGATCGCCAAGCTGACCCTACCGCTGGAAAGCATCTATCAGTTCCTACCCGATGACAGCGCGCTGATGGGACCGTCCCCGCAAGACCCGCTGTTGTCCGACCTGCAGGGTGGGCGGGTGTTTATCGAGCACGTCGCCCAGTTGGAGCATCTGGAGGGCGGTCCCCGCCGTACCGTGCTCAACCCCATGTTGCTGCAGAACGAATTCCGTCGTAAGAATCGCCTGTTCAAGCCGCTGCGCAAGGACGAAGCCCTGACCATCAACCCGAAGAACCTGTTGATTGTCAACTACGCGTTGCTGTCCTCGCTGTATCGGTATATCCCGTCGTTCAAGGCTGGCTACTTCCGCTGGAAGAATGTCGCCGCCACGTTCTGGGACCGGGTACAACAGACGCATGAGCGCTTTGGTTGGAACCAGTTCATCGACCTGCACCTGCCCGACGCCATCCCCACCCACGAACAGTTCCTGCGTATGCAGAACGGCCTGAACCAGAAGAACCTGGAGGTGTTCAACACCAACGCCGCCCTGCATCTGTTGGACCTCTGGCATTGGCTGGGCGACAACCGTCAAGCGTCTCACCTGGCAACGCTGTCGGAGGATGCCCTGGCGAAGATTCATTTCATCGTCAAAGCCAAAGGGTATTTCTTCATCATTAACCTGGGGGTGATCGATGAATGGCGCAAGGATGCCGATGTGGATGGCGACACCGGCCTGTCGGGCACTGTCCTGCAGCGTCGTTTTCTGGTACTGCTGCATGGCCTGCGCGACCTGCTCTCCGGGGTTACCCAGCTGGATGCGGGGACCGGCGAAGCGCCTGCCGAGGTTCCTGCCGCTGGCACCAAACCGGTCCCTGCAGAACAACTGCCTGCGGCCCAGTCGGCGCGTGAAGCCACGGCCAAGGAAGCACCCCAGGCCCAGCAGGAACTGGTAGAAGCCTTGGCTCTGCCGGGTCTTAATGACCTCTGGCTGCCGGAACCGAAAAGCCCACCGGTAGCGCCTAGCTTGACCACCCCTGCACAACCCATCGCGGCCGAGCCGGCTGACGTACTGTTGCCGGCGGAGGAACAGGGCGACGCGGTCGAGGCCACGGAGCCACCGTCGCTGGATGAACGGTTGACCCAAGGGGTCGCCGCAAAAGCCTGGGAGCTGCACGAGGTGGGACTGATGTCCCCCAAGGCCTACCAACGCGCCCTGGCTGATGCCGAAACCTACAAGCGTCTGAAGGACCCCTACGGCTCCGGCGCTTCTCTGGAAAGTATGCTGGACGTGACTGATGACGATCTGGCACTGCCGGACGAACCGGATTTCCCGAACCGCAGTACGATTCCGGACAAGTCCATGCTGTCCTCCAAGCTCAAAGGCTTGCAGAAGAAGTACGTTCGCAAGGTGCTACGTAAGGACATCGTCAGTGCGGTTCTGGCCATCCAGAGCCAGGGTGTAGCTGTCAAGGATTATAGCGTCGAAACCGTTCGCGACGCCATGAACCATTACGAGATCCACACGGTGACCGTCAAGCCGGTTCGGGGTCGGCAATCGACGCTGCGTTTCCGCCTCCCGGTGGTGGATGACGATGGCCGGTTCATCTCTAACGGCGTGACTTACAAGATGCGCTTGCAGCGCGCGGATTAAAACTCCCACGATGATGTGGTATTTCATCAGTGGGGTTAGTGATGACACAGAAGAGACTCTCACCAGAAAAATTCATCAAGCGAGCCAAACGCAGGTATGGTGATCGTTTCCTATACGACAAGACGGTTTACAGAACCAAACGCGAAAAAGTAATTGTTACATGCCCAACTCATGGCGATTTTGAGGTTTGTCCTCAGCACTTCTTGCGATCTACGGTGGGGTGTAAAAGCTGCGGTAAGCAACTCACACCGCAGGATTTCCTCGAACGGTCTAAACGACTACATGGGGAAAGGTACGACTACAGCTTAGTGCGGATAGTTAACTCAACCACGAAAGTTGAGGTCATCTGTCCGACGCACGGGGTCTTCCAAACCGTGCCGTATCTACACTACACCAGAGGTACAGGATGTCCCGGTTGCTATCGTGAAAATGACCGCATGGGTATTAACGAATTCATTGCTCGTTCGCGGGTAGTGCATGGCGCTGTCTACGATTACTCTAAAGTTGCTTACATGGCAGGTGATTCGGCGGTAACCATCGTCTGTCCGAGTCACGGCGAGTTTCAACAGAAACCGCGAGTGCATCTCAGCGGAAGTGGGTGTAAGCATTGTTATCTTGTCAGGAATCGGTCGAACAAAGATGAGTTTATTCAACAGGCTATAAAAACCCATGGTGACAGATACGACTACTCTAACGTGGTCTATACCACAAGTAAGGAAAAGGTAGAAGTAATCTGTTTCGAGCACGGGTCTTTCTGGATAACACCGAATAGCCACACCTCATCGGGTGGTGGTTGTCCACGGTGTAAGGAATCAAAAGGCGAAACCCGTATACGGGTATTTCTTGAGCGTCACGGTATAAACCATGTCCAAGAATACAAGGTAGACCCCTACCTGTATCGCTACGATTTCTTCCTTCCGGATTACGGGCTTCTGATCGAATACCAAGGGCAACAACATTTCAAGCCGGTTGAACGTTTTGGCGGTGAGTTATATTTCAAGCAAACCGTCGAAAGTGACAAAGTGAAGAAGGTCATCGCTGAGCAGGGAGGATATTCCTTGCTAAGACTAGGTTACTGGTTATCGAAACACGAGGGTGTGGAGATTGCCTTGGAAACCGTTCTGCGAGCGACTGGACACACATTTGATGAGAGCTTAACTATCACTAACACATGGTCCGCGTAGAGTAGCAATACTCTACTAGAAAACCTACCTAATTGCGGGAACCTGCCTATAACCAGCTGTCTACCACTTACACCAGGAAACTGAGTGTAACACTCACCCCAGTAATGGAAGCGGTGAGCACGGTAAAAACGTCAGCGGTTGGCACAACCGACGCAGCGAAGCTCCTACAGGGATGATCCCTACGGAGTGTGCTCAGAGGCCATCGAAAGCTACAGCAGGAAACTGCCTAATGACACCTGTCTAAAGTCAGGTGGTCGCCCAAACGCGATTAAAGTGAGTAGAGTAGGAATCCATTAAGTGGATTCCGAAACGGTAGGCTTCCCTCTGGGAAGAAGATATGGTCCATTTTGAATTGGGATGCTACCAATTCGCAAGGTAAGTCCGGTGCGTGTCGCCCTGACGTCGTACTACAACAAGACCTTCGTCGACCGGTCGGAGCGGTCGGTGAACAACTACGGTCGCTGGCTGACCCGCGTAATCACGGAACGGGGTGTGGACCCGGCGGATGAGCGCATCACCGATCTGCGATTCTCAGACGTGTTCGTCATGACCGAACGCCTGCCACGGATTTATACCCTGCTGGCCCAGCGTTTCTCGCAGTTCAACAGTGGGGAGATCCGCTTCTTCTTCGATTACCGCAACCGGGAGCAGCACTTTGCCGATACGGCCGGCTTGAACATCAAACTGTTCGAAACCAGCGAGCAGGTGATGGTGGGTACCCTGCAGGGGATGCCGGTGTTGGTGGATTATAACAACACCTTTTACCTGCACACCAACGACGGACTGGAAGTGTTGGGTACCGTGCACGACGTGCTGGGGATCTCGGCCGCCGGTGCGCCGTTGGAAGTGGCTGAGATGTCGGTGTCGAACAAATCGCTGCCGGTGGGGTTCGTGTTGGCCTACCACCTCGGGCTGACCAATCTGATCAACCACTTGGGTTGTGAGGTCACCCGCTTCCGCCGGGGTGAGCGCAACATCCAGCAGGCCGATGAATACGCCCTGACGTTTGAAGATGAAGTCTTGGTGTTCTCCCGGTTGGATCAGCGTTCGGCCATGGTGTTGGCCGGTCTGAACCGGTACCACGACATCCTCAAGCAATACTCGGTGTGGGACTTCGATCGCAAGGACGTTTACTACCGACTGATGGAAGGAGCGGGCTTGGGGGTACGCTACCTGCGGGAAATCGAGGCGTTGTTTACCTCGTGGGTTGACCCGATCACGCGTGGCCTGCTGGAGCAGATGGGTGAACCGGTCGAGTTCCTGCCGCTGGTGCTGCGGTCGGTGGAGCTGTTGCAAAACGACTACTCACCGGAAGAAGTCGACGGGGCGTTCATGCGCTACCGGGGCTACGAGCGCTTTGCCGGGATGGTCTACGGGGAGCTGACCCGCGCTGCCAAAACCTTCAACGCCCGCATCGGGGTTGGTGAGAACGCGGTCGAGCTGAACCCACACGCAGTCTGGCAGAAGGTGGTGCAGGACCCTGCGGTGTCACCGGTGGAGGAGTCTAACCCGCTGGCTAACCTGCGCGAGCAGGAAGTCATGACCTACCGGGGCGACGGTGGACGCGGGGGTAAGTCGATGGTGGAGCGCACCCGCATCTACCATCAGAGCGACGTCGGGGTAGTCTCGGAGTCGACGGTAGACTCGGGCGACGTGGGGGTGGTGGCTTACCTAGCACCAGATGCCAACCTCACCAACCTGCGTGGTGTAACCCGACCGTTCGATAAAGAGCGGGATGGGGCCTGCAAACTGTTGTCCTCGTCAGCCCTGCTGGCGCCAGCCGCAGACCACGACGATCCCAAGCGGATTAACTTCATCCCGATCCAGCAACAACAGGGGGTGTTCGCCAACGGCTATCAACCACAACCCTGGAGCACCGGCTACGACCAAATCGTCGCGCAGCGCACCACTAGCATCTTCGCTAGCAGCGCCGAGCAAGACGGGGAAGTTGTCGATGTCAGCAAACGCTCGCTCACCGTCCGGTACCAAGACGGTAGTGAGACCCGGGTGGAGTTGGGCAAACGCTTCGGCAATGCCGCCGGGGTTACCTACCCGCACGAAGTTGTCACCGACCTGAAGAAAGGAGATAAGGTCCAGCGCGGGGATATCCTCGCCTACAACCACAAGTTCTTTACGCCCGATCGGTTCAATCCGAATCAGGTGGTGTGGAAAGCCGGGGTGTTGGTGCGCACGGCACTGATCGATTGCATCGACACCTTAGAAGACGGCTCGGCCATCTCGCAAGCGGTGGCGGATAAGCTCACAACCCAAACCACCGAGATCCGGACGATTGAAGTGCGCTTCGATCAACTGGTGCATAATCTGGTCAGAGAGGGCGACCATGTCGACCTGGAGACAATTCTATGTACGATCGAGGACCCGGAAACCGCGAACAACCCGCTCTTTGACGAAGCGGCGCTCGATACTCTGCGCCGGATGGCTGCCATGACCCCGCGGGCGAAGGTAGTCGGTCACGTCAGCCGCGTGGAATGTTTCTATCATGGGGAGCTGGAAGACCTGTCGGACAATCTGCAGGCGCTGGCTCGGGAATCGGACAAGGAACGCAAGCGCCGGGCACGGGCCCTGGGTGAACCGGCCTTCACCGGCCAGGTTGATACCAGCTTCCGCGTCAAAGGCAAAGCCCTTGATCCGGACACCATGGCGATTCTGGTGTACATCGACCACGACATTCCTGCCGGGGTTGGTGATAAAGGTGTCTTCGGCAACCAGATGAAGACGGTGATTTCGCGGGTCTTCCAAGGGACCAACACCACCGAGTCTGGGGACCCCCTCGATGCCATCTTCGGCAATACCAGTATTGAAGACCGAAAGGTGCTCTCACCAAAACTGATAGGAACCACCAACACGTTGTTGCGGGTCCTGTCCAAACATGTAGCCGCTGTCTATCGAGGAAAAGTCAATGGCAAAGCCCAAAGAAAGTCCTGATGCCGCGCTCAACGAGAACCTGGCGGTAATTACCGCCAGTCTCGAACTGGGTGCTGCAACCCTGCAGAAAGTCATGGGGTCCGATGCCGTGTCCAACCACATCCGTGGGGAAGCGCAGTCGGTCGCCGACATTCAAGAACTCTTGGCCTCGCGTCTGGCCAAGCATTTTGGTGGTTAAGGAGTCGCGTCATGTTCAAACCCTCTACGGTAACGGTCGCCCGTCCGCTGGCCGAAACCCTGACCGCCAACGGTCTGCTGCTGCGGCCGAAGTCGCCGAACTTTCCCGTGGCGGTGATGGCCGATCATTTCCGCGCCCCACTGCAGGCTGAGCATCGTGAGCTTTCAGGAGAGCGTACCGACCAGGTAGTGGAAAACTTCCGCCACCTCAACGCCAAGGTCACCGACCTGGCCGCGGATGAATTCGACCAGCTGGTTGAACTCATGAGCTTTGGCCTGGAGCGCATGCTGACTACCGTGCGCGAAGCCGTGATCCCAACCTGCAAGGCTATTCGCAGTGGCTATGACAGCCGCAGTGAAGTCAGCCGCCTGGCTCAGATCGAGGTCAAGCCGCTGGTGCTGCACAAGATCCACGATGAGCCGGGACTGACCAGCCATATCGCGGACCGCTACCTGAGCGTGCCCCAGGCTGAGGCCTACCGCAGCTTCCTGATCGCGACGCCTTCGGTGGAAACGCTGGTACAGTGGCTCAGTGCCAACCGCCACGTCGACGCGGCCCTGACGGCCGATTGGGCCTGTGGGGTTGGAGCTGATACCCTGCGCCTGGTGTGGAGCCGACTGTTCGGCACGGCCCGCTCGCTGACGGCACAGCAGCTGAGCTTCCGCGATCTGGGCGGTTTCCCGTTCAACGTCGATGCCGTGCTGACCGCTTACCTGCTGACCCATTACCTGCTGGAAAACCCGCAGGACGTGACCGGCGAAGGCGTCAGCCTCGACGAGTGGGAACACGCGATCCTGCTGCAACACCAGTACTTCGGGGCTCAGCTGGCCCAGGGTTACGTCAAGCGTGCTCAGGCTCGTACCCGCCAGCGCGTGGTGTGGCGTTACGAAGCCGAACAACCCATGACCGACGGTCGGGTAGTGGTGGTAGTGAATCAGGACGTTTACCCGGACTGGCTCTCCCGCGGCGGCGACGTCAAGGCACTGCTGGGAGCAGCCATCGCTGACCCGGCCCGGACCCATGCTGCCGATTTGACGGCGGTTCAGGCTGACCTGATTGCGGTGTGGGAGCGCAAGCATTACCTGATTCGCCAGTCGCGGCTGGACAACTACCTGCGTCAGCGTCGCAGTCACCTGCGTACCTTGCTGCTGGTACCACCACAAGACGTGCGTGAGCTGTTGCCGAAAGACATCAGCGCACCGGAACTGGAAGGACGGGTAGCCAAGCTACTGCAGTCGGTACAGGAAGAAGACCTGCACGACATCAACCGCGTCATCTCCAAGTTGGTGTGTGAGGTCTACTATCCCAACACTCCGTATCGCAGCTTCCTCGACGCCATGGACCGGATCGCGGCCGATCAAGGGGACCTGCCGCCCCGCGAGGTGGCCACCATCGCTGCGGTGGAAATGATCGCCGCTTGGTTGGCCCAGCAGGTCAGCTCGCTGCCGTTCGAGGCGCTGCTGTACGACCGCCCGGTGAGCCCGGACATCGCACCCCAGCCGATCGACGAAGCCCCGGCCTCGGCCGACGCCGATGACATTCGTGAGGTAAACGATGAAGCAGCGCCTGCAACGGGCGCCTGAGAAAGTCAAAGCGCACCTGCATGAGCGCGAAGACGGCGGCATCTACACTGATGTCGCCTGCACGATTCAGGTACCCGAGCGGTACCTGGGTCGGCACTTGGCGAGCATAGGCACCGAGGTGCATATCCTCGGTTTCTTTGCCTTGATCATGGAGGACCAGTACTACTCGGTCAGCATCACTGATGCGATGATGCGCATCACCCCGAGCAGTACGGAAACGGTTGACGTCGACGGCACGCCTTATCTGGAGTTTCAATTCGAACCGGGGGATCGGGTGTTTTACAGCACCGACCTCGTGAAGAATGACACTCTGACGTACTACATCTACGACGAGTTGATCGCTAAGGGACGCATCCCTTGGTTTTTCAACTACTACGATCTGGCCAAGATCTTCGAGACGGCAAAAGAACACGCCGGCATCGACCTGGGTAACCGGGCGATCATCGACCTGATCGTATCGACCATTGCGCGGAATAGAGAGAACATGATCGAGCTGTATCGGCATGTGCTCAAGCAGCCGCGGGATATCGAAACCAATCCGCCGGTGATCGTACCGTTCCGCAGTGTGATCTGGAACGCCTCGGACACCACCAGCAAGTTGATCGGCGCCTATTTTGGCGACAGCATCACCTCAGCCCTGGTTAACCCCAGCGACCGGGTGGAGCGGATCGAAGAACTGCTGCGCACTTAATCGCTCGAACCGACTACCCTCGCCTGAATCACTCCGGTGGTTTGGGTGGGGTTGGTCATCGTTTTTTTTTTGACTACAGGCAGCGCCCTCGTGAAAATCACTCAACTTCTCGAAAGCAATTTCCCCTTCGGTACCACCGAAGGCACTCCCAGTGTGGAACGTTATCCGGACGAAGTCCTGACGGTCTCGACCGAGTTTATCGGGGGACTGGTCACCCGCTTCAAACGCCGCTCGATCGAGAAGATTGACGCGAAGCGCTTTGACGGGGCGATCAAAACCCTGACCGAACAAAAAACCAAAAGTCTGCGCATCTTGGCCGGGCTGACCGGTAAAGACAGCGACCCTGTGGTGATCAAAAACCAGACCTTGCTGCGTAGCCTTAACTGCAACGGTCAATCCCCGAAGCAACTGGCCGACGCCATAAAGCGGGATGTGCAGGGGCAGCACTTCGTACTTACCGTCTATTCCGATTGGTGCAACCGTTACATTGGCATGCTCTACGGGGCGCTGCGCCAGGCCGATGAAGGTAAGCGCCACGAGATGTCCAGCTTCAATGAGATCGTACGCCTGGCCACCCCGGGCGAGCGGGTACCGGACATTGCGTTCAAGCCTGACACTTTCGTGTTGAATCAGTACCTCCCGGACTTTACCAGTTACTTGAAAGAGAACTACAACAACATTAGTGACGATAAGGCCGAGCGTCACTACGACATGCTGTTCTTGCAACCGCCGTTGCTCTTCAAGACGCATGAAAAGGAAACGCTGGCGGAACTGACGCTGACCCTGGGTGATGTACGTAAGATCGCCAAGTTCCTGGATACGACCACCCAACAACTTGAAGCCAGTAAGAAATACCACCACCGCCTGGTGGACGGTATCCTGCAGATCGAGGTCTTCCGCCGTCGTGAAGGCAACCACGACAAGGAATACCGCTACATCAACACCATGTTCATCAACTCGATCGCCAATTTGGAAAAGACTCAAACCAGCATGCTACAGCATGCCGGGAAAGTGGCTACCGCGATCATGGAACTGATCGAGCAGGCCGCCAAAGCGTAATTGCGCGGCCGGGCGGGTGATCTTATGGCACACCCGCCCTACAATGCGGTCGTCAGTACCTATTACGCCCAGTTTCAGCTGGAGTGGAGACTCACATGCAACAACGTCAACGTCAAGTCAGCCTGGGTTGTACCATGCTGCTTGGCACCGAGAAGAAAGGTGTCCTGAAACCGGACGCTGACGGTTACTACACCGTTGTCCTCGGTGCCTACGGCGCACACAACAGCGCCGGTATGTTCTACGACCTGGCTTCGGCTGTACCCTTCTTCCAAGAGGGTAGCGTGCTGCGCCGGATGCTCAACAAAGGGGTATTGCGCGGGGAATACAAACACCCCGAGAAAGTCCCCGGGATGTCGGATGCCCAGTACGTACATCGGATTCGCCAGATCGACAGCGATCGGGTAGCCTTCCACATTCGCAACCTGCGCCTGGAAGAAGGCCAGCGCGACGACAAAGGCCGCCCCATCACCGTGGTGATCGGCGAAGTGCGGCCGTCCGGCCCCTATGGCCAGGTGCTTAAAGACGCCCTGGACAACCCGCACGAGAACGTGTACTTCTCGGTCCGCAGTCTCACCGTCGATGACCTGATGCGCGGGGTCAAGTACACCCGCGAGATCATCACCTGGGACTTCGTCAACGAGGGCGGCATCTACAACGCCAACAAGTACTTCTCGCCGGCGCTGGAGTCCTTCAACGAAGTGCAGCTGTCGCCCACGGTGTTGTGGACGCTGGCCGATGAGCAGAAGAAACAGCAGGCGCTGGGTCTGGAATCGAGCGGTATCGACTACGAGACCCTGATTCGCGATTTGGGTTGGGACAAGTCGTCCGGCCGCGGTGCGAGCCGTCCGGTGTACCTCAACTGGTAACCACAGACCTGCCCTTCGGGGCGGGTCGTTTATTCGCAACGAGAACCGAGCATGAACATTCGTGAGATATTGAACACCAACTTCCCCGCCGAACAACCCGAGGTCTCCAACGAAGGGTTGGTCAGCTCCCTGCGGGATTTCTTCAAACGCAAGAAAAAAGACCCCAGTGCCGAGGCACCGGACATCAGCCGCGAAGACGTGGTGGCCTGGGTGCAGGATAACCTGTACCGTAAAACCCCCGGTGAGTTCGGGGTGGTGAAGAATGACGTGACACTGGCGGCCCGCTACGCACCGCTGTTTCAGCGTCAGGGCCGGCCGGTGAGTAACGTCGCCGCTGAGTTCCGCAAGGATCTGGTGCAGTATCGCCAACTATTCCAACGGTACAGGGGCCCCCTGAAAACCTTCTCGGAGTTCCTGAAGAAGGTGGATCAGGAAGCGACGCAGTGGCTTAAGCGCTACCCGGGCGTGGAGCATCCGGACGAATTCACCAAACTACTCAACGACATCAAGAAGCGGGTTCCGAAATCGACCCTGGTCGGCTTCACCGAACCCAGTTACAGCTTCCTCGGCTGGAGCAAAACCAAGTTCACCGACAGCGATGGCTGGTTCCGCTATCAGGTCGCGCCGGAAAAGAGCGCAGCGATCACGTTGGCGCCCCCCAGTAAGGAGCAGGTAGAGGCGACCGTCGAGCTGGTCATGGAGCTGGAGAAGTTCGTCCAGGAACTCGCCGACTTCGAAGAGTACAGCGCTCTGGGGTTAGATGTCAGTGATCCGCCCTTCCGTGGTTACTCCGATGAGGTGAACGAGGCTTGGGACGATAAACTCGAAGCGATCTTCCATCCCCTGGCCGATGACCAGAACTCTGCCCTGTCCAGTCAGCTGGTGGACCGGGCTGGCTGGTTGCTGGAAAGTCTCTGCGCCTATCTGAAAGCGGTGGTTGTGCTCAACGTCGCCGACTGATACTCGCCGGCATAGAGGCCTCCCTGCCGGGAGGCCTTGTTTATGCCCTCACGCCAGAGGCGCTGTAAGCGTCACTACGCGGCGATCGCGATCATCGGGTACATGTCCTTCATCAGACGTGTAACGTCGCGCTGCGGGTAGCTGGAGGCGATCAGGGTGGGGGTTCGGTACTCCTCGTCACTCAGCAACACCAGCCGGGCGTCGTCGCTGGCGGTGCTCAGCATAGCCAGGTTCCAGACGCGTTCGCTACCGCGGTAAGTCCAGAACCAATCCGGCTTCAATTGATTCATCACCCGCACCAGTTGCACCAGGCGCTCTGGATAATCGGCACGAGTACTGCCCTCTTTGAGCTTATAGCGTGCCAGCACCTGCTGGGGGAGTGTAGGTTGGCTGGCAGTAAGTGGTGGAGCCCCGACGGAGTTGAGTGCGATCTCTATTGTGTCGATATTACCGCTGGTGGCCAACCGCCCCGCACTACGCCGCGCCACGGTCTTGCGTAACTGTTCGTCCTTGATCTCCTGCATCACGTCATCGACCAGCTCGGGCACGCCAAGGTCCGTGAGCTGTTCAATTGCAGTGTGGAGAACTGCAGCTTCCACGGCCAGGTTGGTGGCCTCGAAGGCGCCGCTGCCGGTGACGTCCGACACCATTGCAAGGATACCAGAAACGCTGTCGTAATCGGCATTATCGATGTTGTGCTGACCGTTTTGGGTCAGCACTTTGATAGACTTGTAGTAGTTCTTACCACCCCCGAGTTGGTCGAGCATGCTGCCTTTAGCCACATCACCCAGTAACAGGTCACTGGCTGCCGTACCGATGCGGTCGATATCAGTACGCGATCCCTTCAGGGCACGCTGCACCACTTTACGGGACTCATTTACATCCAACTCGCCGTCTTTGGCTTTCTGCACCACCTTGCCGCTGACTTCCTTGGATTTATTCATTACCACATCGAGGCCTTCGCCGAAGGCCGTGTAGGCGCTGGTGAAGGCACTGCGTTGTTCGGCGTCGGTGGTGCCGTAGACATCGACCGCGGCTAACTCGTCGGTGGGAGCGCCGTTAAACGCAGGTTGTGCGATACGAGACATGGGGATCACCTGAACAAAAAAAGAAATGAGGTCATAAAATGGAGACCCCGAAGGGTCTCCGTGCTTATGCGGCAGAACGGTATAAACCCACCCCGCGGGGTGGGTGTGAGTTAGACGTGTTCCGCCCGGAGTCGGCGCAGGGTGTTTTGCACCACCCGTAGCCAGCGTTTTTCAGCATTGCGTAACTCGCGGTCCGGTTCCACCCAGACCACGGGTAAGTGGTGTTTGCGCACCAGGCTCAAGGCCAACGGCGACCGGTTGATGTTGTAACTCAACGCGGTTTCCAGATGGGTCTCTAAGCCTGGTACGTTGGTCCAATCGACCTTGCGTTTGAACTCCAACTCGTCGGTGGTCTTCATGCGCAAGAACCGACCACTGCTCTCACCTGTGGTGATCAGGTAATAGTAGTAGCCGGCAAACATGAAAAAGTGCTTGCCGTCGGGTAGCCGCTTGGGGGTGCTGTCGTAATAATGCAACAGCCGCCCCAAGGGTGTCCGGGCGTAACGCCCAATGTTGATACAACTAACGCCGTCCCCGTTCACGTCGTCACTCGGCACATTCGACATAACAAACCCTTAGTCTTGATTGGAAGCCGGATTCACCAGCATCGGATTGCGGATCGTCACGGTGTGAATACTCACATCGGTCGGGTCCTTACTCCAGCGCAACTCCAGGATATAATCTTCCTGTTTGGGGTTGAGCACCACCAAGCCCTTGCGAAACACGTTCCAGGACATCCGGGCGTTCATCAGCTCCCGTTGAGTGGTGTTGATAAAGTTAGTGATATCCCGCCGGTTCTGGGGAATGCCGTGCAGGGGGTTTTTGGCGTAGTCCTCAAACAACGCTTGCCAACGGGTGACGTCGATCTGTTCTTCGCTGACAATACGGCGGAACAGGCGCGCCAGGGTACTGGCTGGTTTACGCTGGTCGTGGAACACATCGCTCTCAGCTTCACCAAAGCTGTTCAGCGCCGAGTCGGCCTCGTTCTCCGCTGGGTCGATCCGAATCGGGTAGCGGGAGACCCGCCCACTGGTCCAGGTCAACTGCACGACCAAGGTGGCCGAGTAGGGGTTGAGAAAGTCAATGGACTTCTTGAAGGTTCCCCACGTGAAGTCGTCGTGGGTCAAGGCTTTGTTGAGATTGCCCTTGTCGGGGTTGTCACGGTTGTGGGGCTTTTCGAAATACAGCCGGGCCCTCTTGTTCCACGTGAACTGGTTGACTTTTCGCCAGAGTAGGACATGCCGGAACAGGTAGCACAACACCCCCTGCGCGCGGTTCGTCCCTTTGAGCGGGTCAGCGAGAAGCTCTTTGACGGTTCTGCTCATTTTAGTTTTTCACCTACGGTGGTTGGCCGTCCGTAAACGGTCCATGGTTTGATTTCACAAACTACTAGAGACGCAACCGTCCCTTAGGGTCCATTGTTTGTCAGCATAGCGGTCTTCTCCTCTGCGGGATTCAGTGGTTGGCATTTATTAGAGTTGTGGTGAGAACGATGATGTCTTGATAGAACATCTCGCTCAGCCGCTGGTAGTAATGTCCGTCCTGCTGGCGCAGGAGGTGGGCATGTTCTAACAGTAGCCCCTGTAAACGACGCAGCAAGGCTTCTTCATCCACAGGTAGTTGGTGGTCGTCGGCCAGATAAAAGTCGAGCGCCACATCCGTGAGCGCTCGCCCTTGTCGGGCAACTGACAACTCCAGCATCCGGTCACCGTTAGCCGCAATCAGGGCGTTGTGCTCTTTCAGGCGAGTGACTAACAGCGGTAGGTTATTGAAACAGACACGTAGTTTGGTGGACATACGAGTCTGGACGTTGATGTCAACTAGGTCTTTTGGCTTGATTCCCCGCCACAGCGCCGCCAGTCGGGCGACAACATTGGCGCTGTCGGTAGCGATCAATTCCGTCTCGGCCAGTTGACGGCGGTAGCGGCGTAACCGCAGCCGACGACCTAACATGGTTTCTCCCCCTTACAGTAGTGGTGGTTACCGCAAAATCATGATATAGATCTGGAAATATGTCCACTACTATACAGTCGGAGTATTCCGTAGTTTTTCCACGCACCCCACTGAGGTACCTGTAACATGGAAAATCCTTCTGAAAATCAAGAAGATGTCTTGGATTATCAACAGACGCTGAGCTTCAGTCAGCGCATTCGTCGCAGGATCATCGACAAGGTGATGGAGGATGGCGAGGTGCCCAACGACCCTAAGGCGGTCGACACCTTGCTCAAGACCCTCAAGGACATGGATCAGACGGCCCTGGCCGATCGCAAGAACCAAATCGACCAGAAAGATTCCGACACCTCCCGTGAGGTGGCTGACGCCATGCGCCAGATGTTGGAAATGCAGAAGAACGCCAACCCCTTCGCCCGCCGCGATGACGGTTCGGTGGCGGCGCCCACGGTGGTACCGTCGGTCAGCGTCGAGAAGCTGGGCGAACACAAGCTCGTCGAAGGGGAGACTGAGATCGGCGTGATCAGTGAGAACTGCGGCGATTTCATGACCCGGATGCAAGCCTTGAAAGGTGAGTCCGACTAAGCAAAAAAAGAAACGGCATAAGCCCTCCCCAAACGGGGAGGGCGTTATGTCGCTACTGATCGGGGAACTGCATTAGCCAATGACGGCGCTGCCAGTAGATGGCGGTGACGCCTAACCAGAGCCCACTGAAGCTAAACCACAACCCTAACCCGACTAAGGTCATACTGAGTAGGACCGCCCCTCCGAGCAACTTCTGTCGCCGCCGCGGCCATGCTGGACGCCGGTAGGGCGGAAACAACACATCGGGACTGCACACTACCCAGAGCGCCAGCGCCAGCAGCAGTAAGAACGCCAACATCAAATCCACAAAGTGCAGCATAAACGCATGGTCAGCACTATTCATAGCAGTCTTCCAGTTCGTCTTGAACCTCCGCGATTTGTTTGCGGACACAGTCCCCACAGACCTCATACACCGGGCCGTTACTGCCTTCCTCGAAATCCCGGTGCGGACGCAGGTCAGTCGCGTGCCCTTTGCACCAATCGCAGGTTCCTACCCGGCTCGCCTTCGATAGGCGTTGCCGTTCGTTTTCGATATGGGCGGTGCAGTAGTAGCGGTACTCCGCCCCGAAACTGTCGGTCTCACCTTGGAGGCTGTGGGTAGCCAGCAGGGTACAACCTCTGTGCTCGCAGGTGTGTTCGCCGGGTGAGATACGACGAATGCTGCCGGGTAGGTTTGTCATCTAAAGCTCCTTCAATTTAATTCGGGATGTTCTAGCAAAACTGCCAGGTCTGGATCGCGCAACTGCACCGCGGGGTACTGCGCCCGTTGCCGCGCAAAGCTCTTATCGCGAAACGGGATGGCCGCACACAGGTGATGATCAAAGCAATACACGCTAGGTCGGCCGTCAATAATGTCGGCATAAATCACGTCCACCAATGGACGCGGGCCATCGTCTACCCGTGCAACAGCCGTACGGATATGGGAGTCACTGATTTGAAAAGATGCACACACAATCGATTTCATGGTAGACCTCCAGGGTTATCCGGGTTCTGTCGAAACTACGGACAGCACTCAGGGGTGGTTCACCATGGTGATATAGATCTCAAGCTGCATCGATTCAAGGGCATAAAGCCCCCGAAGGGTCAGGGGCTTTATAGAGTCACGCTTCGGCCGGCAGCGAGGGACGGTACATGGAGAACCATTCAGCGTCAATGAACTCCACTTCAAACAGCTCCACAAACCACAGGCGAAACCCCATGATCTCTTCCTGTTTGCGTTCCAGGCTGAGTTGACTGGGGTCTTTTTCAAACAACCGAGGAACAATAAAGCTCAACCCCTTGCACCGGGTTTCCCCTAAGCTCAGGCAGTGGTGCTTGATCCAGCGGTTGAAATCGAACAACACCACCGCCGAATAGTGCTCGTTCAGCACCACCGGCGTTAGCTCCTCCAGCGGTCGGGAGCAGAAGGTGACCGTCAGGTCCTGATAGAACACCCCTTTCAGGATTTCCGTCAGCTCCTCGGTCTCTTCGTCGTTGAACTCGTACGGGTGTAGATTCACTTCCAGCGCCAGGTCGTCGGTGACCACACCGTCACGCATATTCTGGTCGTACTCGGCCATCACGCGCATCAACACCGGAATAATGCCGGTCATGATCGATTGGCGGGCGGTCTCGATGTCGCGCTTTACCCAGGCCGCCTCGAAGGCGGCGTTGGTCACACCCCCCCGAGTGAGGCGTTCCCAGTCGGTGTAGTCCCGCTCCCAATAAGCGTTACTCTGCACCACCCGGGTAGCGACCTCGGAATTCAGCTGGGACAACAACCCCAGCCGGGTGTCTAGTAGCGCATCGATATCCAGCAGGATACGCCGAATCACGTCCCACCTCCGAGTTGCAGCTCCTGCAGCATGGCCTTCGGCAGATACCGACTCACCGCCCGTTCCAGCGTCAGCAAGAGGGTCAGCCAGTGTTCACTGCCGAACAACTTCCCGAGCTCGGTGGGGCTGACGATCTTCTCACTGAAGGTCGAGTCGGTAACCAAACCGGCGTCTCGACCGCGGTGCGTAATCCCACCGATGGCTTCGGCCAGTAACATGCAGTACGGCAGGTACTTGTCGCCTTGCTCGTGCCCCGACATACGACTGTAGAACCCGATGGCGGCACGCATGGTCAGATCCAGCAGGTCGTCGTTATCGCGCAATTCCTTCCAGATCACGTCAGCGGCCATTTCTCGGCTGATGTAGTAAAGCCGTTGTTCCATGCGCAGGCGCAGCAAGAAGCGGTAAACCTCAAGGTGAACCTCATGGCGTAGCAGCTTGAGCTCTTCCTGCAGAGCCTCAACGGCGGCTTGGCTGGCTATTTCGTACAGTCCGGTCATACAACGGCCTTAGAGATTATTATCCAGATGGGCAGACTTCAGTAGAACACTCAGGGTCTGCGTGGCTTTAACGGTGGTGGGTTCGCGGGCGCTGATGGACTCCAACGAGGCCTCACCGGTTTCCAGAATACTGCGGTTCATGGCGTTGAACGCCTTGACATCACCACCCCGGAATTTGATCAGCTCCAGCACCGATTGGTCGAGCCCTTTGGCGGCATTGACCTGTAGTTCCGGGTAGGACATCCGCGAGCCTTTGGAAGGACCCGTCGCCTGGCCGGACCGTTCGTCCACCGCCTGGTTGTTCTCCGGCACCGACATCTTCTTGTACAGCATCTGCGCTTGCCGGCGCAGCATCAGGTCGATCACCAGATGCTTGGTGGGCGTTTTCACCACCTGCCCGGTGGTCGGGTCGGTCAGGTACAGGTGCTGGAAGAACTGATGGTCGAGCTGCTCAGCAATCTCGAAGTTGCGTTTGATGCTGACTTTGTGCTCCGACAGGTTGGGGACGAACAGGGATAGAATCTCCTCTTCGTTTTCCAGCCGGGTCATAAAGGCTTCGAATTCCGCATCGGACATTTTACCGAGGCGTTCTTCGTAAATAGCACGGTTGGCAGAGCCAGGAGCAAACTGGTCGATGAAATGCAACAGCTCTTCGGTGGCGGCTTGGCGCGCGGACATTGGAAACTCTCCTAGAATGTGGACCATACGATACCCCACCCCCGCGAACCAACTGGCGGAAGGTGGGGTCAGTTCGACGGTAATCGCACGCGGACAGGCCTCGGCGGCAGATTAGGGGGGGGGGTGGTTACACCACCACCCTCGGGTCATGGTAAGCCGACTGGTACGACGGTGGGACAATTTTGGCGGTCAGCGCCGGGAAACGCAGGTTGCGCAGGACCGGCAGTACATCCTGTTCGAAATGACGCGCCCAGTCTTCAAACACCGGGGTATCTATTAGAGCTTCCCGTGCCGGCAGGGTGTTGACTTCGAACTGCGACAGGGTACGATGGAAGAAGTTGTTGAGCTCCACGATGTCGTTGACCTCGGGGCAGCGGCGGACAAAATCCTCCGCCAGCTCGATATCGCGGTGGCGGATCAGGTAGAACACACGGGTACGCAAGGAATAAGGCATGGTACAACTCCGGAATAGGGTAACGTAAAACGAGGTGACGACATGGGAGTCGGTCCTTTTAATATCCCCCGACGGGGGTCAGTTAACTGAGTTCGCCTCTGTAATCGATCTCGGTGATGCGCTTTAGGAACTCCACAAGTAAGTAACGATGACAGAAGGAATGCGCTGGACAATAGCACCCAAGCGCAACCACCGGCCGCGCCATAAGGTCTTCCCAAAACTCGGGATCTTGAAACCACCAATAGTCCAGCATGCAATAGTAAGCGTCAGTATATTCTTGATCCGACCATTGCCCGCGTTTATGCCTCATAACCATCTCCCAGGTCGGGGCCAAACGCGGATCGCCGGATTTGACCGTGGTGTCGATCAGTGGAACACCACGGCCTTTCAGTTGACGCCACTTCGCGATTTGATACGTGTAGACGATCACGCTCCCTCGGCAGCAACCACAGCTTCCGGATTCGGTGCCACTTTCACCTTGGCCGGCTTGAGCTTGGCTTTCTCTTCCTTGGACATCCAGAACGGTACGTACTGACCGGTGCGCATGCGCAGCAGGTCCATGGTGGAGAGGAAAGGCAACGGGTGCTCTTTCTCTTCTTCTTCAAAGACCCAGTAGCCGCGGGTTTCCAGCAGCTGATTCCAGTCGTATCCCATCTCGATCAGGTCGTCGTACAGCGTCTTGGCATCACACATCAGACCCAGATCGTGGTTACGATGGAACTGATGCAACTGCAGCAGCTCGGCGGTGATCTGTACCGCACGCTGCAGCTTGTGATCGGCCTTGAGCTTCTGGCGGACCGTGGTGCGTGACAGCTTGACCTCCGGCAGCAGTTCCATGTAGTAGTTCTGCAGATTACCGCCGATCCCGAAGGAGTTTTCCTTGCAGTAGTGGAACTCCGACAGCGAGGCTAATACGCCTTCAGACTGCGAGACCACCAGGTCGATCGGCAGCCCAGACATGCCGTTCTTACCACGCAGGTTCTTCATGGTGATCACCACTAGGTCGGTGTCGCCCTGAATCGCGGTGGCGTTGTCCCACGGGTACTGCGGCATCTTATCCTTGTTCAACAGCGGCTTGTTGGAGGTGATCAACCAGACGTTGTTCGGCAGCGAGTAGAAACCACCGGAGACCCCTTTGAGGACGGTATCGCGCGGCAGGAACGACAAGTTACGCTTGTCGGTCGGGTACATCTCCATGTTGATGATGTCACCCAAGTGCGCGGTCAGGATCATGTAGGTGCCGGTCTTGGCGCAGATCGCCGGCATCTGGTTGAACATCTGATTCTTGGCCTTGCCGTTGGTCATGGCGTCGGTGTTGGCACCCGATTCGCCGATCTTGTTCTTCTTGTAAAGCTCTTCGACCGCCGCCACGGTGAACTTACTGAAGGAGTCGATCAGCGCGCCGCTCGGATACAGGGCTTTCTTCGCCTGTTTGTTGAGGTCCGGGAACGGGGTGCTGGCCAGGAACTGCTTTTCGTTCTTGGGTTTTTCGTCGACCACTTTGCGGAAAGCGGCAAACCACTCATCGCCGCTGTACTGCGACAGGTCAGTGAAGGCAAACTGTGGGTCTTCCTCGTAATCCAGCGATGCCAGATACGGGTCGGCTTCCGATACGGCCTTGAAACGCGCGCTCGGGTAGAGGGTACCTTCGGTGTCGTAAGTCAACGAGTGGGTGTGGTGACACGCGCGACGCAGCATGGCAAGCATATACACAGCCAGGGCGGTCTTGAAGTTGTTCGGACGGGCACAAATCCCGGTCATGCTGGCCAGACCGCCGTTCAGGATGGACTCGCCGCGCAGCCCGAGTTCGTATTTACCCGTGGAAACGTCCATCAGACAGCCAAGGTTAACGGCAGGGCGGAAGCGTGGACGCGCAAAGGTGTTGTTAAACATGGTGGTAGTTATCCTGTTGTGGTACAGCCAGTGTTGTCAATTGATTGGTCAGGAGGGTGCTTTTTCACTAAGCTGTTGTTGAGACTTGTAGAATCTTATGGCCAAAACACGCGTGTGCCTCAGCGCCTTGTATTCACTGCATTAAGGTATTTGACATGTCAATCAACGAAGAAACCCTGGAGTTTCTCGCCAGCACTCCGGAAAGCACGCGCCTGATCAGCGCCTGCCAGACTGTGTCGGCCGAGGCTTTCTCCATCGATGACCTGAAAAAGGTTGTCAGTGACCGCCTACCCAAGCTCAGCGCCGCCCTGAAGGACGCGTTCCGGTTCGTGACCACGTGGGATCACAGCAAGCCGGAAGTGCTTAACCCCAACGCGGTCATGGCGACCCTGCGCAAGGTCCAATACACCGACCTGGATGAATTCAAGATCCACAAGCCGGTGGGTTTTAAAGGGAACCTGCATGCCTACACCCTGCATCAGCTGCGCAACCTAGAGCTGCTCAACGATATCCCAACCGCCGTGCTGACTCCGGTTACAACTCGGTTCGCTTACTACCTCAATGACCTGACCCGCTTGGAAGAGCGGCGCATCGAGTCGATTGCGGAGGAAATGGATCTGGCTGTGTTGCAGGAGGCAGTGGAGCTGGAAGCGGCGTGGTTCATCAAGGGTAACCGCAGCAGCGAGGGGTTGTTCACTGAACTCTTCGACAACAACGCCGAGTGCAGTGCAGCCATGACCGAAATCAATCGGATCAACGCCAGCCGGTGGGCCGCAGCCAAGCCGAGTCTGGTGGCCGACCTCACCGGCCGGTTGGTGAAAACCGCCGACGCCCTGTTTGCGGCGATTCAGCAAGCGGAGCAGCCGATCAGCAAGCAGGTGGTCGCGGCGCTCGCCAGTGAGCTGGAACTGGCAGCACGGTGGGTGGAATGGTACTCGGTCACAGTGACGCGCCTGATCGACTTGACCACAGCCCTCAAGCTCAACGAGAAGAAGCTACTGCGGGCGCTTTGAACATAGACCCCTCCCAAACGGGAGGGGCTTATGCTGTTATTACGCCAAGCGGCAGGGGTGTGTGCGACAGAATTCCATCAGTTGCCGTAAATCCTCCGTACGCGTCTCCAAGTCGGCATACCACAACCAACATGGAGTGCGCTTTATCAGTCGACTGATATACCGCTCGCCCTGATCCGGGTCGATCTTTTCAATCGGGAGTACTTGCTTCCAGATCACCGGGGCAAAGACCGCCGGCGTTCTCAAAACCCGAGTATCCCGACTGAGTCCCAAGGTGCGGTTCACGTCATCCAACCGCTCCGTGTCATCCTCGTTACAATTCATGAGGCGGACGTAGAGCGAGGCCAGCACAAACATCCGTTTGGACTGATCCGGCACGCGTGCCCAGATAGAAAACCAGATCCAAACGAGCGGGTTGTGCACACTTTTGAAGTATTGTTTAAGGAAACGCATGATGGTTGCCTATGACCGTTTCGGTAGTACGAATTGAGTATAAGGCGACTGGTAAATGGCATTACCAACGCCCGTTTCAAAAACAGTGGCGAACGAGTAGGCGGCCGGGCCGTTCGCTACTACCAGTACCGTGACCTTGGGGTTGTGGTCCGCCAGTTTGGCCAGGGTGTTGCGCTGTGGGATATCTACACCGAGCAACAGCTTCAAAGTCACGGGATGGCCGTTGACTTCGACTGGGACGTCCAAACTTGCCAGCGTGTTGGTGATGGTTTTGAGTAGCTTGAGCTTGGCTTTCTTCTCACTGCCCTCCACTGCGTACAACGCATCGGTGATTTCCACCGCAGTAACCCCAGACCCAAGTTGCCCGGATAGATGAGCGTCCAGTCGCGTCTGCATGATGCTGAACTGATCGACCGCCTCCCGCGCCAACCGTGGAGGGTTCAGGGTTTTCGTGATCAAATCATCCTGCGGCGTCACCAAGGAATTGTTGTCGCTACACGAAATCAGGGCATGGGCCCCCAACTGTTGAATCCGCTGATAGATACCAGGTCGGAAAGCGTTATCCAACCGGGCCACTGCCAGCTCAATGATGTCTTTCTGATGTGCCTTGGTGTGCAGCTCGATCAGACCCTCTAGGTCTCGATCCGGTTCATTGACCTGCATGACACAGAACGTCGCGTCAGCAATACGACGACCCAGCAGTAGGTCGGTCTTATCGTGACGGTCCTTCGTGGTATCATGCTGCTTGTGACCGTACGTTGCCATACGGCCCAACTGGTACAGGTAGTAGTAATGCTTGTTTTCTACCACCTCGCGCTGATAGCCCATGTTAAACAACAACCGGGTCTTCAGCACCAATGGGTTGATGTCGGTCGTGGGGTTGTGGTATTTATCCACCGGACTACGACAGACGTGACGGGTAACCGTACCGCCGGACCCCGTGAGTGCATTCAGATCCGCCAGGTCGTTACCGGTATCGTCGCTGTGACCTTTGATCCAGGCCAGGGTCAATTTCTTACCCGCGGCCTTCCATTGCTCCTCCAGGGCGACCAGCGTCTTCCAGTAATCCTGGTTAGCTACCGGCTCTCCGTCAGCCTTCAACCAGTTGCGGTTGATCCAGCCTTTGACGTGTTGGGTCAGACCCTTGCGCACGTACTCGCTGTCGAGTAGCAGGTGCATAGAGGTAACCCCCAACTCTTCGCCGATCTTGAAAGCTTCGATCGCGGCCTGTAGTTCAGCGGTGTTGTTGGTGGGGTTTTCGGTCACGGTGCCAAAGGCATCGATGTATTCCAACGGTGTCACTGTATCCGGGTACTCCACCAACTTGTAGCCTTCGGCCGTAGGCAACTGCTTGATGCCGATACCGCGAGTCAGTGGGGTTGCCTTGTAGGTGTAACCATGGATACCCCAGCCACCGGCGCGACGGCGGAAGCTACCGTCGGTGTACAAAACCAGACCGTCGGTCTGACTGATGTTATCCTGTGTCAAAATGGTTTTCCTTCTAATGAACAATGTCTACTAGAGCATTAGCCGGATGGGTATTTTTAGAGTCCGCAACGTTTTAAGTAAGCCCGATAGGCCTGCTCCACTCGCCGACGTTCGTCATCAATATACCCGCGCAGATCCCGCACATGTAGCGCCAGCACCATTGCCGCATCCTCTGACGTCACCACAGCCTCGTCCTTGAGGTTTTGCATCTCGGGTAAGGCGCGAGCCTCGGGCAGTAGGAAACGGCACGCCTGATCGGGTTTAGGCGGTTTGGGTACCACCTGAACCGCGCTGGTCGCGGGCTGCTCCAATTCGAGCTCCAGTCGTTGTTCGTTGTAGTTAAAAATCACCGGCGCATGACGGTTGACGGTCACCGCACAGCCACTCGGCAAAAACAAAATGAAGCTGATTAAGAGTTGGCAGAATCTCATCTCTCCCCCCCGATCGGTTTCCTATTCGAGTATCTGCAGTAACCGGGACTTGTCGTAAGCCACCGGCACACAGTTAGTCGCGGTTAACAGAACCTCGTGATCGGCCTGCGGGCGGGTGTCAGCCTGACTGCTTTCCAGCTGCGTTTTCAGCCGAGCCGCCTCAGCTTGTGATAGCAGCAGCAACGCTTTGGTCTCAGCCAAAGTCGCCACCGTCAGGTACAGCGTGAACACCACCACCACCAAAAGACCAAACAGACAGGTGAACTGCCTGTTGGCGAGGAGTACCTCCTTTACCGTCCGATCCTTGAAGATGATGCTTCGTAGGAAAGGCCAGCCGATGATCAATGCCTTTGTGATAAGTTTGATCATTATTGCCTCTGTTTATATTACCGCTTTTGAGACAATGCCTACCCACACCGTTCACATCGGTCAGTCACACAACTGGTAGGTATTTCCTAGCGTCTTGTTTAAAAATGTCTCCTCTTGAGACCCAACCGAGTAAGTCTACTCGGGTGTCGCGGTCTAGTCAACAACTATGGCCTTGATTTTATAGGTAACAGCACCAACGCATTCACCACGAGGAACTGCCCCGTATGTACAGACTAAAAGGGTTTTTCAACTATTCACCCTTGGTTAACAATAACCGTGACCAGGTAGCCCTGCTCGGCGAGCTGTCCTCGCATAGCGCCACGTTTGCCAAAGACAAGACGTACCACAACAACGACATCGCCCCGCAGACCACCCTTATTTCTTTTCATAGCGTAAGGGACGAAGCCTACGTCGATGTCCCGGCCGAACTCGCCGTGGCGGCGCTCAAGCTGGGACAGTACCTCCTCGATCGCGCCCTGCAGGGTACCGTTACCGACGACGCCGCCGCTTTGCGCCAGATGGTGCTGGCTGAATTCAGTGAGGAGCTGTCCGGCTTTGTAACCGGCGAGATGCGTACCAACGGCAACATCTGGCTGCCGGAGTGGATTCGCTACCGGTATTCCTACCTCGGCGAAGACAACGAGGTAACCATCTGGCTGTCGGATGAAAGCTTCCGGCGCCAGTACGACGAGTATTTCGTTGAGGTGATCCCACCGTTCATTCCGCTGGATGATTTCTTCAAAGACCCCCTGCAGGTCAAGATTCGTTTGGATGAGTACAACATCACCAACAAACTGGTAGAGGCGCAACAGCGCCGTGGGGAATACCCCTACACCCAGGTGCTGGCACTGCGTTACGATTACCAAGACCCGCGTGATCCTAGCTGGACTGTGCCGACCTACTGGATCGTGCTGCTCTACGGTGAAACCGCGAACAACCCCGATCTGTTGAAGAACGTGATCGTTGAGCATGTCTTGGCCGACTCCACGCACACCCGCGAAGAGTGGATGACGATCCTACCGGACTTGTTCACCACCACCGAATACATCGTCACCCCGTTCTGGCACCAGTACTCGGTCCCCAACGGCGAGTTGCAGGCGGGTATGTACAGCCCGACCGTCGACCCACGTAAAGTGCAGGCGCTGTTGCGTCGCACGGCCCGTGGACCGAAATACAACGACCTCTGGGTGGACAATAACTACGAACTGTCCAACCTGCTGTACAAGTCGCTGGCCTTTGGCGTGGTGGCCAACCCGGAGAACCGGGATGGGATTGTGCGCTTCTCTGAGAAATACCCCGACTACATGATGGTCAGCAACGACTCGGCCGATTTCGACCGCATGTCGGTGTACACGCAAGAGTTCGTCACCAAGCTTGCACAGCTGATCAAGGTAGCGGAGAACTTCACCGATACCTCTAGCGTCCCAGCGGGGCTGGCAAAACTCAAGCGCGACGGCGTGCTCTATATCACCACGGTCTACGACAACGTGACCTACCTGGTCGTGACACGCAAGTCGGTGGCTGAGTTTACCACCTCTGAACTACCGCTACCGGGCGATACTGGACCGGGCGTTGACCAACCCATTTAAGGATAAGCCATGTCCCGCTTAATACCGCCTATCGGTACCCGCGGGTTGTACACACTAAAAGCCCCCTGGAGCGTAGCTCCGGGGGTGTTGTACACCTGTGCGGCGATCCGTAAGTTCATCGACCTGGAAAACCTGGGCACTGACGTCTTTGTCACCTACTACGAGCCCTATGGTCTCGATCGCACGGTCTATGAACAGGACCGGCGAAATGATGAAGTACTGCTGACGCTGGTATCTGAAACCACCGCCCCGCTGTACGTCCCCAGTAGTTATCTGGCCAGCTTCCCCGACCAGAGTCACCGCAACTACCAGCATGTGGTGTTGTCTGCTTCACTCGGTCCATTACCCGATTATATAGACCTGTCTTTTGCCCAAGATCAAGTCGCCAGTGTCATCTCCGACGTGATCGGGATGACACCCACCGTGCACCTGAGCCTCGCTCCATCCACGGGTGTGGTTAGCCCAGAGCAACACGACGCCCTGGAAGCGGCACGCATGGCAGCGGTCGCTAATCGCACTACCGATCGGGCGCGGGTTTTGGAACTCACACGGGTCAATCAAGAACTGAGTCAACGCCTGGCGATTCTGGAAAAGATCGTTAAGGACCATGGTTTAATTCCCACTTGACCCTCCTCATTTATGAGACACAGCCCCCGGCCGGGCTTCTTGGCAATCACGCCTGATTTAACCTCCTAAGGAGAACCCTATGTCTCAGAACGTCAAACAATGGCTGGAACAAGTCAGCACCGAATCCAACGACGCCCCGGTGATCGTTCAGGAAGGTGAAACCCCCAAGGAAGACTTCAGCGCCGCCAGCGCCGAAGCTACCGCTGACGTGGATACCGCCAAACCCGCCGCTGCCGGAATCCCGGCAGCGTCCGAAGGCGCGCCCGCAGGCAAGGACATCGACCAAGGTCACCAGACCGTGCATGTCTCTGCTGAAAGCAACGAAGCCGGTGAAGGTGAGTCGAAGGTTGAAGGCGCCGTGAGCGCCGTGACCGAAGAAGTCACCAAAGCCAAAGTCGAAGCAGCCGAAGGTGAAACCGGCGGCGTGCCCGAGATTGCTGACAACGCCGACGACCAAGTCAAACCGAAGGAAATCGAAGTCAGCGTCGAAACCGGCGATCAGCCCGCAGTGGTACCTGCGCCGGTAGAAGGCGAAGTGCAGCCGGAAGGCGTCACCCCGACCGAGGGCGAAGTGGTCGACGTCCCTGCTGCCGGTGTTGTGGTTGAAACCGACGTCGAGCTGGAAGTCTCGGCTGAAGACGACCTGGAACCGGTGGAACTCGAAGTTACTCCTGAGCCGGCTGAAGTACTGCAGGCCGAAGCTCAAGCCGTGGCGAACGACATCGACAACTTCACCGACATGTCGGCCGCACTGGAAGCCTATGACGCGCTGCTCAGCCGCGCGCTTCAGGATGAGCAGGGTATCAGTGGTATTACCGCCGAAGCCATCCGTATCGGCCTGGAAAGCATCGATGAGTCCTTCGGTGGCGTGGAAGTCATTCCGTCGCTGGAGTCGTTCGGTGAAACCTGCTCGCGTCAGACCGCTACCACTATCTCGCTGGAATCCCTGCGTGAGAAGATGGGCGTGGTGCTTAAGGCGACCAAGGCGGCGATCGACAAGCTGTTCCGCATCCTCTACGACCTCTGGGTCGAGATGACCGGTGGCGCAGCACGTGCGCAGAAGCGCCTGGAGAAGATCGCGGAGCGTGTTAAAGCGCTGAGCGTACAGCGTGTCAACAAGCAGGTCACTGTCAATGGCACGGCGCGCCTGTCGGTGGGTATCGACTTCGTGGGTAACGACGCTCAAGGGGTTCGCGATATCCAAGCGATTGCTGATTACATCTACAGCCAATATCCGACCCAAGCTGAATCCCTGATTCGTGCCGCCGCAGCACACTACCAGAGTGTGAAGGTGGGTCTTTTTGCCTTTAGTGAAGAAGCGGCACTCGCCCGCGGCGCGGCCCTGCTCGACTTCGCCAGTATCCCCGGCAAGCACATGAAGCCGATCAAGGGTGCACAGCCGGCCAAGCGCGCTGAACTACCGGCTAGCCTGCAGAAGTATGAAGGAGTGGTCACGAGCCACAAGGTCGCAGGTAACTTCGCCCTGGTGCAATTCATCAAGCAGATCACCGCGCGGTTTGGTACCGGTGATGCCGGTGCAGATCAGGCAGTTGCCATCGCCACGATGTTCCACCGTGTCTTCAACATTCAGTTCGTGCCGCTGAACGTTCGCAGTAATCCGAAAGCCGAAACCTATAAGCTGCCGACCAAGGTCGAATTGCAGGCGATGGTCAAGGAGTTGGACGCGCTGCTCGGTCAAGTGGAGAAGAGCAAGGAGAACAAGACCAAGTACGAGAAGATCCGCACGGAAGTCGACGGCATCCTGGACGACATCTTTAAGGCTTCGTCTTCCATCGGTGAACAGGTAACCCTTCCGCGCTGGACAAATCCGCTGGTTAACGCCATGCAGTCGCTGACGCGCCTGCTGGTACAGCCGGGCGGTCAGTTCAACGGCTACGTGGTCAGCAGCGCCAACGCCTTCATGGCAGTGTTGGAGTACAACCTCAAGCATTTCGAGGAAGCGGCGGAAGCTGCGACCGGCGGTGCTCAGGGCGGTAATGCCAAACTACTCACGGCGTAAGCAGTAGCCTTTAGATCCCCCTCCTTCGGGAGGGGGTCTATTTCGTCAAGTCCCGACGGCATAGACGGAGTCCCGCAGGACCCCGTGCTATTTACCCGATCCGAAACCAGGATTGTCCAGTACTGGCATGACCACAGCTGGCCGGATCACCGGCCCGACAGACCGGTTTGCCGTTGATCCGAAACCAATCGGCCCCGGCCACCATGACTGGGGCGCTATGTGGTGACTTACCGTGACCGGCAATCGCATCACCCACCAGCACCACAGGGGCGCCGTCGACTTTAAAGAAGCCTTGACCACCACCTAATTGGGTTCCCCCAGCCGTATCTTTACCTACCAACGCAATGCCAGGCATAGCCACCTCCGGTTATTGGGTTGCTGAGAAGTCAGCCGCCTTCAATGTACCACCAGCAGGCGTTAGGATTAAGGACGTTCCACCTGACACCAAGCCTGCCATCTTTCCCCCGTTGATCATGGCGTTGTTACCCGCTTGCAGATTGATGTCCTTGCCCGCGGTCAGGCTGATGTTGTTGTCGGCCTTGAGATCGATGTTGTTGGGGGCGTAGCCTTTGATGTCCTTACGGTTCAGTTCCAGGTGGGTGCCGTCGATATTCTCCAACCGTAAATTGGTTTTGGCACTGTCGAGCTCGAAGTAGTTTCCCACGTCGTCGGTCAACACCGTCCGACCTTCGTCCGCATTGATCTGGAAGGTGTAACGAAACGGCTCACCATTGGCTTGCGAGGTCTGAAAGGTCACCAGCTTCTTGTGGGTGGAGATCTCCAGGAAATAACAGGTATCGAAGTCAATACCCTTTCCTCCTTCTTTGGGAGAGCCATTGAAGGCAAAGATCACCGTCTCCAAACGGCGCAGGTCATCACGCAGGCCCATGCAGCGCCAGTAGTACTGATCACTGTCTGCCAACCGGAAAATGTCAATCAGCTCCCCGCGACGGATATCAGGGGGTGTGACGCGGTTAGAATTACCTGGGTACCACTCAGCGGTGATGGTGTTGTCTACGGTGGCTTTGACTTCATAGCGGTTACCCGCACTGTCAGTACCCACACTGGTGGTACTGGTGGGGTTGAAGTTCAACTCCCCATCCAATGCGGACAGAACCTCAATCGGCGTAACGTTGAGGGTCCGGGTGTTCAGCGGTTTGTTTTCCGCAGCAATCCCGATGCTGTACGGGACCAGTTGAGATACCTGCATATCAAGCTCCAGAGAATTCACTGAGGGTCTTCTTACTATAGAGTTAGAGCCAATTCTGGACGGAACGCTAAGCGCCATGCAAATTACAACCTTTATACTGGAAAAGTACAAGCGCCTGATGCTGTCCAACATCCAGCGATTCGAATACCACCCCACCCGTAGCATGCAGCTGATCATCGGCTCCAACGGGTCGGGGAAGTCGTCGGTATTGGAAGAACTGACCCCGCTACCGGCCCACCACAGTGGGTTTGTGAAAGGCGGGTCTAAAATCATCCACGTCAGTCACCGCAACTTCGAGTACGAGCTTAAGTCGGTCTACAACGGCGGTAGTGGTTCGCACTCCTTTGTCCGTAACGGTGAGGAACTCAACCAAGGCGGAACCTTCGCCATTCAGGAAGAGTTAGTGCGCCAAGAGTTCGGACTGACTCGTAAGATCCACGAATTGATGATCGGTCTGAAAACTTTTACCGACATGTCGACCGCCGAGCGTCGTCATTGGCTGACCCTGTTATCGCCCGTCGAGCTGGGATACGCCTTTAACGTCTACAACAAGGTCAAGGACCATCACCGGGATAAGCTCGGGGTAATCAAACACTTGACCAAGCGCATGGGGCAGGAAAACCACGACCTAGCCGATGACAGCACGCTGGCCCAGTACCGCGCGGAGATCAAGCGTGGAACCGATAAACTAGATCGGTTGTTCGAACTGCGGCAAGCCGGTTTGGAATCGGCGTTCCGCGATAACCAGGACTTTGAAGCTCAGTTGCGCGAATTGACCGGACGGGCTCGACGGCTATTGCTACAGCATCTGGAGATTCCGACCGACCCCGCGGTTCACCGAGATAACGGGCTGGTGGAGTTGCGTGAGCAATTGCACGGGAAGCGTACCCTGCTGGAGCGGATGAATGATGAGCACCAACGGCTGCTACAGCAGACGCCCGCTCGCGATGCCGAACTGACCGATGAGCAGATTGCCGAACTACGCCTGCAGGTCGAAACACTGGTCCAACAGGAGTACGTCTACGATAAACAGGTCGGCGACTACACCGGGGCGTTTCCCCTGGTGACATTACCGCTCGATCGACAGCCTCTGGAGTTGTTAACTCGCACCTTTGAAGAATGGGCGAACCTGCTGCAAAGCACTCCCCTGAACGAAGACGGCCGGTTTAACAGCGAGCGCGCCGGGCTGGCACAGGAAAGCCTGAAGACCATGGAGGCCCAACGGCAAGCTAACGACTCTCGTGCTAACGCGTTGGTTGGACGAATTGCCCGCCTCAAAGGGTGTGAGACAGTACAGTGTCCGGCATGTGAACACACCTTCAAACCGGGCGTCGATCCCAACGAAGTCGTGAAGCTGGAACGCGAGCTGCGCAGTCTGGGCGAGCAAAACGAGGCGATGGAACCCAAACTGGCCGAACTCAAGCAGTACCTGGAGGATTTCCATGACTATCTGAGTTACGTCCGGGCGTTCCGGGGGTTGGTGCAGGGTAACCCGGTGTTCCAGCCAGTGTGGGACTACTGCTTGGAGCAGCGCGTCATGTCGCGGAACCCGCGGCAGTTCATCACCGCGGCGACGCAGTGGCGCAACGGCATGGAGCTCAAGTTGCAATTGGACTTGACCCGGCAAGAGCGGGAAATCCTACAGCACCGCCTGCGTTACGTCGAAGCCATTGACCGGGACGCCCTGACCCAGACCGATCAACGGCGTAAGCAGCTGGAAACTGAGATCAGCCAAACCACCGATGAGATTCGAACCCTGAGTCAACGCATTGAAGCCTTGGAGCGTTGGTTGCAACGTGGTGATGGTTTCAAGCGTCAACTGGTGCAGGTGCACGAACAGCTGTCGGCGTTTCTGGAGAAGGTCGAACATCAGCGTCAGTTCCTGTTTCAGACCGCGGTAGCCGAGGAGACCCGACAGACCCATCACCGCATTGCCCAGACCCAGGAAAACCTGTCCCGGGCGGAACTGCAAGAAGGGCTGCTGCGCGATATCCAAAAGCAGCACGACGAAGCCCTGCAGACCCATCAGGACTTGGGCCTGCTGGTGAAAGCGTTAGCGCCCACCGGTGGGTTGATCGGGCGCTACCTGATGGGGTTCATGCAGGTGGTAGTTAAACTGCTCAACGCGGTGATTGGAGAAGTCTGGACCTACCCGATGGAAGTCCTTCCCTCGCAGGTTGAGAAAGAGGAGCTGGATTACAAGTTCCCATTGAAGGTCAACGACGGCGCGGTGGTGGCACCGGACATCAGTCGGGGTTCGGCCTCTCAGCGGGATATTGTCAACTTCGCGTTTAAGTTGTTGGCCCGTAAGTTCCTGGGACTGGACGACCATCCGTTGTACCTTGATGAGTTCGGCAGCACGTTCGACGAGCAGCACCGTCTGAACTTGATTCCGTTCATCAATCGGTTACTGGAAATGGGGCAGGTCAACCAGCTCTTTTACATCAGTCACTTTGATGCCACCCACGGGGCGTTTAACCAGGCAGAGATCTGCGTGCTTGACCCGTCCAATATCACGGTTCCACAAAGCTACAACCAACACGTTAAAATCGCATAATCCAGACCACAAGGAGTAGTCTATGCTTGCTACATTGAAACCAGCCTTCCTGCGGCGCCCCAAGCGCCGCTGGAGCGACAAGGATCGTCACTTCGGCCCACTGACGGTAGCGGAGCATTGCGATACGCACTACCCCTTCCGCTTGGCGTTGAGCTCCGGGCACGCGCACGCCCCGGGCTGTAACCTGCGCTTTTCTGGCTTTGGTAAAACCCTGATCCTGGAACTACCTGGCCTGCTTCGCCCAACCAAAGCGGGACAAGAGCGTATCGTTGGTGTGGCGGTAGGGCCTACTGACCTGCAGTGCTTCTACGGCCCGCAGACCTTCGACAGCCGGACCAGCGCCACTACCCTGTGGTCGTATCCCTGGGCAGAGTGGCGGATGGTCAACACCCGCCTGGTGGAGTTTGACGGTCAGACGACCCATGTCTTTCAGCTCCAGGACGTCGATGGTGAACTCATCACTGCCGAAGTGACCATTACCGCGTACCTCTGGCGGCGCGGCCGGGGTAAGTGGGCATGGTTGTCGAAACTCAGTCGGGATGATGTCACCCGCAGCGCCGAGCTGAAGTTCTCCACTGAGTCAGGCTGGGAGAAAAGCAGCTGGAAAGGCGGTGCGCTGGGTGCCAGTTTCATGGTGGGACCCACCGATACCCCGCGTTCGGTATTCGAAGCCTACTGCGCGAAAAACGGCCAGACGCCACTGCCAGTCGTTGAGGCCTGACCCCATTGCGGTAATCCCCTCCAACCTTAACCAATACGGAACATGCTCCATGTCTACCCAAAACCAACCCGCTATCAGCGATGAGCTGCTCACCGTCGCCAACACCATTATCGGTACTGTAGCCGATGCTGAGTTCCATCGTTACATCCCAATGGAAGCCAAGTACGTCGAATCCAGCTTCGAAGGCCTGGACGAGAATCTGATCACCGCCATCAAAGGGGCCTACGCCACTGGTGGTAGTGCGACCTCAGGCAGCGCCGGGCTGGACCTGCGCTACGTCGGTAAAGAAGCGCTGACGTTGAAACCGGGTCAACAGCAGCTGGTACACACCGGCTTGGCAATCCACATCCGGAACTACGAGCTGGTGGGTCTGATCGCCCCGCGCAGCGGCTTGGGTACCAAGGGTGTGGTGCTGGGGAACCTGATCGGTGTGATCGACAGCGACTACCAGGGTGAGCTGCTACTGACCCTGTGGAATCGTCATGAAGAGGAGACCGGCATCGAAATCACCATCGAGCCGGGCGAGCGGGTGGCGCAGTACTTCGTGGTGCACCGCTACCACATCGGTCTGAACTTCGTCGAGGAGTTCGGTCAAACCACGGCACGCGGTGACGGTGGCTTCGGCCACAGTGGTCGCTTCTAAGTAGTGACGGACATAGGCCCTCCCCCAATCGGGGGAGGGCTTTATGCCGTGTTACAGTACCAACTCCAACACCGGGCGCCAACCAATGGCCACACCCGTGTAGGTTGTACTTACCGTGTTCATGCTGGTGACACCATTCAGACCACGGTACACCCGGTCCGAACTACTGTACTTCTCCTGACACCACGTATAGGTGCCGTTCCCGCCGGCGACGTTGAGCTCCGCGTTAGTGTACCGGGCCCAGAAGGTCTGGGTGGGATCGCCGTCAGAGACCCGGTAGATCAGGTCGTTCCACTCCCGACCGGCGTCCGTGGCGCTCAGCGCGGGGTCGTTTGCCGCACCCTGAATCAATCGTACTTTGTAAGTCAACCCCTTAATGACTACCGTGGTCTCACCATACACCAGTCCCAACGCATTAAGTTGATCCCAGCTTAAGGCGTGGCGCAGGCACTGCTTGGGAATGAACAAAATCCGATCCTGATGAGCGAACTTCATCCAGTCACTATCCGGGTACAGGCTATTACCCGCCGACAGCCCCACTGCCAAAGCCAGATCCGGCCCATTGATAAAATCAGTGGCGGCAACAGTGCCGTACCAACCTAGAGCGTCATCCCCAGCCAGTACAAATTTCTCCCCTGGACCGGTCTCAGGTGGGATTACTGCCTGCGTGCCCAGAATCTCAAAACCGCCGGGCGTCACCCCGTCGTGAATCCGGATAGCCTTCTTTTCAATATCGATCGAGATCTCCCCCACACCCAAGGCTTGGGTGTTGTTCTGTTGGGAGTTCCCACGTTTAAACAGTGTCTTCATTTCTCAACCCCTAGCAGGCGACTGAAAGCGTGTGCGTGAACAAATGGAAACGCCGGATACCGCCCGGCATCATTGACCGCTTTGGTGCGCCACTTCCGCGTATGGAAGTCGTACTTGTGTCGCAGGTTGTCCATGGCGCACACCACCCAGAGGCCGTCCTCTTCGATGGTGTGGTATTCCAACATCCGCCCGTAGGCGCCCATGACCGGGAAGTTGTGCGCTTCGTGCGCGTAGTAGCGCCCGGGTAAGCCGGTACCTTCGAGGGGGATCAGCTCTTGGAACATGCTGGGGCTGTCCACCACGACGAAAAAACTCTGCTCCAGCGTGAGGTAACGGATCAGTACTGCGTCGCTTTCCAACTCCGCTCGACTGACCGCAGAGGGATTCGCTGGGTTTTGGCTGAGACCCAGTGACGACAAATCCAGACTGGTGCGGGAATCGAAGTAGCGTTCCATCAGCATCAGGTTACCCAACTCGATGCGGTAGGTACGTTCCCCCACTCGGGTGTAGCCTTTGCCGAGAGCCTGGAGATAACCCCCCAATACCAGCAGTGCCGTTTTGTTATTGAGGTCAACTGTTTCCGGTAGGGTGACGTAGACGGCTTTGCGCAGTGGCGCGTCGGGACGCTGACGACTCAGCATTGTTTCGGTGATCGAGACGTACTGCAGTTTGCCGACATCTCGGAATGAATGCAGGCCGATCTGATTGTCGTTGGCCTTACGCAAGCTGAGGTTACCGCCACGGATGCGCACCCCATCTTCCCGCCATTCGGTACGATGAAACAACCCGTTGACAGAGAACAGGGCATAGTCAGCTATTTGCCGTGGGGTTAGATCCTCGCGGGTCACCACTAGGTCTTCTTTGTCGAATTTGCTACCGCCCTTGTCAGGGGTGCCAATCCGTCCGATCGGTTCAATGTTGTAACCGGCATGCCAGGCTTGGGCATAACGGACGTAATGGGGTCGAAACTGTGGGTTGATTTCAGCGAACGGTAAGGTACGGTTCCCCAGGCCGGTCAACCACTCGCTCACCGTCTTGCCGGCATCCAGACTACTGACCCAATTTGCCACCAGATCAAAGCGCAATGCTTTAGGTTCGGAGACCGAGGGGTAGGTAATAAACAGCCAGACATCGCCATGGGTGGTGGTCAGGGTGGTGACCGGAACAGTCGACAAGTCGGCCACTTCCCAGCGACCGTCCCGCCGATCTTTGCGATATCGAGCGCCAGTGAGTGTGTACATGCGCAGGCTCCTAAGGCGTGGGGTCTATAGAAAAGAAACAATCTTATGATTCTCAGAACATTAATCAGCCAAAGCGCCTGATTACGGTAAGGAGTGGACATGACTACGCAAGCGACCACGGGTCTGTATGAGTTTGACCCCTACGGGAGTAATCCCAACAACCTGATTCCCAACGAACGTCAAACGCTGCAGGTTCCGGGTCGGGATGACTTTTATTTCATCATCCCGCAAGCAGCGCCGTTCTTTGTCGAGGGCTTTGAGCTCGTCAACGACAACACCAACACCCCGTATATCGAGGGGGTGGATTTCCTGTTTGGGCACTACTTCGTGGAAGCGATGGATGCCATTGGTCGGCCGATTGCCGGCAGCATTCGCTTCATCAAGCGCGATATCAGTGGGATCGTGCGGATGCGTTACCGCACCCTGGGTGGGCAGTGGGGCTTCTCCGAGCAGGCGATTCTTGCCGAGCTGTCGAACAAACACTACAACCCGATTACCCGCTCCTGGGCACAGATCGATGTTTTGCCGGCCACCTTCCCACCGGTACCGCACGATCAGCAGCTGGATGACCTGGTCGGTAGTGATGAGCTGCTGGTGGCTCTGACCGACATCGCCGACGCAGTGGTGGAGGCCAGCTCAGGAGCGAACGTCGACCACTTGAACGACTACAACAACCCACATCGCACCACTAAGACCCATGTGGGTCTAGGTAATGTCCCGAACTACCCACCGGCCACGCAGCTCAAGGCTGAAGACGGGTTGGACAACGCCAGCCTGATGACCCCGCGTACCACCGCGCAGGCAATCACCAAGCAAGCGCTGACTCCGCTGAATGCGCACATTGCGGACAAGAACAATCCCCACCAAACCACCAAACTCCAGGTGGGTCTGGGGAACGTTGCGAACTACCCCCCGGCAACCCCGGAAGAAGCGGTGGATACCACCCGTAATGACCGCTATCTGACACCGTATAGCGCAGCGGCACTGCTGCAACAGAACAGCGATTCGGGACGGATCGATCAGCTCGAACAAGAGTTGGACAACCACCAGCTGGATTTGAACAACCCGCACCGTACTACGGCGGAACAAGTCGGGACCTACGACAAGGCCACCATTGACCAGAAACTGGCTACCGTTAGCGCGCAAGATACTCCGCGTTTTGCCGGGATGACCGATGCCGAATGGCGGCAAACCCTGCCCAGCTTCGAGGACGTGGAAGACATTCTCGACACCCTGACCACCGAGTACACCGATGCCAACGCCGGGGCCCTGACGATCAACGTCAACCCAGCAGCACTACCGGCACGGGTGCAGGTGGCGGCGATCACTACCGGTTATGACCGTTACGCACTACATCTGTCTAACGGCCAAGCACTGGAGGTTCCGCAACCGGCACTGTTTACTGACACTATTACGGCTGATGAGCAAATCGCCTTTACCAAGGATGCGGCTTACCGTGTTACGGAAGAGGGCTTCATCGAGGTCTTTGGTAGTGCGGCGATCCAGCCGCCGGCCAGCTATCGCGTGGGGGCCATTGAGGCACCGACGTCTTCGCCATGGCAACTGGCGGCGCGGCGCGAAGCGGTGTACGTGGTCTTGACTGACGATTCGCTGCTGCGTTTCGATGCCGCCGGCGGTACCATCGTGGTGGGATCGGGTGTGGACGGTGTTTACACCAACACCACCAGCGACGCGCTCAACGTGGAACACACCCTGGTGGTGATGCTCGACGGCACGGTGCAAGCTCGCGGTCATGCCGCTTTCGTAACGGCAGCCAATGCGGTGTTGGCAGGGATCGTGGATGCGGTTGAAGCTGCTGTGGGTGAATCTCACATGGTCGTTCTGCATGATACCGGACTGGTCAGTGCATGGGCAATCAACAATCCGGGAAGTGCCACTACAGTAACGGCGTTGCCGGCAATCGAGGGTCTCTTCACTGCGGTCAGCGGGCGTTATCGCCACCTGGTCCTACTTGGCGAAGACCAGACCGTCACCACCCTCGGTGACAACAACCCACTGTGGGCGATCGACCCTGAATTCGGCCCGTTTGTTTTGGCGGATGCCGGCTTCAACTACTCGGTCACGGTTAACACCGCGGGTGAAACATTCTACTGGGGTGCGACGGATGACAACAGTCATCTACCGCCGTCGTTCTAATCGACCCTTAAAGAAAGCCCCGTAAAACGGGCTTTCTTATTCCAGATGGAGTTTCATGTAGAACTCCCGGCACCCGCAACACGGATACACAGGCTCAACACCAGTGTCTCTTCATCACTTTCTGAGCTGAGGTTTTTATGAATCTGGTAGCCCTTTTAGCTAGTCTAGTTACTGTCATGCGTGGGTACTACGCGACGGTACACGGGAAGATTACTTCGGTAATGAATGTTCTGAATAACCATATCGGAAACACTCAGAACCCCCACCGTACCACCAAAGCCCATGTTGGCCTGGGACGCGTGCCCAACTACCCGGCGGCGACGAAACCCAAGGCGGTGGTAGGTACCGACAACAATAGTCTGATGACTCCACGCCGCACGGCCGAAGCAATCGATGCCCAGGTGTTCGAGCAACTGGCCGACGCGTTTGAATCCGCGACAGAGCGTTTGGGTTGATTTTTAAACTGGAGACTACCCGATGGATTCGCTGTTGATACATTACCCCGTGGATCTCACGGGGCGTAACCCGACAAACCTGACCATGGGTGAACCCCATTTTCTGGTCAACCACTCCGGCATCAGCCAACGGGTAGTGGTCCTGGATCACGGCGGGTTCTATACCCGCGACTTGATGGTGTACGACAAAGAGTACAACCGTCTCAAGCCCAATATCGATTATGTTGCAACCTACACCTACGAGGATGCTACGTTCCGTACGGGGTTGGAAATCTGCGGTGCCCTAGTATTCCTTAATCCGGAATTGGACGGTATGGTCTATGTCACCGCACAGATTGTCGGTGGTGATTATGCTTTCTCGTTGACGGCACAGGAAGACGTTATCGAGTGGATCAGCACCAACGTTGGCGCGCCGATTACCTGGGGCGGTATCACTGGCGTGCAGCGTCAGTACTTGCCGGGCGAGCTGAAGGCGGAGCTTTGGGAGCGGGATGGCTTCCAAAGCTTTAACAATGAGCTGGAAGCGCTGGTCAACTCCAAGATTGCCGGTAATCAGGAAGCGGTCAATGTCTACCGCAGTAACGCCCGTGAACTGCAGGCGGGATATCTTGCCGAGAACGACGACCGGCTAGAGCGTCACGTCAACGACGACCAGGACCCGCATGATGTCACCAAGCGTCAAGTCGGACTGGAGCTGGTGGAAAACTTCCCGGCGGCGAGCGAAGCCCAGGCGCGAGGTGGTATCCTGCATGAGGCCTTTATGGTACCTCAACGCACTCACCAAGCCATTGATGAACTCGCGCTCAAACCCCTCACTGCACACGTGTCCCGAAAAGACAACCCACATGGCGCGACCTACGGACAGGTGGGCGTGTTCGGTAAGGTAGAGTTCGATGCCGAGGTTGCGAAGAAGCTTCCCCGCGATGGTACCGCCGCCGATACTACCCACCTGATTTCCTTCATGGAGACCTTCAAGCGGGTGTTCGAATCCTGGAAACGGGTAAGCCGCACTGCCAGCACTACCTATAACCTCACCGGCGATCCGTATAGTGATGAGGCTATGCCGGAGGAGATGAATTCGTGGACGTTCGACGAGGTTAACAACCGCATCAGCTCGACTATCAACTCGGTGTCGCTGGTGGGTTTTATCTCGCCTGAGAAGTTTGACGAGTACACCCTGGAAACCGTGCTGCGCTCGACCAGCATGGACGACGACTACATTGGTTTGAGTATCGCCCACGTACAGGACGCCAAAGGGCGTTGGCATGACCTTTCGGTGCTGCGAGTCGGTATGGGCAGCGCCCCTATGATCATCGCCAAAGACTTTCAAGTCAACCCAACCTGGGTGCAGAATGTCTACGGTGGTTTGAAGTGGCCCGACGGTACAGTAGCCACCGGACCGCGGGGAGTGTCCAACACCGGAGTGGGTTGGGGCACTTTCCCGGCCGGCTGTAAACTTAAGGTCACACGGGCGCGTGACATCATCACCATCGAAACATCGCAGTTGGGCGAAAGTGGCTATCTTACCAGTGCCAAAACCGTCGTCGATCTGAACTCCCACCCGGAATTGGCGATCTTCAAAGGCCCGCAACGGTTCGGTTACCTCTGCCAGTCGCAACCTCAGGCCACCTGGGAAGTATTGCAGCGGCCAGGGGATGCTAAGACGTATAGCCAGGTTTACAACGACGTACGAGCGAATCTTTCCGCCCAAGCGTTCGAAACCGGGGTTTTCGAACCAGCACGGCTAGGGATCGGTGCGGCCAATGGTGCCACCGTATTGCGCGGTGACGGCACCTGGGTCAGCTTAAGCTCGCTGTTTCAGCAGTACAGTCCGGCCGATCAGGGTAGCGTTTACCTGCTAGGTAACCTTGGCTCGGAGGCCAGCGCGTTGAATCACATCAACGTGACCTACTCGAACATCAACGCATACCCAATTGGAACCATCGTACTGTTCCGCGCCAACTACAGTGCTGCAGTAGGTACCGGTAACGGCGCCACTACAGTTTCCTTTGATTTGACGCGCGCCGCGGTCCGTACTGGGTCTGGTTGGGTTTTGGGGTAAGACGATGAATCCTTTATTGCAAGCGTTGCCGTTGGACTTGACGGCAACCAACCCCGACAATCGGGTGTTGGGTGAGTACCATGACCTCAGTGCGCTCGCCGATAAACCCATGCGGGCGTTTGGTTTGGAGCATGGCTGTTTTTACACCGACGACGTCCAACTGCGGGACAATACCGGGTACCGCCTCAAGGCTGGCGACTATCAGTTCACCGGCTTGAACGCCAAAGCGTCAGGCTTGAGTGGGCGGGAAGTCTGCAGTGTGATCGTGATCCTGAACCCACGAGTCACCAGCCATCTCTACATCGATGCCCAGATGGTCGGCGGGGAATTCACCAGTGTGGCTCCTGCCATCATCGAACTGGCGCGTGGCCTGCTGAGCGATACACGGGCGGTGAAGTGGGCAAACCTGAAGGATCGCCCTGGGGAATTTACCCCGGGGGGTCATACCCATGCCCTTTGGGAACTGTACGGCTTTGAACCGTACCGTTTTCAGGTTGAGCGGATGGTAGAGGCGATCCTAGACGCCAGCCAACGTGAAATGGAAGCTCTGTTTCTCGACCTGACCCGTCGGTTTGATGAACTGCGCGCGCGGCGAAACGCGCAGTGGGAACGCTTGGCCGATCACATGCGCGATCAGCAGAACCCGCACCGCGTCAACGTGGTGCAGATTCAACTGGAGCGGCTGAGCAACATTCCACCGGCAACCGAAGCTGAAGCCCGGGTGTTGGGAATTGGTCAGCATGACCGCATGATGACCCCGTTGCGCACCGCCCAGTACGTCGAGACTAACTTTGGTGATGACCTTACCCGTCATACCACCAATCGTCAGAACCCGCACCGCCTTACGCCGCAGCAGGTCGACTCGTACCCGGCGCGTGACGTCACCCTGATGCTGTCGCAGCGACTGAACCGTACCGGAACCGCAGTGAATAGCTTGCGATTAGGTGGTTACACCTACGCGCAGCTTTATGCCAATGCCCGTAAAGACCTCCACGCCCCGAACGTAACGTCGGAGCGGTTTGCGCAGGCGCGTCTGGGCGCGGGTAGCTTCGACCACCGTTACATCCTGACAGGTGACCAACGTTGGACGTATATACCGACGCTCTTTAATCAGTACAGTAGCCGTCCACCGCGGGTATTCACGGTGGGTTATCGTGGCTCGAAGGCAAACTGCAACAGCTACATCGCGCAGACCTTCGCTGACATTAACACCTACCCGGTCGGAACAATTGTCCTGGTGCGTTTCCTGCATCAACAGGGTCATTATAACGGTAACGGAACCACCACCACTACCCTTCAAATCACCGGAGCGGTCGTGCGTACTGCCAGCGGTTGGGTGGGTCCGAACTGAGGATTCAACATGACGCAAATTACGCTCTTACCGCTTGACCTGACAGGTAAGCAACTGACCAACCGGGTCTTGGATGAGCAGCACACGCTGATCACCATACCCAACCGGTCTCACCGGGTGATCATGCCGCGCCGCGGGGCCTTCTATTCCCGCAGTGAGCAACAACGCCTGATCGATGGGGTGACGGGCCGCAGCCTCACGCCTGGTGTGGATTATGTGGCCACTTACCTGTACAGCGAACTCACGGCCGTCACCGGTCAGGAAGTCTGCGGTATCTTAGTTGTGACCAACCCGGCTGTGAGTGCCAAAGTCACTCTGAGCTATCAAGCCGTTGGCGGCTGGTACAGCCTTTCCAGCGAGGATATCGCGGTCGTGATGGATGCACTTAAGGCGGAAAACCAGGCGGTGACCTGGGCCGGCATTGCCGGGAAGCCCTATGAGTACACCCCAGCACCCCACCACCACAAATTCTGGCAGCTGTACGGGCTAGAGTCGGTAAACCACCAAATGGAGCGGCTAAAACGCGCGGCGTTTACCAAAGACACCGCGGCGGTCGCTCATGAGGAAGACTACGGGGATGTGTTGTTCGATGAGGCCGAGGATACCCTTGAGGTGTTGACCGCCGGGATCACGGCGCATATCAACAACTACAATAACCCGCACGGCGTCACTAAAGTCCAGGTGGGTCTGGGGAACCTGTTCAACTACTACCTGGCTGAAACGGAACATGCGATTGATCCGGCAGTGACTAACCGCTACATGACGGTTAAAGGTACGGGTGAAGCCCTGCAACTCACCGCTATCCCTGCCCTGCATGCGCACCTGACCGACTACGACGACCCGCATGAGGTGACCGCTGAGCAGATCGGCGCCTACACCACGGCGGTGATGGACACCACCATCGACGGACTACTACCGTTGGATGGTACGGCGGTGGACTCGATGCTGTTCCAGGGACGTACCTACCAGCAGGTTTACGATGCCATCCGCAGCGGGTTAAAAGCCAGTCTGGTGACCCACGACGTATTTGATCCGGAGCGCCTGGGTACTGGTGCCGTAGGTGCAAGCAAGCTGCTGCTGGGGAATAAAACCTGGGGCGATATCCGCGCTATCTTCGACACCTACGAGAAGACCAATAACAAGGTCCTCTACATCGGCATGCAGTCAAGCCGAGCAACCGCGTTGAACAACATCAACGTGACCTACTCGAACATCAGCGCGTACCCGGTCGGAACGGTGGTGCTCTACGCTATCTCAGTGAGCGCCCATCTCAGCGTCTACAACCAAGTCTACGGCGCCGTTCGGCAGAGCGGTGGCTGGGTCAACATTTAAGGAGTAACCCATGGATCGTCGATTAGCAGAAGCCTACACGGTACCCAGTGAGAAAATCCGGGCCCTGATTCAGTTCAACAAGATCACCGGCGAGCCGGTGGCCGAGATGATGTGGGTCGATCCGGAAACGCTGAACAATGATTTCTTCGTCTACCGCGAAGTGATGTTCGATTTCCAGAACGACATGGTGGTCGGCACCGCTGACAATTTCGAGATCAAGAACAAGCTCGAAATGCCGATCGTCATGACCGAAGAACAACTCGATGCCGCAGCCCGGGACAAGATCACCAAGGAATACCCGGTGATCCAGCAAGTAAACATCGTCGGCACCGCCATCCTGAAACTCGAAGAACAACTGCGGGATCTCACCGCAGCGCTGAAGGAGCGGTTCGGCATGGAGTTCGATCTCAGTAGCGCTACCGCCCAGCTGGTGGAAATGCGCAACTACATCGACGAAGTCAAGCGTGCCAACACCATCCGTAAGACCTTCTATCAGGAGAGCCCTGACTATGAGTACATTAGCTACGAAGCTGCAGCCGCTGCTGAAGCCCGTCGTCTTGAAGGCGGACTTCATGAAGCCTACGGACCGCGCCCCACAACGGGTGGAAGTGTTTTCTAAGGAAGTCTGTGATCTGTTGGTTGAGGAACTCCGCGCCATGCACCCGGCGCGCTGGTTCTTCCGCAATAAGATCCTCAGTCGTCCCACCAAGGGGACCACTGATGCACATTACTACTTCCTGGGCGACAAGCAGCAACCTGCGGAGTTCAACGCCCTGATCCGCTCCATGGCACCGAAGATCGAAGGTACAGAACTGGGAGAAGCTCTGTTCAACCGCTACGATGTCGGCTCGTTCATGGCCGAGCACATCGACTTGGCACAATACCGGTACAACATGGTCATTCCGCTGTGCGATAACGGCGACGGGTTGTTTATCGGTGACACCTTTGTGGTGGATGAGCCGGGTCGTGCCACCGTGTTCCCCGCTTGGAGCCCACCGCATGAAGTACCGCCGGTGAAACACCAGCGCTTCATCCTCATCTATCTCTACGAGTGACAAGGACTACGTATGTACGTTCGTTTCCCTAAATTGAGCGACGAGGCGTTGGCGACCCTACAGCGTCTGCGCGATCAGGTACAGTTCACTGAATCCGAATCGCACCGCCGCCGCATGGGCGAGAACGGTCAGCAGGCGCTGAGTCGTTACCGCTACAGTCGCTACTTCTTCTGGCCGCATGCCATCCGCAGTGCTTTCAAAGCGCAGTTCCCAAGCAAGCAGGCCGACCAAGCGGTGGTAGGCTGGTACCTTGAACTCGACCCCGAGGTAGGGTTCTTGGACCGCATGACCTACTGGGTAGGAAAGCGTCAGTCGGGGACCTCGATTGCCTACGCGCTTCACGCTGACCAGGCAATCTACATCAACGATGAACCCGTCACGGTACCTAAGGGTGAGGGGATTGGCTTTAACCTGAGCGAGATCCATGAGATCAAGCCCAGCGACAACGGTCAACTCTGGGCCTGTGTCATGGTGCTCGGCGCACCGGAGCGCTACCAGCCTTAAGCTAACTGCCCCGCCCTAACCCGGCGGGGCGTTACGCTGTTACTACGAGAACAAGCCACATGAAACACAACACCCGAGGTTATTTCCGGTTGGGTGACCTGGGTCTGGGCGCTATCGCGCACATGAGTGTGATCACCCAGCCGGGCCATCCAACCCTGCGTACTCTACTCTTTCGCGGCTGGCATTGGCCTACCGGGGACCTGGACCAAGCACCACTACCGCTGCAACTCAACGAAGTCAACACTTGGTGGTTAGCGCTGGACAATCGACCGTATACCCAGCAGGAGCTGGAAGCGTTGGCGATCGACGCGCTCCTGACCGGTCGCACCCTTGATCCCACATTACGTACCACAACGCCTAAACCGCGTCGACTGGCCAAACGAGTAACCGTGGCAGGAGTAGGGGTGTTTGAGGTTGACCTCACCGTGAAGCACTTGGTGGAAACCTATAGCCGCAATACCCCAGCGCGGGACTGGCTAAAAGAACCCAGCCAGCTCAGTTATGAGGCTTCTTTGACCAATGGTGTGATAGGCTACCCGACCGACTCCACCATCCAGTGGGTCAGTCATGAAGCGGCAATGACCTACACCACTCTTTTTGAGCTCTACCAGCACTGCGCCGTACATTTTCTCGGCCAGCGTCACGGCCTTGGCGATCTGGTAGCGTAAGCCTTTTATCCGTTTAAGGAAGTAATCCCAAATGCCAGCTATCGATCAAGAAATCATCGGCATCACGCGTACAGTCTACGGTACCTACCTGCAGACGATCAAAAACCTGGGCCTGCCCTTTACGCTGATTCCCAACACCACCCTCAATGAGCGCTTCGATGTCCAGGCCGGGGTGAAGCCGGCGGTTGGGGTTGTGCCGAGCATGCGTTACTTCGCCATCGGTAACCTCGGCCACATGACTGTTCAAGCCGATGACGGTAGTGCGGAAAGCGTACCAGTCCCGCATCGCGCCACCGATGCCGGGATGTACGGGCAGATTCCGTTCGCCCTGCGCGAGGTCACCAACGACCTGCCGCAACACCTGCGTGATCGCTACGGCCTGCGTGTGCAGGAAGTACACAACGGACGTAACTACTTCGCCTACTACCTGCGTCGCATCGACATGACCGATGTAGTGGCGCAGCTGCAACGAGTGGAAGTCATCGACGGGGTGGCGACAGTCACGCCGTTCACTCCGACCACCGACAACCTCAACCCGGTCCGTCCGGAGATTTCCAACAGTGGTGTCGTGCTGGGGTCGAATTCGTCGGAATCGGCTTCGGCCATTGTCACGGTACAGCTGACGGCAGAAGACGTTGCCGAAATCCTCAATGCCCACAAGATCCGCACGGGCTCCACCCGTTCGCCGGTCATCTCCGAGATCGCTCTCGTTTCTGGTGTGGATAAGGAAGTGGCCGGGTCCAGCGGCGGTGCTGGAACCTTCACTTATAAGGAAGTGATTGCCGCCCAGATCAACGTACACATCTCCACCTACCATGCGCTCGGTTACGCCACCAATGGCGCCACCTTCACGCTAGACGTCGGTGGGGTGGAACCGACCCTGGGCGAGCAGGACGTTAACGCCGCCACCTTCCTCTAAGGAGGTTCCATGTTAATCCTCCCACCTCAAGCGACGCCGCTGCGGGTGTTAGGCATTGATCCGGGAACCACGACCATGGGGATCGCAGTACTGGACTGGGATTTGGAAAGTCCGATGATCGATGTGGCCACAGCGTTCACGCTGGTGGCCAACGACCGTCAGATGGGGTACCAGTCCACGGCTGATTTACATGGAAGTCGCGTGGCCCGCCTGCAGCTACAGGCGGACCTCGTGCGGGGTTTGCTCTACGATTTCCGCCCACATGTCGTGATTGCCGAAGCCCCCTTCATGGGTCGCTTTGCTCAATCCTTCAGTGCGTTGGTGGAATGCGTGCAAACTATCCGTGGTGTGCTCTTTGAATACGACCCGCATATGCCTTTCAACCTGATCGACCCACCGAGTGTCAAAAAGGCGGTGGGGGTAGCCAAGGGCAAGATGTCCGATAAGGAGGACGTGCGCCGCGCACTTTCGGTACAGCCGGATATGCGGTGGCACGTTAATCTGTCAGACCTGGATGAACACAGCGTCGATGCTGTGGCCATCGCCCGCTACTATTTGCGGCAGGTGCTCTAGCCCGCCCAAGGAGCAATGGAGAATGTTTACAACCCTACTACGTGGGTTCGGTTTGAAATGGTATGAGGGCATCTTTATCGGTGTGTTCATTCTGTTGACCGTGTTTGCCTACCTGCAATACAAACGACTGGATCGGACTCAAGAGCAGCTGACCCGCAGCGAAGTCAACCTGCAAACCACCACCGGGGTGTTGGTATACCGAGAGGCGAGTCAGGCGATCACTAATCGAACCGTCGGCGAGTTTATTGACGAGCAGCTTGCTCAACTTCGTCAACAAAGCCGACGCCGGCAGGAATTTACGCATGAATATCTCAAGCTGGTTCAAACCCAACAGAACACTACAACGCCCACCCCTGAGCCGGCTCCTGAGCCTATGCCTGACGTGGTTGAACCGGTACCTGTCCCAACCTCTACGGTTGTTGCCAAACCGCAGCCTAAGCCTCGCCAGGAGCCTGTGGCAACGGTGGTCAAACCTGGGGAAGGGAATGACCTTGCTCGTCTGCAGCTCATTGCTGGTAGCTTGCGCGACTCCTACTGCGCCGCTACCGCCCCCGCCCAAGTGGGGCGATGTGGAAGCCGCACTGGACCGTGAGTGTTACATTCCAGTTCCGCTGACCGTTGAGGAGTTGACGGACCCGCGCCCGCGTTATCCCGGGGTAGTCGACCTTTGGGAAGCCCGCACCCTTGCGTTAAATGATTACGCCAACCACTTACTCGACGAATTGGGAAACTGTAACCGACAACTCCGGTCGTTGCAGACGTTGGTCAATCGTCAGGCCGAACTGGAGAAGAAGTATCATGAAAGTCGAAGAGGTTCTGATTGACCTGGGGGACCAACCTCTGCGCAAAAGTCCGTACTCACGCATCCTGCATGCGGTGTTGAACGCGTACCTGCCGGGTGAAAAACCAGTCAATCTGGAAATGGACGGGCAGGAACTGCTGTCGTTGATTTATCAGCTGCCGGATACCGCGTTACAGGAGCGGATTCTGGAGAAGCAGGTTGGTGGTGTGCGCAACAGCGACTCGTACCGCACCTCGGTGTTGATCTTCTCGGGCTTCATCGGTTTCATTGCCGTGACCGTCGCCATCACCGAGATCCTCAACGCGGATTCAGCAGTCAGCAGCGGTGGAATGCAAATCCTGTCGCAGATCGTCACCGGTAGTTTCGAACTACTGAAACAGATCTTGTAAGTCATAACGCCCTCCCCAAACGGGGAGGGCTTATGCCGTCGGAGCCTAGAGGCGCCCGGTAAAAAATTACAATGCTATGGGAATAAGTAAGTCCTTAAAATACAGTTGAGGGCAGGTAATGGCAACTGACCGTTTCCCGTACGACTTGCCATCCCGGCAGGCCCTTGTACGGCTCATCCAAGAGATCCGACCCCGCTTCGGTTTGACCGAAGCGACCGCTCGGTTCGAAAAACCCTTTTTGGCCCCAACGCCAACCTCACCCGGACGCACCTTCATTGAGGTCGAGAACACCGACATCAATTGTAAGAAACCGTTCGTGTATCGTCGGTTGGACTTTGGGATTGCACTGAAAGAACCCGTCGAGATCAGTTTAAGTGGGGCGGTTACCCCCAAAGCGATCGTCGAGGAAATCAACCGTGTTCGTGGTATGTACATCGGCCCGGAAGATACTTCCATGGCCATCGTGCAGCTGGCGCCGGTGGGTATGTCGTTTACATACCGCCTAAAAGCCCGACCGGACAGTCTCGTCTGGTATGGTGAAGCAGACGTGAATATCACGTCCTTGAGTATTCCAGACGATGCCCGTCTGATGGAGAATGGCGATCCTCGTTTGTTGGAAGATGGTAGTTACCGTCTGATGGAATCGACCTAAGCCCCTAGCACAGGAAAACAGCAATGATCTACTTCAACGAGAAAACGGGTCTGTACGAACCCTTCCGGTTGCGTGTGACCTTCTATGACCGTGAAACCCAGCGTGTCAAATACGACCACAACGAGCAGTACTGGCGTGAGTTCGTCAACCGCTGGTGGCACCACACGGGCCTGAAGTTCGAGGCCAACAGCCTGAGTCCTGCCCAACAGGCCCGCTTGGACGAAGTCAACGCCCAGCTGATCCCTGCCCAGTGGTTGGGTGAAGTGGCCGATTACGTCGAGTTCGGCTCGGTCGAGGTGGAGAGTACCTGCCCGTACCTGGCTGATCTGGTCAACACCACGGCCGTGCAGGAGGCCCGTCTGGAGCGGGTGCGTCAAGTCAAGCGTCAAGAACTGGCCGGCTACCGCTACAAGATCGAAACCAGTGGCGTGACCACCGAACAAGGCGTGCACGTGCTGACTGACCGGGAATCGCAAGGGCAGCTCAACGCCGCGTACACCACCCTGGACAAAGGGTTCGTCACGGCGGTGGATTGGAAGTCGGCGACCGGTTGGGTACAGGTCACGCTGACCGAACTAACGCCGCTAGCCCAGGCCTGTAGTAAGCATGTGCAGGAATGCTTCACCGCCGAGCGGCGCGTTGATGAGGCCCTCACGGCGATGCTGGACGAGGCTGCACTGACGGAGTTTGACGTGCGCGTCGAATTCGATCAGGCGCGCCTGGAGCTACAAACCGCCCCGAGCGTGTAACGACTGATCCCGGGGGTTAATGCCCCCGGGTCTTTCCATTTAAGTGGTACCGCACCATGGCCAAAATAATTCCAATGGTGTATCCGGTGGACATGCTTCTACCTGATAAATGGCATCAGCTGGTACGTTACCAGCTGCGTGAAGATATCGTAATTGCCGGACACACCGTCCCGGCCGGCTTTATCACGGATGGCGCTACGGTTCCACGCTGGTTGTGGTGGCTCTTCCCTCCAGTGGATCGTTATTTCCCGGCCGCGGCCGTGCATGACCATCTACTGGAGTCCGGACAACCGTGGCGGGTTGCCAATAAGTTCTTCCGTCGTGCCCTGGCCGAGTGTGATGTACCCACCTGGCGGCGCAAAGCCATGTCGGCCGCCGTTGGAGTGTATGGGGCGTATAAGGAAACGGTAGCCCAGATCAAAACCTTTTTCTAACGCTCACTGAGGTGTAGTCATGACAGCAGTACTCTTTCGGGACGGTAACTTCGTACCCGACCAGGATGGGGTGTTACGTAACGGTGAGTGCGGCCCAGCGGTGCTGGAGTTGCAAGAACTTCTGACCAAAGCCGGTTTCACTACGGGTCGCGACGGTAAGTTCGGCGACGGCACGGAGACGGCGGTACGTCTGTTTCAGAAGAAAGCGGGACTGGTGGTCGATGGCATCGCCGGACCGAAGACGTTGGCGCACCTACGCAACCCGACTTTCGATCGGCGCCTGCTGACCCAAGCCGATCTGGAATGGGCGGCCAAAACCCTGAAGGTCTCGGTGGCGGCCGTCATGGCGGTGAACGAGGTAGAATCCCGAGGGAGCGGTTTTTTCAGCAGCGGTTCGGCAGCCATTCTGTACGAACGCCACGTGATGCGCAAGCGTCTGCGGGCACACGGGGTGAACCCGGGTCTGTACGAAATCCACCACCCCGAGTTGGTGAATGCCAAAACGGGTGGGTACCGCGGGGGTCAGGCCGAGTACGACCGCCTGCAGAAAGCTCAGGCCATTCATCGGGAAGCTGCGCTGGAGTCGTGCAGTTGGGGCGGATACCAGATCATGGGTTACCACTGGAAGGTGTTGGGGTATGCGAGCATCGATGACTTTGTCACCCGCATGCAACGCAGTGAGCGGGATCAGCTGGAAGCCTTTGTGCGCTTCATTCAGCAAGACCCCGTCCTGCAGAGGGCGTTGAAGGAACTGGATTGGACCGGCTTTGCAAAGCGCTACAACGGGCCGGGTTATTACAAACACAACCCGCCTTACGACGTCCGCCTGAGTACCGCCCACAGCAGCCATCTGAAGAAACTCAAGGCCCTGCGCGCGGTGGCCTAACCCGTAATAGAAGATCCGTTCACCCACCATACCGGTCGGTGGTCGGAACTTTGTTTATATGCAGATTGAAGAGGATGCCATCATGGCAGGTAGGATTTCTGAGTTCCAACAGGCGGGACTGCTCACCGGGGACGACTGGATCGAGGTGATCCAGCGCGTGGCCGGTACCGAGTCGTACCGCAACATGAAGTTTCGGGTGCTTGACCTCAAAGGGGACAAGGGTGATGAAGGCGAGCGCGGTCAGATTGGTCTGAGCGCCTACGACCTGGCGCAGCTGGAAGGCTACACCGGGACCGTCGAGGAATGGCTACTGAGTCTGGTTGGCCCCAACGGCCTGTCCGCCTATGAAATCGCCGTCCAAGCCGGCTATGCGGGTTCGACCCCGGAATGGCTGGAAAGCCTCAAGGGTAAGTCGGCGTTCCAGCTGGCGCAAGACCTCGGCTTCGTGGGTACTCTGGACGAATGGATTGCCTCCCTTAAAGGCGACAAGGGCGATACCGGTGACCAGGGTGTTCAAGGTGACGCCGGCCCCCAGGGTCTGTCTGCCTACCAGGTTGCGGTCGAACAAGGCTTCGTCGGCACTGAGATCGAGTGGCTGGCGACACTGAAGGGTGACCAGGGCGATCAGGGTTTGTCGCCCTACGACTTGGCAGTGCTTGACGGATTTCAGGGAACGGTCACCGAGTGGCTAGAGTCCCTCAAAGGACAGACTGGCGCCGGTCTGAAGATTCTGGGTTCGTTCAGCTCTACCGTCTGGCTACCCCAGTACAACAACTACCCGGGTGACGCGTACATTATCAAGTACGAGATGTGGGTCTGGGAAGGGAAGAAGTGGGTACCGGTCGGTCAAGTGGGTCCCACCGGCAAGTCGGCCTACCAGCACGCGCTGGACACCGGTTTCGTTGGTACTCTGCGCGAATGGCTCAACAGCCTCAAGGGCGGCGATGCTTACACCGTGGCGGTGGCCTCCGGTTACAGCGGCACGCGCGAAGAATGGCTGGCTTCCCTGAAAGGGGAGACTGGCAAGTCGGCCTACGAGGTGGCAGTGGCAGGCGGTTACACCGGCACGCTGGCCGAGTGGCTTGTAACTCTGGTCGGCCCACGCGGTGAGAAAGGCGAGCAGGGCATTCAGGGTGACCCGGCCAACGCTATCAAGGTGTTGGGTGAAGTCAGCACGGAAGCCGAACTGCCAATCGACGCTCAGCCGGGTGACGGTTACTTCATTGTACGTCATCTTTGGGTTTGGACCGGTACCCGCTGGTTCGACGCCGGCGAAATCATGGGGCCGCAAGGTATCCAGGGTATTCAAGGCGAAGAAGGTCCGGCCGGTAAATCGGCTTACGAGCTGGCCGTCATCGATGGTTTCAACGGCACCTACGCGGACTGGGTAGCTAGCCTGACTGGGGCTACCGGGGCGTCGGCTTACGAGATCGCCGTCGCTGGTGGTTTTGTCGGCACTGCCGAAGAATGGCTGGCCTCGCTCAAAGGCGAGCAAGGTCTGTCAGCCTACGAGCTGGCGTTGGTTGCCGGCTACGTCGGGACGGAAGCGGATTGGCTGGCGTCGCTCAAGGGCGACAAAGGTGACGAAGGTCCACAGGGTCCGGAAGGTCCTATGGGGCGTAGTCTGGTCATCAACGGCGCGGTAGCGACGGTTGAGGAACTTCCCGCCGAAGCAGTCGAAGACGAAGTCTATCTGGTCGGTCGCCACCTCTACGTTTACCAAGCCGGAACCTGGGTCGACGGCGGAGAAATCGCAGGTCCTTCGGCCTACGATGTCGCACTCAACCAAGGCTTTGTGGGTACTGAGGTGGACTGGCTCCTCAGCCTGGAGGGTAAGTCTGCCTACGAGGTTGCTCGTGACAATGGCTTTAACGGCACGGAAGCCGACTGGTTGCTGAGCCTCAAAGGCGACAAGGGTGATCAGGGTGATCAAGGCCTGCCTGGCGCGCAACTGGCGATCATCGATACCCTCGACAGCGTCGATTTGCTGCCAGAGGTTGGTGTCAGTGGCGAGGGTTACCTGATCAACGGTGATCTTTACGGTTACGTCGCGGGGACCTGGAAAAACCTCGGAGCTATCCGTGGGGAAACTGGTGCTTCGGCATACCAGACGGCTGTCGCGCTTGGTTACGTCGGTACCGAAGCTGAATGGATCGCGTCGCTGGAAGGGAAATCGGCGTACGCCTTGGCGGTGGATGCGGGCTTTGTCGGGACCGAAGCCGAATGGCGAGCCAGCCTCAAAGGTGACAAAGGCGACCAGGGGGAACAGGGGGAGGTTGCACCTGCCCTGATCATCAAAGGACAGCTAACTACCGCCGACGAGCTGCCGGCGGACGGTAACGCTATCAACGATGCCTACGTCATCGCTGGGAACGTATGGGCCTGGATCGGTGAGCCGGCGAGCTGGCAGGATCTCGGTCAGTTTGGTGGTCCGAAAGGTGATAAGGGCGATAAGGGGGACAAGGGTGATCAAGGCGAGACTGGTGATAGCAACTACCAGATCGCTGTACGTAACGGGTTCACCGGTACCGAAGCCGAATGGCTGAACAGCATCGACGGTCTATCGGCCTACGAGGTGTTCAAGGAACAGAACCCGGACTCGACCCTGACCGAGCTACAATGGCTTGAGTCGCTCAACGGTAACCGTTGGATCGTGATGGAAGGCCCTCCACAGGCCATCACCGGTAACGTCGGTGACTTCTACATGGACCAGTTCGACCAGCAGTACTACCAAAAGGTGTCAGACGTTAGCTGGGCATCCATGGGGCACCTCGGCGGTGGTAACGTCTACGAGGCTCCTGTCGACGGCGAGCAATACGTCCGTATCAACGGCGCCTGGGCGATTCTCACCCCGAAGGTTGACGAGGCACCGGCAGACGGTCTCAGCTACGTCCGTAAGGACAAGCAGTGGATCGAGTTGACAGCTGAGGTCGAGGAAGCCCCAGTTGACGGACAGCAGTACGTTCGCAAGGACGGCGACTGGTCGGTACTGACGGCGGAAGTCGAGGAAGTACCTGAACCACAACCGGCACAGACCGACCCGACCACAGGTGAGGTACTGGTCCCGGCGGATGATCCGAACCAGGAGTACAAGCGCAAGTTTGGCGAATGGGTTCCGGTTACAGAAGCCACGGTAAACCAGGTGCAGACGGCGGCGGTTACCACCGCTGAAGTCACACCTAAATTGTTGAACGAAGTCTTCGCCAGCATGGGGATCGTCTGGGACGAAGCCTCGGGTGAATGGATCAACGACCAAGGGACGTTGCCGTCGGTGTAAGCGGTCTAGCAGGAGGGCTTCGGCCCTCCTGTTCTTTTTTTGCCTGCATGAAAAAACACTGATTATATAGCACACTCCAATCAATCGGCTTTCTCAGGTATGAAGCCATGACCAACAGGATTTCAAGCTTCACGCCGATCGATATCCTTTCCGGGGAAATCTGGCTGGAGGCGATACATCGCCCCGGCGTCGGCGCACCATGGCAGCATCGACGTATCCGACCAGGCCTTCTCAAAGGAAAGTCGGCGTATGAAATCGCCGTCGCCCATGGCTTTGTGGGCACTGAAGAAGAGTGGTTAGCCAGCCTAGAGCCCAAACTTGATTTTGTCCAACTGGGAGTAGGGTTGGTAACCACCCCACGCTTACCAGTGGACCGCTACGGGATGGCTCTGCTGCCATCCGCACCCTACGGGGGGTTTTTCATGGACCTGGCTCACGTCTATTACACCGACGGGAGCTTTATCGAGGTGACGGGACTGTCGAAAGTGGTCCTGAACGGTAACCACTACGTCCGTCTCCCACCGGAAGATTACGAGCTGATCAAAGGGAATATCAGCGGGTTGGTGGTCTCCTACCTGGGGGATTTACCTGTATAAGCAGCTTAGTATTTTTAGTTGCTATTTTATGTGGAAGTGATTTTCTCTTTCCTAACCCGAACGGAACGGCACAGCCACAGCTCATCATCATCTGCTCTCACGGAGTACTAGCTAATGGCTATTTTGAAGCGCCACAAAAGTTCTATCGCAGGTCTCGTCAGCGACCTCGAAGCTATCAACCAGGCGATTGCCGACGAAGCAACCGCCCGCGGCACCGCCGACGGTGACCTCGCCACTCTGAACACCCAGGCCAAGTCGAGCCTGGTGGCTGCCATCAACGAAGTCGTCGGTTCGGTTTCCGACACCGCCGGTGCTGCGTTGCAGAAGAGCGCCAACCTGGGTGACCTGCAGGATGCCGGTATCGCCCGTACCAACCTCGACGTGCTCTCCAGCACCGAGGTTGCCGATCAGATCACCGCCGCTCAGCTCAACATGGGTTCCAACTTCAACGTTGCGAACCTGACCGAGCGTGACGCGCTGGCTGATCTGGACACCGCTGACCGCGTCTTCGTGATCGACGATGGCGACGGCAAGTGGGCCATGTACAAGCCGACCGCCTTCGATGAAGTCACTGGCCTGGCTACCAGCTGGACCAAGCTCTCCGATCAGGACAGCCTGGAGAATTCCATCAACGGTGCCGCCATCAAGGCCTCGTACGAAGGTAACGACGACACCAATGCCTACACCGACGCCGACAAGGCCAAGGTGGGTCTGCTCAGCGTGACTCAGGCCATCGACCTGGACGACGCCGTGCTCAAGGCTGGTCTGGCTCAGGATCTGGCGGTTGCTGCTCCGGCTGACAACGCCCCGTCCGCTGCCGCCGTCAAGACCTACGCGGATGAAGCTGCCAAGCAAGGTGGTTCGCTACCCGCGCTGGAAAGCCTGGTGGTTGCCGTTGGCGGCCAGATCACTCTGACCAACGCCCCGAAAGGCGGCCTGGCTGGCGTGATGAACTTCGGCACCGTGCGTTACATGAGCGCCGAAGGCATCGCCTACGACGCTCCGCTGGTCGCGACTGCTGACCCGAAAGTGTTCACCATTTCCACTGACTCCGCGAACCAGTGGGATGGCAACACCGTCCAGGTCCAGTACCTGTACGTGGCTGGCTAAGTCTCATGCCTAATAAACAGCGCGGGCGTTAATCCGCGCTGTTTATGACGTTTTAAGCAGGAGTATGAGTTATGGGTATTCTGGTTGCCAACGATGGTAGTCGGATTGTCAACACCGTCAACGACCGCAACGAGATCACCAAACGCTTCCCGGGGATGAAAGTCACCGTGAATGACGCCACGGGTGATCCCGAATTCGGCGGCGGTGTAGTGCAGTATCAGTGGGATGCTATAGGTAACCGTTGGGCCCCGGTATGGTCCGATCGCAAGCCTGAGCTGAAGTTTGCCACTGAAGAAAAAGTCATCGCCAACGGGCAGGTGACAGCAGATAACCCGGTCAAGGACCAGAAGGTCTGGTCGGCTCTGATCATCAACAGTGTCACCGGCGAGGTGATGGGCGACGTGGTCCCCAGCATCAACGCCAATGTCATCAGTGTTGGTAGTCTGGACTACGAAGGTCATAAGCTGCGCTACACGTATGCTTTTGGCAACATGACCCAGTACATGACCGACATCTGGAATCAGAAGGCCAACACCAACTCCCCGGAGTTTACCGGTAACCCGACAGCGCCCACCCCGGCGCTCGACAGTAATGACGACAGCCTGGCCACCACGGCGTTCATCGCCCTGAAACTTCAGGGCTTCGAGGGTGGTACCGGCACTGTCAAGAGTGTCAACGGGGCTGCGCCGGACGCTGAAGGGAACGTGACGGTAGATGTTGGTGTGCTGACCGTCAATGGTAGTGTTCCCGACGCCACCGGTAACGTGAACGTCCAGGGTGGTGTCACTGCAGTCAACGAGCAGACGCCGGACGAGACGGGTAACATTACCCTGACCGCTGGTAACCTGGGTTTGGGTAGCGTCCCGAACTATCCGGCGGCTGACACCGCCACCATGATCGCCGGTACTTCGGCCGAACACCTGGCCACCCCGAGTGCCACTATGGCCCTGCTTGCAGATGCGGGGATTACCCGCGATGCCGAAGGAATCTGGACGATTCCGGGTGGTGACGTGGAGGAGGCGCCTTCGGCTGATCCCGCGGCACGCTTCCTGCGCGATGGTACGGGTAACTGGTCGCAGCTGGTCATGGCTGACCCAGCGACCGACATGCAGCCCGGAACAACCGAGGCGCTCAAGCCAGTCAGTCCACAGGCGCTGGAAGCCTTCCTCCAGTCCGTCGGTATCTATTACGACGCAACGGCAGGTGATTGGATCATTGACCAAGGAACGCTGGCTTAAGTCAGTAGCGGCATAAAGCCAGGGGAATCCCCTGGCTTTTTATTTAGTCTGAGGATTTCATTATGCGCACACGCTTGTTGCGCGGGAACACAGCGCAAAACAATGCGATAACCCTCCCCCCGGGTACGGTCACCATCAATACCGACGACAACAGCCTACGGCTGCACGATGGCGTTACCCGCGGCGGGTTTGAGATCAAGACCCGCGCCGCGTTCGACATGGGGCCGGGTCCTAAGACTCTGCAGGCGGGTACCTTCAACTCCGGGTTCCTTGGCGAGATGACCGATGCGGAGTTGTTCAGTGGGGATATCTTGGCCTTAAATGTGGGATTGTCTGCCGGGACCACGTTGAGCGACACTGGTGGTTGGTTGAAGTTCATCCACAAAGGTAAGATCCTCTACGTAGCGAAGAAACCGTTGCGTAACTACATCAGCTGGGATGACCTTTACAAGACCGGCATCGTCCATGGGGTTGAAGGTCCTGGCCCCAACCTCGCCAGTGATGGTACGGCTGTGGATCAATTGACAGTAGTACCGTTTGACGATTACGCCGTCAAAGTACGGGTGTTGACGGGTACCGATACCGACCCGTCAAATGTAGCTGGCGGTGAGTACGACGCCTTGATCAAACACCTCACCGAGGGGATCTGGCCGTTAGGTTATACCCGTTCGGCCTTAGGGGCCGGTAACTGGGAACATACCCCGGCCGTCTATGAAGGCTCGCCCACTAATCGAGTATTGCGTAACCCTACCTCAATCAGTTCCGCCCCCGCCGGCACCGCGGGCAGCAGTTATCTTTGGCGCCCGTGTCTGGAGTTGATTTCTAAGGACGATATCCTCTTTGAAGCACGCCCTCTGGGATTTGAGGTAGGTGGAGCCCTGTATCCGTTGATTCTGGACGACTTGGATTTTTCCAATGTACTCAGTCCGGTACGACGCACTGACTCGGCGTTCTTTGGAATGCCTGGCGTAACGTTCACCGAGGCCGAATTTGTTGACGTCGTAACCGGCCCTAACCGTCTGAATCTCGACTGGTCGATCTCGGAACTCGACGCCCTGATTTTCACTGACCACGAATACGTGGCATAAGGAGTCTTACATGTTTATCAAGCTGAAATGGGTTAACCTCAACAGCCAGCCGGTCACCACCCGGATTTACCGTAACGACACTCCGGTGACCAACGACCTGTTGGGTACGCCGCTGGTGGAGTTGATTAACGGGGAAGTGGAATGGGTCGACAACAATGTTGTCCGTAACGCCACTTACTACTACACCTTCGAAACGATCGGGGCCAATGAAACGGTCTACTCCAAACCGCTGGAAGTCCAAGCGGTACCCCGTAGTGGTCCCGGCCCACAGGAACTCCAGTTTGGCGACATGAGTTACGGCTACTTCGGTCAAGTGCCCAGTTCCATGCTATTCAGCGGGCCCGAGCTGAAAGCGGCGGTGGGTCTGACCGTAGGTACGGAGATCGTCGCCAGTCCCATGTGGGATAAATGGGCACGTAACGGTAAGATTTGCTACTTCCCGCGGCGTGCCTTGTTCTATAGGGTCCGCTGGAGCGAGCTCTACAACCTGGGCTTGGTGTATGGAGTCGATGGCCCTGGACCCCAAAACCTCGGGACGCCCGTCAACCAGCTAAAGATCGTCGAGAAGGGTCTGGATCGCTTTATCGTGCGCCTGCCCACGGGTATCGACGACCGTAACAATCCCGACCGCTTGATTCCCGCCGATGCCTCAAATACCACGATTCAGGCGTATCGCGAGTACAGTGAAGTCGCTGATTTCCTGTACCCATTGGCTATCTTCGCACCACGAGCCCAACGAGCGATTAACATCGCGCAGTTGGCAGGTGGCGAGCTCGGACTTAACTCTGGTGCTGCTGGTTCTTTTAGCTATTCGCAGGAACTCAATGCGGCGAAAACGCAGACGATGTGCCTGCGTGTTAACAACTCCGCGGACAACCGCGGGATATGGGAACAATACAGTGTCATTAACCTTACCGACGCTAACCAGAGTTGGTGGCCGGTGTTGGAACTGGTAGACAACGTTGAAGTGAGCACAGGGGTATAAGCCATGACAATTCGACTGAACTGGAACAACCGTAATACCGCGTACGATGAGATTCGCATTTATCGCGCCACAACGCGGTTTGACACGGCCAATCCCCCAGAACCTATTGGGGTGGTTACCAACGCCGACTTTTACGATGATACCACCGCCTTGCTGAACGTGGTGTACTACTACGCGTTGGGGATCGTTAAAGGTACCGATGTAGTGATTTCGCCGATTAAAGTGTTGGCTAACATGCCCTACACCGGACCTGGCCGCCAGAAGCCCTTACGTGGAGATTACGAACGCGGTTACTTCGGGGAATTAGCCCCAGGTGAGTTTATCGGTGCCGATGAACTCTGCGCCACGCTGGGATTGGTGGAAGGCACGCCCACAACAGTCGTCGATCGTGATCGTTGGCACAAGTTTATCTTCCAAGGCAAGATCCTGTTCATCCCGCAGGTCTCCTCGCGCCAGTCAGTTTCCTGGCAGCAGCTGTACGACCGCGGGTTGGCGTATGGTGTGGATGGGGTGGGTACCCCACCGAGTGGTAGTCCGGGCGTCAATCAAATGCGCACCGTCGTTAAGGGTGCGGATGAGTTCATCGTAAGACTACCTCGCGCAAAGTCCGATGGGGTTTATTCAACGGCAGGTGAAGACTTTAACTCTGAATGGCATAAGCTTGTCACTCCTCTGTGTCGCGACAGCTCTGTCAATAGCGAGCCCAAGTGGAGTGACTACGGTAAGGCTGAGTTTTTCCCGAGCGGGTATCTTTACAATTGGTTTGCTGAGTGCAACGGCACCTATGCCTTAACCTCAGCGAATGGTAATTTCACCACAACCAACAACGCGGCTGTTACGAACAGTGGTAACCAGTCGTTCCGCCCAGTGCTAGAACTGGTGCTGTAACCTCCAGGCCACTCCCCCAAAAGGAGTGGCCTTTTAGCCGGGCAGACACCGATGGTATGAGTCCACGAACTCAACATAAAGAAGGTTTACTATGAGAACGCGATTATTGCGCGGTAACACAGAAGCCAACAACCGTGCGCTGTTACCCGCCGGCACATTGACGGTGAATATCGACGATTTCACGTTGCGCATCCATGATGGGGTGACGCCAGGTGGTTTTCAGGTTGCCACCAAATCCAACTTTGACTTTGGTCCAGGTCCCCGCGTGCTCCAGGGCGGAACCATGAATTCGGGGTTCTTCGGTACGCTGGATTCCAGTGATTTTATCAATGGCGAAACACTAGCTGCGGCCATTGGTCTCTCCTCTGGAAACAAACAAAACACCGACAGCCGCTGGCTGAAGTTCATCCACAAAGGTAAGATCCTATTCGTCCCGATGCTGACCTTCCGTAACACGGTGACTTGGGACGCGATTTATCTCGCAGGAGCCGTTTACGGGGTGGATGGCGTGGGGCCGTTTGCGGCGACCGGCGGTGTTACCGCCGACCAGGGAAGTCGTGTGGTTATTGGCGAAGATGCCTTTCGGGTCCGTTTGCTAACTGGTGCGGTAGAGAACCCCTCCACCGTCAGTGGTGGCGAATGGAACGATCTGATGGTACCTATCTGGACTGGCGACCCTCAGAAACGCAACTGGGCGGCGTTTACTGACGGTGATCTTAATTATAGCGGATTTGGTCTAAACTCATTTACCCAAGAGAACACCGCCGCCGGCACCAGTAGTCGGGTTGTGCGGCGGGGCGATGTGTTTTCCAGTTACGCCCAAACCGCCACTGCAAATGGCTTGGGGTGGCGTCCTTGTTTGGAGTTGATTCCAAACGACCAGTTCCTTTTCGATCCGGTTGGGCTTATGTCGAACAGTGAGACGATGATGGAAGTGGGTCTGGTGGACTACAGTGTTGATGGTAGTGTCGTGACCATCAACACCATCAATTACGACTACGCGAGCGGTCTCTACCCGCCTGGGTTGGTTGACTACACCGTTAGTTAAGGAAGGGTTTAGCTATGCAGCTTGAATTGAAATGGAACAACCTGAATGCGGTTCCGGTGACCGTAAACATCTATCGGGGTAATACCCCGGTAAACCGCGACGCACTGGGTACGCCGGTGGCTACCCTAAGTAGTGGTGAGACCAGCTGGGTTGATACCAACGTCACCCGCGGTGCGCGTTACTACTATGTGTTCGAGACAATCAGCGCCAATGACCGCACGGTATCGAAGAACCACGAGGCTTACGCCCTACCTTATTCGGGACCCGGCCCTAAGCAATTGGCGTATGGCAACTACGAGTTGGGTTATTTTGGTACGGTACTGGCCAGTGACTTCTTTACCGCCGACCAGGTCAGCGGTAAGGTGGGTTTAACCACGGGTACACTGAACACCAACCCCAACCCCATCTGGCATAAATTTGCCCGTAAAGGGCGGGTGTTGTTTATCCCCGAAACCCACCTGCGCACCGGCATTAGCTGGAAGCAGTTCTACGACCTCGGGTTAGTCTACGGTCGGGACGATAACGGACCAGGTATTTATACCGGTGCCGGTGTTAACCAGAAGCGGATCATTCAGCTCGGTCTGGATTCGTTCCTGGTGCGCCTCCCAACCGGTGGACCGGCTCGTTCCGATGGCGGGTTCGTTGTACCGACGGACGCCACGCTTCCATCCTTGGCAACTCTCGGCTCGGAATGGGACGATCTGATTTATCCATTGATGTCGTGGGTACCGAGTACGCAGAAAACCATCAACTGGAGTAACCGCACCCGTACTGACTTCCACTCGCTTTATAACACGCCGTGTCAGGAATTGATCGTGGGGGATACCGGTAACCACCTGCTTCGCGGTACCCACGCCTTTTCCGATGAGCGTGCCTTGACTTTTCATGGATCGTATGCTATTACCACTTCCAGCGGTACTATGGCCTGGCGACCAGTGTTGGAGTACATCCCAAGCGTCGCGCTTAATCTGTCCATCTAAGGGGAACTAACATGCCCGTAACACTAAATTGGGTGGATCGGAACATTGGCTCCGAAGGCACTCGCATTTACCGCAGCCTCACGCCGATGGCGTTGAACGCACTGCCGGCACCGCTCGCTACTGTAGGCCCAGGCGTCACCACCTTCGTTGACGAGACGGCAGAACGCAACAAGGTTTACTATTACCGTTTTGGTGTCTTTAAGGGGGTGGACGAAGCTGTCTCCCGAGAAGAAGTCATCGGGGTGTATCCGAACACCGGTCCTGGTCCGCTGAAACCTTTACGTGGGGATTTCGTCAACGGGTACTTCGGCATGGTACCGCTGAGTGAGTTGTTCAACGCGTCCGAATTGTCGACCCTTTGCGGGTTTACGATCGGAACCGTACTCAACCTCGCTACCAACTGGCTCAAGTTTGCAATCGACGGTAAGATTCTCTTCTTCCCCGATGGCCCCCTGCGCTCCAACATGTCATGGCTACAGCTGTATGTAGCCGGCTTGGTGTACGGCGTGGATGGTCCAGGACCAGGCGGACGAAGTGATACCACGCAAGTCAATCAGCTGAAACTGGTCACCAAGGGCGAGCACACGTTTAAGGTGCGGCTTGCGATCGGGACCAACAGTCCCACTGACCCTATCGCTAGCACTTTGCGTCCCACCGAGCTGTCTGAATGGGACCGTATGTTGGTACCCACGTTGGTTGGTGTGGATAACCCGATTAAATGGGACGATATTCCGGCAGCTGATCTGACTAAAGGTAACGCCGGGTGGAACCACACTCAGGATATATACAGTAGCACGCACAGGGTGGTTCGCGGTAGTACCAGTCTAATAGCTACCAGTAACTTAGGCAACGGCACTGCACAGGACTCTAGCTTGTGGCGACCGGTGCTGGAATTGGTATTGTAACAACACAAGCCCTCTACTCATGGCAGTCCTGCTTGGAGTTGATGACCACGTAACGGCATAAAGCCCTCCCCCAACCGGGGGAGGGTCTATGTCGTCAGACGTTAGAGTTTAGGTTCTTCCTCGTCCTCAGCGTCACTGTCGACTTCCTCCGACTCGGGGGTTTCCTGCTCGGCGTCAGCGTTAAGTTCGGCTTCCTCTTCGGATTCCAGCTCCGGCTCGTCTGAGATTGTCTCGGCGAACAGGTTGTCATCCTCCAACGACTCCGGCTCGTCAGCTACCGCTGGTTCAGGGTCTTGCTCCAGTTCCGGTTTATCGGATTCGGATTCCGCGTTTTGTTTCTCCCATTTCTCCTTCAGCTTGAGTACCCCATCGATGTATTCCTGAATGGCACTACCCAGCGAACCGATCTGCCCTTCCTGAACATCCAACAGACTGAACACCGGCTTCTTGCCGTCCATCTCGATCAACGCGTCAAGCTCCGGCATCACATTGTTGCGGTTGAGCCACAGACGCAGGTAGTAAGCCTTGATCACCGCGATCGTGTGATCGACGATCGAGCTGTCGCGGGCCAGGATCTCAGCCGGGAACAGATCCGCCGTGATATAGGCGTCCAACGCTTGATCCAGCAGACTGCTGTAATTCTGGAAGGCCTGGGCCTGTTGTTCGATGCGGGTGGTGTCAGGAGCCGGCAGGATGGTCTCGATGGCATCGATAAATTCATCGACAATTTCCACCGGTTCCTTCTTCCGCTGCTCCGGCGAAAGCAGTTTCTTCTGCTCCACTACCACCGCCAACAGTCGTTCACGCAGGATCGAAGAGTGACGCGCGTAGGTCTGTACGAACTTGGTCTGGAAGGCCGTAAACAGCTTCTGATAGCGCATCACCCGCCGGGTCATCATCAGGTTGTTGTTGACCACACTCACCGCGAAATCTGGGCTGCTGGTCGGGTCAACCAGTTCCGGATTAATCCCCATGCCCGAGATGTGCATGCGGCGCAGTCGATCTTGCAGTTCGGGGTTGCCTGCCTGCGAGTTCGAGGTGTGGTCGTCAAACTCCACCTTGGTGTTGGGGTAATGGTCCGACTCAACGTTAATGCTGAAATCAAACCCCGCCCGGTTGAGGTAATCCAGCGTCATGCCTGGGTCAGGTGAGCCCAACGGAAAGCCGCGGTGCGCCCCTTCCAGAATTGCGGTCTGGATGTCCGAGATGGTCTTCTCCGGGTCCTGGTCGTCACCGTCCACACTGATGCTGGCGCGTTTACGACCAATCGCGTTACGCACCCCGGCCATGGTGTCGGCAAACAACAAGACGCTGCGCATGGAAGCCAGGATCTTCGACTGCGTCAGTAGGGTAGTGCCGATCCCGTTACCGTTGTAGGAGAAGGCCATGTACGTCACCAGCTCTACCGGAATGTACAGCAGTTGGGTCTGCTGCGCTTTCAGTGAGCGATACAACATGATCCGGTAAACGTCCTCGGTAAAGCCCAGCTCGAAATCTTCACCGTAGATGCCGTTGCGCAGACGATTGAGCAGGTCATTCTCGATGATGGTCGAGTAGGCCTCGTGGATTTGGTCGAACTCCAGCCCGTTCTCCTGTTGCGCCGCCCCCATGGCTTCCTTGGTACGCCGTACCAGCTCCGACGAGCTGTCCTTGCTGTTACTGGTGAAGTTGCTGCGCAGCTCACCGTAGTAGTCGCGATCTTCGTCGCGCACCACCGGGCGGCCGTTACGGTCGATCATCACGAAGTAACCAATGTGCTCGTCCGGCTGACCCGGAACGTGCACCGGGATCACAGATTCAATCGGTAGCTTCAACACCAGTGGGTGACCTACGGTGGGTCGATCCATGTATGTCTGAGAGGTCACCACCTGAGTGGGCTGACCGCCCTGTCCGCGGGGTTGGTAGAGCTGGTCGATCTGCTCGGGGGTTAGCCCCTGCGTAGCGGCCTCCATCGACACGTTGTGACGATTGAGTTTGTCAGCGATTGAGCGTTCCCGCGCCCGGCGGTAAATCGCGGGAGTTTTCAGGACGTCGAAGTTGTCGGTCACTTGGATGCCCGGCATCTCAAACGGACTGCCCTTACCGCCCTTCAGGGCCACTTGGATCTTATCTGCGGTACCGGTGCGGTCGCGGAAGGTTTCCATCGACACTTGCGCCTGACGCGGGTGCCCCAACAACCCCATCGGACGCCCGTCACGAATCCGACCCACCGCCTGGTGGAAATGCTCCATCGACAGTTTACGGCTGGTATTGCCGTTGATAATAACGTCGAGATTGTTTTCCGGCAGGACCGCCAGGATGTGTGCACCCTTGGTAAACAGGATTTCTTCGAGCTGAAGGTCCAGGCGGTCGTCTATTTTATAGTCGTGCTTGAAATGCTGCTCGAACACCGCCAGCATAGGGCGGGAGATTTCGCTGTCGAATTCCGGATTGGCCACCGTGAAGTTCAGGTCCACCGTGGACATGTCTTTCGGGGAGAGAATGCTACCCACCAGAATCTGCTCGGCCAACTCTGTGTCCGGTAGCAGTTGGAAAACCGAGGAGGCGTCGATGCTGTCCTGGGCGGTCTGCCGAGACAGACGCTCGAACATATCCCGCGACACACGCACCTGCTTTTGATCGCCACGGCGTCCGGCGTTGCCTTTACCCGGTTCGGTCACCAGCTTGGACATAACTGCCCTGACGTTGTCCGGGGTATTGCGGGTATAGGCCAGTTTAGGAAACTGGGATTTCGTATCACGAACAGCCATGGGCCGTCCTCCTTCTTTACGATTACTCTTAAGGTTTGAACATGAGCAGAGTCTATTACCAGCTGTATCTCGATGACGTTCTGGCCTTGACACGAACGCTCGTGATTAAATGCGGGGCCGTAGCCGATACCCTGAACAACGAACTAAAACTACTGGGGTACCCGGTTGATCCGGATCGACCCGAGACCTGGAAATACTACATGAACTTGGCCGGGGAGTACCATGTCAGCGATCAACGCATGACGGTGCGCTCGATGGACACCCTGGAAGAAATCGAGTTCAGCAAGGAGAACCTACGCCGCCACCGCGCCACTGCACGTGATTACCAACCGGGCAGTCGGTACTATCGGGATCTGGTGCGTAAGTTCCCAAATCAAGCCGCGCTGATCAATGGGATTCTCTCGCCAGTAGATAAAACCCGGGCGATGAATGCACAAGATGGGGAACTTTTGTACTACGATCCGACACACGTCGAGGGTAACGAGGCCAACCTGATGCCGAATCTGCAGGCCTGGTTGTATGCCTTCTTTAGTCGCTGGTACAACAGTCAGTACATCCTCACCGATGACCTGTACCTGCCGGCATTCCTTGGGGTGCTATACGCCCAGTTACCGACTGTGATTCAGTTGCTGCGACTGCGTAACGCTAAGACCCCCCAAGCCCACAGTTTTCACATCCGCGAGTACCTAGCATCCAACGGGCGCCTGGACGAGTATCTGCCGTACCTGACCAAAGCCCAACAGCTGTGGTTGTATCGCAATATCCGCTTTATCAAGCGCAACGTCGGCAAGCAGGAGATCTTCGACCGCTTGATTGCCAATCTGCTGACCCCGCGCGGACTACCGTTGACCTGGTATCGCCTGCAGCACAATGTCGAACAGCTACCTGAGCAGCTGTACCCTGACGTCGAGATGGTCAAATACCCCATCAACTTTGGCTACAACCAAAGCGGGCTGGACCGGGCGGAGGTTCATACGATACTCAATCGCGAGCGTGACATCGCCCGGGATAACGCCGCGGTACAGGCCGCGGCCGAGGTGGAGATCCGGGAAACTTTCCGCAGTGACCGTTTCAGTACCCTCCCCACCAAAGTCTTGGAGTCGGAGGTGGTCGACCGGACCAACAGTTCGGTGCGGTCGCTGGAACATGTGCTGCTCAACGAATGGCTGTACCTGGCCAGCAAAGGGCGCTATCGAGCTTACGTCAACGTCACCAACCCGGTGACTGGCGAGTACATGAACCTCTCAGTGCGAGATACCTTTATTGTCGCCCTCTATGCGTTTACCAAAGCGCGGGGGATCGTACTGGATAGTATCCCGCGGATGATCGCCTACGAGGTACTGCGTGATCCTCTACCTAACCACACCGAACTGGAACGACTGGTGGACCGACGCTACGTGCGGGACGGACTGATCCAGGCCATTCAGGACCGCATCACACCACTGGGTGAGTACATCACCACGGAGCGATTCTACAGCGCCTGCGCCAACCTGCACCAGGAATACCTCAAGCTCTGGGAACTGTACTCCTTCCAGGAACACTACCTGAGCCGGGGAATGCTGGAGAACGTCGTACGGCGGCATTTCAAACACCAGATGTGTCCGCTGGTGGATGAGGTGTTGAGTTTCGAACAGTGGTTCAAGGACAACGGGTATGAGGTTGCCGACCTCTCGCCGATGGATCTGGATCAGTTGTTTGCCGATTGCGTGCAGGCGGCCACCGGAGCGAACCTGGTTACACGGGTCACCCTCTCGGAGATCCAACGGGCTATGTTGCAGCTGATGGGGCAGTTGAGCTCCTATTCGGTGCAATACTTGCGCAACATTAACCATGCCGATTTCCGCTTCATCGGCATGCCGGCCATTCGATTGGGGGATGTTGCGGCCGATTCCCGCTCGCGGTTCACGGTCCCGAGCGGGCGAATCAGCGTGCTGCACAAGCATAGCCACCACGCCCATGGGTATCGGATCGGCGACGACTGGCTGTTCCCGCCAACCGAGCTGACGGCCGCGACCGACACTCACCTGCATATCGACCCCACAGTCGCGGTACAGGTGAAGCCGGATTCGATGGCGTACATCCGCCTCAACACCGCCTGTGTGGGATTGCGCCGTTACCAGTTCGCGGTAGACAACCCCACCCCGCCGGATAACGACCTGGGTCACTACCAAGCCTCTTAAGGAGTTCGCATGAATACCACCGCGGAGTATCTGCGCTTCCCTCCGTGGGAGGCGCTGGTGGAGATGATCAACCAGAAGCACTTCGTGCAGTTAAACCCGAAGGTGACGCAGCTGGCGGGATTGGTGGCCTTGGGTGATACCCTAACGGAAGTCACCGTGAAGGCCACCCGGTCCGCCCATCCGGGAAATCTCCTGCCTGCTTTCACTCAGGGAACGTATCGTTACCACCGGTTAAACCTGGGGCAGTATTTCCAGAGTTTGGGGATTCCCTTGGTGGTTACCGGATTGCGCTTGCCGGTGTCGAGCTGGGAGTTGGTGCAATGGCTCCAGGACATCACCGGGGTGGTTTTCGATCTGTCGGATGTCTTGGTGGAACGGGTGACCACGGTCCAGCAGGCTCAGGCTGTACGTCTCCAAGCCCACCCGCGCTCACTGCGTTGGGTGGGGGAGTTGGTACTACAGGTGGAGTTACCAGTCATGGACCTCAACACGGCCCTGACTGTCACGGCCGTTGCCGACGCGCTACCCTACCCCCAACCTGAGTCAGGTACCCGGGCTGGCCAACACCTGCTAATGGCGTTCGATTTCAGTGCCTTTCGGGCACGGCTACGGGCCCTGACCGTGGGTGGTCAGCAAGTACCGATGCGGGAACTGCTGGCCATTCTGCGTCTGCGGTCTACCCTACCCTGGCAGGCGACAGTCAGCACCGGGACGTTGAACCTAACCGATAACCTGAAGCTGAACGAACCACAGTACCGGGTTTTGTATAACGGACCGGTACACCCCAGGTGGACACCACGCCAGGATATTCAGTCGGTACTGGTGTTGAACCTCAATCCGAGTTACTGCACCGATACCAGTGGCTTTGTGACCTTACATTACAACTAGGAGTGGTTATGAGTTACTACCATGAACGCCCCGAAGTGCGGTTACTAAAAGCCCTGACAGCGGCCAATCCCACGTTAATCTACCCGTTAACCCCGGAGTTGGTGGAGCTGGTCGACCCAGAGAGCTACACCCAAGGAGCAAACAACACCAGAGTCCTCCTACGAGCGCGTACAGGGGCTGATATCGTCGTAGGGAGTACGATGGTACAGTATACGCGATGGACGCTCAGCACGCTGCTTACAGGGCTTTCTGTGCCTGGGGTTGGGTCTGACTACAGCGATGGCCGGCAGGCATTGCAAGCGGTCTTGCAGCATTACCGCCTCCCGTTGACCCCGGCTGATTTTCAGATAGCTGAGCTGCAAGCAGATGGGTTGGGCCTGCAGGCAGCCGCCGGTTCGTTGGCTGTGATCGGGCAGTATACACTCCCCTTTACGGCGTAGAAAAAAAAAATAAGTGTAAACATAGACCCTCCCCCAGTTGGGGGAGGGCTTTATGCCGTTACAGGATGATGACGTGATCGCCGATCCGAGTCCGCAGGGTATTGGTGAATTTATCGTGCCAGATCAGAAATCCAGCCCGCTCCAAGACCGCCACGTTGGACCACTTGGGGCTATGCCGTTCGTCCAGACCGCGGTAAGCCGGCAGGGTCTGCTTGAGCGTTACATGGTTGTCGTTCATGTTGGTGTACAGCAGCCGGGCGGCCAGTCGGCCCAACTCGGCGAAGTCCTTACGGATATACGCCAGCAGTGTGTCGCCGTAGTACGCCTGGCTACGTTCGCTAACCAGGCCGGTCAAGGCTTGCCCGGTCCGAGCGTGGAAGGCCAGATCGTCCGCCAGCAGATTCAGGTAACGGACTAAATGCCAGGTGTCCCCAACAGTGGGGCTTTCCATCTTCGCGTGCTCATCGATCAACAGAAACGGAATGGGGGTATCATCCTGCATGTGGGCCTCCCAGTTGTCGGGTAGTGTGCTGAGAACAGCGCGGATGGCGCCGTCACTGATCACGAAATTACGTCGCTTCTGGGAGGTGTAATCTTGGGTGTTGTCGCTCATGGTGCGTCTCCTTAGAGGCCGGGGTTTGATTCAAACGGGTGATATAGATGTCAAATTCTGCTGGATGCAGGACTTGACGGAAAAAGAGCCCTCCCCGAAGGGAGGGCGAGTGCCGTAAAGGTCCCTGAGCAGGGGGTCGGCGAACCGGACAGACCCAGGCCGAGCTGCCCGAAGGACTTTAGCTCACTTTCTTCAGCAGGACCGATTTCTCGATCAGCCAACCACGCAGCACTTCCAGGTATACACCGTCAGTGGTGATCAAGCGCAGATGCTTGCCGGCGAGTTGGCCGTTGCGTGCCAGGCGTCCCACAAACTCGGTCAGCGCATTGCTGATTTTCGGGTGAGTGGATTGACTGATCAACACCGGCTCCTTGCCGAGGTTCAGTGAGGCGATCTGTTCCGAAGACCAGGTGGTTTGCAGGTTAACGCATTCATCGATCAGCCCGAACGGACTACGCACCGCGGCCGCTTCCTCGCTTTCGGCGACCTCGACGTTCTCGTAGCAGAAGTTGAGCCAGCGCTTGAGGAATGCGCGGGTCTGGCTGTTGAATACCGTCACCACTGCCTCACCCTGCTTCTGCTTGAGGTAATCAAGCAGATCGGCCATGTCCGCGGTGAAGCTGTCGATACTCACGGCATCCAGCGACAGGTTGTCCGCCAGCACTGCGTTCACCGCCGCCGTCAGACGCTCATTGATGAAGCGGTAGTAGCGCAGCGGCAGAACGCTGGTGTTCAACAGCTCATCCAGGCCTTCGGCGACCTCCACCAGCGAACCGGCATTGGCAAGCTCCAGCAGTCGCTCTTCCGCCTCTTCCGAGACATCCAAGCTGTACAGGCGTGCTGTCTGGTATTGGTACGCTGGTACCACGGGGGTATCGGCGTCCAGACCCAGCTGCTCGATGACCTGCTTGCGGGCTTCGACTTCGCTTTCCAGCTCCGTGGAGGTGGTGATGATGCCGTCCAGTTCCACCGGGCTCACTTCGCCCTGTTCCAGCAGGTCGTGGTCGAGCGTCAGCTTCACATCTTCCACCGGCTTAGGCGCTTCATCGGTGCCAACAATGTTGCGGTAGTTGGCGACGATCTTACCTTTCGGGCGGATCTTGGCACCGCGCAGTTCGGCGTTGATCTCATGCTTGAGGTATTCCATTTCTGGCTCCCATTCAACAACTTTCTCATGGACGACCCCGTCTGGCCACTTGACGTGGAACAGCACAAACATGGTCGGGTCATACCCCAAGGCGTAGGGACGTTCAGCACTACGGGTGCGCTTCCAGCCCGATAGGTGGGCTGGACGCACTTCGGCACCGCCGGGGACGTAGATGACATCGAACGGACGCTCGGGGTCAATGGCCTTACCGGTGGGGACATAGTAGTGCGGGTTCATTTCCACTTCGTCGACGTCCTTCGGAATCGGCAGATCCGGAATTACTTCCGGCTGTACCGCGACCGCAGGTTGGGCGTTGAACGACGGTGGGCTGATGGTGGTCTGCGAGAAGTCCGTCGGACGACTGGCGTCCCAGCTGGTAGGTGCTGGGGTAGCTGGTTCGTCCACGTAACGACCGGCCGCGCCACCGGCACGAGGTGCCCCGTTACTGACCGGAGTCTGATAGACCGGTGCGGTTTGGTAGCCACTCGGTGCCATGTTAGCCGGTTGTGGGCGATACTGCGAGGGCGATCCCACCGGCGGCAGCATTCCCGCTTGCGGTGCTTGATAGCCACCATAGGCGGGTTGTGGCGCGGGCTGGTAACCGCCGTATACCGGCTGTTGGTAGTTCGCGTAGCCCACGTTCGGTTGCGCCACCATCGGCCGGCGACCGGCCTGCTGAAAAGCCGTCACGTCCCGCACGATGTCGTTCAGCTCTTCACCTGCACGCAGAAGTTCCGCATACATGCCCTGATCGATCATCTGCGCCACTTGCGGGTACTGACCCCCGGTGATGGCCAGCGAGGCGCGGTAGATCTTACCAACCGCTTTCGGGATCGCCACGTCCGGGGCATTGTTCTGCGCCACCACCAGGAACTCGGTGAAGTCGGCAGCACGCTGGACCCATTCGGTGTACATCGGGTTGCCGAAACGGTTCTGGCTGAACAGGTTGTACTGGAAGTTGTGCAGCGGGCTACGACCCAGACGCGATTGCGCCATGGTGCGGAACTCAGCGGCTATGCGCGCCATGACTGTCGGGTCGAGGTTCGGTGGTAGCTGCACCTGGGGCCAGACGTCGTTGCCGGCCGGCAGGTTATGGTTGATGGTGCTTTCATCCCAACGGTCGAATGGGACAGGGAGCTGGGCCTGGGTGTTATACATAGCGAAGTGTCCTTTAATGCTTAACGGTTAATTCGTTTTTGCGTATTTTCGATCAGTTCCGCCCGTTCAGGGTTGCGGCGAATCACACCCGTAACTTCCGTTTGGACGTTCGGGTTAATCCGGCTGCGGCCATCCGGGTTATTTTTAGGTTGATTATTGAACTGACCGACCTCGGCGATACTGGAGTGCAGCAAGCGCGAGGTGTCGGAGATCAAGCCTTTACCGTATCCATGACTGCGGCGGGCTTTGTCCTGGGGCACTAGCATCGAGGTGATGCGGAACATCTTGTTGTCCCCGGGATAGCTCACCGTATCCAACTCACCGTGCTCACTGGTCAGTTTACGGATCGCGGTGCTCAGCTTGAACAGCCTTTTCAATGCCTCGTTCAACTCTGTAGCGGTCCACTCTTTGTCCTGACGGTTCTGAAAATCATAACCGAACATCGAGATGGCGGAGTTGAACTCTTCCATGACGTACCGAAGAACAGTCAGGCGTTTGTTGTACATCGACGCCTCTTCGGTACTGGTTTGATAAAAGTGATGCGATAGGTCCGTGAGGATCTTGTGGAACAGCTCCCAGATGTTGCTGACGTACAGGTACCGTTCCCGCAATTCTTCACGGGTCATTTCGTCCAGTGAGATTTCCAATCCACGCATGTGCGTGTCGATGTTCTCGGCCACCTTACCGCTGTGTTCGAAATCACCGAAGACCATGTGGCCAAGAATCACTCGCCAGAGGTTCACGTCATCCACGTATTCCGGACTACGGAAGCGGTCCGGGAACGTGTCCACCACGTAGAAGAAGCCTGCCACCAACATACGGGTCAGGTCATTGTCGTACTTCTTCGGTACGATCAGACACAACTCGCCAGTCGGGTGCCGGCCTTTCAAGTGCAGCGATTCGTACATAGTGAACTGGTCACGCGGGTACTCGCTCGCCGGGAAGTCTTTACGCCATCCCACTTGCACTTCTGCATTGGCCCACTGACGGAAGGTTTCAGTAACCCCAAACCGACAGAAGAAGTAATGCGGCAGCGATGACTCGATGTAACGCCGGTTGTCCAAGTCACGGCGAGTGCGTTCGCTCATCTTGTGGTGAATCATACTCCAGATCACGTACGTGGTCGTGCGTCGGCCGTCCATGTAGAATGGATGGTCGGTGCGGTTGAACGTGAGCTTGGTACGACGGAACGGAATGAAGATACTACCGCGCAGTACCGAGAAACCAACGTCCGTCAGGACCGGGGCAATGTTGTACGTCGCCCCGTTGAGTGTGATGATCCCGCCGTCACGAACATACGGCAGCAGGATGTACCGAGGCATGAGGTCCTCAGTCTTACCGGTCCGCGGATCGGTGTACTCAAATTGGTACTTGACCAAGTAGGTGTTGTTCTTCGCGATGTTGGCGATGCGCTTCGAGTTGTATTCACGGGTGATCTCCTCGAAATGCTTCAACGGCGAGCAAATCTGACTTCCTTTATAAGTCAGCCCCGCCGGAAAAAGCTCCCTGTTGATGTGAATCAACCGATCGATGTATGCCATGGTCCTGTTAGTACCCGTGATTTCGTCACGGGCCATCAGGTGCTCAACCGCAAGACCGTTGGCAATACTTGGGTTGAATTTCGGTGTGATGGCTTTCACTCTTTCGAGCAGTACATTATCCATTACGGAAGACCCTGCAGAAAGTAACCGCGTACCCCCTCTCCCTTGGTGTAGTGGTTACTTTTGATTTTTCTTAACCAGAGCGTAGACAGACAAGCCCACGCTCAGTATGCCCAGTACAGCCTTCCCTACTTCTAATGCTCCCTTAAACGCATCAGAACGGTCTTTACGTTCCCGGCTGAAATTGTCGTACTCAAACTTCTTCCGATCGGAGAAGGTCTGACGTTCGAACTCTAGCCGTTCGCGTTCCATCCGCATCTGCTCACGCTGCCGCTCCATCTCTTGCTGATGGCGCTTTTGGGCGGCGTCTAACTCGTCTTGCTCGCGCTTCCGCCGCTGTTCTTCAGCCTTGAAGTAGTCGTCTTGACGTTGCTTCTCAAGATCCATGTCATGGCGTTCACGTTCATTCTCCTGTTTCAAACGGGCCAAGTCTGCCTTCTGCAATACCAAATCGTGTTCGATCTGTTTGAGTTCGGCAGCAAAGCGCGTTTCGGGTTTGCCGAAGGCTTCTGCCTCGGCACGATTGCGGTATAAACCCAATGCCTTTTCGGCATCGGCCAGTTCGTAGAAATGGGTCTTAGGCTCTCTGTGCAGCGGGGTATAAATACTGACGTACACCCCATCACGCATGCGTGGATCAGCGGTTGGACGTAATTCAAACACGTCGTAGCCGGTATTAACCCAACGCGAACCATAGATGCCAGAATTATCCACCAGCAAGTAACGCTGGGTCAAGCCGGAGTCTTTCTCCAGACCTTGACTCAACCGTTCCCGCTGGCCGCTTTGAGAGTACGGATGCAGCGCGTCATCGCGATGCTTCTCGAACCCCACCACAAGGTCGACGTCATTCAGGTATGCGACCCCACCCACTTGCTCCAGGCGTTCCCGTGAGATCCCCAGCGTGTAACTAAAAGTACGCTGGTGATGCCAATGCGGGTTACGCTCCAGAGCTTCGAGGGCAGAAAAGATACCTTTACGTTCACTGTGGTTTTCCGGCAGATCTAGCTCATTCAATAGCTCACGCGCGTCAATTTTTACACCAGGGTCGAACTCATACTCGATCGTGATGTAAAAATACTCATCTGCAGTCGTAGATGCAGCGCTCGGTTCCACCACCACCATCCCCAACGCATTGCGCCAGAACACCGGAACCCTCATGGTGTTGCTGATCTCCATACGGAAATTGCTGCGTAGTTGATGACCGCGGACAGGGGCGGGACTCGGCACCACATCGGTAACCAGAGAAGCAAAGACGTGATCCAGTTGTCGACTCACGTGCTATTACCTTAATGTGGGGGGAGGGACTACCCTGACCTCAGCGGTGATGAACTCAGTGCTGAGACTCGGGATGACTTTCAGCGCACCTTCCTGAACGTGCGACCGTAACGCTTGTAGGGATGTCTTTTTACCACGTGGTTTGCTCCGGTTACGAGATACACGCGGGCAGGAGGGGGTGTGGGACACACGGTTACGTCCTGCCCGCTTGGGCTGTTTTTCTTCAGGGGTCTCCCTCAGGTGTAACCGCTCCAGAACCTCGCGCAGGGCACGGGCACTCAAAGGACATGGTTTCGGGGGGAGACGGCAATCAACCGCATACGGTGTTGCGGCTGCGTTTTTTACTGTTTCAGGTTGGACAGGAGCTACTGGCTCCGTCACCTCGGTTGGGGCTACTGGGGTTGGTTCCGGCTCGGGAGCGACCGCGAGCAGGATTTCCCCTAGTTGGCGAAAATACGACATAAGAAAGTTAACTCCAGTACTGGATTGGCCGAATGAATAATGTAGATTTCAAACTTAATCGAGTTGACGGCATAGAGGCCTCCCCGAAGGGAGGCCTCCATTATGGTTCCAACCGCAGGCGCGAAGCTTACGGACCAACCTTGGTGAGGAACACGGAAGTCGCCATGACTTCCTTGAGGCCGACGACGTCGATCTCGATCGCGAACGGGATGTTGTTGACGTGCAGGTTCACCGGCACGGCAGCGATCTCGCGCGAGGTCTGGCCATTGCGGCTGATCGGCATGTCCGCAACGATGGTCGGAACGTAGTAGAACTGACCGAAGTTGAGGATGTCGTTCTCGACCGGGTTTTCACGGGTCGGGATGACCACGATCTTGCCGTCGAAGCGCTCGTTGTTGGTGCTCACGATGTCGTACTTGAGCTGGGAGCCCAGAGTACGGTCGTCGCCCTGGATCATCAGGTAGTTCGCGATTTCCTTGTCGGTCGCGATGATGAACTTCGGACGCTCATCGGCGTTGCCAGTCACGGTCTGGAACGCAGCCTCGATGTTCGAGTCGCGGTAGGCCGGGAACAGCATGCTCTTGATGGTGTTGAGGATCGCCGAGGTGACGTCGTCCCAACGCTCGCCGGAACGAGTGCCATCCAGAGTGGTGCGCAGATCGAGCTGAGCGTAACGGTAGGTCGGACGGATCAGAGCCGACAGGGCGCCTTCAACAGCACCGAACTTCGGACGGTCGTAACCAGCGTTGACCACTTCACGCAGCTGCGCGAGGTAGTTCAGCAGGCGGGTAACCGCGTTGTTCGAGTTGCGGATGTTGGTAGCCACGGTCAGGGTCTTGACCACGTCGCCCGGGCCGTTTTCGTCCATGGTGGACATCGGCAGGGTGATCGGGCTGTGCATCGGCACCGGGTAGCGGAACTGCAGGGTACGGGTCTGTACCAGCTGGCCACGCTCACGGCGGTTGGTGTTGGTGAAGCGGGAGTCGAGGTCGTAAGCGACCACTTCCATTTCACCCAGCGCAGCGATCAGCGCCGCGGCGTCGCCAGCAGCCATGTCGAGCGCAGTGCCGTCAGCGTCGAACATCTTCTCGATCACGACCGGAGTAGCGTTGACCCAGGCATCGCCCTTGGACAGGGAGACGGAACCGGAAACGCCAACCGACAGGCGCATGGCCCAGTTACGGGTAGCCAGTTCGGCCATGGCAGTGCTCTGCGAACCGTCGACAGCCTTGGTCTCGCCGCTCATCACCAGATCTTCGGTGTTGAAGTGCAGCTGGGCCAGACGGGTGTCGCCAGTCAGCGAAGGCTGGAACACAGCAGTCGGCAGACGATCGACCACGAACTTGACGACGTGGTTCACGGTACCGCCGGCACCGTCGTCGCTGGTCAGCTTGACGTAGATGGCCTTCAGCTTCAGAGCCGGATCGATGGTGTCGGACAGGTCCAGCATGTTGCCGGCGATCAGCTGCTGACGGTTGGAAGCGCCGATCAGGTCGAACTTCTTGCCGATCTTCAGCGGGGCAGTCTTGACAACGCCACCACGCTCCATTTCGATGGAGACCGGAGCAACCAGGGACGGAGCGACGAAGACGTCGGCATTCTTGCCCTGCTCGTCAACGACCGGAACCAGCTGAGTGCTGGCATCTTCCAGGACCTTCGGGTCACGGAAGGCTTCGACCATGTTGACTTCGCGGGTGTCGAACAGCGCACCAGTAACCTGGTGGAAGACGTCCTTCAGGACGGCTGCGTAGGTCAGGTTCTGAGTCACGCCGCCTTCGGTCGGGTTGATAACCACAGTCGGGTACAGTGCTTCACCGAACGCGTCCTGACGAGCAGCAGCCAGGTTGTAGGCAACGGAAATCACGCGGTAGTCGCGCTGGGACTTCTCGTTGTAGTTTTCCAGGCCAGTGCCGGAAGCCAGAACCGGCATGGAGCCGTGCGGGCCGTCGGTCATCGGCTGGAACGCGATCACGTCGGGGTTGTTGGACTGCGGAACCACAGTCATACCACGCAGGGCCTTCTTGTAGCGCACTTCGTTGCCGGAGGCCAGGTTGGCCAGGGTAGCAGCGAGGATCTGGTTCTCGCCAACGCGAGCACCATCAGCACCACGAGTGGCGTTGAAGGATTCGAAGCCCAGACGCTCCAGAGTGCCTTCGATGGCGCTGTAGAGGTCCTGGCAGGCGGAAGCTTCTTCCGTGCCCAGATCGCCGAAGGATTCGACGGAGACACGGGAGGCCAGATCACCAGCGACAGCCAGAGGACCGCCGACCATGTTGCCAGACTTTTCGAGCGACTCGACGAACTCGTTCAGCTCGAAGTCTTTCTTCATGCCGTTCTGACGAGCAGAGAAGAGTTTCTTGAGGTTTGCCATTTGCTTATGTTCCTACGTAGGATGGACACAGTTGCTGTTCAGCATACTATCTTGGATACACTCACGCAGCTTTAACTGGGAGGGTACCTAGGTAATACGTGAAGAGGTTGGTTTTGCAAACCTGCTCAAAGGGCAGGCAGTGCAGTGCTTGCGCGATCAGGTCATCGAAGAATGCCTGATTCGACGAGAGCAGAAGCTGGCTAGGATCGGCGGTTTGGTTGTGCAACCTCTGCTGCACTGCGACCCACAGATTCTCGTCTACAGGATTAAGCGTGTAAACTGGGGTAAAGTTTTTACCTTCAGCTTGCTGCCGCAGAGTTTGCGACTGCACACGCTCATTCACACGATAGTGTACACTCTCGTGTGTTTCGCTTGCGGACAAGCGAGTTAGGGGGGACTGAGCAAGCTCAATCTGCAATTCGGAGTCGAAGCTGAAGGAAAAGCCCTGCAGCGCTAGGTGGATGTCAGCCATATCATGCGCCGACAGAAGCCGGGCCATTTGGTCGATGTCCCCCAACACTTTCAGGGAGATGCCCTCGGCTTCCATCATAGCCGCAACGTCGTGCGGAACCACGTGTAGGGTTGGCATAGTGCAGACACCTATAAGATGGAGTGAGGCCAAGGAGAGTCGTAGTCTCATAGAAATAGTGCTACTAAAACTACCGATTGAACTGATGGTACGCCACAGAACACACATCAAGGATTTACACCCATGTTCTCTCCCAAACAATTATTGGTCAACTGCGCAACGCTGCTTTGTTTGGAGCATCGAGAAGGGGTAGCTACTTCGCCGTCTAACGAGCTGGTCAACAATATCCTCACCAGCCTGCCGATTCCTGAGTCCACGATCGATCACGACCATGGCCGCCAGACCTTCCTGGAGCTGCGCAGCGCCGTGATGTGGTTGAACACCCGCCAGGCTGAAGGCTTCCCCAGTGAATCGGAAGTCCTGCAACAGATCCAAGTTGCCTGCCGCGAAGAAAACTACCTGTACGAAGCCTTGATGAACGCCCTCATGGAAAAGCATGAGGACATCAAGAGCGTCGTGCGGATGATCCAGTCGTACCGCACCAATCTGTCACAGCATCTAAATGACGAGAAGATTCTCGGCATCATGAAGGAGTACCACCACAAGCTGGTGTTCAAGCGTCAGTCGGTTCATGACATCGCTGAAGAAATTACTGAGATGGGGGCTAAACTCGAACCCTTGGTCCAAGCACGGGCGCGCCAGAAGCATCCGGCGATGATGTCGAGCATGGACTTCAGCGACCCAGAGAACCTGGCTCAGCACTTTAAAGACGTGCAGGTCACCATGTCCACCGAAGGCGCGCTACGTCTGGGCTGGAAAGGCCTGAACCGAGCGTTGGGAAAAGTCGGTGCACTGAAGCGAGGTGAGTTTGGTCTGGTCGGGGGTTTGCAGCACAACTTCAAATCCGGCTTTATGCTCTCGCTGTTTACTCACTGCGCCTTGTTCAACAAGCCTTACCTGCGTGATCCCACACGCCGACCACTACTCCTTTTCATCAGCTTCGAGAACGAGATTCCCGATAACCTGCTGTGGATCTACAAGTACCTGAAAGAGAACGACACCGGTGAGGCGGTGATCGATTCGGAAGTCAACATTAATGAAGCAGCCACTTATGTCTCCGAGCGCTTGCGGGAAACCGGCTTTGAGATCAAGATGGAACGCTTCGACCCATCGGAGTTCACCGTCGCCTCGCTAATCGGATTCCTTGATGGGCTGTATGCTGACGGCTACGAGCTGGTAGCGCTCTTTACTGACTACCTGAACATGATCTCCAAATCCGGGATCGACGCCAAGGTAGCCGGTGACGACATTCGTCTGTTGTTTCGTCGGATGCGTAACTACTGCGCTCCGCGCGGGATTACCTTCATCAGCCCACATCAGTTGTCATCTGACGCTCTACAGCTGACCCGGGAAAATGTGGAAGACTTCGTTAAGGTGGTGGCTAACAAGGGTTACTACGACGGCTGTCGTCGTTTGGGTCAGGAACCTGACTTGGAACTCTTTATCCACATCGTCAAGATCAATGGCTCCAGCTACCTGACGATTCAACGCGGCAAGCACCGTAACACAGTCACGCCGGAAAAAGACCAATACGTCGTTCTACCCTTCCAACCGATCGGGACCATTCCCTGGGACATCGATCGGGACACCGAGATCACGCTGGCTATGCCTGGCGGTGGTGTGGTGGGTAGCGACCAAGAAGAAGCATGGTGGGCAATGTAATGAGTGAGCAAAACGCAGTAGTGACTAAGGTGCTGGAGTGTATCCAGCAGCAGCTGCAACTCCCGAAGAGCGAGCGCATCGCGCAGGTATTCGTCTACACCCCCTGCATCGACCAGGTGGAAAAGATCATGCGCGAGCTGGCAGACGGGGTCGTTAAATTGGTCAAGGGTCTCGATTGGGGCCCGATGGGGATACGCGAGGCCATTCTCTGGTTTGAGGCCTTCGCCGATACCTATGGGATCGATGTCGATGTCGCACGGCTCAACCCCGAGGTTCACGCGAAGATACGCGCCCAGGCACCGGAAGGTTCGCATACGAAATTCTTCTTTGATGAAGGACCTACCGGTATTGAAACCACTCCCATGTAGGAGCTAAGTCATGCGTGACGATTACGAAGGCTTCTGACAACATAAGCCCCTCCCCGTTTGGGGAGGGGTCTTTATGCCGTGTTACGGGATCAGCTCCAACACGGGACGCCAGAAACTAGAACCGTTGGCGGTGTAGGTATTTGCATAACGTATAGTTATATCGCCGCCGCCGCGCTGCACGCGGTGAGTGGTGCTGCTCGTAGAGACTTCCTGACACCAGGTATAGCGTGCAGTTTCACTGTCGTTCAGTTCCGCAAGAGTATAACTCGCCCATTGCAAGGTATTTACCCGAGCATCGGCGGATATTGGGTAGAATAGGGCATTCCACTCACCGCCTGACGCGGCGGCAGGGTCGGCGTCGCCGCCCGTCATCAAACGCACCTTATAGCGTTGACCGGCGATGGTGATCTCGGTGTCCCCGTATACCAAGGCCAGATCGGCAAGCTCTTGCCAGCTCAATATACCGATAAGAGGCTGTTTAGGGATAAACAGCGTCTTACCTAAATGAGCGAACTTTAGCCAGGTCGCTTCATCGTTAATAACAGTCCCAGCGGACAGACCTACCTCCGCGGCCAGAGCGCTAGCGGTAATGAATTGAGCCGAACTTAGCTCACCGTACCAACCCAGTTGGTCATCGCCGGCAAGGAGCTCCGCGGCGGGGGTGAAGGCGCGTACGCCTACCACCTCAAAGCCACCGGGAGTGATGCCGTCATGGACCCGGACTGCTTTCTTTTGAATGTCAACAGACAACTCCCCAGGTAGTAAAGCCATGGAGTTGTTCTCTTGGGTGTTACCTCGTTTAAACCGTGTGCGCATTCATCACCATCCTAACCAGATTGGTTCATCAAAGTCTTCCTTACTCGGCCGTAGGCCGTCGGTGTAGACTTGTTTGATATTTTCGGATTGAGTACCCCAGCGCAACTCACTGGGGCGATTGTCCTGGCGGTCGTTGTGTTTATGCAGAACCACTTGACCGGCTTTGGGTTTGCCGTGAAACGCCCGACAGACCAATTCGTGGACGTGGTACAACGAAGGGCTGTCGTTACCGTCCTTGTATGCGCTGATCTTCAGGTAGCGGCCGGCATTACCGCCTTTGGTCACGTGACCGGTTTTCTTAGTGAGAATCTCGCCCTTACGGTTGGCGCAACAACCCGAGAAGCCGGGGATCTCGTACCAGCCTTTATGTTCGCTGGATTCTTTGGGTGTGTAAGCGGTCATGGTGTCATTCCGGTTCGTAGACTATAAAATCCCGGGACTTTACTACAACAGCCAAAAGAAAAAAAGAAAGGGCATAGGCGGAGACCCCGAAGGGTCTCCACGCTTATGCCGTCAGAACGGGTGTTTCATGTAGTGGTCCACCGCCCGCTTCGCCTCGGGTAGGGTAAGACTCGGCATACTTTGGCGCAGGGCGACGATACCATGGACGGGCTTGCCTTCATCGACTTTTTCCCGCCAAGGCGCACGTGGTTGAATCTCTTCCATCTCCTTGACGTAGAACACGGCCGCGATGGTTTCGGCCGCGGTTAACGCATCCAATAGCTCAGTGCGGGCCAGGACCACCAACGCCGCCGGCGCATAACCCACCCCGTCAATGAAGGCTTCAACCGCGCGCCCGTCAGCTTGTTGCGTTGCTTCGGGCAGCAGGGCGGCGATGCGCTCGGCCGCCTCTAACATCGTCCTGTATTCTCGTGCCAGCTGGGTAATAACATTCTCGCTCATGACTCAGTCCTTATCGATTAAAAGGGTATTGATGCGGGCAACGATCCGGTCGTAAATCGCCCGCTCTGGAACGTCGCTGAAGGTGTAGCGTTCCCATTGTTCCTGAAAGGTGTCGTAACTGGTCAGCGCCTCCATGCGGATCATGAAGTCCCCGTGGCGGTAATAGGCTTTAGCTTGGATCAAGGTACGATCCCAGTCCTCACCAATACCGACCCAGTTCAAACCGGCGTCATTACCATCAAGCCAGATGTAAAACTCACTCTCATCGACGATGCGGTCAGCCGCGATAATCGTGACCACACCACGCAGTTTCGGGGTCTTCGGGAGAAGTTCTACTTTGAGGCGTTGGCCGGTGCGTTGGTTGACCAGAATCACGTAGTTCAATGGGAGTGGTTCATCGTCGCGGTCAAAGCCGCTGTGCATGGCCATCCAGCCGCGAACGAGGTCCGACCCCATGTGGAAATGATCATGCCGGAAGGGATTGCAATTCGGTGGGAATGCCTGCATTTCTGAAACGGTGGCGGCGACTTCTTCGTTGGCTTCCAGCGGTGCGTAAAGACGGGGATTCATTTTTCATCGATCCTTTAAGGTAAGTACAGGGTTACCGGGAGAGAAAGGGGGTGGAGATACTGCTCGATCAGGGGCTTAACCAAGGCGTAGTCCAGACCACCCAAGCCGCAGCCGAGTGGTGGTACGGCTAATGAGGTCACTTCTACCAACTCTCCTTTAGGGTAGTTATCGGCAATCCATCGTAGGTTCGTTTCAATCCATTCCAGTCGTGACGGTTCCCGCCAATGGTCTTTGGTGGGAAACAAGAGAAACTTCTGGTCGTCGGGAAGACTGACCAGGTACGGTCGATCAACGCGCAGCATTCGGTTCAGGTACAGGGCGCGGTACGCGCGGTAGAGGGCAGGATGGCGCAGTCTGGCGCTCTTGGCTAGGCCTTTGCCCATCACTCCGACACAGTTGGTGGTGATTACCACGGTCTGGCAGTCACTGTTGAGGATATTCCCTCGGCGTTCATTGACGATCATACTACCCCCACTAGAGAAAAAAAGAAGGGGGCGGGACCCCCTCCCTTTCGGGTTACCGCTTAGCGATTGACCACCGCTTTGGCGGCTTGGGTAATCAGGCAGTAAGTCACCGCGACACCGAAGCCGAAGGCTACGTTGCCGGAAACGAAGTGGGCCAGATTCATGAAAGGGTTGGATTGTTGGGTGTTCATGGCGTTATCCTTCTAACGTGGGTTACTTGGTGATGCCGCGGGCGATGATGACGACCGCAGAGACGGTACCAACAATGGCACCGAACATCAGACCGTGCTTCAGGTAGGTCAGGGTGTTACGGGCCAGTTCTTTGCTTTCGGTGGTGGCTTTCTCAAACATGGATTAATCCTCTTGCGGATGCAGTTGGCTGACGTTGATTTCAAAGCTGGTGCAGGACTCACTGCAGAAGTCCTTACTGACGCTCCCGACCGGCTGGGTCAGGTGGTAGTACTCCACGGCCGCGGCGAGGGTAAAGCCGGCAAACGCAGCGAGTAGGGCTTGAGTCAGGTATTTCATGTTAGGGTCTTCCTACAGACGAGGGGATATTCGGGACGTCCTTGTCCCAGCCCAGGAGGCTGTTACGCAACGTGGGCCAGTTCATTGTCGATGACGGCCAGCTCTGGCAGGTAGTCCGCCAGGGCGTCGCACAGGTAAGGCATCAGCTGGGCGGGCGCGTCAAGCTGCACCGCGGTGTAGCCGACCCGGCCGGCGCGCGCTTCGGTTTCGATGAACTGGGCGGCCACAGCCACCAGACCGCTGGCGAGCAGTTCCAGTTGCGCATGGTTTTTACCGCCCAGTGAGGCCAGTTCTTCAGCGACGTAACGCTGGCTGCGCTCAGGCAGGTCAACGAGACCGCAGAGCTTCTGAACACGGGTGGCGGGGGTAGCGGTGAGGTTGATGGTCTTGGTCATGAGAGGGCCCTCCTGCGGGCTTGGGGTTGTCCGAGGTGTTACAGTTCGGTCGACAGACCGAGGGTATCGAGCACTTGCCGACGGCGGCGCAGTGCCCAGCGTTCCGACGGGGGTCGGCGGTTCATGGCCTTGGCGGCCAATTCCCGTTCTTCTTTACTGGCGAAGATCAGAGGTAGCGGGTAGTAATAGAACTCTCCGTCCCGACCGCGGCGCACCAGGGCCCGGTCAAAGATCGGCGATTCTTTACCCTCGACGATGACGTCGATCAGGGCCCGACGCACGGTGTGGTCGAGCAGGCCGTCCCGGTACCGGACCACCTTGCCGTGGCTGGTGGTATCGCGGAGAAACACCACACCGGTCTCATCGTGAAACGCCGTTTGGCCGTTGCTCATCAGGGTGCGAAAAGCCCCCTTGGGGGTAGGGCTGGGGGTGGCACTCATTTGAACGCTCCTTCCACCAGAGACTTACCGCACTTAAAGCCGACGCAGAGCAACGCCGCCGAGGCGGCGATTGAAGCGCAAAAGGTAACGCCGGCGACTATACCGAGAACGATACCGGGGCCGTTAGGCGCTTCTTTTTCAGAGGTGTTGGTGTCGTTCTGAGTTTCGTTGTTGGTGGTCATAGCCAATCTCCTGCGACTTAGGCTTTAGGGGTGATGCGGGTGGCACCAGTTTGACGCTCGGTGGCTTTCGGGCGGATTACCCGCTCCAGCGCCCAGAGGGAACCGAAGAGAACCGTGGCGAAACCGGTCAGCACTACGAGGTCGATCATTGGATTGAATTCCATGGTTAGTCTCCTGCGACTAAGGGGTTAGGGGCTTCCGAAACGCACTCAAAAGGAATGCGTTCGGGAAGCCCCGGGCCGAAGCCCGGGGTTTACTACATCAGACGTCGGTGACGGCATCGGCCAGAGCCGAGGCGCCTTCGGCACCTTTGCTGAGCACCATCCAGGCGACGCCGCCGAGGGCAGCGACACCGGCGACGGCGGCCGCACCGATGGTCAGGCGCTTGCTGTTACGACGGAAGAAGCCGGCCTTAGGCGCGTCTTCGGTCTTGCTCGGCTCAGCCTTGGCCTCGTTCGGCTTGGCTGTAGCGTCGTCTTCCAGCGAAGCGTTGATTTTGGCGGCATTCAGTTTAGCAGCGAAGTTTTCGAAGTTCATGGTGTTTCTCCTGGGTATTTACGGGGTTGGTAAAGCCTTGGGCTGGCTTTATTCACCTGGGTTATATAGTTCTTAAATTTGGTTCAATCAGCAGTTTCAGGCTGAGGAGCGACAGTGGAGTTCTGGGCGGCCAGCAGGATACTCTTAAGCTGAGCGATACCTTGGAAATCCAAGCCGCCTTCGTGGGCGCGCAGCAGGGCGTGGCGGTGGGCACGTTCGGCGATCACGTCATGGGACAGCTTGTCATCGAACTGCGACAGCAGGCTCACGCAGCTGTTGTGCTCATCGACATACTTGCGTACCAGCTGCTGCCGGCGGGCGGTGGCGAGTTTGGTTTTTACTTTAACCGCGGCGCGCCCGGCGACCTCGCCAATGACGTGACCAACAGCATAGCCAACGATAGCGCGGGCAGCAATGTTCAAAAGGACCATGGTGTTACCTCCTACGGTGTTACAGGGTGGGTTAGTTCATGCGGGTGATATGGGTTTCAAATTTCTTTCAATCGTCGTTTTTCGGGGTGCGGCGTGCACGCCCCAACCGCTGGAACAACGTCAGACGGCGGGGCGAGGGCAACAGGGTATCCCGAGTTGCTTCCGCCGGTAGGACCTCCCGATTATGCGCCAGGAAATGCAGGTCATTCCCAGGAAGGCGGTCGGTGGTGACTGCGTCCTGAAAGATACTGAACCACGCCCGGGTCTCCACCGGCAGGAATGGGTCGGGTAGGTAAGCACTACCAAAGGCGAACACGCTCCCTTCATGGTAATGTTGTTCCACCGGCAGACCACCACCGAAGGTCGTGGTCAGCACCGCGTTCTCGAACGGCACGATCACCATGCAACGATTACCCTCAATACCCTCCGCCAGTTCCAACAGCGTGCTTGCCGTCATACGCCCCTGCTTCAGTAGCAGGGGCTGGAAGGCTTGGTAGAAGGCATAAAAGCTGTGGGCATCGCCACAGAATGCCAGAGTGTAAAAGGATTCCAGTTCGCCGAACCCGAACACCACCGGTCCGGTGAGTTTGAAGATTTTCGGGAAGTGTTCCTCGACCCGAACGGTGCCGTCGGTCTCGGTCACGGTGGCGTAACTGTCTGCGGTGGTGCGAAATTGATCAATGACGATCAAAGTCATGGGTGTTCTCCTTATTGGTTCTTTCGGTTTGTATGGAGATTGAGTTAAGAGGTGGGCGTCACCGGGTGGTTAAAACCCACCGCATGGGTTGGGGTCATGATGACCCATTCGTAACTGGCCCTGAAGGCCGCTGGCGCCGCCTCAGGCGTCTTTCTAAGCCGTAGGCGGTAGTTGGGTAGGGTCCACTCCAGTTCGTAGCGCTCAGCCAGTTTTAGGGCCATTGCCGACAACACCGGGTCATCCAGGTAAGTGATCTCACGGTCATCGAGCTTGCGCTGACCAAAGTAACCTTCGTTACTCATTGCTCGAATGAACACCGCGATGTCGGCCGGTGTTTTGGCGGGCGGTTTCTCGGGGCGCTCTGGGGTGACCTTACCGCGCACAGTCTCCACCAGGGCATTCATACCCAGGGCGATAACCGTAAAGACAAAGACCAGAGCGAAGAAGGTGGCCATACTGACCTCCTTGACCACTAAGGGCCATTAAAGTACAAGGTGATCCCCAAGCCAATCAGAAACACCACCAGCAGGTGGCGTTCATCGATCCAGGGGGGCGTGTTTTGGGGTTTGGGCATAGGCTCCTCGGGGTTGCTTTCCAGTGGCTTCACCGGGGTTATATAGATCTCTAATACGCTGCGATCGCCGTTTTTTCCATAACTACGGTGATTACGAATCCGATCAAATTACAGTGCTCGTCGGTATGCGGTTCAATAGCGGCAATTGGACGATGGTTGCGAATGGTGGCTAAGCAGGCCTGCATGTGGCGATAAAGGGTTTCCCAGGGCGTCACCAACAAGTGGCGCGGTACCGGATGTAGATCGGCCGCATAAAGCAGCTCATCGACGATCAGATCCATGTTGCCAGGGCGACCGGTCCAATCGCAGTGTGAGCGCCAATACAGATAGTAACAGGTGGTTTCATACATGTGGAACAGACCTTCGCTGTCCACGCCGAAGTACTCATCCAGCCCATTCATTAATGTCCCCGCCCAGCGGCGGTCTATCGCAATGAAGTAACGCATCAACCCTCACGTCAAAATAGACCGACCGCCCGAAGGCGGTCGATGACTAAAGTCCCTCGTTACGGGACAGGAAAAGTTTCAAGGTGACCATGCCGGGGTAGTTTTGAATACCGCTGCCGGCATTCCCCGGCAAACGTTGCTCGTGCACCCCTAGGAGGGTACCGTGCAGCGTCACCAGTTTACCATCAGCATTGGTCATGAACTTCACCGGCATGCCCGGGTATAACAGCTCGGCATCCCCGTGCAACCATTGTACGCTCAAATACTGACCATTGCGCTGCGCCATCTGACTGTAGAACTTAAACGGGTTCGCCGTGGAACGTTCAGCGGCCCAGCGGGCATTGGTCAGGCCGGTTTTGAGTACCGGGCCGGCCACTTCGAACAGGTTCTCCGCCCGTTTGAGTAAGGTGCGATTCCCCTTGGTCTCGGCAAACGACAAGAGCTTGCGGGCGTCACTGAAGCGTAGGGCATTGCCCTCGTTCAGCTGTGTCGCCAACCCGACATCGAGACTGGACATGTCGCCGGCGGCCACTGCCACCACCTGATTGGTCGTAACCCGATAAGTCCGCTCGGCACCGCGGTACCGGTTAGGCGGGACATTGAGGATGGTCAAGACCTTGGGTGTGGTGCGGTACCGTTGCAAGTCATACGCTGGGAACAGGTGCCAGATACCCGCTTGTAGGTAACAACCTAGTCCGGTGCCGTAGATCCCCCCTTCCTCGTTCTGCAGGAGCGTCGGCACCTTGGTCAGGGGTGTACCGTGTGGGATAACGATCTGCGCCCGGGGGGTCTGGTTAAACCCCGGAGCGGCCTCCACCCCCTGGATCGCCTGCTGGTTGTTGACGCTGAGCAATTGCGTGGTTTCGGTCAACAGCGACGCCAGAGCATTGAGCGGGGTGGTGTTGCGGTACACCCGACCGACCGTCAGCATCCGTACCTGATGCACCCCTTCATCCAACAGCTGGAGCTGTACCGTCTTTGGCGCGGTCAGGTTCAGGTCGGCTTCTGACGAGGCCTGTGGTGTGCGCCCCACCAACCCGGGGTTGTCCTGCTCCATTAACACAGCCCGATAGCGCTTACTGACCGTGGGGCGATCGCTGCGCGTGCGGGTGCTGTTTTCATGTAGAGGGGTGGCGGTGAGGTCAACCCAGAGTTCGTCGCGATTGGGCAGTAGTCGATACGCGTAAGTACCAGCGCCAATCAACACTTGGATGACCCGCAAGTCTGCGTAGCCGTCTTCGTAGTCCCGCTCTAGCGAGGACAGCTCCAACAGCTGCGGGTCGATCCATTCCCGCCCTGCCCGGATACGGCAGGACAAACGCACATGGCTGGCACTTTCGCCTTGGGCGACGATGTAGTCCACCTCCCGCATTAAGCGCGTTGCATCTACTGCCATGGGTTATTCTCCAGAAGCTCGTGTTCGATCCGATCAACCACCGAGACATACGGCTTCAGCTGACCCTGATCATCGAGCAATTTGCTGCGTAGGTAACGCTCAGTACGCACCGGATTGCGACGACGGTTCATGGCCATGAGTTGATCACGCAACCCGTCCCCATAGCGCTCCTCCGGTTCGTAGAACTTGGCTGTCTCGTAAAGCGCCATGGCGACCGCCTCGAACATTCGGAACTCCGTCAACGGCGGAGCATCGTCCGGATGGATACCCTGCTTGACCACCCGTTCCCAGTCGAGCAAATGTTCCTGGATATCCTCATACACCATCACCGCATCTTTCTGATCGGCGAATTGGATGGGGGCACCTTCGTCGTAGAAGATAGCCAGTGCTGCCGGGGTTTGTCGCATCAGGACCGGTTCGTTCAACCGACTGCGATCGAGCCGGCCGTCACCACTGACATGATACCCCACTTTACGCAGGTACTCGGGACCGTACATAAACGACTGGGGGATGTACATCTCGTACTTGTAATGAAACAGCCGATACGCGGCGGTCTTGTCCTTTTGATGCGACATGCAGAGTTACCTCGCACCAGCCCGTTTGAGCAGGATGAATAGAATCGGGTAATAATAGAACCGTTCCAGGTTATCCCAATCCAGCACCTGTTCCAGCAGACTGTCGAATTGTTCCAAGTTCATGGCCTCGCGCTTTAGCGCCTGCCACACCAGCATTTCCAACTTCGACTGGTTGGCCTTGTCTTCGTTGTAGAAGGCGGCCGACAAGACGTAGTAGGGGTCAATCGCCACCGGGTGCAGATCCGGTGGTAGACGCCAGGGGTCCACGCCGTCCAGCGGCGGGGTGGGCTGGAAGTAACGCAGGTTCCGCTCCGCCTGGGTCAGGGGTGCCCCCGGTAAAGGGCGGCGCGGACGCCCTTCTCGGAAAGGAATCCCGGTCATCACACGACTATCATCGTGGTCGTACTGCGAATCGACGTCAGTGGAGACGTCCTCCGGAAACACCACCCGGGGAATCCCGGTGTAACCCAGGGCCTGCAGCGTCGGCCGTCCCTTGAAGTGGTTGGTCGACAACAGAAACGCTTGGCGGGTGGCGCCGTAAAGTAAACTGGTATCGAGCCGCACCAGCGCATCCCAGAAGGTCGGCTGACTCATCACCGGTTCAGCCGTGACGTTGAGTTCCCGAATCCGGCGAATCCGCTGATCCAGACGGGAGTCCAGCACCTGCAGGACCGCCTTGGTGGCGAAGTGGTCGTAGGTCTTCTTCAGCTGATCAGGCACCAGCAGGGTGCTGTGCTCGGGACTGAAGAAATCCGACAGGTAGCGCTGCACCAGCTGCCGGAACAGGGTCTGATAGCGGTCGGAGCGGGTCAGTTCCTGGGCGGTGACAAAGGGTCCGCAGCCACTCACCAGCGACGCATGCGAGTAGTGGTAGGTCTCCAGCGACTTGCGTTCCAGGTCTGCCAACCGCTCGTTGGTCAGCTCCGAGACCATTACGTACTCGACGTTGTACACCGAGTCACGCAGGATGGTGGCACGAGTGGCCAGGGTGACCGTGAACACCCCCACCCGGCCGTCACCGATGTCGGCGACGAACATGTCGCCTTTGTTCGGGACCAGGAAGGGATAAGTGATACCGCTGCCGCGCACTTCCATGGTGCGGATCGTGGGGTCCTGACTGAACCCCAGCGGGCTGGTCACCTTCAGGTGCATTCCCTTGACCCGCCGGTACGACTGGTAGGTCACCGAGCGATCCAGCGCCTGCGGGGTAGGTTCGCTGTCGGCCCCGAGGATCTGGGAGAAATAATCCACCGTCCAATTGGAACCCTCAACCCAGGTCAGCAACGCGGAAGAGGGAGTGTATTCGGTATCCACGGTGATACCCCGAAAGACCTCCGGTTCAATACGGGGATTGACCGTCGGCGGTGGGGCGGGTTGCGCCACCTCTTCGGTTTCGTTAAACAACGCCATGGTTAAGACCTCGCATTATGTTTCAAGGCAATGATTTCCGCGTACAGGACTGTCGGCGGCCCGACTCGAATCCGATCGATGTAATCCCCGGCATGGGCGTCGGTCCAATCGCGGGCCTTCTGCATATCAGTGGTGGTTACCACGCCGCTGTGATACGGGCTTTCCCAATCACCGCCCTGCCA